CTCTTCCGATCTGTATCGCCGCAATGCTCACGTTCGTGACGCGCGAGGCGAACGAGATCTCCATCAAGACTCGCCGTGGTGCAGGTAACTTCGTTCTTGCTTCCACGACCGTTTGCTCCTGCCTCCAGCAGCTCGGCACGTCCAAGCTCGTGAGCGACGGCAAGACAATGCCAAGCGTCCCTGCTTCCGCGATCGGCGCAATGACCAAGGAAGGTCTCATCAACGATGGGCGTCAGCTCCTCGTGCGTGACACCAACACCTTCGGTTCCTACGCCCTCGTTGGCTACAAGGGAACGCACGCTGGCGATGCGGGTATCATCTACTGCCCATACATTCCAGTAACGCTCTACAAGGCAATCAAGCCTGAGAATGGTTTGAGCGTGATTGGCGCCCGTACGCGCTATGGTTTGGTTGACAACCCATACGATGCAGAGAACTACTACTCTCTCATCAAGTTCATGGGCTTCGACAAGGGCTACACCCTCGGCACGACGGAGCGCACGTTCTTCGGCGATGTCAAGGCTGAGAGCGCACCGGCTGATTCCACCGGCGCTTATGCGTTCAGGTCGGGTCTCATTGGCTAATCCAACGTTTGATTGGTCAAATACGAAAGGTGGTTGGGAAATCCAACCACCTTTGTTCGTTTACTCCTACTGTCCCTCAAATGTTGTTCAACAACCCAGATTGTGCTTCCTTGGGAGTACACCAAAATACATCATCTGAGACATAATTCTCAACACGATATCCCTCAACGTGTCCATTCACTCCAACTGGAGGCCCGATAACCTCATCCACCAACTGACCATTTGCGTCCTCATAGACGTTTGCCAGAAGAACAGGACTCTCAAATAAATCAAAGGTTGGATCTTTGATTGTCCCCTTGTATGGCAACTTGGAAATCTCAAGCTTCAACTTGCCCCAATCAAGGATAAGTTTCCTGCCACGGAACTTTCGACCATCCGTTTCGTTGATTTCAGAATTTTCCATTGTATCAATCTCCCTTAAGGTCTTTCCACGTTGAATTTTACCTTGTTCTTCTCGCACCATTCCTTCAATGCGTCATAATCCACATACTCAATAGTTCCCTTGAACCACAGGCTTGAGAATCTACCCGTCAGACGTCTGTGGGTGAAGTGCTTTATCTTGCGTTCCTTCTTGTCAAGCCACATGACGTGGAATCTCATCGGACCGTTGATTACGATGTAGTCGTTGTTCTTTGGGTCTTTCCAACAACGCTTCATTGCCTCTATAAGGCAATTTGACCAAAATGGCTTTGGCTCAATTTCAGCCTCTTTATGGTTGAATTCTGGCTCTTGTGCAGACATAGTTCCTCCTTCAGCAATATAACCCAAAGTCGTAGTCGTTCTTGATGCAAAACCGTTTGGCTTGGACAGGGGAATCAAATCTCCCTATGATGTCTCCAGTGGTGTTGTCCTTTACTCTCCACTTGACTCTACGCTTGTTGTCCTCTTGATCTGCAATCTTTTGGGCAAGGGTCTTCTTTGGTTGTTTCTTCGCCTTGCTCTTCTTCGCAGTATTGCCGTGTGATTTTGGGAACAACCAGGAAACGTCCACCGTAGGGACTTCCTTTACGATTGTCACTTTCCTCAGAACAAGTTTCTTCATCTGACACCTCTTTGGTTTGTTTCAATGAGACTATTATATCACTTTCAGACGATAAAGTCAATACCCCATTGAAACTGTCAAAATCTCTCGTCAGATGTGCATTTCAGGAAGAAATCGCCATTTCTGTCCTTGGCAACATTGATGGTTATTCCATGTTGCTTCTTCAATATCCCACGCAGGCATTTGAGCAATCCCCATAGTTTCTTGGTTTCCAATCCCTCAAACGTCCTCATGAATATGAGTGACAGGGTATTGTTCATCAATTCAAGGTAGGTGGAATACTCAATGTCTATGGTCATCGTCAACCTTACTTCGGATTCGTCAATCTAATGCGAATCTGGTTCTTGTCCATTGAAAGTTCACGATTGATGAAGTTCGTTTGGACGCCAGAACCATTTACGACATCCCAAAACAGATTGCGTTCATATTCCTTGTCAGGGCAATGATACGTAATGGTCATCTTGTCCTTGTAGCCACTTTCCTCGTTGATGGCTTTGCTCTTTACTGTGATGATTACTATGGCAAGGCACAATAGCATTCCGCAAATGAATCCAACTCCAAAATAGTGTTCCTCTGACATTGTTCTTTCTCCTTTACTTTTGGGTGTTCGGGTTTGTCATTCTCCATTCAGTGCGATATGGAGACATGATATGTGTCTTGTTGATGAAATTGGTGGTTATTCCTGAGTTGTTCACCAAGTCCAATATCATTTTTCTGTCGTATTCTTGGCATGGACTATGGTATTGGATGATGAGCTTGTTTCTGTATCCACTGTTCTCGTGACACCATATCATGATAGAAATACCGGCATAAGCCATTGCTGATAACAATATCCCGGTGAATAATCCCCACAAGAAATCTTTGTTCTCGTTCATTGGTTGTTGTTCCTTCTATCACTATTGTACAACATAGTTGAATGGAAGTAAAGCGAATCATTCTATTTCGCTTGCAAGTGGACAAATCCAAGTTCAACGGCTCATTTCAGAACAAAATTCAGTCAAGACACTTTTCCCCTCAATCCATCTTGGTTCTTGAACAATCCAATATACTTCTCTATGAATCTTTTGTGATGTTCACTCTTCTCTTGCCATGTCGCTCCTCCGAAGTGATCGACATACATTGATGTTGACAACAATGGTTTGAATGGTAGCTTCATCTCAACTACTTTTGAGTAGAACAACGAACCAGTCCAAAAGAACACAGATTCCCTTCCTCCATAGCAAGGGTTCTTGAACCACCCGGCCTGCCATAGGTTATCCTTCAGAACTCCTGGGTCGAAGTATTTGATTCCACTGTTGCGCATCATCTTTGTGTTTAGGTATTGGATATATGGAGAAAACCGTGTTCTTGACAGTTCGGGCCTTAAGAGTGGACGAAGTCTGTCAAGGTGGATGTAGTTCCAATATTCTATTTTGGCTGAAGTCACGACATTTCCATCCACGAGCGTATTCACTGGAGATATTAGTGGAGCGTCACTGTCCACGAGGATGAAACCATCTACCCCAATCGTGTCAATCGCAAACTGAATGTTGATTGGATGTTGGTAGTCTCCACATGGTAGCACATCTATCTTGTCAGATCCGAACATGTTCATCACTGTCATGCGTTCTTCGTCTGTTATGTTTCTAGAATCAGGAATGTTGATGACAGGAAGATTCAGATCATCCCACATCACTCCTTGAATGACTTCGACCCCAGACATTTCGTCAATTTGGTGAAATCTACCTTCATCGTTTCTTGAAACATCTATGACAAAGGCTTTTGCGTTCGGATGATGCTTGAATATCGTCTTTAACGTGATGTTCGTGAATGTGTTTGTTCCTGCATTTACAGTAACGAATGGAATTGCGCTGTTGAACCCTTTTGACACATTGAATGTATGTGGCATCTTCTTGTCGCCATTCTCTATGTCCTCAACCATCGGAAATCCCAATCTAATTGCTTGTTCTACTGAAATGGTCTTGTCGTATGGAACATACATCATTCCATTTGCTGTGATCAACCTTCTGGAATCAATGAACACATATCCCCCATTGTTGTTCATTCCATTTGACTTGGTGTATTGGATGAAAAGGTTATCCTTTGGTATGTAGAAGGAATCCTTTGGTAGAATGTCATCCATTCGTGAATAGAACGCGCCATCTCCTTCTGGAGCCTTGTCAAGCATCTCAATGAACTTGTCGTATGCGTCCTTGAACACGACATAGGCATGTCCGCCATATGACTTGAATGATCTGTAGAAATTCCCATCTTCTCCCCTGATGTCCCAAAGCATGATGTGTCCAAGGACAAACACCTTGCATGTTTCAGGCAATTCCTTCAACCTATCGTTCAACTTGTCCATGACATTGTTGATTGGATAGGCATCGTCCTCGAATATGCAGACATACGGCCATTTCAACTTCTTCGCCTTGAGGATTGCGTTCTTATGGGATAGGTAGCAGTTGTATTGGGGAGAGTTGTACCAAAGTGTTACACCAGGAAATCTCCTTGGCAATGGTTCAATACTGTGGAACTTGAACACCTTCTTGAACCACTTGAACCGTTCATCGTCAATGGTGATGACGAAGGAGTGTTGAAGAAGGTCTTTGGTGGTGAGGTTCATATGTTGATGTCCACAACCTTGTCGAACTTGGTCTTGTTGTAGAACTCCTTGAAGAGTCGCTTTCTCTCAGAAGCATGACGTTTCGAGTATTTGAACGAGTAGCAAACGTCTATGCACTCTGCTTGCTTCCCATCCTTGAGACGCAAGATACGTCCAATGGATTGGATTGTCCGAGCCATTGACTTGCCACCAACGAACAGAACCAACTTGGACAGGGACTTGATGTTGATTCCAGTTGAGAGAATCGCGGACTGACCAAGCAATAGGCATCCTGAATGTTCTTCAACGTACTTTCTCACACGTTCGCGCTCTGCCACAGGGATAGAGCCATCTATGAACAAGGGCGTTCTGTCTATGATGTTGCGCTCCTGAAGCAAGGATAGGTAGTTGAAGAGCCTTTCGCCCATCTCTGTCCTGTCGAAGAGGACTATGGTGTTGTCGTCAAGCGTTGTCTCTGATACGATGTAGTTCAACACGGGTTGGAAGAGCTTTTCGCAATTGTCAACCATGTACTTCTGCTCTGCCCTGAATGGGTCTCCACTTCCAACCAAGGACATTCCTGTCTCATCCACGCTATTGACCTTGTAGATGGAATTGGTGTTGAACAGAAGTTCCCTGTTGGAGGTCACTTCCTTCACGTCAATGTTGATTCTGGTTATGTCACATTGGGAAATGAACCCTTGGTCTTGAAGTTCGGTCACGGATGCATCGAACACCTTTGGACCGGTCAAGCCAACCATTTGGTAGAACTTGAAGCCCTTTGGCAACGTTCCAGACAAGCCCACCCTCAACTTTGTCTCCATGAGGAAGTTCTCAAGGACAGAGAATCCTGCTGTTCCATAGTTGAAGGTCTTGTGCGCTTCGTCTCCAATAACCATGTCAATCTTTCCAATCTCTGCTATGTGTTGGAGACAATACGTGGAGTTTGCTATTACTATGCTTGCTGTGGCAAGATGCTTCATGTCCTTCTTCTTGGTGGAACCAGAGAACCTACATACTTCCTCTGGCTTGTAGCCATATTCAAGCAAGTCCGAATAGAACTGCTCCACTAACCCAATATTTGGTACATAAATCAACGTTCTGAAGTCCTCGTCTTTGAAGAATTGCTGCTTCAGGTTGTATATCAAGTTGGCGATGATAAGGCTCTTGCCAGAACCGGTGGCCGATTGTATCAAGCATCTGCCATTACCCTTGAATATGATTGCTCTCACTGCTTCCTCTTGATATGGGCGCATGATTCGCACATTTGGGTCTTCTGGATCCTCTGCCCTGTCCAAGGATATGTTCTCCACCTCAAACGAATCTGGCGAAATCTTGAGTTCTGACATCTTCCTGGCGAGTGGCACGAGATAGTCGTAGACATAGGACTTCGCCCTCGGCCCAATCAACACCATCTTGGATGATGGTAGGTTCGTGGGGTTCAACTCAAAGTCGTTGACGATGAAGTTCAATACCTCGAAAAGCAATCCACTTGGAAAATACCCAAATGGCGATACTGCATATTGATATACTGGATCCCTACGCCCTGTGAAGAAGCTGGATTGGTCAATCTCTCTGAAGTGGCGCACAATCTTGTCCAAGTGGACAGCATTGCGAACTGACAGACGAAACATCATTTGCTGGTTGTCGAAGCCGATGTAGAACCTGAAGTTGGGATTGGAGTACATCAAGTCATCCACGTCATCCACATACTTCAAGTATCGGTTCTGAATCGTCTGCGATATGTTGTTTGTTGCCATCTACTTTATTATACCACAATCATATTCTATGGTAAAATACTCACATATTCCCTTCTGGATTGGAATTGTACTTTTGCTTGTTGACTTCCAACTTGAATGTCATATATTCATTTCCTTGGATTGATTGAGCGCGTATTACCATCAAGTTTGAGTTAAACGCATTGATTATGTCTTGCACTTCCTTGATGATAATTACATTGTTGTCTATCCAGTTTGGAATCTATTGGGAATCTGAACCAGGTCTTAAATATACAACAAATGCGTCGTCATTTCCATGCTTTGCCTTGTCTAGGTATGCTCCCCATACACCTTCCAATTTTTTGAGTGCGCTTCGTTTCCATTTATTGGACAATGTACGTATGTCTATTGATGGTACTTTAGCATCGACTCTCTATTTTCTTGCTCCTTCTGGATTGTTGTCTGGCTTCCTTGTCCATACAGGAATTTTTTCCGAACCGGTGTTTTCATATCCACACGCCTTCATCATTACTGGAACTTCTACGCGCCCAATGTCGTCGGGGCCAGCAGAATTTGCTTTCATCTCTACAGGAATTCGCTTTCCAACACCAAGCTATCCACTTGGGAAACAATCTATATCTCCTACATCTCCTATCACACAATCCTTGAATAGAAGGGCAAACAATATTTCGCCTTGTCCCATTGACGTTGCTTTTTTCAGATGGAATCTTGTCAATTTGGTTATGATGTCATCATCCAAATTAATTTCGTTCCCATAAGCGTCATTGATTATCCTTCTAAGGGATGTTGTGTTGTTCTAAACATTCTATAAAGCCTTAAAAAGGGATGAATTGGATTTTTTTACAACATTGAATAGATTGAACAATTCTTTTATTTCTTTTGCTGACCATTGCGCCAATAGTAATTTTGCCGTCATTTTTGGCTGCGTCTTATCTCCACCACATTCTTTTATGTATCTGTCAAGTTGATTGAAAAGTTGAAATCCTTGTGATTCCTCACCATCACCCAATTCCTTGAACATATCTCTCAACCTTTGCAAAGTTTCATCTGATTTCTTTTGTGATACTTTGAGAAATGTAAGTATTACTTTTGCATGTTCCTCAAACTCTGACCATGTTTGCTTCCAAGTTTGGTCTTGTTCGTCTTCGGTTTTCCCCTGAGGGATTTTTCTTTCTGTGAAAATTGATGATGGGTAATACTTCTTTACCAGATCAAACATACTACTTGCGAGAATTGAGATTGAAGCCTCGCTATATATGGCTTTATCATCTGAACTTTCAGATTGCAATTCTTTGAAAGTATATTTCTCTTTCTTTGTCCCCTCTATGTCAATCCATGTGTATTTCATCTTCTTGAACTCCCTTGAATGGTTCATAGTGGTATTTACCATATGGGATATAAGAAGTATAATTAATAAGATAGAAGAGTTTAAGGAGTATATTCGTTTGAAAGACTACTACAAGATATTGGGCGTTTCTGAAGATGCTTCGGACGATGAGCTGAAGAAGTCGTTTCGCAAGCTCGCCATGAAATACCATCCTGACAGACAGGTTGGCAAGTCTGACGCCGAGAAGAAGGAAGCTGACGAGAAGTTCAAGGAAATCAACGAGGCATACGACACTCTGTCCAGCAAGGAGAAGCGCGAACAATACGACACCATGAGGAAGTATGGTGGAGATTCTTCTGGATTCAGTCCGTTTGGGGACATGGGTGGTGGCACTGCGCGTCAATGGACTGACGAGAATGGCAACATGCATTGGGAGTTCCATGGAGACCCAAGAGGCATGGGTGGTTTCGATCCGTTTGGCATGGGTGGATTTGGAATGGGTGGGTTCAATCCATTTGGCAGGAGACGGGTTGATCCAAATGCCCCAAGACGTGGAGACGACTTGATGTTCACATTGTCGGTTGGTTTCATGGAAGCCATTGAGGGATGCAAGAAGAAGGTTCGCCTCAACGTTGATGAGGATTGTGGTTGCCTTACTGGGTGCGACAAATGCGATCATACAGGGCGCAAGACCAAGACAATAACGTTGGAGGTGAAGATCCCGAAGGGATGTCCAAATGGTCAAAGGTTGAGGGTTGCTGGTCAGGGCAACAGAGGATATAATGGTGGTCCCAATGGAGACATCTACTTTCAGATTGACGTTGGAGACGACCCCAATGGCGTGTTCATCCGAGATGGATTCGACCTGCTTCAGAAGGTTGATGTTCCATTCGAAACTTTCGTGTTGGGTGGCGAGATTGAATATCATACCTTGAATGGGATTGAGAAGTACGAGGTTAAGCCCCATACGAAGCCAGGAAAGGTGATGTTGTTCCAAGGTAAGGGAGTTCCTGTGATGAATTCGCTCAACGCATATGGAGACTTGAAGGTACTGCTTGACCTGAAGATGCCAATTGACTTGACTGACGAGGAGCGCAAGCACCTTGAGGCGTATCGAGATTGCCGTGTAAAAAATGGTAAATAAGTCTACAACAATGAGGTATAGACAGAATGAAATGGTATAGACTTTACAGGGAATCTGACGAGCAAGTGGATCTCAAGAAACTGCTCAAGTTGAATGGCGTTACGAAACTTCCATCGGGAATCAAGTTCTCAGGAACGAAAGCAACATGGGAGAAGCACAGGGGTTATTCTGGACAGAAGACAATCAACAATATGTGCATTCAGCTTGAACATGCTGGTTGGAAGAGGGGAGATTGGACAACTGGTGGAATTCCTGACGGCTCGTCTGTCTCCAATTCACAGAAATACACCTCTCCAGACGGAAGGATATTGATGTCGTACACTGAGTATTTTGGAGTCACATCATACGACAACTCATTCTATATCACATTCAAGCTGGTGGATAACAGAGTTGATGAGTCAAGAGGCAATATTATCGAGGGCAAGGGCAGAATAGAATATGAGGACGACATTGTTGTTGTGTATTCTCCTGATGGAAAGGTGGATTACGAAGGGATGTTCGACTACTGCCCATATAGATACGACAAGATGGAGTACGACAAGGCAACCAAGTCCTATCACATCTTTGGAAAGGGTGGAGACTACTTCACGATGGTGAGGGTTGAAAGCTGCAGTGAGTCAAGCAGATTTGGGTTCAATGTTGGGGACAAGGTTGTTCTCACGAAGGACAAGTCCAACAGATTCAGTGGTGACTTCATCCCTGCCGGTTCGGAGGGAGAGATCGTTGCTGTGGACAAGCCAATACCTGGTGTCATGAAAGTGAAGATTGAGGATTGGAAGGTCATTTCGGTTCCAGAGCGGAGCTTGAAGTTGGTTGGAGCCGACAAAACCGATCTATGATGGACAGATGATTGATGAAAGGGATTGAATGTCAGACTTGATAGACAATTTGATTGAATCTGGGGTTCAGACGACCCAGGAGATGGAAGTCAAGAAGGGGAAGAACAAGAACGCAAAGGAGATTCCCTTCGACATAGATGGAAAGACCTATATGCTCGATTCCCAGGAGGAATGGTGCATGTTCAACTGGATTAAGGAGATGAAGGAGCATGGTCTCTTGACTGACTACATCTATCAGCCGGAGCACTACGACCTCTCCCCACGATACGAATACACGCCATATCCCGTCCATACTGACAAGAATGGAGAGTTCAAGAAGAAGTTTCTGATGCACCCTCATGTCTATACGGCAGACTTCATATTGAGATTCGACGCGAGAAACCTTCAGCTGATTAGATATTTGGCGCAAGCGTTCAAGATAAGGTTGGATGACGTTAAGGACAATGAACTGACATTGGTGGTGGATGTCAAAGGCACTTTCATGAGCAACGATGGAGGGCGTTCATTCTCCATAAACCAGAAGTTGATGATGGCTGTTCACAACATCTATGTTCAGAAGTTTGTTCCCAAGGTGGCGTTCAAGAAGTTGGGCGTTCCAAAGAGATGCACCACCACGATGAAGTCTGGCAAGGCAAGCAAGGTGTTCAAAGGCATGAACTTCATGGAAACCGTATTGAAAGGATTTGACCTGTGATAAAGCTTGAAAGCAAGAACCCTTCTGGGACATGCCATGTCATATTTCCAAATGATTGCATATGCACGCTAAAGGCGAAACTTGTTCCACATGCAGACCTCATAATTGCAGATCCACCATACTACAAGGTGGTTGGCGAGAAGTGGGACTACCAATGGCGAACCGAGCAAGACTACATTGATTGGTCTGTCCAATGGCTTTCTGCAGCACACGATATGCTCAGGATTGGCGGTTCGATGTACTTGTTTGGGTACTTTAGAACATTGGCGTTGCTCTTGCCAAAGTTGAAGGAGATTGGATTCTCTCTCCGTCAGCAAATTGTCATTGACAAGGGCATGAAGGCTGTTGCTGGAAGGGCAACAAAGAACTACAAGATATTCCCTTGCACAACTGAATCAGTATTGCTGCTCATGAAAGACAACATACAGTTCTCCAGGAAGTTTCTCAAAGGCAGACAAGAGAAGTTGGGATTGACATCAAAGGAGATTAACGAGGCGTTGGGTGTGAAGTCCAATGGTGGTGGGATGTGGTCTATCTACACAGGGAACAACGTTTGCGAACAATTCCCTACGAGGGAGATATGGGAGAAGTTGGAGAAGGTGTTGAAGTTCGACTTGGAATACGACCAGATAGCCCAAACCTTCCATCCCCAAATGGGATTGACTGACGTTTGGACTGACATTGATTTCTATTCTGAGAAGCGTTGGCATCCTACACAAAAGCCACTGAAATTGATTGAAAGGTTGATTGCCACTTCATCCAATCCATTTGACAAGGTTATTGATCCATTTGGGGGATCTGGCTCCACCTTGATGGCTTCAGAGAAGTTGGACAGACAGGCTTTCATAATAGAGCAAGACGAGAAGTATGTTAAGGCGATGATTGAACGCTTTACCTCTGAGACCGGAAATGGTATAATTGAAGTTGAAAGGATAACCAACAATGGCTGAAATGACAGAAGATGAGAAGAGGATTGTAAAGAAGTGGCAACCCATATTGGAGAAGTGTGGAAACCTCGCCACCAACGAGCAAATGACATTCCTTGCAAACACATTGGAGGCACTTCGTCAAAAGGCGATTGACTCCAGTGGAAACGATATGACACTTGCCCTTGGCGACACATTGAATGTGGCAAACCCCACAAACACCAATAGGCTTGTCATTTCCTATGATCCTGCTGGGGAGTTAAAGGTTACGTGCCAGCACAAGGGTTGGATTGACGATTGATTCAATCCTGTCATTCTTGGAAATGAGTCAAACCCCCTTGACAACCCAAGGGGGTTTGTGCTATGATATATGTGTTAGGAGGATATTGGATTTATGTATCATTACGATCCCAATTCAGAAGACACCCGGCTTGAAATGGAGTACGAGGATTACCTGGAGGAGCAATACCAAGCATATCTTGACCGGCAGGTTGAGGACTGTGTATACAACAACATTATCATTCCGCAGTATTTAGATGACTTGGATGCGTCGTTGGCGAACCCCCATTGACAACCGGAATCCAAATATGATATAATATACTTGTAGTGAGAAGAAGCAAAGGAGTAGACCATGATTGAATACAACAGAATATTCGACCGGAACGCCCATACCACAGATGTGGGAGAATTGCTCATGACTCTGTTTGACCGAAACAACACCCTTGCCGACAAGCGCAAGGTGTGGAAGCAGTGGAGGGACGAATACTTCTCCAATGACGCGCTCATTGAGTTCTTCTCCGACTCCCTGTTCGCCGATGGCAAGTCCAACTATTTGGACGCAATTCTCAAATGCGAGTACAAGAACTTCTACGAGTTGGCTTGCACCCTCGACCTTTCTGGCATAGATCCCCGGGCATATTACGTCTATTGGATTCTGTGCTATGGTCACAAGTATGAAACAGGCTATCTCAAGGAGGCTCTTGAATATGACCCGGACACAATCAAGGGAATGTTCCCTGACATTGAGCAGGTAATCATGAACGAGGGAGCTTGACATGATAAATCGGTTCAACAACTACATTCTAAACAGAATCAAGGTTGCCATCATCGGCTTTTGCTGGCTAATCCCGTTTCATGTTCCGTGGGAATCACTGCCAAACGCCCCGATTGGTGGCAAGTTGATTTCTGCAATCATGATATGGGCAATCTGGAGTTTCATGGTGATGATTGTGGAACTGAAAGAGGATTGCGGAAAAGTAAATACATCTAAACGAGGGAATTGACAATGGAACGAGGATTTTGAAATAGGTGGTTTGAACATGAAGTGGAATAAATTGTATTAGGGAAAGGCAATCCTGTCTGAAAAGACAATACCATCTGACGAAGAAACCATAATGGCATCTTTCGGGCATGATGTAAGCGAATAGAAGTTCTCCCCTTCCAGGGAGTTTCTCAGGGTTGCCTATGGCATCTTCAACGACAGGTTCTTCAGAGGAAAGCTCCCAGAGGGCATTTAGTTTCAAGTGAAGACCCAACCTACGAAGTCCTATATTGGCTTGGCTTCCTACATGTATGATAGGAGAATGGACAAGGTATGGGCGACTTCAGTAACGTTGAATGGGTCAAGAACCCTCACTTTGCACGAATGGCTTGAGGTTGTTCTCCACGAAATGATACACGTTCTGGACTATGAAACAAACCCCCAGCACTTTGTTGGATATATGCGCCACGGCTATGACGTACATGGCTATTGGTTCTTGACAGAGGGCGAGAAATACACCAAGTATGGCTTCCACGTTCAGAAGTATTGCAAAGCTGACATTGGCGTGAATACGGACGATTCCAAGGTGAAGAACAGAATCGGCAATTCGGTGTTCCTGTACATGAAGGGAACAGGACGTCCTCTCATAATGAAGATGTCAAGAAAGAACTTGGACAGGAACTTGGACTACATAACATCCAGGATGGGAAAGCCTTGGAGTACGTTTGGACAAGGTGTCAAGGAGATTCAGATAATGACAAGCGAGAACCCAAAGATTTCCTTGTTGCGTGACTTGAGGATGCGAGACAGCACGTCCAGAATATCCTGGTGGTGGTTCGACGACGATTTCAACAAGAAGTATGGGCCATTCGAGGTTGAGGACACAGTGAAGGTCTTGAGCGCGAAGAACAAGGTCAATGAAGAGGACTTGGAAAGCAAGCCAGAGGAAGTTGAGCCAGAGACGCCAGAAGAGGTCATCGACGAGATTGAAGACAAGATTGACGGCGTTGAGGACGTGAAGGAAATTTCTGACGACAAGTTCGTTGTTTCAATTCAATGATGGAGATACGAGAAAATGCAAATATACACTACAACAATAATGAATACATCGGCTAAAATTATAGCCCCTGATAGAATGGAATGCAAGTCTTTCAAGACATTTGACTCTGCTGTTGAATACTTGATAGACTTCCTTGTAGACGAGGGCATTATCGAGATGTCTGGCGTTCCAGATGCTGAGAGATTTTTGCGTGATCATCATGCCATGCATGTCTATACTGCAGATATGGAACTTCACATTGAAGAGAACGAGCTTTGCGAGTGGTGAGAAGAGGATTGGCAAGATGGTTGTGATGCGAAATGGATTTTTGCGTCAGGGGTTGATTGACCTCATAGACTGGCTGCCATACAACAACATCAAGATGATTGAGGTTGGCAGTTATGCTGGAGAAAGCGCAGACTTGTTCGCCCAATCCCCCAAGATACAGCAACTTTGGTGCATAGACCCTTGGATGCCCGGATATGATTCAACCGATGTCGCTTCCTCATCTGACTTCAATGAGGTGGAACATGCATTTGACTTGGTTGCTCAGAAGCACCAAAACAAGATACGGAAGTTCAAGGGAATGTTGAAGGATTTTCAGAGCAAGTTTCCAAACGATGTTCCTGACTTCATCTACATAGACGCAAACCACACATACGATGGATGCAAGTCAGATATCCAAACTGCCCTTCTTTGGAAGGATGTTCCAATCATTGGCGGACACGACTACGCAAATTGGTGTCCTGGGGTGATTCAAGCTGTTGATGAGATTTTTGGAAAGCCAACCAAGACATTTGCTGATTCGTCTTGGGTCAAAGCTTATGGATGAACACATTGGTTCTGGTGTTTCCAAACTTGTGTTGGATTTTGCCAAGAACCACGTTCCAATCTCCACCCGCCAATCCACATCCAATCATGTATGGAAAGTGGAGGTCAAGCGAGAAGAAGTTTGTCAAGTCGTTCAACTTGTCCAAAATCTTGTCCCAAGCATTGTAGTCTGTCATCAATCCATTTCGTCCTGGATATATCTGACCAAAGCAATTCGCCACAACCAGGTTCTCTGAAACCAACGTATCTTGAACCCTTCCAAGTAGATTGCTTGGCTTGTCAGAGAACAACTTGCATTCGTCGTTGTAGCACTTGAACACAACTGGCCACTTGTTTCTGATTTGCAAGGCTATCCCTGCGCCCATCGCTCCAACGCAATTCACTTGGTGGCAAATTATTCCAGACTTTACGTCCAGTAGGTTGGAGTTGTTGATTATCTCCACCATAAGGATTTCAACCTTCCCTTGGACACATCAAGATAGGAGCATATTCACCCATGTATGGCAATGATCTGGCAGTATTATAACTTATCCAATCTTCAGCTTCCTCGTGGGTCATACCCTCTTTCATCAAGCATTCTGCAAACTTGTCAACGTCATAGATTAGGTGGTTGCTATCGTAGGTGATTCCCACGATTGCGTCTGCATATTGCTCTGGCTGGTCGCCAAGATAAAGGAGTTCTTCATTTATGCTCTTGAGTTCTTCAAGGTCTATCATGGTTGGTTTCCTTTCTTTTTAGGGCAAGTTGAACCTCGCTTTGTCCACCGCGTAGTTCGCGGCTATCTCGGCGGACGTCAGGGCGCGGGAGTAGATACGAATTGCATACAATTCCCCAAGAGTGTGCCTTCCGCTCCAGAATGATAGCGACCCCATAGCCATCAACGCGAAGCGCCCTGTGGTTGTCATGGGGTTCGCATTGCCACTTGTCCCCGTTGCAAAATAAGACTTTCCATCCACGATGGAGGTGGAAGACATTGAACTGTCAGACCGCTTGACGACGCACAGATATGATGGGCTGGTTGCCACTAACGGTGCAGTTGTGCCATGTAATCCATACGTGAGTCCGTAAGTCCTCCAAGGCTCTCTTATTGCAGCCTTGCCTCCAAGGACAGGACATAGTATGCTAAGATTTTGGACATTAGATCCCTCATATAGTTGCGAAACAAGTGCACCCGCGTTGGTCTTCCTCAGATGTCTGACGACTCCCTCGATTGTGACATCTCCGCTATTGACTGCATTCACCAACGACTGTGGAACGCCACCTTTCGCCCCATAAAATCTTTGTAGTCTGCCATCATTGCAATAGATGCAATCATCCTTCCAGAAGAACTCGCTGTCAAAAGCACCTTGCTGATTAGTCAAGTCGAAACCGCTTGGTGATAGGTCTTTCCATACCATCGCGTTCGGGTCATGCAGACCTACGCCAGCATTCTCCTTGCCGTCCCACATGGCGATGAGTCCGTCCTGCACATACCTATTCGTCTCAATCGGTATCTTATCTGCGCCATAAAGGAATGATCCTGTTCCTTGGTTTCTGAATAGTTGCTTGGATACGCGGTCGTACATCGCGCCCTCGCTCTGACCGAGTTCGTTGGTGAAGCGCACGGGAATCATATCGCGGACGAGAACGCTGTTGGTGTAGTACGATAGGGACGCAATGCGAAAAGCCCCCGAAGAGACAAACGCATTACCTAACAGTCGCCCGAAAAGAGCAAAATGGCTGGAAAAAATGCCACTCGCCATTGTGGGCGTGAAACGACTTCCTGCGATAGTGACATCCCCATTGGCGACGTGGATATCCATCCATGTCTCGGATGGCACATCAACAGGGCCGCATAATGGGTCAAAAAACCTGACGGAACTTGAAGAAGCGGCGGTCCCCAGCGTGTAGTACTGAACGGACGTCGATGCATTCTGCGAGCCGCAAAACGAAGAGTATGGTCGTGTTGCAGACATTATCATCACGCGAATGTCAAACGAGTCGGATACTCGATCTGGGAATACTCCAGTGTCAATCCACTGTGCATTCGAGCTTTCCAAATACTCCACCTCCGCATCATACGGGAGCTTTTCATATTGGAACAATTGCGTATTTATGACATCTATGTTTGCGCTTCCCATGATTACATCCCCTTGACCTTCGCCACGATGAAGTCTGTGTCGAATATCTTGTATTTCTTTCCCTCAAGTTCAATGTCAATCCCCAATGCCTCTGTCATGACGACATCCCCAACCTTCAGGGAAATCTTCTTGAACTTGCCATCTCCCTTTACCCACTTGATCTTGTAGAGCTTGAGGTTGTCCTTTGACAACCTATTGTCAATCTTGGTGGATGCCAGGAATGTGTTGCCAGAATCGACATTGCTGTCATCAGCGTTCCAGCATTCCTCGCATATTATCCTGTTGTTTCTGGTTATAGTCAAGTCCATAGTCAGTCGTTGACCTTCGCTATGATTGCGTTTGTCCTGTAGATCAGAATTGGCTTTGTTGGATCAAGGCTTGAATCTCCCTTGAAGCCATGCAGGGTGTCGTGTTCGTCCTTTGTGAGCAGAACCTTGTCCCCAACCTTGAATCCATATGTGTAGTCGTCGGTGTCCTCGTATTGCGGCGTTATGGACTTGATTACGCCGATGTGCATCTCGTCGGATGTTGGGATGACGAATCCACCCTTGCGTTCTTCTGAGTCATTGACCTCCTGGACGATGCATCGTCCGCCCAATGCCCGGTACTTGGTCTTCTCTGGATTGGATTCCATTATCAATCCCTTGTACCTCAATACTGCTATTGGTTGCGTGTGGTAGAATGTGGATAGAGTGTCGTAGAACACCCAATCTCCCTCCTTCAAACCGGTTTCAGACTTCGCCTTGTCCCCAATCTTGACTATTTGCGCGAATCCCACTCTGAGGTTCCGAAGCGCGTCGTCACCAATCACGAAGCCAGACGACTTCGTTGACAATGTGTCGTTGTCCTTGATTCTAATCACCACGCAGTCTGAAGCTGGCTCTATGTTCTCGTTGTCAAAGTGAATCATCTTTCGTATATCCTTCCTGATTTCCCTATTCAATTATACGAGAACGCGCCTTCCCAACAAAGGAAGCGCGTCTGGTTCTTGTCGATGTGCCATGTTACACTTGTCGCAAATCTCTGATAGGAAGAATTCGCGTTAGCTTGTTAACATTTAACGAATCTCATTGTCATAAACCCAATATTCACCATCATATCCATCATCTTCTGCGAATTCTGGATCACGGGAAATGAGATATTCGAACCCTGGTTCATCCATGAGACTTCTTGATTTACGAACAATCCAGCCATATTTGGGAAAGTCAGGGTCATTAACGGTCCGAATGAAATCGTCTGTTACTTCAACCTCTGCTCCCTTTTTGAACTTTGGTCTTTCTGATTCCTTGAACATCAATATCTTGCCTTTGTTTGTCTTGAACAACTTGCCACTTTCTGACACATATTCAAGCTTGCCATACTTGTTCTTGAAGTAGTTGCTTTTTTCAAAAGACTCCTTCGTTATGTTCAGTCTCTTTATTTTAGGTTGCCTCTTTGTGGATTCAAAGCTCTTGCGCCCAGTAGCAATTCGTTCCATATCGTTGAGATAGGAATTTTTAAGGACATCAATACCTTCTTCTGTAATGTGATATTCGTTGTTCTTTCTGTCATATTCTATCAGACCAGCAATCTTTAGTGCGGCGAACATGTCTGAATATTGTCCCTTGCCAAAATTATTGCTGCCTATTCCATGCAGAACGTCCATTTTCGTGCAACCATCGTGGTCTCCAATGTACTTCAGAATCTGAACATACCGTTTGTCTGAAGTTGCTCCCTTGAAACCGCTCTTGCCCATTCCTGCAAGAAACCATGCTCCACTTTCATCATATTGTCTTTTCATAGTTTGTTTCCTCTATTGTCAAATTACATTCCAAGTTTCTTGAGCTTCTCGTCAAGTTCCCTTGCGTCCAATGCCGTCCTTTGGTTGGTGGTTGCCAAGCCATCGTCTGTGACTTGGACGTATTCAACCACGGTTCCGGTACCCTCTGGTCCAACTGCTGGCCTGAACACAAGTTTCCACTTTCCACCCGTCTTGCTGTCAACGAACACTAACTTGTTCACGTCAAGTTCAATGTCGCCACTCATCTTGACAGAGGTGTTGTTGCCCATCGTGAAAATTGAGCCATCCTTGAGTTCAAGGGAAGCACCACTCTGAAGGGTCATCTTCGCCCCATTCGCAACATTGACCTTCGTGCCATCTTCAATGAACATGTTTGCGCCAATGTTCATGGTTCCGTCAAACTCTGCAAGACCACGGGACTTCAATAGATTGTCCGTATCAACCACGTTGGATGCCACCGATGTAGTCACCAACTTGTCCACATTCATCTTGTTGATGTTGAACTTGTAAGCTTCCAATTCCGAGAACTTGCCCTTCTCTGCAACAAGGTTCTTGGTCAGGGTATTGCCATTGGAGTCAAGCCTATACACGCCATTCTTTACTGCAAACCTCTTTGGCACGTTTGGATCAGAGTTCTCCATCGCATAGCAAATTGGATTGACGAGCTTCTGCACTGTCTCCCTTGCACATTCATAGTTGTTTCTGTTGCGCAGGATTGCCGAAGTCACTGTGGCGTATGGGTCATAGCCATCCGAGGTTTCCGAGGAGTCTTCATACTCCTGAACCATCTCTCCCTTGTAGTCTTCCCAATCTTGGCGCGTGGTCAATTGGACGCCAGAAGTAACCTCGTCGTTCGCCAATTGGCTTATTGGGGTGACAGTGATGTTGTCTACGGCAAGCTTGGAGTTGTCCAATATGAGGTTGGAATCCTCTATCGTCACGTTTCCTTGGAACAACGAATCGACCCCAGGCTTGACAACGAAGCAAGTGTCGTGCCTCACTCCACTTCCACCAATTTCGAGACACTGGAACCTGTTGTTTCTGGTGGAGGAGATTATGCCCTCGTTGGCAACCAGCTCACCACCTTCCACTGTCAATGCGGCTCCATTCACCCCGACACCTCTCACAAACAAGCTTGTGTTGAGGGTTGCCTTTCCATTCACAATGATGTCCTTCACGGTCAATGCCTTTGCCACGTTGAGGTTCAACGCCGCCATCTTCTCCATCAAGAGGTTGTTGGTCTTCACTGTGTCTGCGAATATCGTTTGACCAATCAATTCGTTTGTGACTTGGAGGTTCTTGGATTGAATCAAGGTGGCAACACCCTTCTTCATTGACACCTCTGAGGATACAAGCTTCTCAAGGCTCATGTCAAACGTATCTGCGATTATCTTCCTGGCATCTACGTCCCACTTCGCTGCTGAATCCCCAAGCACGAGCCTTTGACCGGCTTGAATCGTCTCTGACCCAACATAGGCTGAGTTGTAGGTGGTCTCCATCCCAATGAGTGTCCTGCCCTTGTTGAATTGCGCTCCCTCCAGGAAATCTACTGCCTTCTTGAAGGAAACGCCAGTGTTGTTGGCATGTAGAATTGGATCCCCGCTTGCCACTACTGAAAGCCCATTCGTGATGGTCTTTCCCTGCACGTCCAAGTTGCCCTCTATCGTCATGCTGCCATGGATGGTTGGGTTCGCATCCAAAAGTTCGCTTTCGTCACTGCTAATCATTGTATCTTCTCTCGTATGATGCTAAGATGTGGTTTGTCACGTATTATTTACCACAGAAGTCAAAGAATCTTCGTGGGGATTCAATTTCCCTTGATTATTGTAAATACAGATGGCAGTATTGAAAATAAGGTACATGGCAATGGCACAACAAGTTCAATTTGTTTATTTGGGATAGAGTGAATATGACACATTGGAAAGCAAGTCTCCTGGACATCTGTACTTCACGTCTGACACCCATAGGATATATAGAGGATCTGACTTATATGCAACAACATCGTTTGACACTGTTTCTGCCCAATCAGCAACCTTTGGAGATTTGACTGTCACTGGAAATGTATCAATGTCATTGTCTCAGGTTGAGTTTGGGAGAATATAGGCTTCTGAAATAACTGTAGATGGAAGTTCCGTATCTCTTGAAGGTCACACGCATCCAGAACTTTCGGGGATAACTGAATCTGAGATTTCCAAGACAAGCGCGACTTTTCAAGACTTGACAGTTACGGGAGATGTGACATTTTCTGTTGACCAATTGGATTTCCAAAGTCTTACGGCTTCAAGTATAGTGGTCAATGGAAGCCAAGTCTCTCTTGAAGGTCATACACATTCAACATCTGACATATCAGGGTTGGATTAGATGCTTTCTGGATATGCGTCTGCCTCGCATTCCCACGCAATATCTGACATCACCAACCTATCCACAATCCTTGAGGGCATAACCCAATCAGAGGTAACAAAGAACAAGGTAAGCGCGTCAGCAGGCGTGTTTGACCAGATTTCAGCAGAAAGCGCAACTTTCTCGTCAATAACAGTGCAGGTTGCTGATTTCACCACAACAAGGGTTTCAGCCCAAGCCATGACAGTTGGTGGGTCAAATGTCTCAGTAGAGGGACATACGCATGGGATGTCTGAGATAGAAGGGCTTGAATCTTTGGCAACAACCTTGTCAGGAATAACCAAATCAACCATAGCAAAGGCATCAGCCACTTTCCAAGACCTTGTTGTTACAGGGGATGTGACATTCTCGGTTGATCAACTAGATTTCCAAAGCATTACAGCTTCAAGCATATTGGTGAATGGAAGTTCAGTGGCACTTGAGGGTCATGTTCATTCTGCGTCTGACATATCAGATTTCGCATCTGCAGTTGTCTCTGCTGGAACAAGCGCGTTCGCAAGCGCATCGCATTCCCATGATGGACTTCAAGGCTTGACATCAAGTTCCATAACCAAGGATTTTGCTTCGTTCAATTCCATAAGCGCATCAACCGCGACATTCGACAATCTTGTTGTTATTGGAGACGTGTCATTGTCTCTGTCCCAAGTTCAATTTGGGAGCATAATGGCGTCTGACATATCAGTGAATGGAAGCCAGGTGTCGCTTGAAGGACATGTCCACGCCATGTCTGAGATAGATGGGCTTGAAAGTTCCATCAGTCAATTAAACGCATCTGTTTCCGCGTTTGCTTCTGCGATGTCTGGATTGGATGCGACCTCTATTTCCAAGACTACAGCCACATTTGGAGACCTTGTTGTTACGGGGAGCGTGACATTCTCGGTGGATCAACTTGATTTCGACACTTTGACTGCGTCGACCATATTGCTGAATGGAAGTTCAGTTGCAGTGGAAGGGCATACGCATTCAACATCTGACATAACTGGTCTTCCAAATCTATCCATTTGGGAAACCAGGCTTTAGAGTGTTGAAGATCAATTGGTGGGACTTGAATCTGCGCTACATGCTATCAACAATGGAGGAAACGCATAATGAGCATAGCATATGAAATACAGGCACTTGTTGCGAACAAGATTGCCATAAAGAACGCAATATTGGCGAAGTCTCCTGCTACACCACCTGGGGACAATTTGTCTGATTGGCCAACATCAATTGGAAGCATACCAAGTGGCGGTGGAGGAGCAGACCCAAGCAAACCAGTTAAGTTCAGGGACTGCGATGGCGTTATTCTGCATTCATATACAGCAAATGAAGTAGCAAGCATGACCGAACTTCCATCTTTGCCAACAAGGGATGGCTTGACATGCCAAGGGTGGAACTGGACGTTGCAGCAAATCAAAGACTATGTTGCTTCATATGGGAAATGCGAGATTGGAGCGACCTATACCACTGATGATGGCAAGACGAAGATAAAGCTGACCATATTGGACCAGAAGTACGCGACCATTCCTATTGTGTTCCAATAGACTGTGGCAAATGGCGTGAATGTGAATTGGGGCGATGGCTCTTCAGACCAGACTTATTCAGAAACTTCGCAATAGACCATAAGCCATACCTATGCACCATCTGCATATCCTGCTACATATACCATAACGTTCGAGGTCACAAGCGGCACAATGTCGTTCCCGTCATACATAATGGGAATGTCAGGCCAAACCACAACCAATCCAAGAGATGCTTTCCTGAACATGATTGATGAGGTGAATATCGGCAATGGTGTGACGAGAATTGGTGATAATGCGTTCAGGTATTGCTATTCCCTTGCCTCTGCTACGATACCAAGTTCAGTAACCAACATTGGGGCTTATGCATTCACTAGTTGCCATTCCCTTGTTTCGATAACCATACCAAGTTCAGTGACGAGCATCTACAATTTTTGGTTCTCGGGTTGCAATTCACTTGCTTCTGTTACGATACCAAGTTCAGTGACGAGCATAGGAAATAATGTGTTCTAGAATTGTTCTTCTCTTGTTTCGATAACCATACCAAGTTCAGTGACGAGCATAGGAAATAATGTGTTACAGAATTGCCTTTCACTTGCTTCTGTTACGATACCAAGTTCAGTGAATAGCATTGGGAATTATGCGTTCTCGGGTTGCAATTCACTTGCTTCTGTTACGATACCAAGTTCAGTGACGAGCATAAAAAATAATGTGTTCTAGAATTGCTATTCCTTTGCTTCAATAACTATACCAAGTTTAGTGACTAGCATCGGGAATGATGCCTTCAGGGGTTGCAATTCCATTGCTTCGATAACTATACCAAGTTCAGTTACGAGCATCGGGTCTTAGGCATTCTATGGTTGCTACGGACTCAAGACATTTGACTTCAGGCAAAGCACATCAGTTCCAACACTTGCTGATGTAAACGCATTCTTGACCACCCCAACAGTAAAGGAGATTGTCGTTCCAGATGACCTATATGACACTTGGATAGCAGCTACGAACTGGAATTCAACAACAAACCAGATAAAGACGAGCATCGTAAAGGCGTCTGAATCGTCGCTTGGAACACTATAATTAAATAATGGAGGATTTGACAAAATGGCAGTAGTATATGAAGAACAAGAAGATGGAATGGTGAAAGCCTATTCTGATCAACACAGGAAGATATTTGGTGGATTTCCAGAAGCCGAATATGATGTTGCATATGACCCGAAGGATGCGCAGAGGACATATGTTGAGACAGACGAGTACATTTCAACGCAAGAATCCACTTCAACAGCAAGAAGATTCTCCAAATTGTCTCTTGAATCAGCACTGTTCCAAATGGGGCTTCTTGACAGGGTTGATGCATTCATAGATGAGCAATTGGTGGAAAATAAGCAAGGGCAGAAAGTTCCGTTGAGGAGATTCTACAACACCGCCAAAGAGTTCAGGGAAGACCATCCATTGTTCGAGAAGTATCTTGGTCTTCTGAAGCCTGTTGTTGGTTTGACAGATGTCCAAATAGAGCAACTTCTTGATTCTTGCCAAGCATGAATTGACTTGACTCACGGAATCTGTGTAAATAGTCATATCATGGCAAGCAAGATACCAAAGAATCCGTACAACAAGATGAAGAACACCTCAGTTCAGGTGGACAATTTCATCTACACGCAGCTTCAATCCAACAAGAAGTCTTTCTATGTCTATTGTGGAAAGTCCAAGAAGCGAATATATCAAGGGCATTGCTCAAAGGAGATAAAGAACATCTACTTCGATGGCACTTGCGTGGTGTGCATTTGCGACAACAAGACGTACATATTCGGACCGCAGGATATGAGGTATCCATTGAAGAATTGGAGACAGATAAGGGAGTTCTAATCTTCAACTTACTCAACGGCTAAAGACTGTTGAGATTGCTCTGCGATTGCTCGTAGAACCATTGGCTGGTTGAAGCAGCCTGTCCACCAAGTTCAACTTGCCGTCAATTGGCAACTCAAACGAAGTGGAGTGTTTGACATACCTGTTCATGATGTTGATTGCAGCATTCCAATCTGCATCGAACACCATGCCATCTTTCGTATAGAACCTACACCCAATTCTCTTACATCCAACACCCGATTGTGTTCTGCAATCTTGTCTGGATGTGTATTCGGGCGAAACTGTTTCTACTCGCTTTCCCTTGAGTAGTGCCTTGTAGGTCAAAATCTGTCTTATCAAATAGAACGGAACTTGAGAGATTGCGTTATTATGTCTCTTCCTCTTGTATCCATCCTTGGTCTTGGAAGTAGATTGCTTTAGCTTGGTCAAGTCCTCCATAACAATCACAGAGCCATGATGTTTCAATATGGCATTTGCAAGATGATGACGCATGTTCTTTGAGACATTGGCTTCCTTTCTGCGAAGTTTCTTCAACTTGGTTCTTGCAGAGTGCGAATGCTTCTTGTGTGATTGGAGAATGCGTTTCTTGTGACGTATCCTTCGACGATTGGCGAGATACTGCTTGTCAGAATATGCTGTTCCATCAGACAAGGTTGCAATCCGCTTCATTCCAAGATCAACTCCAATATAACTGTCCTCATGTGGAGTAGGCGGAATATCCAAGAATGGAACACAAGCATAGAACACACCTGTCTCATCATTATATGTCAATTTTGGATCGCACATCTTATACATCTCTGCCAATTCGTTGAACTTGGGATAAGTCAAGAACTTCACAGTTGATCTATGGTTTCCGTCCCCATTGGACAACTTGAAAGACTCTCTTGTGAGATTTGAGAACAGACGTTTGTCCAATTGAATTGATGGGTTCTTCATCTGAATTGGCTTGTCAATTTTGTGTCCATTGGAACGAACCGACTTGTAGTTTGCAATCAACGCACGTTCAACTTGAATGCACATCTGGGATGGCAGGTTGTTAAACCGGCCTCTGAGTTCATAATACAACCTATTGTGAACTGACTTTAGACCAAGAGGCACTTTCTCATTGAATATGATGGTTGATGCGTAGTTATAGCATTCTCGTACAAGGCAAATGCGTTCCTTCCAAAAGTTCTTGACCTTTTGGTTCTCGAATTCCAATTTGACCTTGTATGTTCTCATGACAATATTATTTACACAGATTTACTCAGAAACTTCATTATAAATGAGCATATTTACAAAATATTGTTCAAGTGGTAAATAAGTAGAAAGGAGGTGGCGAATTCATCGCAACAACTGAAGATGGTTGCGTTTCCTTCGCCAAGGTAATTATGAAGAAGATAAACGAGAGTTGGGATCCGAAATACGACGACCAGCAAACGAACCAATGGGGCGAGAAGTGGCAATAGGTTTCTGACACTTGGTTGGGTTCAATCATAGAACACATAATAAGGGATATTCAGATTGATCCATATGACGGCCCAAAAGTTGAAAGACTTTCACTTGGAAGTCTCCACATTTGCGAAGATGGACATCTCATAGCGACAATCTATGGTGGTGCGAATGGTGGTGGATTTAGTGGGATGGAAAGCAACTGGCCCTTCTATCTTTCCCTTGTTCGGAAGTTCCTTGGCAAGATTTTGGATTATGACAACGGCAATACGTTCAAGGATGTTTGGTTAATAGATTGGGACAACGATTGTTGCGACGACGTATGGACGTTGCGCTTGGGACTTGGACTGTCTGATGAAGAGAAGGTTCATTTGATTGAGTGTGGAAAGAAGTTCTCTGTTGTAGATCCTACGAAGTTGGATGTGAGCTTGGATGCCGCAGTAGAAATGGTTGATCCTCTTGCAAATGACGCAATCCAAGTTGCGAATTGCGCAGCAACAGTTGCTGAATCCAGAAAGTTCCATTGGAAACGCATTTGATTTTTCTGTATAATTGTAAATAGATATTGGCAAGGGGAGGTCAGGAAGACATCCGACCAATCCAAGCCAACAACAATCAATTGGTCAGCGAACACGCGACCAAAGGAAGGTAAAGTAAAATGAATGAACTGATGAAACCCCTGTCCACATGGGATGATATGTGGAGAAGCATGGATGCCTTGATGAGGTATCCTTTTGAGGAAAATCCCCTCGCCACCAACGGACTGAAGTCCTTGATTCGCAGACCCCACAACCTCGTGAATGTCAAAGACGATGATGGAAATGTCGTCGCCCAGAGACTTGAGGTCGTGACCACTCCATTCGCAAAGGATGAAGTGAAGGTCAGTGTTGAGGGCAATGTGTTGACAGTGGCATGTGGTGAAACCAACAAGGAGGAAAAGACCGAGGATGAATACATCTACAAGGGAATCTCCTCGCAAAGCTACACATTCCAGGTGAGATTGGGCAATTCTGTTGACAAGGCTGCAATCAAGGCGAAGAATGTCGATGGCGTTCTTACGGTGATGCTTCCATTCAAGAAGAAGGAAGCCGAACCAAAGCAGATCACCCAGATTGAGGTGGAATGACATACTGACATAAACATGATGTCAGTATTTCGGGGTGGGTTTATGGACTCGCCCCGTTTCTGGTATAATTGGATAGGCACAAGGAAGGTTTACAACATGATGGGTGACATATCCAAATATCCAAATCTTGAACGGTATTATAGGCATTTCGAGGAATCTTATGGGAAGTCAGAGAGGCATGACGATTCTTTCCCCAATCTCATAATCTGGATTAGGTTGGTTGTTGAGCCAGAAGACGATGGGAAAGAATGGACAGATGCAGCGCAATTCTTCGAGCTGGATGAAGATGATTCTGAGGATTTCCACTCATGGGGACACAACAGCAGATGGGCGAATGTATTTCTGCCATTTGCCTTGCATAACATGGAACTTGTCAAGGAGAAGTGCATTGAACTCGCCGAAAGATTCGGCGACCCCAATGTTGAAGAATATCTGAAGGGGACAAATGATTACACCTGACTACAAGCTTACATTTGACGTTGCCAAGATTCGTTCCATCATAGAGCCAAACGATGGCTATTGTTGGGTCTATTATGACCCATTTGGAATGAACCCAAGATTGGACGAGAATGGCAAGATTTATCTCAAGTGCTTTGAGAAGGACACGCACAAGCCAATCGTGGTGGAGGTCAAGGACTTTCCATCTACGCTTTGGCACAGAACAACTGACAAGTCCGCAATGGCGAGAGCCACGAAGGTTGATGCCTATGGCCAGCCTGTGGTTCAAGAGGTGTTCTTCAATGGGGCGCAAAGAAGGAAGTGGTTGACCGCATGGAAGAAGCGCACAGACTATTGCGAGAACCAAATTGTTCAGTGCATGGATCCGTGCGACGAGTTCATGCAGCAAGTGTTCTGGCAAGAGGCACAGGAGGAAACCTTCAATAAGGGATTCCAAAGGGTGTTCTTCTTGGATATTGAAACCGAAGTGTCAGAGACTTCGCTTCAACCGTGGAAGGCTGAGGACAAGGTGTTGATGGTCACTATCTACGATACCCAAACAGAGAAGTTCTACACTTGGTCTCTGAAGCCGGCAAAGGTTGAATTCCACGATGAACTTGACGAGAATGGAAACGTGGTTTGGCACAATCCATTGTCAGACTACCCCAAGGACAAGTTCGTTCTCTACGACAACTTCAATGGTGACGAGCGGGAATTGCTCAAGCACATGATGAGGTTCTGGGTTCATAACTACCCAGATGTTCTATGTGGTTGGAACAGCAGATGGTACGATATGCCATATTTGGTCAGACGGGTGGAGAACGTATTGGGCAAACCTGCTGCCAAATACTTCTCGCCACTTGAGGATTATTCCATCCACCACGAGAAATCCAACAAGAAGGACGAGAAGGGGCATTGGATTGAGAAGGACGACATTGAATGGGTTGAGATAAAGGGCTTGTTTCAGGCAGATGAAATGGTTCTCTATTCCAAGAAGTTCAAGGTCAAGGAGGCACTTGATGGTGGATATGGCTTGTCGAACGTTGGACAAGCAGAAGGGTTTGGAGGAAAGATTGCATACGAGACAACGCTTCTTGACCTCTACAACCAAGATTGGCAGAAGTTCTACGAGTACAACGTCCGAGACGTTGAATTGCTTTGGTCAATCGAGCAGAAGTGCAAGTTGATACCACTTGCGAGGACGGTCGCGGGGTTTGGATTGACAAACTACGACTACATCTATCAGTCGGCACCCTATCTCGTTCCCACAATCTCCATCTTCTGCCAGAAGCACCGTGAGAACATGATATTCAATTCCTACGCCAACAACTTCCGAGAGAAGGTGAAGTTCGAGGGGGCGTGGGTGATTCCTCCAGTGGTAGGACGGTATTCCTATGGAACTGCCACTGTTGACTTCAACTCACTTTATCCATCCTGCATGCGTATGCTCAATCTTTCCATTGAAACCTATGTTGGACGCATAGACGATGGCTACAATGGCGAGGGTGGCTTGGACAACTTCTGGATGACCCACGGTGGCATAGATGGCATCCCTGAGGACACGAAGTTCAAGTTGATTCTTGACAGAGTGGATATGCAAACTCCCATTGAGAAGGAGATTGATGTTCCAACTCTGAGGAAGCTCCTTGAAACCAAACTCATAATCTGCCCAACGAACATGACACTGTTCTTGAAGCACGAAGTGAAACGTGGTGTCATAGCAGATTGGGCAGAGGTGTTCTTCAACCGAAGGAAAGCCACGAAGGGCGAGATGTTCAAGTGCGATTTGGAGGCAGAGAAGTGTCAGGATCCTATTGAGAAGGAGAAGTTGCTTACGAGAATGGAGAATCTCAAGAACCTTCAGCAGGCCTTGAAGATTTGCTTGAACTCCATCTATGGAGCCTTGTCGACGACAGGATGTCCATTTCTCCATAGCATAGGTCTTGCGCAAAGTGTGACAAGGGCAGGTCGTTTCTCAAACTATAATGGTAGATTATTCTACAAAAAGTGGCTAAAAGAGCAATATAACATTGATGACAACTATGTTGTCACCGCGTCCGGCGATACAGATTCGTCAGTTTTCGACACATACATAGATGTAATTGAAGAGGATTGACTAAATCCTTTCTATGGCACAATTAGTATAATTGTAAATAGTAATGGCAACGAGTTGTTGCCATTATTATATGAGGAATATTATGTCTGAACTTGAAGAAATAAAGGCAATTGTTTATGCCAATAGAACATCTTGGCGAAAGTTATTGGAAAAGCGCAATGACTTGATGGAGTATATTCGTGTTCATACTCCATCACTGATTTCTGGCGAAGAGTATAAATTGAGTACCAAGTTGTATTGGTTGTTCAACGGACTCACAGAATTTCCACGATGTAAGGAATGTAAAAAGAACGAACATTATATTGGACGAAATGTGATAAATGTGTTCAAGGGTTATTATTCATTTTGTTCAAGTTCATGTGGATCGAAGAACAAGGAGACACAAATAAAGCACGAGAATACGAATGTTCGCGTACATGGGGTCAAGTCCACAAATTCTCTAAAGTCAGTGATAGCCAAGAAGCAGAAGACGATTGCTGAGAATCATGGCAACGGTGATTTGAAATTAGCTTACAAGAACATACATGCGAAGGGCGAAAAGACATGTGAACGCAAGTATGGTGTCAAGAACATATTTCAAACTGAGGAATGTCGGAAAAGGAGAAAGGAGGTTTGTGAGGAGAAATTTGGCACTGAATGGACTTTGCAGAACGAGGATAATCAAAGGAAATGTAGGGAAGCCAAGATAGAGAAATTTGGTTGTGATCCAATGAAGATTCGCTCTGTGGTGGAAAAGATGCTCCACAATAGATGGGACTTGAAAAGCGACGATGAATTGAAAGAGATAATAGATAGGACAAACGCCATCAAGAAGAAAAACAGATACAATGCCATTCTATCCACAGAAACGATACCGTTGTTCTCAATAGACGAGTTCAATTTAAGGGACTATGACACGAAATATAGATGGAAGTGCCTGAAATGTGGAAACGACTTTGAAGCTCCCTTGGATTGCTCGTTATATTCTGTGTCAGACCACAAAGTCATGGCAAGATGTCCAATTTGTCATCCTCCATGTCCAAATGGGGTTTCGGCAGAGGAGATAGAGGTTGCTAAGTTCGTTGGTGGATTTGTCGATGTATTACAGAACGATCGAAAGATTCTGAACGGTAAGGAATTGGATATCTATGTTCCATCGAAGAATCTTGCGATAGAGTTCGATGGATTGTATTGGCACAGCGACAAAAATAGTGAAAGTCAAAACAGGCATTTGGACAAGACCAACTTATGCGAGAAATTGGGAATTCATCTTGTTCATATATTCGAGAATGAATGGTTGCACAACCGCAATCAAGTTGAATATAGGTTGAAGAATTTGCTTGGTGTGTACGACAAGACGATATATGCCAGACAATGTGTAGTGAAGGAAGCCTATGGTGATGATTCTGTTGTGTTTCAAGATGCGAACCATCTTCAAGGTCACACCAATGCGAAAGTAAGTTTGGGGTTGTATTATGATAGAGAATTGGTTTCCTTGATGACATTCTCCAAACCTAGGTTTAATAAGAATTACGAGTGGGAACTTGTGAGATTCTGCAATAAGTGTGGATATCATGTCCCAGGTGGGGCTTCCAAGTTGTTGAAGCACTTTGAGAGAACATATCATCCAAAGTCAATCGTCAGTTATGCTGACAGAAGATGGACGATGAACAATGGGAACACTCTGTATGATAGACTTGGATTCTCACTTGATCACATATCCAAGCCAAATTATTGGTATTGGAACACTGAAAACAGGGATTATGCTCTATATAGCAGAATTCTATTTCAGAAGCACAAGTTGAAGGGCAAATTGGACAAGTTCGACGAGTCAAAGTCAGAGTGGCAGAACATGCAGGACAATGGATACGATAGGATATTTGATTGTGGAAACCTTGTGTTCGTCAAGAACTACGATTTACGAAATACCACATTAGTGGTATAATTTAATGAAACTATATTTGGAGAGACTTTCAATGACATCTGTGAAGATTGGCGAACTATACAACAAGTATCTGGCAAAGGGATATGAGATTGTCAATACCCCAACTGGGCATGAATTGATATATCCAAAGAGCCTAAAAGTGCGTTCCATTGGCAACGAATTCAAGAAAGTGAAGTGCCTATCTCGTCATAGAACCAGCAAGCCATTGGTGAGGATATGCTTTCAGAAGTCAGAACCATTGGTTGTTACAACTGACCACGTTTGCATGGCGTACAACGACGATAGGATGCTTGAAAACATTGCATCCAAGGACCTGCGCGTTGGTATGATGGTTGACCATTATTGCAGGACTTCTGACAAGGAGGTCATAGATGTAATCACCAACATAGAACCTCTCGGAACCACTGATGATTATGTCTATGACTTGGAGGTGGAGGACGAGTCACATGTGTTCTACGCCAACGACACTCTTATCCACAACTCATTCTTCATGAACTTGGAAGCTGTCACAAAGGACTTCATAGCCAAGTATGGATGGGACGACAACATGAACAATTGGACTGACGAGCAAAAGCTTCAGTTGTTCGCCCATATGCAAAAGTTCACCGACGAATACCTTGTACCACACATTCAGGAGTTGGTGACAAAGGAATTCCACACTTCCAACGCCAAGCCAATGAAGTATGGTCTTGAATACATGACTTCTGGTGGCATATTCGAGTCTCCGAAGCACTATATCGTCCATAAGATTGTGGATGAGGGTCCGAAGGTAGTGGATAAGTTCAAGTACACTGGCATTGAATTGAAGAAGGCTGTTGTTCCACCAGAAATCAAGAAGTTCATGAAGGACATCTACTTCACTGCTGTCATCGACCCCAACTTCAACCACGATGCTATAAAGCGCAAGATGGACGAGGTGTATCAGGAGTTGTTGAAGATGTCTCCAAACGCCTTGGCGAAATGGCAGGGTTATGGCACAGAGACCACTATGGAGGGATTCTTGGTTGAATCAAAGGGTGCTACTGGAATTGGCAAGTGCGCCAACTACTACAACCAAATCATCAGAAAGCTCCATCTTGACAAGAAATATGCCCTCATCAACGTAAAGGACAAGATTCAGACAATCTACATCAAGCCAACGAACGTCTATGGCATAAACCAAATTGGCTTTCCACCAAGGCAGTGGCCAGACGAGTTCAACGACATCTTTGAGATTGACTATCCCACGATGATGGAGAAGGTTGTCATATCCCCATTGAAGGGCTTGCTTACTGCCCTTCGGATGGAAGACCTCATAAAGTACGACCCAGCAATATCTGCTGCCCTTGAATACAGTGTTGATGACATTTAATCCCTTTCATTGTAAATACTTCTACACACCAAAGAGGTATTGACACATGAAATGGAATAGACTTTACAAGGAGTCCACAAATCCTGAGTTCGTGAATGTGAGCAGGTTCCGTCAGGAAATCAAGGAAGTTCTTGAGGAGGCTACCGAAAAGTGGCCAGAAGGATACATGAAGGATTGCGCTGACGACTACATCGACGAATATGTTGATATGATTGTGGAGGATGCAGTAAGGAGCTTCAACAAGCTTGTCCATAGGGACGATACCTCAATGTCTGGCAACTTCAAGGACATTCGCTATGATTGGGACGGGTTCCATAGGGAATATCCACATGGTTGCAGTTTGAGCGAAGTTGTGGAGATGATTGACGCTGGCGAGGACAACGAATTCACCAAGGAGTTCAAGGATTGGGCAATTGATTGGTATTTCGAGGCATTTGGCACATACAATTTGACATACAAGTGGACAGAATTCATGGAAGAAGCCACATATGACGAGGAGGACGATCAGATATGAAACGTATTATGAAGAAAAGCAAAAGGATGGTGAAGGAGAGCTATGAAGTCTCTCCTGAACTTGCAGACAGGTTGAACTCAATTCTTGCTGACGAGTTCTTGGCAGCAGAGTTCTATCGTTTGGCCGAGCTTGCGATGAAGGGCAACAAGCAACATAGGCTTTCTGAGATTGCTGACGAGAATGGCGAGGACGAATTGGAGGATCACTTCAAGAACCTCTCTGAGTGGATGCAGTCCAAGGGAATCAAGGTTGTCACAAATCACGACCAGATGTTGGACATCACTGGGGCAACCGTATTCACTGTGGAGGATGGGGATTCCACCAAGGACATAGTGGATAAGTTGATTCAGTCTGAGGAAGAGGCTATTGAGGCATATGAGGATCTGATTCCAGACACCGACCTTGACCTTCATACGATGCTTTGTGGCTTCTTGAAGGATGAACGTGAGCATCTCAAGGCGTTGCAGGACGCAAAGGACGAGATGGGTGGTGGTCTTGAAGAGAGCAAGCCAAAGCACACCATTTACGAGGGTATTGACAAGGGAAGACCAAAGGACTGGAATCATCTTAAGGCTACAAACATTCAGTGGGATGTGGATGATCCAGACGACCTTAAGCATGTGCCAGACGAGATGTGGGTGGCAATCCCACCAGATGTGGAAGCAGAGGGACCAGAGGCAATTGAGGAATATATGTCAGATTACATCACTGACAATGGTGGCTTCTGCCACAAGGGATTTGACATAGAATGAAGAAACTGCTTGCCATATTGGTTCTTTGCATTTCATTCACGGGTTGCGTGAATGTATGCACGAGAAATCCTTGGTCCAGAACCAGGATTGAGGACACCTATCAATGCACATAGGAAGCAGCAGGAATCTCTTGGATAATCATGTTTCCCCAGACGATGGGATATGGCAACAGCAAGGGGTTCATGTGGGAGAACATCTTCACGATTCCATTGGGGTTGGTGGGATTCTGCGATACGGCATGTGAAGCCGTATTGGACACCATATGCTTGCCATATGATTGGTCAGTGTCCAACCATAGAAACAAATACAAGTGAGATGGGGAAGATGATTTATGAAGGTAATCGTTGAAAAGGACGATGAAAGCCTCATTGTAAAAGGGGCGAAGATGGCATATGGCGCTGTCAAGAACAAGCTTGTATCCATCATAACTGGCCACGCTGCATTGTCGTAGATTGGAACAATTCTCTCCATTCTTTCCTTCCTTCCTGGGATTGACAAGGATGCAGTTGAGAAGAAGATGAAGGAACTTTCTGGATTCCTCAATTCCAAGATTGAGGATTTCGATGAGTTCATGAAGTCCATTCCAATGTTGGAGACTTTGTTTGGGGACGAGAAAGATTGTCTCAAGAACATAATGCGTTTCGAGGTGTTTGTCCAACAGATTTCCTTGGGACAATATCCAGCAGAGAACTACGACTTGTCGAAAGTTACGGTTGTGCAAACAACTTTCATGGCTTTGATTGCAATATGGGTTGCATTTGGTGCTGGCGTGGTTGGAACAGGTGGAATTGCGCTTTGTGTTTCTTGGATCATAAAGGATTTGAGCGTTCTTTGCTACAACAAGGTGTTTCCTACGATTGAGGAAGACCTCAAGAAGTTTGAGGAGTGGGCAAAGAGCAACAACGTGGATGTGGAGAAGAACGCAAAGAGCATCGGGAATGGAAAGACCCCTCAGAAGGGGGAGGCGAAGCCCAAAGAGGGTGAAAAGGAGGAGCAATCCAAGGAAAAGACAGATGAAAGTTTGCTTGGTGCGATTGCCAAGGGTGCAGCGAAGATGCTTGGAAAAGGTGCTGCAAAGGCCGCAACGAAGGGTGCTGCCAAAGGTGCTACGACCATTGCTGGCAAGGCAGCATCCAAACTTGCTCCAGCAGCAACCAAGGGATTGACGAAACTTGGGTCAAAGGTGTTGAAGCAGATAGCAAAGTTGAGTCCAAAGACAGCACAAGTGTTGAAGAAGGGTTCAGTTGAACTTGGCAAGGTGTTGAAGAAGTCAGGAATAACGATGGAACAAGCCCTTGGAAAGACTGGGGACTACATAGCGAACGCATATGAAAAAGCCAGTGAAGAGGACAAGAAGATTCTGGACGTGATGAAGGAGGACTTGAACTCTGCAACTGACGTGGATAATTTGATGGAGAAGCTTAAGGAGATGTTTGACATAATTGGGGGAGATGGACAAGAGTCTGATGGCAATGAAGAGGTTCAGAACGCCAATGAATCCACAAAATGGATTCCATTGAAAAGGACCAGGTGGATTTCGTTGGCTACCGTGTAAATAATACATGAATTGAACATTCGATGCGAGGACTAGTCCATAGAATTGTTCACAACAAACAAATTACTCTATAGAGGAAACGCAAAATGAAGAAACTAAACATTACGAAGAAGCAGTATGACGAGTCCAAATACTTCAACAAGAAGTATGGTTCTCTGAAGTACGTTTCTGAATCAGGTAAGCTCTTCAAGACGGACAAGGGCGTAGTCCTTGCTCTTGAAGGAACTGAGACACAGGGTGCAGATGCACAGGGTGCTGAGGGAGATGGTCAGCAGACCGACGAGTCTCTCAAGGACATTGGAGATGCCATCAAGGGTACTGCCAAGGAAATTGGTGGCAAGATCAAGGATGGTGCGAAGAAGGGTGCGAAGGCAGTGAGCAACTTCTTCAACGGAAACTTCCGCAAGAACGACACAGTGGAGATTTCCGGTGGAGAGGACAGCGATGGCAAACCAGTCACGCTGAAGGGCGTTGTCAAGGACGCCGGAAAGAACGAGGTTACGATTGGTATCTCCAGGGAGGCAGCTGAATCCGACGATGGCGACGCTACTGAGGTTGGAGAGGAAGTGACCCGTGGCGAGCTTACCGACATTCTCAAGGACGTTGTTTCTGAGGTTGAGAAGGTTTGCGATTCTCAGGATATTTCCTTCGAGGAAGTTGCTGGCATTGAGACCCCAGAGGGTGAGGCTGACGAGACAGCTGACGCCGATGAGGTTGTTGCCACCAAGGAAGATGTTGCAGATGCACTTCAGGGCGTGATTGACGCCGTTGAGAAGGTTGCGGACGCCAATGACATCGAGCTTCCTGAAGAGGAAGAGGACGAGGAGGGTGATGCTTCTGACGATGAAGATGGTGAGCAGTACGACGAAGGTTGCGATTGTGGCAAGAAGGATTGCCCAGAATGCAATCCTGATGGAGTCAAGGGCGAGTGCGGTGGTCAGGCTTGCGAGTGTGGAGACAAGGTAATGGAGTCCCGTAGGGCCCGTGCCAAGCTCGTTCGTGAGGCAATTGCCCGTCGTGCAAGAGCCCGCAAGATTCGTGAGAGCCGTGAGCGCCGCGCGAAGATTCGCAAGGTGATTGAGTCCATCCGTCGCCGTAGGGTTGCCAAGAAGGTGTTGGAGAGCATCCGCCGCCGTCGCGCAGCGAAGAAGATGATGGAGTCCAGGAAGCCAGCATTCAAGAAGATTGCTTCCAAGAGTGTTATGGAGTCCCGCAGGCTCCGTGCCCGTAGGGCCAGAATGGCAAAGTAAGTTCAATTTGAACTGAAATGCAAATAAAGAGCGAGGTTGCCTTTACAGGCAGCCTCGTTTCGTTTATAATATATATATGGAAATTGAAGATTCCAAATTGGAGTTCTTGAACGAGAACAGAAATCGGCTGCTTGAAGGGTTTGACCATATCGACCAGAACATATTTAAGCCCAACATGATTTATGCCCTCAATGGAATTGGCTACAAGTTCATCATCGTTCCAGATGAAGATTGGACTCCAAGCAAGTGGTTTCCAACTGAGACATCTTCCCAAGACAGGGAGGTTAGGGTGATACATTCGTATATCTCCAAAAATTCTGGAATGTTGAGATATTCTGACCAATGTGGTTGGTCGTTTCACGAGTTGGCACACGCTACGATATTTAGTGGCAATTTTACAGAGAAGTTCATATCGTTGGTTTCTCCATATGAATATCCTCTGAATAGAGATGAGCTTTATTGCTATGGCTATCAGATTTGGAAGATGGCTCAAGTTGGAAAGTTGAAGAATTTTGTGAAGTTTGTTGTAAAGAAGGTTCCTTACATAGGAAATGACTTGGATTTGTTGGTAAAGGTAATTGCTCAAAGGCATTGAAAGGAAAAATACATGTATAGTTCATCAGAGTTCGTTTCGCAAGGTCATCCAGACAGAACATGCGACAGTATCGCGTCCTATCTTCTTGACATGTACTTGAAGCATGACCCCCATGTAAGGTTTGCCATGGAAATCCAGTTGAAGGGACAATATTGCAATCTTGCTGGTGAGGTTACATCCACTTGGACGCCAGATAACGATATGGTTGCAGAGATGGTGAGGGATGCCATTAGAAAGGTTGGCTATACCCACGAGTATGCTTCTAAATGGCCGAAGAACGCTACCTTGGATGCTGATAATGTCATCGTAAACGATTTTGTTGGGCAGCAGTCCCCTGACATCGCCAAAGGTGTTGATAGGGAAGGTTGGGGAGATCAGGGTTGCTTCATGGGCATGGCTACAACCGAACAGGAATATGACTATATGCCTATGGACAAGTATTTCGCCAACAAGATTGGAACATATCTCTATCATTCAGCGTTAAGGGGGGACATCAAGATTGGTCTTGACATCAAGGTTTTGGTCTCCATCAAGAACCCTAAAACGGTTGAGCAGGTGATTGTAGCGGCACCAATGCTCCCAGAAAACGAGAAAGAAGCGAAGGAAGCCATCACGACCATAGTGAGAAATGTCATATTCAATCATGGTGTCGAGAATGGGGAAATCATCATCAATGGCACTGGCGCTTATGTCATACATTCTTCCATTGGGGATGCTGGCGTTGTTGGCAGGAAGTTGGCTGTGGACTTCTATGGATTGAACTGCCCTATTGGGGGTGGAACGACTTGGGGCAAGGATGGCACGAAGGCTGATGTCACATTGAACCTTGCTGCACGATACAATGCCATGCTTCAGATGTTTCACACTCAGAAACCCACCTTCTGTAAGATTAGCTGCTGCATTGGAAATCCTGAGTGCCTTGTGTCCTTCTTTGAGAAGAACCATGACGAGCCTTATGCTGAGGATAGCGTCACCCTCCTTCCTTCTATTCTGACGCACAAGTTTGGGCTGGATGGTTCTGTCCCCAACATGTTCTGGGCGATGTGCGAGAATGGGTTGTTCTGCCGTGTGGACGAATTGGCGAGGTCTGAGGGTGAATGAGCCGCAAATGGTAAATACCATTGTTATGGATTCAGAATTGACAAGACCGCAGTCCCTTTAGGAACTATATAAGACATATTTCGCCTTTGCGAACAAGTGCCAATTCACTACCCTTCTGAGGAACTACATTCAGAATGAGGAGTGGAAGGACAAGTCGCAAGAGCCAGTTTGGAATATACTGTCCAAGATTTCAGACGACATTGGTGCCGTCCTCACAGACGACATAGTGAACTACACGAGAAACGTAGTTGACATAAACACTTGCAAGGTTCCGCAGTTCATAGAGCAGGGAAAGATGCTTTCGTATGGGCTTGACCACATCAAGAACTCATATGACTTTCTGCCAAAGCGCATACAGTGCCTTGTGGACATCTTCTCTGTGAATCCAGAGTTCTTGATTGGAAACCACAAGAACCACATTCTCTCCGACAAGGTAATCAAGGAAATCTTGGTCTATATCAAGGATAATGCCACATCAAATGTGGCATTCACCAACGAGGATGTAATCGACAGGTTGATAGATGATCCACATGGTCTCACTGACGCATAGACCTACAGGAACTTCGTATTGACTTTGTTCTACACAACCATAGTCAATGCCTTGTCTGCTCCATATTCTGACGAGAACAAGCAACCTATAGTGTTCAATTTGCTTTGGAAGGAAAGGCAGAATCAGAAGAACATCATCTCCCATCTCAGGGAATACAAGACTTGGGTTGACAAGTACATCTCCAACGAAATTGAGCATCCTCTGAACGATGGAGATTTGCGCAACACCATCTATGATGAGGTGGAGCGCGTGAAGAATCAGAAGAAGATGTCGTCGAAGTTCAATCCATTCAAGGTTGCTGACCACATCTATTTCAATGGTCTCAATCCAACGAACAAGTTGTCTGACGATGAGTTGGACTTGGTTGAGATGGTGATTGACTATCATTCCAGGACGAAATACAACTACGAGGCTCAGGAGTTTGAGGACGACCAAAGCACACAGTACGCCTACTACAAGGAATTGGAGTTCTGCGAGTATGTCAAGATGATGATGTTCGTGATGAACAACCTCAAGTATTTCGACCTTGACAACTTGTCCTACGATCCATCAAGCAACAAGTTCATACAAACGAAAACAGATGAGGAGAAGTGCTTGCGCGTTGTGGAGTTGTTCTGCGATGGAGAACATCTCGTGGAGGATGCGCAAGGGAACGTTGTTCTAAACCACAAGGACGTGGTGTTCAAGGTGGCAAAGTTCCTTTGCGACTATGTGTTCAACATCCAATTCATGAGAGAGAACATCAAAACTGTTGCGACCAAACATGCCATGAGGGGAACAGCTGGATTGCTTGTGCATATAGTGAACGACTATCTCATCAAGGAATTGGGGTCTGTAAGGGACAGGATCCCCTTGGAAGACGCCAAGAAGAAGGGAATAGACATAAAGTTTGGTTGGGAGATTCAACCTGACAAGTTCCTCAACTATGGCAACGCAACTGTCCTTGAATACGAGGACGACAACGAATACTTCAACATAGAGCCAGAGAAGGATGTTCGGTTCACAGAGCGCACCAACGCAAGATATTGGGAGAAGTTGGAGAACATGGGAGACGACGACAAGCTCGGCGTTCTCACAAAGGCTCAAATAAGGGATTTCTACAGAAAGACCCTGGGAATGGGGCGTTTGCAGCCAAAGAAGCCAAAGGACTATGACGATGTTTGTGATTTCTTGGTTGATTTGTTCAAGATTGGCGCGAATCCAATCGCTTGGAACAACGACAGCAAAGAACTGAACAACCCAATAGACAACATAACATATGATTCTGAGGAGAAGTATGGCTACACCAAGGCTGAGAGGATGGAGGTTCAGACCAATACTGCTTTGAGGGCAAACCAAGAACGTCAATTCCTGGAATACAGTGGCAACGAGGATTTGATTGGCGAGAGCATGTACGAGTTCGTCAATAGCAAGATATTCTATTGGAAGAATACTGACTTCTCCTCGCACGTCCTTCATCCATTCATGTACAATCTGAAGCTGTGGAACAAGCTCAACAACATCATCATCAATGGCTACAAGGACTATGTGGATAACGACCTCATAGAGTACATGTCCTCAAAGATGAAGTTCGACCAGCTTGTTGGCGAGTTTGGGGAATGCAAGAACTTCTGGAAGTACAATGTGATGGACTTGACGGGATATACCACCAGGTACGAGGCTGCCATCAAGGACGAGCATAGGGACGACGACAACAAGACCACAAGCGAGTTGACAGGATATGATGGTTTGTTCTACCCACAAGCAGCGGAGGAATTCCTATATTTGGTCAGAAACAGAGTCCACATAAGGGATGATATTGACGACGTGGAACAGGATTTCACCTTGACAAATGGATTCTTTGCGCAACATGGTTTGGAGGTCACTGATTCTGAAGATGAAGATGAGCAGGATAAGCAGAATAAGATGAAATATATCACATCTAACCCATTTATTGAGGCGATATATTCAATCTATTGGCAGATTAAGGAGAATCCTGTATATGAATACAAGAAGGTGAACGACAATCCAGAGGAATGGAAGTGGGTTGAAACTTCAACCAAGAAGTCTTTCTACCTCAAGTGGTATTCCCATCTGAACTACACAAGAGCAGAGTATCAGAAGATCGCAATGCAACTTTGGTATTGGCGAAAGAGGATTTGCGAATTGATTCGCACTGACTACGACATCTCAAAGTACTGCCTGGACATATAGGGCAATTCACTCATCTTGATGCATACGTTCCATGACGAGGATTACGAGAAGAACCCATATCTCATAGACCTTGCCATAACGCAAAGCAAGTTGATGGACAATGCTTCTGGAAACAAGAACACGCACGTTCCATTCTGCGAGAGCAAACTTGTCCGACCAAACGAGCTTTGGGTGAGATGGAAGTCAAACCCAATTGCTATTCCAGCATTTGACGTGAATTGGCAAGAGAAGACAGGGGACTACGAGTTCGACTACCACTATAGAACTGACGATTTCGAGGAAATGGGTCAGGTAACGCATTCCAACAACGATTGCAACGACGATTTCCACGTTGTCATCCGAGAGTGGAGAGACCAGTATAAGAACCTCATCCATTGGAACGAACAGGGGTTGGACGACAACAGGTTGCCGGTGTTCTTCGACATGGAGCAGTCGGCGAACGTATTGGCGTTGGCATCTTGGCGTTGCTTCACCTACACTGAAGATGGAATTGAAATAAGAGATGAGGATGGGGAACCAGTAAAGGCTACACTTTGTGGCAAGAATCCCCTTCACATACTGTCGATTGAGCGTACAAGCACATCCACATTGGAGTACAATTGGACAAAATATACTGAAGGGACATCCAAGTTGTTCAACTTGAATCACTTGCTAAATTGGATGTTTGATGCATATCATTATTGCCCAGCAAATGGTTCGTTGTTGATACCCCTTTACAGGTTCGATTGCTTGGACGCACAAGGAGATGTTGAGCAAAGCGGACGAGATGGTTTAGAACGGGATTCTGACACCGAAGTTGAGGAGGATAAGGAAGAGCCAAGGCAAATTGCCCAAGTTGATATGTTCGTTGTCCCTGCCCAAATGCTCAAGTAGGACAACTTCTCGGCAATGGACAGGGTATATGAGTTGCCAATAGAGAAAATAGACCTCAATGCCATATCCGACTTCTCTGACAAGTTCCTCAAATACAGGTTCGACCATCCAATCAAGGTTTGTAGAAACACGAACATGGTGTTCTCCCCTTACAGCAGCAATGGTCAGAACAAGGTCAAGTGCGCGTTCTTGGGTGTGTTCATTGATGACGATGAAGAACCCCACAAGGAGAAGAACAACTACAACAACAAGTCAATCAGGTTCAGCACTTGCGATGCAGCAACAAGATACGAGCATGATTCCCAATCAGTAGTTGATCTTGGGTTGACCAAGGGTGGATATTTCAAGCCTTGGGTTGATGCTGATGGGAACTTGATTGTCGATAAGGATGGAAACCCATTGAACAGGGGGAATGTTGGAGATGCCAACTACATGGATGATTTCGTCAATGATGAAGTTCTGAAGAAGGATGCGTTCAATTCCTACGATTCCAACGACAAGTATGTGTTCATCATAGACTTTCAGACCACCATAGACAATTCAACGCTCTTCTTGAACACCAAAGAGAACCTGATGTTCTATTCCTACAACATTCTGTCTGATGCTGGGTACATTCCACACTTCGCATATCAGTCCCTTGTGAAGTATGGCGATGATGTTGATGGCACGGCATATACTTGGAGGAACAAGTATCTCAAGACCAAGAACCATCTCCAATTCGAGCTTCTTGGGCTTGACGACCAACGCATCCCAAAGGCGTTTGACGCAATGCAGAAGATGGTTGTTGAGGACACCACTGACGATTGCAAGACCCTCATCAACCCTGCAAAGATGATGGATGACATCTACAGGATATGGTGCGAGACCAAGGGCAAGAAACGCAAGTTGCTTCCTGGCGAGGAGGACAAATACGGCTATAAGGTCAAGTACGATGCCTATTTCGAGAACGAGTACAAGGACTATTCCAATCCAAAGTGGGATTTCAATGAATAGGGCTATGAATGGGATGTTTGCAAAGACCATCCAGACGAACGGTTTGAGATTTCATTGCCTCAACGAAATGGTTCAAGAAGCCTTGTTCCAGAGACGTTGTCAGAGTTCAAGTCCATATTGGATGAATACTATGTGTCCATCCTCAGAACAGATAATGGGCAGTTCCTGAACGAGAAACGCTACATCCTCCCTCCAACCAAGGTGTCGGAGTTCGTGCTTGAACTTACTGATGACAAAAGCACACTTGACGAGGAACAAAAGAAGAAGATTGATGATGGCTTTGTGGAATGCAACCTTGGGGAGTATCTTTCCTCCCAAGTCCAGGACGACCACTTTGTTCCTGAGCAAGTTCTGTTCACCGGAACTCAAAATCCGTTCAACTACGACAACGATGGCAGAAGGATATGGTCGAAGTCAGAGACGTTGCAATATGGCAATGGAATACTCGGCTTGGATGGAATAAAGCTCAAGATTGGCATAGAAAGCGAAGAGAGCGTAGAGCCTTTGAGGGACGTGAAGGGCAACATTGTCGCCCACGAGGAAGTTCAGGACGTGGGTGGCGTGAAGAAGATAGTTGTTGTCCCAGATACCAGAACAGTAACGAGGAAGTTCTTGCGTCCTTATGTCAAGTTCATCAAGACGGCAAGGAATTCCACTGACCTCATAGACAAAATCCACAATGAAACCAATGTGATTGGCGAGGGTCAAATAACCATAGTGCTTTCGCATAGGAATTTGGACAACATAGCGAAATATCACATCCTCAATACTTCATCCAATCTCTACTACAATGGCTCGTTGCCAAAGGATGGAACAGAGAGATTCAAGTTCTCTGACTTCAAGTTCAAGAAGACATCTAAACTAAAGTCAAGATAGAACTACATTTAGTATTATTCACCAGATGGGAATTATAAGTTTGTGACATTGGTTGAAAATGATGGTACAATAAGGACATCCGAAACCAGAGAATCTGCCATAGTGTATGATACGAAGGAAAAAGCCATTGATTTCATCAAGAACATATGCAAGAAACACAACAAGAAAAAGGATATGTTCTATGTCTATCAGGATAATTGGGCTACAGAAGATGTTGATGAAGAGGGAAATCCATTGTTGGAGTTCACCAATGAGCAAATTCAGGGTGAAGTTCCTCCATACTATATTGTGGGGGAAGATGAAAAGCCATTGTGGTTCTTGGAGCAAGACAAGCTTATTCCGAAGCCAAGCCAAAAAGCTTGGGATGAAGCTGCATCGAAGTGGTCGCAAGACGAGGATGATCAAACAGACTTGAAGAGAATTGGACATACGTTGGAGAAACGCGAACAAGTACCAATCAAGGAACGTGTTGATTCCGAAATAGAATATCAATATGGGATTGGATTCCGCGAGAATGGCGTGACATATCCAATCCCAACCACTGGCAATTTCAAGTGGGCGCATCTCGTGAAGTCAAAGCCCGAGAGGTATCTGGATTATCTTTACGTCAATCGTGGCACGTTGGCATTCAAGGTAAGTGAGGAATCAGAGTCCTTTGCAGAGGCAATGTCAATGATTCCACCGTTCTACGTTGATGAGGTCACGAAGAACAAGTTGAACGACTTGAATGATGTTCAGATTCTCAAGGACTATTCTACGTTCATCCATCAAAGCGAAGACCCAACTTCTGTAAAGGATTGCTCCAACTTCAATCCATATTCAGTTGATGCAATCCTCAAATATGGCGTGGAGCAAAAGGAAATCCACAATTCACACGAAGAGACTGACCCTGAAACATAGGAGAAAAGAATTGTCATAGATCCAGATGACACAACACCGATAGTCATTTGCGCCAATGAACTTGACTCAAGCAAATCCAGATTGATAGAGTTGAGCAATCTATCCAATAAGACCCGACTTGACCTTCAGTTCGAGGATGGTGAGTTGGACGACTATCTTAAGATATACACCAACTATGTCAGGGTTGATGATGGACATGGGGATTTCCACTATGATCTATACTTCAACATCCAAAATCTGTTCAATTCTCCGTTTGAGTACATTTCAAGCGTGACGAACCAGCCAAATGTCCTCATAATCCCAGATTCGTATCTCTATCTCCCGGGGGACAAATACATAGACAAGGGAGACCACAACGAGGTCGATCATGAACGGAAGAAGAAAACCGAAACGCCAAAGATGGATGCCATCAAGAAAGGTGGTCAATTGTCCATCTATGGTCAGGTGAAGGTATATTCAGACGATACCCTTTCTGACGTCAAGACGATAAAGTTGTTCTCCTACCAAATCTACAACGTCTCTGACGACAAGCCAAAGTTCCTCATTGAGAAGACTTATGACGTGACCAAGGCTTCGCTCCACAACAAGACAACGAAGCAAATCAAGTTGGAGTTCTCTGACGTGCTTTGGCAAATAGACGAGAACCAATTTGAGTTCTTGAATGGTACGGATGGGCATCCGGATGAAGATCCAAACAGCTTCAGAATACTGAATCAGGATGTGGTTGTTGTGCAGCCAATTCAAGTGAAGTACAACTGGGACAAGGATGACGATTACAGAATCAGGGAGATGTCGTTCGACATAACCAACGATATCATAGACTTTGGCGCCGTACCGGAGCTTTGTGGCTATTCCACGCAGGCGAGGACATTGAGAAACGAGTTCTTGGATTCCGCAAATAGGGCTTGGAGAGAGCCATATTACGATCATTGGTCAGACAGGACGATGAAATTGGAGGTTGATCCAGTGACGACCGTGCCAAGACTCACATTGTCATTCCCTGATGGTGGGTACAATTTCGAGACCATCTATTTGAGGTGGAAGCTTCCAAAGGGATGTCGCATTATGGACACTTTGGATAGACTTGGTGGATATGTGTTCAGTTCCACGGCAAGCAATGTTGTGGTTGATTGTGGCAATTCCATGGTGGTTCAGGACGTCCATACAACGATTGGGCATATTGTCGTGAGGGTGAAGAAGCCGGGAACGATGTATCTTGGACTTGAACATTCCACCACCAAGAGGATGAATAGGTATGTCATAACCAACTTGGCAGATGAAATCAAGAACGCCCTTCTTCGTGGAATATTCAACCCAACCCTTGATTCTGCCATAGAGGAAGTCGATGTGAAAGACGCTTCGGATTGACAGACAATTTGATGGAAATATCCAAAGGGGTATTGACATTCTGACCCAAATATGCGATAATATAGGTGTTGTGAGACAAACAAGGAGAAGACACACCTATGAAGACCTACATTGTTGATTGGCATAACAAGACCAGAAATGGCGCATGGCGCGATTATCGGAAGGTGGTTTGCACCGACGACATTGAATCCTATGTCAGGGACAAGATGAAGTTGGTTGTTGGATGCTTGGCGTATGGTCACTACAAAGGTACGTTTGACTCTGCCACTGAGGTGCGCGAATCCAAGTCCTTTGGCTACAAGTACGAGGGTATCAAGGGAGGTGAATATTGGTACTCCAAGGACAATAAGATGGTCAAGGGGGTTGCCACTTGGATGGACAAGTACGACTACAAGTTGAAGGGATGGAAGACCAATGACTGTATCTGAATTGGAGAAGAAATACTCCGAAATACAGGGGGAGTCCATTGAGTTGCATGAGCAGCTCAAGCCCCTTCTCAAGAGGTTGAAGATCCTTGCCAAGAAGTCTCAGAAGTTGGGATATATGATTGACAACGATCAGAACCTCTATACGAAGGAGTTTGGTTCTTTCGTTGCAAAGGATTGGGATGATGGCATTATGTTTCGGCTCAATGACTTCGACTGCGTGGAAGATTCCATTGAGAGCATAGATGCTGTTCTCTATAACCTCAACCACACAAAGTTCTGGAGGAAGGGTCACAAGAAGATGGTAAAGGTTCGCATCTCTACTGGTCCGAACTCTACCGCCACAGTTGCCATTCCGGAGGAAGTTATCAAGAGACTTCCGCCTATGGACATGTAATGGAGAGACAAAATGTCAGAGAAAAAGTCATTCATTGAGGATTTGCTTTCAACTCCACCTTGGAACAAGGAGCAGGAGAAGGTTTTGTTGGAGGATTTCCGAAAGGGAATCGTTGAAGAGGGTGAATATGAGAATGACGCAATCAAGTGGCAAGAGGGAAACGTCCTTGAGTTCGTTGAGTGCGATCCTGAATATTCAACCATTGACAAAATCCCCTGCAAGTGCTGGCTCACTGGGGAAGGAATACTCCACGCCAGGGTAAATGCCGGCTTCTATATTGAGTTCATGCCGCCCCAGGTGCTTCACTACGCAAAGGATTGTGGCAAGAGGGTTGCGCGAATGGTCATTGACCTCTTTGACATGGAAATTGAACGTAGGGTAGATTACCTTGCGCAGATGAACTACGGACATTGATTTTGCTTCGCTCATTGGTTTCCACATTTGTGGAAACTTCCTTTCTGGCCGAGGAAATCCTCGGCCTTTTCTGCTTGAATGGTAAATAGAGGCGGACGATATAGGAAGGAAGCACATAAGATGTACAAGAACCACAAAATAGTTGTTGCAATGACAAGCTGGACAAAGCGCATAGGTAATTGCGCATAGGTGGTGAAATCTATACTTGAAAATACCCTTAAACCTGATATTGTGTACTTAAGCTTATCCTTGGAAGAATTTCCTCAAAGAGAATTGGCGTTGCCATAGAACTTGATAAAATTGTCGAGACAGGAGTCTGCATTCAAAATCAATTGGGTTCCCGGAAAGAATACCAAATCAATGAAAAAGGTATTTCCTATTTTGCAATATATAGATGATGATGATATAATCATCACTTGTGATGATGATTTGGATATTCCAAAAGGACTTATCAAGTCCAGGGTATAGGATTATGATAGGTATAAACAACCAATTACTGCAATATAGTCTCCCAATTCAAGACATGTTATGTTGCACGATATGATTGGAACATGCTATATGCCTGGGATGCATCCAACATCGTTATATACTAAACGAATGTTGAAAGGGTTTGAGTGTTTTTATGTTCCTCCTGTGATAAAATACTCGAATGATGATTTGATCTATATGTTTTTGTTGAGACTAAATGGATATAAGCAAGTTAGGTGTTCATATTATCCAACGTGGGACAAAAACAACAAGCAGAATGACCAAATTAGGACTTTGTTTCCAGAAGATGACTATTCTTTAAGAAACACTTATGTTGATGGAAAGACATATAATCAATCATTAAAGGAACAACTTGTTCAATTGATAGACATTGTTTATAAGGCAAAAATTTGGCATGGAGACTTCTACAATTTATGTGCTGAATATAAAAACCGAGGAAACACTTGCCTCAATAGAAAAACACTATGTGTGGTCGCCATATAGAAAAATGAGAATGCCTACATAAATGAATGGATAGAACATAACTTAAATATAGGTGTTTCCCATATATTTCTCTATGACAATTCTTCAATCAATGAACAAATCAAATATTCCATTTTGCCTAAATACGAGAATTTTGTTACAATTATAGAGGTATTTGATAAGAAGAAATATCAGCTGTCGGCGTACACAGAGGCATATTATAAATATGCTCCTGAATATGATTATGTTGCTTGTATAGACGTTGATGAGTTCATAACATTTAATAATGGGATGAATTTGGATAAACTATTGTCGTCTTTGCCAAAAGATTGCCAGTAGTATAGAATAAATTGGCAGTTGTTTGATGACAATGATATTGTCAATAGAGATGTAAGAAATTCAGTAGTTAAGGATTTCACCAGAAAAATCCCAAATAGAAACACTGTAACAAAAAGCATTGTCAAAACTGGGATAAAGGATGTTGCATATACATCAACACATTATTGCTCGTGTAAGTCGAATGGCAGAAAATTGCCACTGACCACATATTATGGCAAAATGGAATAGTTGAGACAAAATCTTTTTAATGTGGATATGGGTATTTGTGATTATTCCATCGCATAGGTAAATCACTATATCACAAAAAGTGCAGTTGAATATGTGGATAGAATAAAACGGGGAGATGCAATAATAGATTATGTTAGGTCAAAGGAAACATATTTTCAATACAATAGGTATTCCAAGGAGAAAGAACTGGTATTCAATGAATCTAATAGAACATTGACTTATGTGTATTGGGCGAATGATAAAATAAGGGATAATGCTGGCGATTGGTTTAATCATACTATAATGGATAAGATATATTTCTGCAAAAACAAAGATTATTTGTCAAGCTCAAATATGAATACAAAGATTGATATGGCAATGTGTGGTTCATTATTGGACAATTCACATACCATGGTTAAAAACTGTCAGTACATTGTTGGATGTGGAGCATAGATTCTCCATAGGAAGCCCAGCAACAATAAAGGTGAATCTTATCTTGCTGTAAGGGGAAATATATCTAAAGAATTTCTTGAAAACAATAATGTACAAGTACCAAGTAACGTTGTTCTTGCTGATCCGGGAATTTTATTGGGTTCGTTTTATGATTTTAGAAAGTATGTTAAGCAGAAATACGATATTGGAATAATTTGCCATTATATGGATGAACAGAAGGTTAGGGAAAAATATGGGGATGATCCGAACCACATTGTGATTTCAATGCGTACAACTGATATTCAGAAATTGGCATATACTATTTGTCAATGCAAATTGACGGTTTCCTCTTCATTGCATGGAATAGTTTTCTCTCATTCATTGGGTGTTCCATGCTATCATATATCATTATCTGAGTTGAACAACAAGTCCGGGGATATAAAGTTCAACGATTATTATTCATCGTTTCCATTGGAATATGAGAAATTCGTGTATAGAGACTATAAGATAGATTTCCCAAGAATATTGGAATATGATTCCCATAATAGGGGAAAATCAAATCCAACCATCGACATGGTTAAGAAAAAATAGAAGGAACTTTTGCGTGTGTTTCCATTTAAGAACTTGATTCGTAAACAATTCATTTCCAAATAAAAGGATATACTAAAATGTCGAAGTTAAATATATGCTTGATATTTCATCAAAACATGATATCGTTATGTGTATCAGCAATCAAAACCATACTTGATAGTTAGATTGATGCTAATAGAATCTATCTCACGATGTCATATAAGGAATTTCCAAATTGGGAATAGGATTTACCAAAAAGTCTTTGTCATTTAATAATGACATCAAATAAGATTATTCTAAATTGGGTGGATGACATATATGGATTCGAGAAAAATGCGATTGCCAAGATTAGGCAATATGTATCAAGTGATTCTGATGTAGTTATTATCAAAGATCGAGATTGCGTATTAAAGGATTATATTTTAGAAAAGATGAAACATGTATCAAGAGGATGTGAGTATAAAAACATCAAAGCAAAGCCATAGGAACATAAAGTCCAAAATCATTCGACATTTTGGTTTCATTGATGTATAAGAATCTAAATGGTAAATATTCCACATGAAGGAGAATATGAATGTCCACTATAAACATCTGCATGACATCTTTTCCAAGGCGCATAACGAATTGCGTTCCAGTAATAAATTCGGTACTTGATAATACAGTCCTTCCCGACAGAATATATCTCACGCTTTCCCACCAGGAGTTCCCTGGTTTCGAGCAAAGTTTGCCAAAGGAATTATATCACTTGGTGATGACTTCCAACAGGGTAATCCTGAATTGGGTTGAGGACAACACAAAGTCCATGAAGAAGGTGTTTCCAATCCTGTCATATCTTGAAGACGACGACATCATCATTCCAATTGATGACGACATGCTTCTGCCAAAGGATTTCATAGAGGCAAGGCTCAAGGACTTCAGGGACAACAACTGCGAACATCCAATCACGTCCAATCTCTCCAAGACAATCAACATGGACAATATGGTGTTCACTGTCTATTCTCTGGTTCAGAAGAAGATGCTCAATGGTTGGGAGAAGTTGAATGTTCCATTGGTTCTGGACACATGCAACGACGACAGAACATATCTCTATCTTTGCCATCTCAATGGCTACAAGCTTGTTCCTTGCACTAAGTATTGCTACACGCCGGGAGATTCACATGGAATCGAGAAGCTTCCAATTGCTCCAAGAAGTGACTATCAATATCAAGTGGGGCCGTTGTATGACAGGATTCTTGCTCCATTGATTGCCAAGTTGTCTGGTGGCAAGACCATACGCGACTGCTTTGGATTGTTCAATCCAAAGGAAGAGGTTGTAAACGACAAGAAGCAGAAGAGGAATTTCGTGGATGTCAAGCAACTTTCATCTCCATCCACGAGACCAGAGATAGATGTTGCAACTGCACGATTGTTCCAATACAACCTCAAGAATCCAATCAAGCACGATTTGGTGTATGTGCTTGGAGATGGAAGCCACTACAAGAACCTGGAGATAAAGATTTCCATAACATCCATGTTGAAGTTCTGCTCACATTGGATAAATGAAATCTACGTGGTTGGCGAGAATTCAGGAATCAAGAACCCAAAGGTGCATCACATCTACGCGCCAGACGTTTCAAGAAGCAACAAGGACGCGAACATCATCTACAAGTTGAACATGGCGATATAGAGGATTCCAAAGCTCACTGAGAACTTCTTGTTCTGCTCTGACGATATTCTTGTCACTCGGAAGTCTGATTGGGAGGATTTCATGCCAAGACAGGTGTTCGAGTACAACCAGAACGACGAGTTCAGAAAGAGATTGAGGGAGGATACCAAGGACAATCCTTGGGATGAACTCTTGATAGGGACTATGGACAGGTTTGTTGGGAACAGGGAGCATATCTACTTCTACGAGCCACATATCTTCGCTCCAATCAACAAGAAATACTTCAAGCGAATGTGCAGGGAGATTGACTACTTGAACAGCAAGAATGTCATCATAATGTCCCTTTGGTTCAACTGGCTTGGGTTGCCCAATCCCCCAAAGAAGTACGATCATATGTCAATATTTAATCAAAGTCAAGCAATGAAGATGAACAAGCTTGAACGCCATTTGACATACAACGACAAGGCGTTTGGGGTTAAGGAGTTCAGGGATGGTCTAATAGAACTTGTCACTATGGACGAGTTCAAGTAAATCAATAGGTCTGGTCTTTCTTGATGAAGGACTCTACTGCAAGATGGTCTATGTCTGTTTGGCGTAGAATAATTACATTATTGGCAATCATGCATTGATGCTTGGCTTCTTCCTTCGCGCATTTCCATTCGTATTCTTCGTCTGAAAGTTTAGGGTCTCTCCAAGTCAAGTACATTTCCTCCTTGCCTGTCTCCTTATTGGTTGTGATTAGATGCTTCAAGGAACTCCCATTCTTTGGAGCATTGTTTCATCTATTTACCATTTTTACATCAATAAGTCTAATCTTTTTTCATCCAAGAGTCTATTTTAACCTCATATTTTAGTTCCCGAGGACGAATAACTTTTGTTCTTGGAACTTGGGTCTTGAGTCTTGGACAAGTCTTTCTGAATCCATTTGCTTGAATCCCATGTTCTATTTCGTGCATGTCAGGCAATCCCTTGAAGATGTAATCAACGCAAGCTGCTGCCTGCTCCATGGCAATTGCGTCATAGACACGTGGATCAAAGTCAGGGAGTTTGTCCCACCAGTTCTCCGGGAGTTGGTTCTCCTCAATCTCCAGCTTGTACAATGGAGTCTTTGGGTTCTTGTGGCAAGCACCATCTGAAGCAGAGTATTGCCCAGAGCCAGCACCTCCTGCTCCACCTCCACATCCACCACCCTTGACTTTCTCCTTTATGGTGTCTTCAACCTGAGAGCCTACTTCCTCTCCTATTTTCTCGCCGATGTATTGCCCAATCATTCCACCAATTGGACCACCGTAGGCAGAGCCAATGGCAGCACCTGCTTGTCCACCTGCCTACGCTCCAATTTGACCCCCCATTTCCCCACGAGGAGTTTCCAATATGCTTTCTTTTTGTTCGTTGTCCATGCTAGATATTCGCACTTATAGGTCTTGTATCAAATCCCATTGCTTTATTACACACCATATGGAGTTTGTCGAAGGTTCTCGCATTTTCAATACGAATGGCGCGTTTGTTATTGTTGCATAAAGACCATTTGTGTATCCTATTTCAGGTGATATTGCGATTTTTATGTTCTTCGATTGTGGAAGTTGGGAGAAAGAGATGATGAAATTGGAATCTTCTGGAACATTTAACAATTCACCTTTTGATTCATATTTGCATTGTGGTATCTCCATAAACACCAAATCAAAGTTTCTTTGCCCAAGGGGTGGTTCGACTCCAATCGTGGTACCTGCCATGAACACGCCATTTGTGTTTGGTTGGAGTTTGATTTCTGTGACCCCACGGAGCATTGGTTGGATATTTTGCATCTTGTCCAATTCATCTTCTTCGTGTTCGACCCCATCTCCAACAATTGTCGTGTTTCCATTTTTCATCATTATCAACAAATCGTTCAATACGCCATCACGCATTGCAGAGAACGCCAGTTCAAGCCGATTGGTTGGAATCTAACCATTTTTGTTCACAATTTGCCATTGTCTGAATTGGAGTGTATTCATCTCTGAATTCTTTCCAGCACCTATCTGGACAGAACCTCTTGCAGTTGCTTCTGCATTGGTGTTTCCTTCATGAGACCCTATAGATATCGCATTGATTGCTGATGCTCTGGATTTTCCACCTATTGCGATTGCGATGTTTGTTACTGATCTTGCGCTATACCCAAGAGCAATAGATTCACTTCCAGATGCATAGGTTGCATCCCCCGTTCCTTGTGTCACATCCTCGTTTGGATGCTAGGCTCCGTTTCCAATCGCTATTGCATTGCTTGATTTTGCTTGTGCATGCCATCCTATCGCAATTGCCTGCGATTTTCCACCAGGAACAACCGCATCAGCATAGTCTCCAATGGCGATTGACACTGACCTCAATATGGTTGGCTTATCTATGCCATCTATGTACGATTGGGGGATTTTGGCCTTTGCTCTGAATCCAATTTCGATTGCAGAATTCTAATCTTCGCCATTTCCATCTATGAATGTAACTCCAATCTATTCTTTTTCTGGCGAAAGCGATATTGGGGATAGATCAATGGAACGACCCAAATCTTGCACCACTTTTGGGATGAAATTGGTGTATGTCTGTCCAGAATCATGCCTGGTCATCACCACATTCAATTCGTTTGATTTGACGAATCCGTGTTCATGTACAACCTTTTCAATTGTTTCATCCAAGTTCACATCCCACCATGTCTATTCTTGAATGGAGTATGCGTCCATTGTCAATACCATGGATAAAAGAACGAGTGCAATTTCTATTGATGTATTTTTCATCTTGATTTTGGATTTATGTATGTTATATCATCTATTTACAAAATCCTATGGCAAGAAAGATTTCAAGCCCTTCTTGCATAGGTTTATGGTAAATACCAACATAAGGTTTGTAGATAGGAAGAAAAGAAACCATGAGGCATAACGTAGAAGACTTGAAGGGCAGGGCGTTGGTTGAGAGCAACATCCTCAAGCAATTCATATTGTCGGCGACAGCGAAGAAGAGAGGCGAGTTCAAGCCACAGTTGGACGATATCTTGATACATGACTATCAGATGGCGAATTCTGTGACATTGAACGTCATTCTTTCCAACTATATGGTTGACCTTGCCTATGCCATAGATTCCATAGAGAATCCTCTTTATGGTGGGAATAAGGACTCATACTTCAAGTTGGTGCGCGACTTGGATGAAACCAACAACCATCTCGACGACCAAACAAGGTTGGTTCTGGACGTAGCCGATGGAGATGGTACGTTCAAGTCTCGTGACTTGATTCTTCAGATGAAGGAAGTGTGGAATCAAACTCTGAAGGTAAAGAAATTCTTCAATCTCGATTCAATCTGGTATTGCCAAAGGGATGGGAATGCTGGAAATGACAGGATAGATATTGTTAATGAGATGAACGATTTCGTCCGTGATGCCAATCCATTTGGTGACAATCCGTTTGACAAGCCATTGTTTGGAGATGATGGCACATCTTTAGGATATACATTCAACAAATGGCTTACTGAACTCAATTGCATTATAGAAAATAGATTCTACAAGAATGTCCTCAAGGACGATGGCGCGAAAGGGACACATACCAATTTTGGGGACATGATTTCCAAGTGTAGGTATTTGCTTTGCGGACATGGTGGATTCTATGGATTGGAGGCATATTGGGACACGACAGGAGGCGAGAGGGCTTTCAAGGGCTTCAAGTTGCACGATATTGGGGCAACACTTCCAATTCTTGGCAAATCCTTGGAATACAAGTTCTGCAGTTTCCACGTCATAGGAAATGCAGATGAGACTACGTTGTTCTTGGCAGTAAAGGAGAAGTCAGGTGGTCTATATCACTATCTTTACTTGAATGAAAGTTCGATTGACGAAACCTACGGCTTCACTGAGATTGATTCTGTTGTCGTTGACCAATTGATTGTTCAACCTTCTGAGGTGTTCTCCTGGGTGGATAGCGTAAGGGAATTGGACACTGTCAACATAGCCCTTACTGACTATGGCTTCTGGGACATTGAAGCAAACCAAACCAACAACATCACCTATTCATACAGAAATGGAAAGTCCTATGAAAATAATGTGACTCCTGCGTTCAATGGAGACAACACCAAGCTGATTGATCCAACGATTTCCATTAAACCGACCACCAAGTATTGCGAATATTCCCATGAGGAGGAATCTGGTGATGAAGAGACATATAGGATAGATAGGCTTTGGAACAAGAAGGATGGATACTGGTATGCCTGTCAGGAACTTGATAAGCCCTATAGAAGTTCCATAGTTGGAAACAATGGCAATACCTTAAATCTGGTTGGATGTACCGAACACTTTGCTGTATATGATTCCAATGGAAACGACCCCATCCATATCTTGGTCAATTTGTCTGAAGAGCAATTCAAGAACCTGTTGTTCTCTGATGCGCAATTGACAAACTACTTCATTGAATGGCTTTATGATGAGGTAATACACCCCCTCAGAGATGTGCCAAATGGCGATACCAGGGAGGAATGGTACTTGTACAACAACTATTCTGCCTTCATAGCCAATTTGGGAAGTTCTCTGGCACCATCTGACGCAAATGAAATCTCATATTCTGACCTTCATTTCCAATTGAGGAAGGAATATTCATCTTCTGACACGACGATAAAGATAGACCTTTCAGACAAGTTTGGCTTGGTGGTAGGGCCAGACGACAGCCATCATGGTGTTGTAGATATGTATGACGCATCTGCAAGCACACTGACACAATATTGTACTGCCCTCAATGATATAGTAAATGCTCTATATGGAGATATGGTTGATGGGTCAGGAAACCCAACGGGGAATCTGAATGTGAATTGGCTCATAGATTCTGGTGAGTCGTCCCTCATATAGAACATGTACAACCTCTTCTCCAATGTAACTTGGGGAACGAAGCGTGATGCATTTGTGGAAAAGACCATAAAATCCCTGATATAGGCGTTTCTCCCTTTGGAGTATTTCAATCCATATCTTACGGCACATCTCAAAGAAGACCTCAAGAAGTTTGATTCTGCAATAGAATCTCCTGAAACACACACTGATGCGGTCAAGCTTACCGAGAATGAGAAAAAGCGTGTTGTGAAAGCAGTATAGAACTATATAGAGGGCAAAGTCAAGACTTCCCTTGTGCTTGGAAAATATCGCAATTCTGACCCAGAGGACAATACAAGATATCCGGACATTGAAAAATATCTCCAAAATACTGAGCGTAAGATTAGCAAGCTTCAAGCAAGAGACATTATGTCCTTGACAAATACGCTCAAGGAAGTCACATTTGCTGTACAATCCACGAAGTTCATCAATGGTTGCGATTCATTCGCCAAGCTCGCCAGAATACGTGATGATTCAGACCTGTTCGCAATGGCAGAGAATGCCTCATTTGTCGCCCTATCCAATCTCGTCAAGTCAGATGGAGAAACCTTGAACGTGAATTGGTCGCAAGATGGTGGCCGAGGAACTGACGTGAAGGGGTGGATGTTTGACCATGAAAATTGCTCTGACGAGAATATGCTCAAGGCATTCATTAGAACCCAAATCTATCGTCCTCTGTTCTTCCAATGCAACAATTATAGCAATTTCACGAGCAATTCTGAGGCGTATTATTGCGTCACCGAAAAGTATTTCATTGACCATGTTGGAAACGAACACAAGGTGCTTTTCACCAATTGGCCAGATGAAGAAACGCTTTATATCTCCAAGGATGGGGCAGAAGATCCAAATGGAATCAAGGACATACTTGAATCTGATGAAATATCTCATGGCGAATATACTATTCCATCTGACAGCATTAAATATTTCCCAATCTCCAACAAGTTTGAGTATAGCATAAGCTACAATCCTGTTCAGATTGAAGACAACAAGTTTGTCATAAACGACGTTGAATATTATGTGGTAAGATCTGATGGTGAGGAAGATAGTCCAATCAACAGCATCTACTTCAATGAGTTCCAAAGCAACACTGAGGGGCAGAACCAAGTTGCGCAGGTGATTGATGGCAACAAGTTCACGCTCAATGGCTTGGAATATGTCATAGAGGGAAATGAGATTTCCATACCTTCTGTGACCCAAGTATTTGACGAGAATGCCACTGATGATGAAGTCTCTGATGAGGACAAGGGAAGATATAAGGAGTGGAAGTGTGACATAGTGGACGACAGGTTCCAGTTTGATGGCATTTGGTATGTGCTTGTGAGGGATGCCAGAAACAATTACGCATCCGTTGAGTATGCTGACAACAAGGACAACAAGCTTATTCCACTTCTTGTGACAATAGATGGCGTTGCAGAATACAAACCTTGGGAGCTTAAGTTCCAGTTTGAGACCTATGGAGCCAATGCTTGGAAGATTGTCAGGGCAGTCAAGAAGCATCAATCAGATGTCATTGACCGATTGGCATAGGAATGGTGCGAGTTTGACGGCACAATTGACAGTCCATCTGAATATGGATTTACCCCCAATAAGACCTATGATTGGTATGTCGCAAACGAACTTCTAAAGATTCAGCAGCAACATCCAATTGAATACAGGAAACTTCTGAACCTTGGTTCTGGAAAGCTCTTCAATGGAGCATTGAAGCTCATCACAAGCACGGTTCCACCAAGAGATTGCATTCTCCATATGCGAAATGAACTTCAGAACGAGGATGTTGTCACTGTTTGCGAGCTTGTCAAGAAGTATGACGACAATGAACAGGTCCAGTTCATGGGAGTGCTTTTCGACAGGGACATGAATCTTGATTCTGTCAGAATGTTCCGTGGTGATCTATCCGGAAACATTGCCATAGAAGGATCATCCGGAAGGTTTGCATTCTTTGTCAAAGAACTTGGTTCTGGTCTGAACAACGTCAATGTTGCTTGGACAGACTATTCAATATGGAATGCATCTCACCAAATTGTTCAGAATGCCGCAGAAGCGCAAATAGACGAAGAAACAAACCAGATTGGGTTCTATTGGGATGCAAACCCAAATTACTCAGAAACCTCCAAAGTCATATTGACTCCAATATACAGACTTGACGATGAAGGAAACGAAACATCAGTAATAATCAAGTACAATGTTGATATAGACAATGGACTTAAACAATATACAGTTTGGGTCAATGGTCAATATGTGCATTTCATAGTCAATGAAAACAGATATAGGTTGAATCTTTCAACAAACAAGGTCGATAGATTGGTCATAAACGACATTCACGTTCAGACCGTTGACTTCTCCACGTCATACAATCCAGAGCAATTGAAGGACAATTTGGCTCAGAACGTCAAGAATGCGATGCTCAACCAGATTGTATAGAAGGTCATAGACAGTGAAGCCACATCTGCTGGAGGGGAAATAACAATTCAATTTGAGCGGCCACTTGCCCTATACTTGGATGTGTTCACTGATGCAGAATCGTTGGATAACTATGTCATTGCCAACAATCTGGAAATTGATTCTGACGATTGCGTGAAGTTCTCCCAAGTGTTCAAGAACAACCTTGTTGACATAGATGAATCCAGAATGGTGGATGGCAATGTGTATCGTCATCTTTCAGACAACATAACGAGGACGTTTGGCAGAAATTCCAACCTTCCGGTGGTTGATAGTCCATCCATATAGGTGAAGAGAATAAAGGTTGGTTCAAAGGACACTGACACATTTACGTACAATGTTCTTATGGACGTGTACATAATGCAGAACAAGGAGTGGATGAAGAAACATAGCACTTACGATGGGAAGTATGTCATAGCCAATGCCATAGTCAAGGACATGGAATGTTCAGTGACAATAACTCCAACATATCACAAGGCTGATGGCACAATATCATATGAAGCAAAGTATGTGGTGAACAAAAAGCCGAGTAATCGAGACACTTATGATGTGGAGTACAACCAAATCGTATATAACTACAATGGCAAGACCAAGCACATGACCACTGCAGCCACCCGCAAAGTTCAAGATGGTGTGAATTTCTTGGATGTCATAGGTCTTAATTTGACATATTCCACGAAAGGTAATTTGAAGGTTAGAACCACTCCAACCACAAGAATCATAATAGACGAAATCATCTCCAAGGAGATATAGAACATCTTTGTCCATAAACTTTCAGATAATACCTATGATTACGACTACATCAAGATGTTCAACAAAATCAACAATGCTATTTCTAGTCCTGAAATAGTGGATAATTCTGTTGTGGAAAATTATGGCTATGATGCGGACAAGATATGGCCGATAGGGGGAATTATTCATAGGGATGGTGGGGAACTTGTCAATGTAAATAGAGGGTAGACATACATTAGGGGTCAGTTATACAAGATTGATGACGACACCAAATTGCTTCCATTAACTGGATCTCAGGAATATGGCATCAATGATGTGAAGATACACGCATATGAAAATATTCCTGTGATGAAGGTTCTTGTTCCTGTTTCCGACACAAATCAACAGTATCTTGTACAGTATCTTAAGACCTTTAGCTTTGGTTCTGAGCCACATTTGACCTTTACAACTGACATAAGTGAAGCACATCAATTCCAAGTTGCAGTGGTTAAGCCAGGGGATTGGACAGTATCTAATTGGATTGAAACAAACATAGGTGATTCAAGGGTCATAGATGGAAAGACATATACAAGGGACAATTTTGGGGAAGATTCGTACTTGAAGCCAGTAAAGGCAAATCCTGAGCAGGGCACTGAGGAGGGATATGAATTCAAGCAAGTTGCAACAAGCGAAAAGGTACTTGTTTATAAGGACAACTATATCACCACAACATCTGAACAAGGCAAGTTCTCGGTGAAAGCTCTTGGAACTGGAGAGAATAGAGATGTGTTCCTTTGCTACAATCCACGTTCAGGAAAGCCAAGCAGATTCCATGTCCAAAATTACAATACTACCCATACATTTGACACAACGAAGCTTGTCAATATTGCATTGTATGAAGGAAGCATTAGGAATAAAGACACTGACAACCCAAATGTTCTGAACTATGTATATTTGACCACCTCTCCTGGGTTCTATCCTATTTCCCCGTGGCTTGTCCGTGAGGGTTCTCATTCTGAAATCAAAGGTTTCTTGATTACTGAATACAATGGGAGAGAAGAAAGGAGACTTGGACCTGGGCTTAAAGATGGCGAAGTATTTTAGCAGTCATTTTCTTGGTTGTCAAATGAAACGCCAAAAACCGAAGAAACAGTGAGAATTAAATTCGGTGTCAATAGAGTTGAACAAGTAGCTTCGCTTCCGAAGGACGAGGACGGCAAGCCAACTGGGGAGCTTGGTGTCCTATACGTAGTGACGGACGGAAAGAACTACTATATGACCCAAGTCGGGGTTGACGGTCTTGGCTATCCAACATATGACTATGTTGAAACTTACGACACTTGGGATGGGTTGGTCGGTACGCAGATTGAAATACCTGTGGCATTCTCCAAAATCAATACCGACAGTCCAACGGTAAGCATAGCCAATGGAAGTTATGTGTGCTATTCAATGGATTCCGTTCCAGACTCACGAACATAGAATTATGTTGTGGATGTAATGGAATACACTGTGCGTTCCGGAGACATAAACCAAAGCCCATTGATAGGAGATGAAACCAATTATGTTTCTTCTGAGGAGACGCAGGAAGCACAAGGTGAAGATGTCGTCCGAATCACCAAGACAATATCTTTCACGCCTATGGTGATTGTAAGGAGGAAGAAGTTTGCATTGGATCGTGGAAGCTCATACATAGCATCCAACAGTATGTATGTCAATTGTGGGAATGATGATCCTTTGCAAACCCAATACGTCATCAGAGCAACTGATTTCGGTGGAGATAAAGTTGGGACTTTGGAGTTTGGATTCTTGTCCTTGCCTTTGGATTTGGATGATGATGCTGATGAAACATATTACACTAAAAGGCTATCTGAAATAAATGCGCAAAGGAAGGACGGTGAGAAACTTCTGATGAATGAAATCCAACATAGGTCAATAGACGAATACACCTGGAGCTATCCTGCGCATTTCGAGTTTCAGGGAAATGGCATCATAAGTGATGGAACTGACTGGCCAATTTCGCTTGATGTACTTCCCCCTGGAAAGCTCCCTGATGATGATGGAGACGTATATAACAGAGTGTATGAAGTCCAACAGAAGGTATATGCATAGCATGTGGATTTCCCGGAAGGAGACTATCCTGGGAAGGATGATGCTTCAGGAGCAAATTCTGTGTGGATAGACAAGGCGAGTATGGCAGCATCCATAAGCGCAAAGGATAATGTTGATGATTGGAAGAAACTCATATACAAATGCGTGGACGACAATCTGACATCCAACATAGATGATGCCGTTCCACCAAGGATGCGCGAAAGCGTGGAGAAGCTTATTTCCAAGACGACATTCTTGGACGATTCGTATTTCCATGTAGTTCTCACGCAGCTACAAACGTTTCTTGACATGATTGCAGGAGAGTTGCATCAAGAGTTTGTGTTGTCAGACATTGCCAATCTTTGCAATTTCGAGTATTCCATGAAGGGAATAAAGTTCAAGAACCATGATGCAAATCAGAGAAATTGGGCAAATACGGGTGGCTTGTTTGGATATAATCGTTCTGGAATTGAATATACGTCGTGTTTGGAGAGTTTCAAGAACCACCTGCTTGACGAGTTCAAGAGCGACTGGAGGAAGATTACACCAGGTGTTGTGGATGACGACGATGAGGACACCTATATAGGGAATAGGGATTACCACTATATTCTATTGTCTTCTCCAATTGACTATACCAATGCGGCCAATATTGCGAAATTGCGTAACGACACTCTTTGGGAGATGTGGAGAACATTGAACTATCCACCAGAAACTCCACCCGATATCATAGACCAAATATTCCAAGAATCGTCCGACAAGGTCAGGTACATCAATGCGACAAAGACAACAATAAATGGAAACTTGATTGGCATGTTCGTTGCTGACACCACATGCAATTTGTTCGTGAAGACATAGACATCAGATGTGCAACCCAAGGACATTGTGAGATGGTACACATTCGACGCGCAAAAGCCGACCATGGATGCCATTGTTAGATATAGGGTTTCCTCTGATACTGGCGACTATGTGTTTGAGCCAAGGATGCGATTCACAGACTATTCAATATCGAACGATGGATGGCTGTTCAAGATGCTCAACAGAGATTTCGTTGGAACTTCAAGGATTTCTGACGCATTTGCCATCCATTGCGAGCAGGAATCTGAAACAGAACAAGCATTGTGGTATGTTCCACAACTGGATGCGTACATATATGGAGCAAACTCAACAAGACCAAACGCAAACATTGATGGCATATTCGACATGGTGTATGAGCAATATGGCGACAGGCTTTATGTCCTCTTCAATGGGGACAACCATCTCTATGCCTACGACAACATTGGTCAGACAAAGACGTTCGATGGATTCGTGATACTCAAGAAGGAGACTGCAACGTTGAAGCTCAAGACGTTCAATTCAATTCAGATAACCAACGACAAACTTGAGTATGGCAGGTTGTTCCTCGACTACTTCAGGACGGAAGCTGATGAGGATGCTGAATACCACAATTGGCGCATAATCCTCTATGGAAAGCGTATAGACAAGAATACACAAGCAGAAACATTCAACAGGGAGATTTGGTACTTCAGGCCAGGTTTGGATAGGAGGGGCTATCAGCAATACAACTCCATCATGTTTGGAGATTCGTTGTTCGACGAAGGGCAACTCCGATTCCACAATATCTCCAAGAACAAGGACATGTACGACATCCTCGACATAAACGAGGTTGATGGGAGATACTATGGATTGTTCAAGAACGAGAATGCTGGATCAGAAGTCAATGGGAAAGAGACCTATACCGTATTCAAGGCTGAGAAGGAAGGTGGTGTGGTTCAACGCCTCCCTTGGCAGATATTGAACAAGCATATGTACAGAACCAACGACAAGCTTTATTCGTTGTTTGTGGTATCCAACGAGCCAGAGGAAGGGGAGACGTATCATCCAGTGCTCAGGGAGATTTCTGTCCCAAATTCTGACGAATATCCAAATAGGGTCATAGACATCAACAAGCTCTTCAAGGACAACAATGGGGAGAACGGGTGGAAGAACGATCTTGACGTGTATGGTTTGCTGATGGACGAGTTCAAGCTCAAGAGCAGGGAGGGGCAGATGTTCGCCCTCACCAACAAGGGCTTCCACAAGATTGACTACATAGACCAATTCAAGCAATTGTCCATAGACAAGTTGGCAGACTTCAAGGACAGGTTGCACGATACGTTCAATGCGACGGTAATTCAGAAGCACATGGATGATATGCACAACGGGGAGCAGGATTACTACTTCGCCGTGTTGAGGAACAAGATAAACCAGTTTGCTGACGATTTCACGGTGTTCGATCTCATTCCAACCGAATTCACTGAGACCCAGGACGTTGGCGTAATCCCCAATGGACCAGTGACCGACATTGATACGATTGAAGACCATAGGGATGATTCCATCTTGACTTCCACGGACATTCTTTGGACGGATGGAATGTTCGCGCAATCCGACACAAACCCTGGAATAGTCACTTGCGCAATCTCAAACCCTGCAACAATCTACGACGACAACAGCGTATTCACGAAGTTCCAACGCAACCCGTCGATAGAGGGGACAGAGTTCTATGATTTCATCAACGACCAAGATGGAAACACCTTGATGGACTTGTATGCGATCCCGTTCATATACAGAATCAACTCCAACAACACATACGACCTCTACATCAACGTGCCAACCACGAGGACGAAGTACCTCAACAGGATTGCTGGAACGTTGCAGGACAATGGCACGGTCCAGGTTCTTGCTGGCGATACAAGGACGCGCTTGAACTTCCTTGAAGAGCCTATGGCGAACAACTTGAATGAATCCACCACGAGGTTGCAAGTGTTCATGGACAAGAAATATCTTTCCATTGGCACCATTGATCTGGTGGAGATTTCTGGAAACTCAATTCCAACGCAAATCTACAGGGACGTTCCAAACAACGGTCTCTACGATTCCATAGCCCTTGAGAGCATATGGACAGGAGAAGTTACGCAGTTGAACGAGCCAAGCAAGGACATCAACAAGGTCATGCTGGAGTTCGAGTGCTATGGTACGGATTCCCAATCCATCCACATTCAAGGAAAGACGCTCATAAACAGGGCGTTGGACGATGGCGAGTATGGTTCTTCTTCTGAGAACGTTCCTTCTGATCCAATCAATCGCATCACAATTGCATTCAATGCAAATGGTGGTACAGTTGAGGAAACTTCAAGAACTGTGGTTGTTGGAGAATTGATAGGCGAGCTTCCAACTCCAACGAGAGATGGATATATGTTCGATGGCTGGTGGACTTCCTTGTCGGACGATTCTGGAATCAGAATATATGGAGGAGACGACAACAGTTTCATCACATAGGATATGGATACCCTTTATGCGCATTGGATCCCGATATTGAGGAAGTCTATGACAATCTATGGAGATAACGACTTGACATCTGGTCAAACGAGCGTGTATGATTGCTTCGCCTCGTTTGAGGATGGTTCTGTGGACAAGGTATCTCCAACATGGACTGTCCAAGAGGGTAGCATTGAATCAACTGGAATGTTTACTGCCCCAAATGTCACCAGTGAAAAGCTTGTGACAATACACGCTGAGTATGAGGATGAGAATGGGCAGAGGGCAAGTGGAGATTTCCAAGTGAGAATAACACCAAATGCGGGGACATGACATGGCGACAACAGCAGATGTAAACAAGGAAATGGTTAAGAAGTACAAGGTGGATAACACCATCTTGGAATCCTACTTCAAGAATGCAAGCAATACGCCAGTTGCTGGAGTGGTCTTTCCACTTCGTCTGGACAACAGGCAATATTGCTCCCCAACTGACTATCAGGGGAGCAAGCCATCTTGTTGTGGCTATTCAACTGCCCAAATCTTGGAATCCTTGAATTGGATGGATACTGGCAACATCGTTCAGATGGATGCGGACCAAATATACGCCAAGGCAAAGGAAGTTGACAATCAAATGGGACAAGGTGGAACATACCCAGACCTTGCCATGCAAAAGGGACTTGAACTGATTCCAGATGGAACAAAGAAGTACAAGGTGATGACTTCAACTTCCAGGGACATAAACGAGTTGAAGCGAATCATTCACAAGTCAATGTTCGCTTCTGTGAATATGGTTGTAACGAAAGACATCTACAATCTGGATGACAAGAACTTTGTCTATGAGGGTTGGGACAAGAAGGCTGGTGGTCATTCCTTGGTGTGTTGCGGCTATGACGACCCCTCAAAGATGGTGATATTGCAGAACCACTGGGGTACTATTTGGGGTCTAAAGGGCTTCTTCCTATGTCCATATGATGTTTGGAGGAGGCAATGCAACATCTTCTGTTGGTACGAGCGTATTTGAACCTATAATTGTAAATAGATATACACAACTCAAAATCCAAACAAGGGTAAATTGAAATGAGGATAGTCATAGACAAGGATATATCAGAGGTCAAGCTCCTTCAGGAGTCTTGGGAGAAGAGCAAGCCAACCTACAAGGTAGTTGCGGTAAATGATGTGGATAGGTTCGTGTATGCCAAGGGACTCAAGAGCATCAATGAAGCTGTGGATGCCACATATGAGTCTGCTTGGGATGGTGCATTTGACGATTGCCACAAGGAGATTGTGGAGGTTGTTGGCGAGAGCGAAAAGACCATATTCTCCACCAACGACAAGGTTCAAGTTTGCGAGTCGGTTCTATTTTCTGAAGCTTCTGCACCAAAGAAGGGTGGTGGAAAGAATGACGCAAAGGATGCCAAGACTGGTCAGAACAAGCCTGGAATGTGGGACAAGATAAAGGGTGCTGCTGGAAAGTTGGCTGATGGTGCAAAAAAGGCACTTGATGGTCTCAAGAAGGGATTGAACATCGTTGGTGCGATGACAAAGCAATTCTCCAAGGATATGCTTAAGAAGTGGCGTGAAGCTGGATATTTCAACAAGGATGGACGCATCACTGGGCTTGGATACAAGGTCATGACAGGACAGGTGAAGAATACTGTTCCCGTGGATACCGGCAACGACAAGGCAGACGACATTACTCAGGCTTGGAAGATTGCGCAATCAAACGTTCAGAATGCTTGCAAGCAGCAAGGAATGAAAGTCACTGGCGAGGTCAAGGCTATTGTCAAGCAGGATAAAGACCCAATTACCCTGTCAGTTGATGTTACTGACAAGGATGGCAACAATTCCACGATTGAACTCAACCAGGATGGAACTACAGTTGATGGTGACGCGCAGAATGCTGACCAAGGTGGTGGTGACAATGGAGGTGGCCAAAATGGTGGAGGAGACAATGGTGGTGGTGCAGGAGGGGGCGCAAACATCCAGCAGATAACACCCGACCAGGCGCAGAAGAATCCCAAGGCCGCCCTTGGCAACCTCGCCACTCGCGTTGCCAATCTCGAAAAGGAGGTTGGAATCGCAGCAGAGTCTTGGAACTTCAACAACGAGCAGTTCACCAACAAGGCTGGTCTTGAGCGTCTTACAATTCGCAGGTTCTTCAACGAGATGAACGACCCTTCCGTGAAGGAAATCGTGTTCGTCTCTGAATCTGGCGAGAAGAAGACCTATTACACCAATTCTGGCTCCAGCGCATATGCGGCATTCAAGAAGGACTTCAGGGAATCCACAGACAAGTGCGCCAAGGTTTCCAACTTGGTTGGCTACAAGGTCACATTCGAGTCCTCAACGGCAAAGAGCAACAGAAGGGGATTCAAGTTCTCTGACTTCGGGTTGGATGACGACTTCGATTCCGAATCCAGAACGTTGGTCATCAAGGAAAGCGTCACGAGGGTGTCCAATGGTGGGGACAACAGAAAGTAGACTTCCACCAAGAAGGAAGTCGTGAAGGAGTCTTCGTCCAATGAAGATTCTGACGCCAGATTCTCTTCCACTACGGTTGATGCCAAGTCTCCAGAAGCAGACCCAGGAACAAGTGGCTTTGAACTTGAGATTGGGGAACTTGATCCAAAGAAGGAGGTTGAGGCTCTTCTCAAGTCAATGAACAAGTACAATGGACAGGAGAAGGACAAGCCAGCTGATGGAGATGGCACGATTGACACTGGTGTTTCCACTTATCCAGATGTTCCAGAACCAAAGAAGCAGGAAATGAAAGGTGCCGAAACGGGGGAGGAAATCGTCAAGGAAGCCGAAGGGGACGAAGGTGGAGATGATGCTGGCGGTGACGACGCAGGTGGTGGAGACGCCGACCCATTTGCTGGAGGCGACGACGCAGGGGGTGGCGATGCTGGTGGTGGCGATGCAGATCCATTTGCTGGAGGAGACGATGCTGCCGGAGGCGACGACGCAGGGGGTGGAGACGACGCAGACCCCTTTGGTGGAGGCGATGATGCTGGCGGAGATGCAGGAGCTGAAGGGGGAGACGCTGGTGCAGAAGGTGGTGAAGATGCCACATCAGATGCAGGAGCCGCAGGTGGTGACGAGGCCACTGGCGAACCATCTCCAGAGCCAGCGGTGAATACTGACGCCCAAGGCAATCCAAAGTCTCAGTACAACATCAACGTAACACGTCCATTCAACGTGGAAGATGATTTCTCCCTTACTGAGGACGAGCAAAAGGAGTTCTTTGGCAAGATTGATCAGTTGGTGAAGATTCCTGACATGGACAACTATTCGCTTTACCTCTATCAAATCACACCGGAGAACATGAATCTTGACGATGTTCACTACATCCAAGCACTCTATGAACTCTCAGTGAAGCTGGGTCTGCTTGAGGATGTCTATGCTGACTCCAACTTGCTTGACAAGTACAACTCCTACAAGTATTCAGTTGTGAAGAATGGAGAGGAGAACAAGGGAGAGGACTTCAACGTTCAGGAGCAGAAGAACCCAATCTGGGGCAACAAGATGATGCTTGAAGCCAAGGATAAGGACACCAAGAAGGTTCTTGGAATGCCAACGGTTCAGACCGACAACGAGGAGAAGAACAAGGAGTCCAGGGAGATTGGTGCGTCTGAGAAGGACGATGAACGCCGTGGCCCGAAGGACATGAAGCTTGACCTTGACAAGAACGGCGCCCCAAAGCCCAAAATCATCGACACCAGAAAAGATGGTTGGGAGAAGGAGGGACGTGAGAACAAGAAGTTGATTGATGGAACGGTAGAAGGTGCTTTCCACGGACTTGGCTGGGTTGTGACCTTCAAGGCAATGCAATTTGGTTCCCCAAGGTTCATGTCAATGTACATCAAGAGGAAAGGTGACGAGAAGGCAGAGAAGCAGTGCGAGGATTACCTCAAGAAGCTTTCCTACACTGAAATTGAAATCCTCAACATTGAGGAAATCGACCCCTACGAATACATCTATCGTCAAGGAGCTTCAGGGATGAAGACGCCAGAGGAATTGGCTACCGCAAAGGTTGCCAACAAGGACATGCCATATTTGGAGAGCAGCGAGGTTCCTGAACTTCCAACTGACATCAAGCGCGATGTCAAGAGGGTGATTACGAAACTCAATGCTGAGATTCGTGGCACAAAGCAGTTCAACTTCCTTGAGTCATGTGGAGTGGAGAAGCCACAGATTGTGGTAGAGGAGTTCCTTTCTGGCTACAAGAAGGCTCAAGTGAATGAAACTCTTTCTGAGACCACCTACAAGTGGGTGTTCAAGAAGAATGACGACTTGTTCTCCCGTATGTTCTATTCCAACATGAAGGAGAAGTTGATGCAGTATCTTGGAAGTTTCGCTCAGAAGTTCAATTTGGAATGTGGTTGCGAGGTCACGCCTACTGCCATAAAGATTGACTTCATGCGTTCAGAACTTGGCAATCCAGGATATGACCTTGACACGATGATTGATGCTGACGTTGCGACCCAGCCTGTGGAAGAGCCAATTGAGCAATCCAACGTTGCTCCAACTCTCGACCAGGCTATGGAGATTGCAAAGAGCCTGTGATTGAACAAGTCACATGACAAAGCAGAAAGACCGAGGTTTGACCTCGGTCTTTTCGCCTTTATGGATTCCCTATGGTCAGTAGGACCAATGTCCAGGAGTCCAAATCCGTGTGGGGACTCCATTCACGTATGTGGTTGTGTACATCCCAGGGATCCACACCCTCTGAGGATAGGTTGACACTACAGGAGTTGCCACAACTGGGCTTGTCACCACTGGAGCAACAACTGGAGCAACAACTGGCGGTGGAGCAGCAACAACCACTGGAGCAGGAGCAATTGCGCCCCCAACTACGCCACCCACAACCCCACCGACGAAGCCGGGCCAGAAGTGAGAACCCCCACGCCCCCAAACGCCGTGATGATGGTGATGGATAGGACCGTGATGCATAATAGGTGGCGGTCTATGTCCTCCACCAAATCCCCCATGTGGTCCCCCATGCGGTCTTGCGAATACGCTGCATACGCACATTGCGATAGCAACTACGATTGTCAGTTTCTTGGTCATTTCAGTACCTCCATTTACTTTGTTTGTTTGTTTATTTGGTATTTACAAGTGTCTTGTATCCCACTAATGACATTATATCACAGTTGAACACCGAATGTCAATACCCCTTTATGTGGATGAGTTTCTTGGCTTGAAACCTGACTTGATGTAGGGAGTGAACCTGTTGTGCGTCTTTGGCACTATCTTCAGGAGCAACTTGTACATCAATTCTGGTTTGTCTGCCAACCCCTCCAATATAGTAAGGTGGCCGAGTATCAAATTCCTTACAAAAATATTTGAGTTCAGAGACAGATATCTGAGAATCATGTAGGACGAGAACACCGATGGGAACAATTCGTTCTTGATGTGGTATTCGTATAGGGCATCGTCCTTGTCAACGAGAATGTTGCCAAGAATCATGAATATGTCCAAACTTGGCTTTGTCTCGTCTGAACCTTTCTTGGCTTTCTTGTAGTTAAATGCCATTGTACCCACCCCTCGTCAATCTCTCGCAAGTCGCTTCATATTCCTTCTCGTCCATATTCAACCTCTTCAACAGTTCGGACTTCGACTTTGCTGCCTCTGATATGTAGGTTGTCAATCGCTTTCTGGATTCAGATGGGATGTCTGTTATTATGGTTGAACACTTGTTGAACACCTTCTTGAACAGATAGAGGAAAATTTGCTTGTTATCATAGGACTTTTCGTTCTGCTCCACAATGGACAATAGGTATCCCATCATTTGCTTGGCTTTGTCTTTCTCTATGTTATCAATGGCATTTCCCTTGAATCCCTTGATTGTGTTGTAGAGGTCTTGGTTTGCCTTTGTCCTCAACCTTTCCATTCTTTCCGACCCAGTTTCGCTACCTTCTCCATCTGAGGGGGAATGATAGTCGGGGGCAATTGATTCTGGCGTAAGCACTTCCTCCAACGTGGTTGTGTTTCCAGGGTCATTCACCACCAAGGGGGAGCTTAAGGAAGTATGGTTCTCCATTGCGCCCTTCTCCTGATTGGGCTTCCTCACCCTGTTCAACATCCACCAGGTTGCGAATGTGATGAACTTGTTTCCGCGTTTGGGGTCGAACTTCTCTGCGGCTATCACCAACCCCTCGTTCGCCATCTGCTTGAAATCGTCCAAGTCATACCATTTGGTTGGAGAGTCTTTCATGTACCTCTTGAAATAGACCTCAGCAAGATTCTCGCCCGCCTTGGTGTTGTGCAGAACGAGCAATTTGTTCAACTCCGGACGATTGTCCTTGAACAACTCAATCATGCGGAGTTCTGACGCCTTGTCCAAGGGTATTAGATTCGTCTTGAAGAAGAGCTTCCACTCATCGTCCGTGAAATCCTCTCCGGTCTCTTGTTTCCCAATCTTCTCTGCAAACGCCTTTACTGCCTTCTTGACTTCCTTGAGATACTTGTCTCTATATCCCTTCGTTGCCCTATTCACATTGACATATGAAACCTTTGCTGGCACAACCTTGCGCTTCTTCTTGGTCTTCTTTGATGTATTGGCATTCTCTTCCATAGATATGTTCCTTCTTCCCAATATATTGTACCACATCAGGCGTTGTTTGGTAAACCGTAGTTCCTCCAGAGGGTCTCGGTCTTCGTCTTGGGTCTTCTATTCCCATCTATGGTATTCACGTTGAAGAGAACCTTGGTGAAGCCATTTGCCTCAAGTCTGTTGTAGATGGGATTGTCGTAGCCAGATATCAGAATCTTGGATTTGGATTCCAAGCACTTGTCGATGAACCGTTCATGGAAAGCATCGTCTTGGTCTATGTCATATCTGGTTGCGCCACGGGTAGACCATACATAGGGTGGATCGCAATAGAGGAAGCAATTGGATTGGTTGTACTTGTCCATCAATTCCAATGCGTCCCTATTGAATATGACAAGGTGCTTGAGACGTTCGTGAAGTTCTGGCATTCTGTCAACCGAGGAAAGGAAATCTGACACCGACTTTGCCATGTTCCTTCTGACGAGAGAGTTTGTGGCGAATCCCCCTATGCCATTGATTGAGAGCCGATTGCAAATGAAATACCAATATGCTCTGTCAAGTTCTGACAAGTTTGTGTCCTTCAACTTCTCCCTTGCGTCATATCTCATGTCCTCGGAGTATGGCGTGAGTTCAACAAGTTTGAGGAATTGTGGAAATAGGGTTTCGTCCCTCAGAATCTTGTATAGGCAATAGACGTTCTTGTTGAGATCGTTGAATATCTCTATTGGTGGGATGTAGGGCATGTGTAGACCAATGGTGTAGGAGCCAGAGAACAATTCTGCGTAGATGTCATAACTTCCTTGCTCAGGAAATTGAGCAATGATATTCTTGAACATTAATGATTTCCCACCAAAGTATTTAATAGGTGCATTCATGCGCATATTATACAATAAACAAGGTTGGTCCGTAAAGAACCAACCTCTATGTTTATGTTGTTGAAAGCAATTAGCTTGGCATGTTCCAAGTGATGTTGTCAGAGAATGATGTATCAGCAATTGAAGTAATTATCATCTGCTTGACATTTTCAGCATTTCCACCATTTGCTGTGATCGTTACGCTTGTAAAATAGTTGCAATACTATAACGCACCTTCCTCGATGCTCGTCACGCTGTCCGGTATCGTCAAACGCTCAAGGTCGCTTTCTTGGAACGCATCAGCTCCGATGCTCGTCACTGTGTTTCCAATGTCGGCTTGGGTTATTGTCTTTAGCCATATGAAGTTATCTACATCATAATACCCATTATCAACCATCCATTGCCGGTCAAGTGTACCTGTTATGTCGTGAGTTTCAACGGTTCCATCTTGAAGAGTGAATCTTGTTTCTGGATGTCCAGAACTTCCACCACCTGTTCCAATGACGATGTTTCCACCATTAAGTCTATTTATGTGTATTGCCATTTTGCTTTACCTCGTTGTTATCATATGCTTGTGCATATACATATTTACATAAAATCAGAACGGTTGCCCATTTCTGAGCAACCATTCTTCCCGCTTTGAGGTAAAAGTGAGGTGATTAGCGGGCAACAACCGTGACCGTACCCGAGGCGTAGCGGCGACCAACCTTGACGCGCTTCGCCGTGCCAAGGTACGCAATGACCGCAGAACCGGCAATCTTGCCACGACCATTCATGCCAGGACGGCGCGTAAGCGCGGTGCCCTTGGAGAGTCCGAGGATGGAGCGAACCTCGTCCTTCGTGTACTGAGCGCTCGGCTTCACAAGCGTAGCCTTCGTGCTGATGGTCTTCGTCGTCTTCTTCGTGGTCTTCTGAACCTTCGTGTTCTTCTTCATTTTGTTTCTTCTTTCTTTTTACTCGGACTTCCCAACCATTGGGCTGTCCAAATTGTTCTTCGTTGATAACATATCATACAACTTGCTTCGCAGAATGTTAAGTGCTTTTCCGAACTTTCTCAACTTTTTCTGTCCTTCGCTTCGTTGCATACATTTGCCTCAACAACATAGTATACGTCAAATTCCCATAACTATAAAGATCATTGTGTCTCTTTCATCCAATCTCGTTGATCCTGCTTGTGGAAATTGCCCACCATTCCTCCGGGTAGGGTCCAGACACAATCGTGAACTTCTCGTGGGTTTCGTCCTCCCACCTCACTACGTACCATTGGTCTGAAATCTGAATCGTTCCCATTTTCAGTTATTCCCTTATGTTGTGCTCAATCGCAATCGCAATCGCATTCCATTTCATAGCAATCAATTTCTGGCTCCAACATTGCGGCGCGTTCCCTTGCTTTCGCTTCCATCTCCAATCTTCTCAGTTTGCGATAGTATTCAAGGTTTACCCACTTTGGATTGTTCTTTGCCCACTCTCTACGGCGAACTGACGTTCTGATGTCAGAATATTCAACGATGCCCTTAAGCCGTGTTTCGCAAATGAATCGTCTTGTCAAATTGGAAACATCAGAATCAATGACAACATTGACAAGGGTCTCCACCGGCATCTTGAACCACTTGGAATATCCTCTAATGAACTTTACGTTGAACGTAGCCATTTCGCTTCTCCTTTTTCACTCAACACCAATATAATAGCATAAGTCCGATGGAAAGTCAATGGGGTTTCTAAAGAGATAACAAGGTTGTATCAAGTATGTTTGCTTACTTGGATTTCCAACTCAAAATGCACTCTTCCGCCCAATATTCCACAGTTATGACGCTCCCATTATCCATAACCGAGTAGTCGAAGCAACCATTCTGCTCCAATAATACCTTTGCCTTGGAAACGTCCATCTTCTGGTACCAAGGAATATCAAAAGTGTAGAGGAACTTTCCCCTTCGTGCTTGCTTCAATGCTTCTTGCTCGTCCTTCCAAACTAGATATTTCTGAAGGGACTTGTCTCGGTAGAACTTGATGCCATCTACCTCTGCCACTACGAATCTTTTCTTGATGAAGTCAAACATTTGCTTGTTTCTCCTTTTTGTCCATTACCCCTATATTATAGCACAACACTCCCTCTGTTGTCAAGGGGGTTTCTAAAGAAACAATGTATTATTTGGTTCCGGATGAGCCAAATCCACCACCTCGGTCGCTTCCCTTGGTGATGTCGTCATAGACGCAATTGAGGCATTCGCTCAACTTGAGGTTTATCACTGGGACAATCAACCCTTGGGTAATCTTCATCCCGGGTTCAATCTTCACTGACCCGACATTGTGGTTGAAGAAGCAGAAGATGATTTCATCCCTATATTCAGAATCAATCAAACATGCGCTATGGTCAAGTTTGAGTTTGGTGGCAACGCCAGACTTGTTCACCATCATCATAGCAAGTCCCGGTGGGATAATGGTCTTGATGCCAGATGGGATGGCGACATGTGCGTTTGGACTTACTTCAAGAACATTCCCATCAAACTTCAATCCATCAAATGTAGTCCCATCCGGGTTGGGGGCTTCCATGTTCTTGGAATACTTCTTCACAGTATCCTTGAAGTCGTCGTTCCATGCCTTTGCGTCAGGGACAAAGAAGTCGATTCCTGCGTCGGTTGGATGCGCCTTGGCTGGCTTATTCACCTCTCTGATTCTCGTGAATATCAGGGGTTGGTTTGTGTGGCAATGGCATTTCTCCTTTTCACTTTCTTGTTCCATCATTTTTTCAATCTCCTTTTCCAAATGTGATTCCGGGAACGTGACCTTTGGCATTGGCACATTCTCGTTCTCTGCTTCCTCCATGTCCTTCTTCGCGCTTTCCTTGGACTTCTCCTAAAGACTGGTCATTATGTGGTCGATGGTTTCCTCTGTGGTGTTCTCGTCAGAAGCCGCTTCAGCAAGTTTCCCAATCAAGTCCACAATGTTCTTCTCTCGTTCGTTCAGTTCCATGATTCAGTTTCCTTTGTTGTTTCTCTCCACCGTACCGTCATTCAACAGCAATCCAAGGTACTTTTCGGGATTCAGTGCGACAACCCTAATGTTCTCCCCATAGACAAACTCAATGAATTCAGCATCCAAGTTTGACATCTCTTCATCCTTGTCGTCTCCAATCAACACCCCATGGAATGTATCTGCGCAAACAACCTTGTCCAAGTCGATTATCTGCCTTCTATCCGAAACCAACTTGTACTTTGGTGGCAATGGCTTGTCCGATGTCGGCCCAAACCTTATTGGATAAGGTACTTTCTCCAAGTACGGAACTTCTATGAAACGCATGACTTTCCTTTCAATATATATCTCAATTATACAAAAGAAACCACCAAAGTTGATTGGTGGTTCTTTTGATGTTATATGGGAAGTATCTGTTATGCTACGTTGATGATGCTTGTGTTGGAAATATCCCATGGGTAGTTGTCCATCTCTTGAACTTCTTCAAGAGTCTTTCCAAGGAATGTCACGCTCGTAAGTCCGGTGCAGGCCTCGAACGCAGACTCCCCGATGCTCGTCACGCCGTTCGGTATCGTCACGCTCGTAAGCCCGCTGCAACCAGAAAACGCAAAATCCCCAATGCTCGTCACGCTGTTGCCTATCGTCACGCTCGTAAGTTTGTCGCAGTCACAGAACGCCAAAGACCCAATGCTCGTTACGCTATCGGGGATTATCACGCTCGTAAGTCCGGTGCAGGCCTTGAACGCAGAATCCCCGATGCTCGTGACATCTGAACCGATTTCAAGCGCAACGACATTATAGATATTTGGAATCTATGCTGTTGCACTTCCATCATCATCACTGATTGCTCCAGTTATGCTGACCGTTCTCCATTCAGTGTCGCCAGCATACTTGTACCAAGTGTCGGCATGAGTTGTTGGAGCAGAACCACTTGAACCAACCGTAATGTTTCCACCATTTAGTCTGTTTATTTGTATTGCCATTTCTTTTCACCTCATTTTGTTTGTTGTGTTGTTATTTACACTTTCTTGTTTCTTCAATCTGCTGGCGTTCCATTTCCGCCATGCAGAATTGAAAGCTTCTTGGTGTCATTGCCATCCACGGCATCATTGAACCAACATTGAGAGAGTTCAGTGGATAGTTCTCGTTCTATGACTTGTACAACTCAGATTGGCACAACTTGAACGAGTCGTATTCCCAGGAGTTGTGTACATGACCATAGAACATTGGGTTGCCCTTGTATCGGCCATTCCAAGTGTAGAAGGGATAATGCGTCAGAACCAACCGAACGCCATCCCCAATGTTCTGCTCCTTGTAGTTCTTGATTTCCACGAACTAGTTTCTGAAATCGTTGTCGTAGAGGAACTGATAGTCGTGGTTTCCCAATATCAAGTGCTTCTGACCCTTCAAGTTCTTCAGGATGTTCACCGTGGTCTTTGTGTCGTAGCAAGACACGTCACCTAGGATGAACACATGGTCAGTAGGCTGCACTATGGCATTCCAGTTCTTTGACATCCTGTTGTCGTAATCTTTCGGCCCATTCAACTTGTAGTGGGAGAACGTCAGATTGTATGCTGACCTCCGAATGGGATTGGTGTCCGTTTGGTAGCCAAAGTGTATGTCAGATATGTAGAAATAGTTTGTCGTCACGAGGCAATGCTCCTTTCGGCATTTGATGCCGTTGTGGAAGTATTTACAATTCAGAGACCCAATTTGTCCAATAGCCAACCGGTAAGACTTGGCAGTGCAGACAGGAACATAAGCAGGTCAAATATGTAGAGGACACCTATTACGCCGAGCCATGTCATGATTTGCTTTCTCCCTTGTCGTTCTTTTCATATGTCTTTGTGAAGAAGGGATTGAGATAGAGTGATTTGGCTATGTAGCATTTGCGCTTCACCAATCCAAGGAACTTCTTGACAATGTGGGTCTGGATGTTTGCTTGAGGATAGCAAGTGGCAATCAACTCAAAGCAATAGAGTTTGCCCCGGTCAGTCTTGTAGTCGAAGTCGTATGGCATCCCAATCTTGCCTATGGCAGTGGCAATTGCAATCATCTGACCATCCTTGGGGCGAAGAACCATAATCCTGTCAGCTTGGCAAAAGTCTAGCATGTGGCATTTCTCAACGTAAGGGGAAACTGCATGCACCATTTGGTTCTTCCCAATGTATAGGCCAGCGTGGGAATAGCCTTTTTCGTCGGGGATGAACTTGCCATCTAGATACTTGTTGTAGCCACGAAGCAACACGTCACCCGGTTCAAGTATCTTCATCAAATGCTCCAAGTCATACCCAGTAATGTACAATGGATCAGGGTCATATGCCAAAATAGGCAGGAAGCCGAAGGACAGAACCTTCAGCTTTCCGAATTGGGTCAAGAACTCTGACCAAATCTTATATAGTAAACTCTTCATATTGAAGAGTATTTACAATCCAGACCAGCGATCTTCCCTTGAAGTAAGGCCAGCAGAAACAACTGCAACCACAAGCAAGAGGGCTATTGCCCCAAGTGCCAATCCAACAGGAATCCAAAGGGGAGCTGTCACCCACCACCAAGACCAATTGATGACGTGGGTCAGTTTAAGCACAAGAAATGTCAAGAACAAGAGATTGCAAAAGCTTGTTCCACCTACTGTTACGGACGGCTTTGTGTTTATCATATATGTATCTCCATTTGAGGGTTCACATTTTATTATACATAGATTTGCTTCAGAGACCCTTGATGTAGTCAATCCATTGCTCGAATGTCTGCTTCTCCATATCCATTCCTGCCTTTATCTTGTTGGCGCGTACTTGGTTGGATATGGATAGCTTGAACGCCTTGTCAATCTTGTCAAACCTCTCCTTGTAGGTCTCGTAGAACTTCTTGAACCTCTTTTCTGTCGCAATCCTATATGTCTGATTGTCTTGCTTGAGCCATGCGTCTGTGTTCATGAGATAGTAGGTGTCGAACATCTGGGTGCAAATCAAGATGTCTGCATTCCCATCCTTCTTCCTTTCAATCAATTGATCCACCAATGCACTGATGGAGTCGATGTAGTTGTTGTAGGTCTTCTGCATGTAGAGGGGGTCGTGTCTGCATACAGACTCGTCACGCCACTTCCACAGGTAGATTGGCACATCAGAATACTTGATGGAGTTTGGATCGTCAGCAAGCGTGGTTGCCATGTAGTTGAAGTAGGAATCCTCGTGAACAGTCAAAGATGGATTGAACCGGATGTTCTTGTCAATCAGATACTGACGTTTGTGGAACTTGCCATGTACGAATGTCCTGTCCTTCTTGTGCTCTGTGAACCAGACCTTGCCATCCCGATGGACTTCCTCGTAGAACTTTGTGGTGAGGGAGTTGAAACCCTTGTCCATTTCTGCAAAGATGATGTTAAGACCCACCATCGAGAAGAACATGTCGTCAGCATCGCAGAACATAACATAGTCAGCAGTAGCATGGTCAAGGCATGCGTTCCTGGTGGCAGAAACCCCCTTGTTCTCCTTCTCCATGTAGTAGTCAATCTTGAATGGATACGACTTCAAGAACTTGTCCGGGAGCTTTGCCTTTGGATAGCCGTCATTCACTATGATGACCCCAACCTCGTTGAAGTCAATGCCTTGTTGAAGGGCTATTGAATCGAGAAGAGGTTTCAATACGTCCTTCTTCTCCTTGTATTGTGGTACCAGAATCTGCAGTTTCATTTTGGGTTGTTTCCTTCCATATGTCAATTATACAATGTTTGCTGTGTATATTTACATGTGGGGTTGCAAAAAACAAACCACACGGAAATCCGTGTGGTCGTTTTAGATGTGGTTTGTTGCTATCAAACCATTCTCATTAGGCGAGTGGTGCGCCTTCAGCATCCAACCAGAGTAGATCTGCCGTAACACCCGTAACCTTGCCATCAACCTGCGTCACGCCAACCTTGATGCTGCTGTTCTCGCTTGAAGAGACGCTTGCATCCAATCCAGCGAACAATGTGGAAGATGTGACAACCACATCCACGGAAGGAGCGAGTGTCGTAGCATCAACGCTCACCGTGACAGAAACGCCTTGGTCAGCGTCCGAAGCGGAACCACCAACATATGCGTCAGTCTTGGTCTTGAGCGCGTCAATTGCAGCACCAGCAGCATTCAACGCACCAGGAACCGTCTCAACTCCAGCATACACTGTAGCCGTTGAGCTGTACGCATTCAACGTATAAACAGCATTGTCGCCAATGAGTTCCCACGTTGTGCTTGGATCAGTGCCCGTGCAAATTGCCTCAAGTCCAGATGTGGAGTCAATCACGATGTCGCCAGCAACTGGGGTCTTTCCAGCTGGAGGTGTGACATTCACGCCACTTGCCGTCTTTTCAACCGTGCCAACGCCAAGGAAGTGCATCGCGTTTGCGAAGGACTCGGCATTGAGGGATACTGCCGTAACAGAACCACCCTTGGTTGTCACGCCAACCGTGATGCCAGTAGCAGTGCTTGTGACCGTGCTTTCAGCGATTGCAGCAATCTGCTTGTCAGCCAACTGCTCAACCGTGCTTCCACCAATCGTAAGGGTGTCAGCAGAAACAGTCGTTGCGCTGAATGTAGCGGTGTCGGTGACCGTCAAGTTCTCGAATGTACCAGACTCAGCCGTGATTGCGTTTGCGCTTACCGAGACTCCTGTGACCTTGCCACTCTGCGTTGTGACACCAACTTCGATGCCATTTGCAGAAGCCGTCACGGTTGAAGCCGTAAGACCACCAATCGCATTGTCGATGAAATCAGGGATCGTGCTTCCACCAACCGTGAAGCTATTCTCATCGCCTCCCACAGTCAAGGTGCTTGCCGTAACCGTTGTAGCGTCGAATGTGGCATCGCTTGCGTAGATGCTGTTCACGGAAAGGTTTGTTGCATCAACCTGAACGCCCGTCACAGAACCAGATGTCGTGACCACGCTCACCGTGATGCCATTTGCCGTGCCTGAAGCAGCACCATTACCAATTGCTGCCTTCACATCCGTGGAGAATGTGGAGGTTTGCGCCGTAACCTTGCCATCTTCGTCCTGGGTTATGCCAGTGATATACTTGTCTTCACCTTCAGTAGCAAGACCTGCTGTCCATGTGGAGATATCGGCTTGCCACATGCTTTGGAGGGAAGAAACATCCCCACCAATGCTCTGCCAAGCAGAACCATCAAAGACCCAGCCAGCGCCAGAACCAGTTACAACGATGTCGCCACGAGCCTGCCCAGCCTTGGAGGATGTGGAAGGAACGAATGCAGCATCAACGGTCACGCGGCCAAGCCCGAACCTCTGACCACCCTTGTAGAGTTCGCCATTATTGACGAAATATACGCCACCTGCATCTGGCGTCTCTGGAAGGTTAGCCACAGAGTAGAATTTAACTTGTGCCATTATTGTTTACCTCATTTGTATGTGTGTTTGGATTTACGTAAATCTCACAAGAACATACCTATCCTCATGAGAAATCTTCAATCTATGTTATATTTACATTAAATCTATCGAAAAGAAAATGGAATCTCCAAATAAATATTGGAAATTCCACTTCTTTTGCGAAAATTAAGCAACATTGATGATGCTTGTATCTTCAATTCCCCAAGAATAATTAGACATTGCTTGAACTTGAGCAAGTGTCTTGCCAATGAATGTCACACTGGTCAAGTTAAGGCATTCGTTGAACGCCTGAAGCCCAATGCTCGTCACCGAATCCGGGATCGTCACGCTTGTCAGCCCACTGCAGTCGTCGAACGCATTATCCCCGATGATCGTCACGCTGTCGGGGATCGTCACGCTCGCAATACTGCCGCAAGCACTGAACGCCCAATCCCCGATTTCCGTAACGCCATTGCCGATCGTCACGCTCGTAAGCCCGCTGCATGCGGAGAACGCGCCCTCTCCAATTGTCGTCACACTGTCTGGAATTGTTACATTCAGAATTCCGCTACTAGAGAATGCACTAGACCCGATGCTCGTCACGCTATTCGGAATCGTTACACTCGTAAGAGCGCAATACTCGAATACATAATCTCCAATGCTTGTAACTGTATTTCCGATATCAGCTTGAGTTATGGTCTTTAGCCATGTATATTCATTGTCATCAAAATACCCATTGTCAACCATCCATTGTTGATCAAGTGTTCCTGTTATGTTATGTGTCTCGACAGTTCCATCTTGCAATGTGAATCTGGTCTCTGGATGTTCTGAAGAACCTCCTGTTCCAACAGTGATATCTCCACCAACCAATTTATTAATATAAACCATTTTGCTTTTACCTCGTTATTGCTTGTTATTTAATCGTGTGTTTCGATTATATTTTCCATTCATCACCATTTTCCTAAAGCCAATCTGGGGATTCCTCGTCTCCAATTTCCATCCACTTGAACTCGTTGTCGTCTTTGTCTTTTCGCCACATATATTCTTTCTTGCCATATACAACGACATCTTTCTCTTTTGGGGTTATCAATACATTATCAATCTTCCAAGTTTCTTTATCTGTGGCAACAAACCCATCGTCCATTATGCCAAGGTAGTTTATGCCACTTTGTGCTTCTGGCGTATAGCAAACCCTTTTTCCACCGTAATCAAGGTATATTTTGCCTATTCCAGAACTCACATCATGGACAAATAGCAATTGACCTTCGGTAAGCTATTCTGGCATTTTATCCTCGTTGCTGACTACCTTGAATGTTACTTTCGCCATGATTAATTTCCTCCACTTCCCCCATTGAAATCTCTGTCATCCCATTCCAGGTCAGAACCTTCTCCACCACCTCCACCAGATTTCACAGCCTTGGCTATCTCATATATCCAAGGTATTGTCATGTTGATGTTCGGTTGGTTCAGAAAGCACTGAAGATCCTTTGCGATTGGATCATCCTCGCTTCCACCATCTCTTGATTTAGGTTTAGCCATGTTCTTGTAGATGTCGTATATCCACGGAACCACCATGTTGATGTTTGGCTGATTCAGAAAGCACTCCAAATCCTTCATCTTTGGGTCAAATCCAGTTTCCCCTTGCGTCTTTCTATTCTATTTCCTTGCCATCTTTGGTGTTTGTGGTTATGTGTTCTCTTTGTATATTTACTTCAGTTCAGATAAAATAACGACCATATAAGTAAATATTGTTTGTATGAAGAAGACGATATTTACATATGTAGGATGCTTTCTTTCTGGCGTTGCCACAGGAATTGCCTTGTGTTTCTTTACCCCAGTGGGGAATTCCAATATTGAGGAACAATCCACCAATGCAGTTGTCGTGGCAACTTCCGAAACCAATCGTGCAAGCACCACGCAGAATGTAGATTGGTTTAAGGACAATTCCAACTACATTTGGGATGGTTGGAAAATTAAATGATTGATGGTTGGGTTTCCCCAACCATCTTTCCATTCATTGCCATTTATGGCTATTCTTCCCCTTCACCACCTTCATCTGGCGTCTCTTCCTATTCAACAATTGGCTCAGAATACAAGATGCCATTCACAACATATACCTTGTGCAAACTCTCTTTACCGTCTCCAATGTCACGAAGAATGATGTAATCCCACGGACCGAAGTATTTGGAAATCTTTTGGATGATTCCCTTGAGCATCGTGTAGAGTTGTCTAACACGAACATCTATGTAGGCGTTTATGTACGCCATGCACCCTTGGAAAATCTTGCCGTGTGAATGTGGGCAAGGTGGTGGTATTGGATTGGGTCCAGGAATAGGGCAAGGGGGTGGGCAAGGAGGAATAGGAGGAATAGGAGGCATTGGGTGGCATCCTTGACACGCATTCTAGTTAAATTTCTTGGTATTCATTGTATCGTTCTCTCAATAAATGAAGTTTGTCTATAGATATTTACCATAAACTCCATCAAAATGCAGAGAACTCATTGGCTTCAAGATATTCCTTGATTGAGCCGTAAACCCCAATCTTGCCAATGTACTTGGAGAACTGTTCAAGGTTCAACATATATTCCTGCGTACCATCAGAGAACTTCAATGTCACCATTTTCCTTGGTTCTATTTCAAGTTCCACGCCAGAAATCTTCTTGATGTCGCAGAACTCTTTGACCAATCGACGTTCGTGATCCCAAGCACGTGTCCACTTTGCCACTGTCATCCCAACGAGTTTGGATATGGTTTCCACGTTATGTCCATATTCAATCGTTCCTTCAAGTTCTTCCATTGTCATTTTTCCATGTTCCTTTCAAGTATAGTTCCAATGCCCTTGCCACTTGGTCTGGACAAGATGTTTCCCTTCTTCCACACTTTATCCCTGATAGGGCTTCAACGCATTCTGAAACAGACTTCCCTTTCAACAATCTCATTATTGCGGTTAGGTTTCCGTGGCAACCACCCAAGATTGCCACAGACTTTATGGTGTTGGTATCCTCGTTGATAAACACCTTGATGAGAGACGAGCAAATGCCTTTTGGTATGTATTCATAGGAAATCATGTCATTTCCTATTTACCATTAGTCGCTCATCTGCTGACCATACTTCTTCACCAAGTCCCAAATCTCGTTCCAGACTTTCTTGCCCTCGTCAAGCATCTTCTTGTAGTCGAGCATGTTGTATGTTCCCTCAATGAGATATACATGCATATCGTTTGTCAAGTTCTCCCTGGTGGGTTCTTTGTCGTCAATCTCTTGGTTGACGTAGAAGGTGTAGAGATCAACCAAATGGCAGATTCGCTCGTAGGTTTCCTTTTGCTTCTCTATTGCAAGGTTCTCCACTTCCTCAGCCTCGTCGCGGTTTGAGTTCATCATAATCTGATTCATGCGCTTCTCAATCTCGTCCTCAGATTCCTCGGAATGCTTGTCTCGCAATACGTCATACATGAACTCAGTGTTGATGGAATATCCCTCTTCGTTCAATTTCTTGAGGTTGTATTTCAAGTCCCTGAGTACGTGCATCTCCAATGCCCAGAATTCATCCAAGGAATGTCCAGTTTCCTTCCAGTTCTTGTAGTTCCTCTTGTCCCAACGCCAATTCTTGATTGCGTCCAAGGGACGCTCCCAACAATACCAAACGAGATTGTCCCAGAACTTAAGCCAGAGCCAAAGCAATCCACGAATGACCTTGCAAGCTGATATCCTTCTGATTCTGGCAATCTTCTTTATCCATTGCGTGTGATGTGTGAAGTCCTTGTCCTTGCGCATCTTTACTCTGGTACGCGCAATCCAATCAATGAACACGCAATCAACGTCAGATGCGCCCCAAGAGCAGATTCCATCGCAATGCCAGAGACCGAAGTCCCCAAGGTCGTGGGAATGTCTCTGCCGCCAGAAGTAGGAGCAATTGTCCCCACTATGCTTTTCCCTGTACTTTCTCGCGTATTCAATGGCTTCATCGTATGAACTCACCTTGAAGGTGTCCACCACCCTCGCCTTTGGCTCGTCCAAGATTGTCTTGTTCTGCGATTCCTCGTCATCTATCACGTAGAACATTTCACAAACGAACCTTGTGTCCCTCCAATTCTTCTTGCTCATGATTCGTATTTCTCCTTGAGATATTTCAACAAAGCGCGTTCTTCGACTTCTTTCTCCTTGGCTTCATTCACCAGATTTTCCTTGAACCTCTTGGCTTCGTCCTTCTCCCAATCAGAGATGACCCAAGAACCCTTGAGGTTTCCTTTCTTGTAGCCAGGGCAGAACTGCTGGCAATAGAAACCCTTTCCAACATTGCATTCCTGACAAGGAATGTCCTGGTTGTGGCACCAGTAGTATTTGCCAAGGTCGTCATAGTCGAACTCGTAGTGGTAGCACTCATATACCTTGGTCTTCTTTGGTGCTTTCTTCTTGGATTTCTTTTCAGCCATTGGTTATGTCTCCTCCACGTCAAAATCTCCCATGTCCCAGAGATATTCCCTGTCCTCTTCGTTCCTTCTATACAAGGTTATCTTTCCAAGGCGAATGAATGGAAATGCCTTTGCTGGATATTTCCTCTCAATCTCCTTGGCGAGAGCATCCTTGATTTCATCAAAGGATTTCCAGTTGCCGAACTCAGGAAAGCCAAGTTGCCACATTCCAAACTCGTCATTTGGCAATTCAGTATAGTTCCTCACCCACACTGATTTACTGGCGTCAGAATATCCACTTGCGAGATATACAACTTGTTTCGCTTTAAGTGTTCTGTGGATTTGCTCTTCTGTTGGCATTTCAATTACCTCTTTGTCATTATATTTTGTTTGGAATTGGAAAGACTTATTACCCTTGTGCTTCTTGTTGCTTCTTTTTGTTAAGTTCCTCCGCTACAAAATCTTCATTGACTTGAATTTCCGGATCCACCAACAAGCTCTTTTTGCAACTCCACTTTCCACAGCACCAAAGCTCGTTCACTGCTATTCCAAGTTCAGAACATCCCATTGTTGTTGGACAATTGCCAAAATAATTTCCATAACGGCCAAATGTCTTGAAGTGGTTGCAGGTTTTGCAACATTTAATGCAGAACGGATGGTTCAACGTTAAATTGTGCTTGCATTTTTCAACTTCATTTTCAAGTTCGGTTCCAAGCTTATATTTGAGCAAGTCCATTGATGACTTTCGCATCATTCTTTCCCGTTCTATGGATTCTTGCGTAAATCCGCCTATTCTTCGATTAACCATGGTTCTCATTTCTCCTATTGTTATTATACGATATTTGGGTAAACTATTAAAGAAGTTCGGCGCAGAAACAATCTACGCCGAACCAGGAACACACGATGAATGAACGAACAACAAATCAATCAAGCACCTCAATCAGTTTTGGTATAATCTCTCCGGACTTGAGGATTTTCACCTTCTTGCCTATTTCCACTTTCATGGACTCCATCCAGGATATGTTGTTGAGTGTGACGCGCTTGACAGTAGTGCCACAAAGCTGAAAGGGGTCGAGAATGCCCACCGGGGTGAACTTGCCATTCGCAGAGGGAGTACCCCAGTCAATCCCAATGAGGGTGGTCACGCCAACGCCAAGGTTCTGCTTGTAGGCAACCGCAGCTTTGGGCCGATATTCGTCCTCGTTGATCCAATCCACATCGCAGAGGATGATGCCATCAACCTCGTAGGGTAGTTCCTCGACATAGGTGGATGTTATCTTGAACAGAACATCGTTGATGGTGTTGAGGTTAATCTTGGACTTGTCAACCACGATGTTGTCGGCAACCTGAAACCCCATTTCCTTTAGCATCTTGAACTGCTCAACTTTCGTGTAGTCGTGTCCAAGGATTGTATAGGGGACGAATGTGATGAGGCCGAGTTCCTCGGCCTTGAACTTCTTATCTTCCTCCTTTCTGTTAACTGCTCCAGCAACGAAGTTTCTGGGATTGGCGTACTTGTCCTTGACTTGCTCAAAATCCTTCTTGAAGCAGACCAGTTCTCCCCTGATGTTGCCAGTGAAGCCATTTGGGAGAGTCGTTGGGATGCCCTTCACATGCTTGACTTTGGAGGTTGAAATCACGCCATAGTAGCCGTCCCCTCGGGTTGCTGAAAGAACCAACTTGCCGTTCTTGTACTCGCATCTAAAGGAAATACCATCCACCTTTGCCGAAATTGACATCGCAGACTTGATGTTGGAAGCGACCCACTTCTTAACCTCTTCAGGTTCCTCAGCCTTGATTTTGGTCATGCTGCCCATAATGAAGGGATGCTTGACCTTGCCATCAATGTTCTTCTCAATAGTTCCCTCGTTCAAGGTGGCAACGAAAGCCTCATACTCGTCCTCGTCCATACGGGACTTCAGAGATTCAAGGAGGTCGTCATACTCCTGATCTGACATAAGTGGGTTGCCGGCTCGGTAGGCTTCATTCGCTTCTTTGACTTTGTTGATAAGGTCTTTCATCGTCTTGTTCTCCTTTACGCCATATATTATATCACATTGGGTCGATTATGTCAACCCACCTTGTAGATGCTTTGCGAAGTTGGCTTCATTGTCCTGATACCATCCTTAATCACAACGCAATCCTTGCCAAATGCCTTTGACAGACCAACGACTTTGCCAAATGCCAATTCTGCGCCACAATATACCCCCTTTTCAATGAACACAACCTTGTCTCCAACATGTACTGGAGTTCCGTTGAAGTCCTTGACCTCGGTAATCGCAGGTTTCTTCTTGCTTGCCATTGTCAATCTCCTATCTTTCTGCCATAGACATTGAGAAGCATAGGCATACTGTTGATTTTGCTTCCATAGTGAATCCAATACACGAACTCGTTCAACTCGTCATTTGATGTTCCTGGAATCCCTATGAAGCTGTCTATCAACTCGTTTGCTTGCTTCCTCTTGTCCTTTGTCTCGTAGAATGTCTCTTCTTGCCCAACGAACCTGAACCCATAGTGGGACAGGGTTGGTTCAATTGTCATTTTGTACGGAAACATCCCATCCGTCATTTCGTAGATGTCAGGGTTGTTCTTCCTCTTCCACGTATTCCAGGATTGGAGGTTTCGTTTCGTGCAGATGTTGGTTGTGGTCTTCATTCCAGTGAGTTGTTGTACTCGATTAGTTCATCAACCTTGAGGTTCAACTTCTGAATTTCCTCGAACGAAGCCGGTTCTCCACCCAATATGATGCTCGGCCATATTTGACCAAGCCAAATGTCATTGTCCGCAACATGCTCAAGTGCTACCTTGTTGTTGAGAACGAAATTGCGAAGTGCCTTGATGTCATTTATGCTTAATTCTCCGATATCCTTGCAATGGAGGTTTCCATCCAAGTCCATAGTTCCGAATCTTGAAAAGTTCATCCGATTTCCATGGTCAAGTTGAAACTTCACACGCTTGGAATGATGCCCCTTTACATAAGTCTTGGACTCATCAATCCAGATGTTCATTGGTAGCAAAGTCTCGGACTTGTGCTTGTTCGCCATTTCGCAAACAAGAGCAGACTCGTCTATTGGAATCCAATCCGGCATTTCGTTTCTCCCTTACAGAGCGTTGAACTCCGACTCGCTCATGATCTTGATGTTTAGTTTCATGGCTTTCTTCAACTTTGACGAAGGTTCTCCCTTCAACCCGGCATCAGCAACAACCAACGTGCCAAGACCCTTTGCCACGGACTCGGAAATCTCATATCCAAGTTCACGAGCCTTTGTCTGCGCCTGGGTTCTGGTCATCGTCTCCAACTTGCCAGTGAAGCAAATGCTGCCTTTGGTGGATTCAACTTTGGGCTTTGCAACCCCAACCGGGGGCTGGTACCTCGCGTCCTCAACAATGAGCTTCCACATCTCACGAAGGTTGTCAAGGGAGTCCAGAACCAACTTCTCCTTCACGGAGGGATTGGATTCAACTGTGTTGATCCAACCTTCCTTAAGGCAATCCTCGCCCCCAAACTTGTCCCAGAACGCCTCCATCACGCGACGCCCCGTTCCATAGACGAAGGCAGAAAGCGCGATGAAGATGCTCTTCTTTGGAGCAATCCAAAGTTTCTTGTTCAACTCGTCCACGAAGTTCACCTCAGACTTGTATGCCGGATTCGCCTTGAACCCAACCACATCCTTCAGGGTCTTGACTCCCCAACCCTCAAGAGTGGCGTTGGAGACATTCATGACATTCAATCGTTCAAGGAATGCAGATATGGTCTCGTTGAACCGAGAAGGGCAATTCTCGTTCACGCAAAAGAGGTTCTTGACCCCATCCTTGCTCTGAATGATCTTCAATTCGCCACCGCATACGGGGCAACACTCAGGAATTCCAATGTTCATCTCCCAATCTCCCATCAATCTACGATATAGAACTTGCCATTATCCCACTGTTCGCCGACAAAGGTGGTATCACCATCGTTGTCATCCACGACGAACACCATGTTGTATCCCTCGTCGTCGTTCTCCAGTTTGACGAATGTTCCATTTGGAAGCTCATAGAGATTTCTGTTGTAGACCGATCCATCAGGGATATGTACCCCAATCTTCTCAAGGTCTTGACCCACATACTCTCTTACCATTTCCTTCGCATGTTCGCAGTCAATCATTGTGTTTCTCGCTTTCTTGTTGTTTTTTTGTCGTTAACACCTATAGTATATCACATATAGGATGTGAAGTCAAGTACCCTTTGGGTCAGTTGTATCTACTGTGGAACCCATCATATCCCATCAGAATGTAGTAGATGCCCTCGAAAATTGAAATTATGCATGGGATTCCGCTTGCAGAGAACAACATGTACAGTATTCCCCACCACGGTTGCCCCAAGTAGAACTTGTGCGCCCCAAACCAACCGAAGAAGAACGCCAATATTACGGCTATCCAACGTTCACGTCTCATTCGATTGGTCTTATCTGATTGACAGGTATTGCCCTGTTTTCCCACTTCCTATAGGCATCCAAATAGTATAAGCCCTTGTGGTAGTCGTATGTGACTTCGTAGTACATTCCATCTGGAATTGTTGAGGATATGAGCCACTTTCTGCTTCCAAGTATGCAACATTGCCAAACCACATACACTTGGAAGTCAATGTCCCCATCAGACTTGTCAAGGTGTTCCTTGATATAGTCCACAACCAACTTTTGTGCTTCAAAATTGTAATCTGGAAGCCCGGATTTTTCATTGTCATCTGCCATTGTATTTTCTCCTTAAAGTGTCATCATTATTCCAAAGGTCAAGAGAATCTGCCCAAGGTGGAGCAATTGGTCTTGGATAAGGTTTATCTTCATCCTGTTCGCCTTGAGGTCATCCACGATTGCATGTACGATGGTATTGCCCATCACTGCACAAAGAAACCAAGGCGATGCGTAGAATGGTGCGCAAATGAATATGCTCCAATACAGCGCATGGCAATAAAGTGCCGCAATATAGTCGTGCTTGTACTTGTCAGGGGTTTCTCCTCCACAAACTTTCTTCCACCAGGACTTTTGCTTTCCATCTGACAACCAACCTTGCAGGGTATAGTCGGCAACGAGATGCCCAAGCAGCATCAGAATCAAAATGAGTTGCCAAGTCAGCATAGAAAGTCCCCATCAACACAACAAGTCACGATTGGCGTTCCATCCCAATTGCGTCTTCCCCAAGGCCAATCGGGGTTTGTTGGATAGTTTGGAACTTCCGGTGGCCAGGTTGGATATGTTGGTGTCTCAGATGGCCAGCATGGATATGGTCTGTTGATTTGTGGATATCCATTGTTTGGGGGATTCTCAACGATCCTGCGAATCTCCTCTTCTGAACCCTCGTATGTAATTCCATTTATGGTTGCTTTCATAATAGTCTCCTGTTCAATCTAAATGCTTACCCTTCTTTCCACGCTTTTCATATACTGCGGAAATGCCAATGAGTCTCCTACCCTTGTTGTCTTTGCCCTTGAAGAATGCAGTAAGGGCATCAACAGTCTTTTCTCCAGAAACCCGGACTATGCCACTTTCTTTTGTGACGTTCCCTTCAGAAGAAATCTCCCAGGTTATGTCCCACTCCATGATGCCGTCATTTGCCTCCACTTTGCTCTTTTCCCTTTACCTTGCCACAACCACGCTTCTCAGGGCAATAGCCCAGTTCCTGACACTTTGGCTTGAATACCTTGAGGTCGTAGGAAAGCTCCTCCCATTCGTCAGAATAGTTCTCCAACTGCCAAAGAATCTCCTTCATCAATTCACGATATTCCCAATATGCTCTGTTGCAAAGCCTCTGTCTAGTCATGTCAATCAAGTGTCGAAGATTGGTTCTCACCACAACCTTTGTCGTGGATGCCAGAGGAAGCACGTTTGTGGCATCCTCGTTTGGGATTCCAAGTTGCTTCAACTTCTCAATCGTACCAGGGACTTGAGAAACCAACTCTGACCATACCTTCTTCGCTTCCATGTTGTTCTCAATGGACTTCGGCGTAACAACCTCAAAGCACTTGGAATAGTCGATGTATCGCGTGGAAGCCTGAAGTCTGGAGGGACCACCAGCAATGTGCGTGTAGAACTCGCGTATGACCTTCGCTGACCATCCATCCAACACCATGTAGATTTGTGGGAACTCCATCGCACGTCCATGGTTGGACTGTATGCAATCAACCCCTCGCTTGTGGTTCTTCTCTGCGTCAGATATGTCGGCTCCCCAGCAGATTCCTGCTTCTTCGCCAATAAGTGTGATTGGATTCGTTGTCGTGTACTTCTGGATTGCTACTGTTCCCATGTTCTTTATCCTCAATTGCCAATCCAATTATACAACTTTTTGCGCTTGAAGAGATAATCAATATCCTGATGTGGTGTAGGATATGTCAGGTGGATCATTGGAAATGGTCAATCCAGATCCAAAGTCAGATGGCAGTGTGAAATATTGGCCTGTGATATTGTTTATCAACGGAATCATGTCGCTTATTGAATCTCCGGAATATTCGTCCCATTTGATGTTGCCATTCGAGTCGAACTTGACGCCGTGTTCCTCCAACAGGTTCATTGCGTCTGCTCCATCCTCATAGAGCTTGTTCAACTTTCCTTCAAGGTCAGATATTCGGTCTTGTTGTTCATTGATTATGCTTCTGGACTCGTTTATTTCTTCCTCAAGTTGGCTTGAACTCATCTGCATTCTGCTGATCTTGTTCATGGCTTCCTTCAGAAGCTCTATGTTACTGAATTCAGTTTCGTTGGGGAACTTGCGCCAATCGTTGTACATTGAGACAAGTTCATATACGATTCCATATATGTCCGATGTTTCTGGAACGCCAAATGCGCCTCTCAACTCGCCATTTTCAAGTATTGTGATGTTGTCAGGAATGCCATAGCCCTTTCTAAACACCATGTTCGCATAGACTGTGTTTATGGCCGGTATGGATGGAGAAGACGAATATATGTCCTTTGCCTTTGCCTTTTCCTCGCTCCTTTTTCTCAACTCCTTCCACATTTCCTTCATCTTCCCAAATGGCTTTTGGCTTGATTTCTCCACTATGAACACACGTTTGTAGCCAATTCCCAGGGTGGTGTTTGGGGCATATGTGACTATCAGAGGATAGTCTTCGGCTTGCCCAAACTTCTCAGCAGTAACTGGATGGTAGTCCTTATCCATCTTTGACCAATCAGGAATCTTGACCTTGGTGATGAACTTGTTGTTGGAGTTGTGGATAGACATCTCAGGATATTCTTGGAACATATCGTTCCAATCTACGTCAATTTCGTCCTTCTGAACAGCCCACCCTGTTGCCCAACTGTCGTTGTTCATGGAATCCTCCTTATTGGTCTGCGTTGTTGTACCCATTGAATGCCTTGAGTGACATATTCAGGCTTCTTGACAACTTCTGCAACAATTCTGTTGGCATCTCCATCTTTACATCCAAGTCCTTCTTCTGGAATTTCTCAATCTTCGTCAAGTCGTAGCCATATTCCTCAAGTAGATTCAATGCGTCTGCTGCCTTCTCGTACATTTCGTTCTGTTCGCGTTCAAGTTCAGCAATTTTCTCTTGACTTGACTTGATGCTTGTGCGAATGTCATCAATCTTGTTCTTGATTCTCCCTGAACTTTCCTCCTTCTGCATTTCCTCAACAGCATTCCACGCAAACGTCAATTTGGCTACAATGTCAGAGGATTCCACGTCAGGGAACCTTCTCCAATTCTCGTATTGCAAATAGAGATCGTCAACTGCGCAATTCACGAGATATGCGTCTGGGAGAAATTCGCCAGTCTTGTCACGAATCTTGCCATCCATTCCCATTTTATATGGTCTATCCACAAACCTACCGTGTGCCTCAAGCTCGTCTTGGTTGTACTTGGCAACAGATGCGCAAAGGTTATTCATTTGCTTGAACGGAATGTTGTCCTCTGTGAACACAATCTTTGCGAAAGGATGTTCTTCAAATGCATCTGGCGAAGATGGCATATAGGTGACAAGATTCACTATGGTGTTGGTTCTTTGCTTGTCTCCAATGTTCCAAGCTGTTGCGCTGAATCCAGGATATTGCTCAACCCAACTTGGGAGAACTTCGTATTTCTTTGGCTTGGGACTGTTTTTGATGAGTGTGCTTCTTTGGGAACGTGGATCAAATGCAATTTTTCCAGGCGTCCCTTCCCACCAATAGTGTTGGTCGTCTGAATAATTGGAATTCTCTTGTCCCCAATTTAATGGACGTTCTGTTGTTTGAGACCATCCAGGTGGAAGCTCACCTCCAATGTAATTCCCATTGGAAGATTTGTATGCAGAATCGTCAGAATCGCCACTCTTCTTGTATATGTCCTCCAAAGAAGAGCGCATATGTGCGACAGCAAGATTCCTTTGCTGCTCAGCCTTTGCCATGTTGCTTTTCTTGAAAATGTTCCACATACTACATTATACCACTTCAGGTGTCATTGGATTAATGTCCACTTGTTGTTTCCACAATAGACAGCTTGCTTGTTGTTATTTGGATTAACCACAATATCCCCAATTTCAATGCTTCCTGGGATTGTGGAGAATCCAACTGATACTCCACCACTTGAATTGGCTGAAATGGACGCTGTTCCAATGAACTTTGAACCCCAATAATGAGAACCACTGGATACTGACCCTGGGTACAACGAGCTAAAGTCAAGATTGTTTATTATGGAATTAATTTCCCGAGATAGGTCGGCTTTCCTTGGTTCTCCATCCCCATCCATGTCAGCCTTGATTCCATTTTCCTCAAAGAGGTTCATGGCATCAGCGGCTTGCTCATAAATCTCGTTCAGGGATTTCTCCAACTTGACAATCTTCTCTTGCTCGGCCTTGATTGTCTCTTGGGCTTCCTTGATTTGGTTGGCTATCCAATTGTGGGATTCCTCGATATTGAGCTTATTTATTGCCTCTTGACCTTCAATGAGCTTCCTTACGGTGTCCAACTCGTTTATGGTAGGGAAATCCTTCCACTGACTCCACATGGTGATTGCTTCCTTGAGGATTGGCCAGATTTCATTGGCTTTCACAATCATCTTGCAATGCGTCAATCTGCCTTCAGAATCAATCTCGTAGTCGGGTTGAGATTGCTTCGCAAATATCTTGCCAAGCTCCCTCCACATATCCTTCATGTAGGGGACAGGCTGACCATTCTTCTCCACAAGATACAGCCTCGTGAAGTCGCTCAAATGTGGGAAACCTGGCTTTGCCTTGTATTCGACAACAACAACCTTTGGATCTTGAAGGTTCATGTCGTAGGCAACATCAAGGTAGTTGTCCTCCCTCGGCGCCCAAAGGGGAGTCCCAACCATATCCGGCTTTGTCTTGAAGACAGGGGGTCTCCGATTGAAACCTGATGGTGAAGGTTTCTTGAAGATTGGCAGGGGAAGAACGGAAAAGCTCATATTACCTCGTTAGGTTTCTCTCTCTCTTCTTCTCATCTTGCCATGAAGATTGAATAGGCGATTGCGTTGGATTCTCGGACTTTCAGTTCCTTGATTATCCATTCATTGCCATTTGCGCATATGAATCCGTGCTTTGGCTTCTTCCTATCGCAGACGACCACCATCCCACCAACAGGAACGTCACATCCCATAATCATGTCGTCAACGTGTGACAATTCGTTGTAGGAGAGCGCGTCAAGAATGTCCTGTTCGCTCTTGCAATTGGCATCATCCTCGCTTTGGGTGATGTGAGTCCAGTCCCACTTCACCTTTGACAGATCAACCTCCTTGGTCTTCAACGTGAGGTTGATTATGTCCTTTGGATTCTTCGCGGTTATGATGTACTTCTTCATCATAGTTCAATCATGTCAAAGTCATTGGACTTGGTGTGTGATGGCTGGGCAACCACAGAATACCATCCATCTTCTATGTCCCTGACCGCATCCTTGATGTGGTCTTTGACGACATAGGAATTGCCCTTGTATAGCATCGTCTTCTTGCCGAGTACATGTGCCTGGAGCAGAGCTGTCATGAAGCTCGTGTTGTATCTCGGACCGTCTGGTATAGTTGGCATAATCTTCTCCTGTTGTCTCTTTCCAAACTTCACCTATATTATATCACAAACCGCCTCGGGCTGTCAATAGCCCTTTGCGGATTTGTTTGGGGTCAATATGTCCTTGATATATTAGGTCAGAACGAACACAACCCTATAATCCTCGCCATATTCAGTATATTCGCTGAGAACAAGGTCGATTGCTTCCTTCTGACCAATGCTTCTCATCTCCTCATATCCAAGCTGAAGATCCTCAACAAGTTGCTTGTTGATGGGGAACGTCATTTTGTCCTTCTCATCGTCTCCCCAAGGCTCAAGCTCGTCACCATCGTCAGAATAGACCCGAGGGCAACCCAACGCCTTTACAACCATGTTGAGCTTGGTGTAGGCATTGTGAATCTTGGAGGATACTGCATCTTCAAGCTCTTGTGTGGTCTTGGTATAGAAGCTGGCGTAGCACCTTGCTTCTCCTGTAGTGTCGTCCTTCTCCTGCGGATAGATTCCCTTGAGACCATCAGACAAATCTTCCCACTTGAGCTTGGGATATTCGTTGTAGTCCTCAAAGATGTACTTCAGATAGCTGGAGATTGGCTTTTCTGTGACAAGTTCCCACTTGTCAGTGTCCTTATTCTTGTGTTCAACGTATGCTGCAATGTTGTAGCCCATTAGTGTGTCCTTTCTTTTTCGTTGTTCTCTTTTGGAGGATTCCCAAACCAATAACTTGGCGCAAGTTCATCTGACTTGTAGATGTAGTGGAATTCAGTGTTCCCATTCTCGTCCTCGACTTCTTCGCCACCCTCTATGTCTGCTTCTGCAACGAGAGTGTCCTTTGGGCCGGTTGGTGGCTTTGGGACTTTCGCTGGTTCTGGAGGGGGAGGTGGAGGGTCATCTTCAAGGTCGTCTGGCCATCTTGTATTTGACAGATTGATTCCGTATCCCATGCTTTTCTTTCCAAACAGGAGAAGAATGAATTCATATGTCATGTACACAAACCCCATAAAGCAAAGGGTAAGGATTACGAGTAGAACTGGGTGTTCCAATAATGTCAATAGGAATTGCATAGTTGTTTGTCTCCTTTAGTATACTATATTATACGTCTTTTCGGAATTAAAGTAAAGGCGGGTCAGCTTTCGCCAACCCACCCTGTATCATTCTGCTTGAATGGCTTGTATGTTACCACTTCTTGCCATCAACAGTCTTGAGAATGAACGATGCTGCGGCGCCATAGACTGTCATCTCGTCAACGGTCTCATCGGCATCAATCTCGCAAGAACCATCCCACTCAGTGAATGAACCACCACAAGGGCAGATGTACTTGCCACCAACAACGCCCTTGAGCGTCTTGACGCGGGAGCAGGTCTCAGTAGTGTCGCCACAAGGGGTGCATCCACCTGTCGTCTTCGTCTTGAGCGTTCCCCACCCAAAGAACGTGAGCTCGGTAAGACCCTCAGTAGGATCTTCATTCACGAACTTGAGCGTAGTGGCGCAATCTGTTCCCTTCTTGCCAAACACGGCATATGCAGTCTCGCTGTCGAGAGCAAGCGTATACGTCGCCTTCGTCTTCTTGAGTGTGACAACCAACGTTGCGGTCGTGTTCGTTTCGGACTCGTCATCCTCAATGGTCAGAGTGCCAGTGACAGGGGTGGTAGCACCCTCGAACGCGGTCTTTCCAACCTTGGGATACTTAATCGTCGTCTTGAACGTATAGACATCCGTGGATGCCATTGCGAACATAGAACCAGCAACAAGTGCCAGCATCATGATTATCTTCTTCATTTCTTTGTTTCCTCTTTGTTGTTATTACTTGCTTTTATGCAGGTTTATAGGGACTTGTGTTGTGTTGTTTATCCCAAACCAACTTTCAAGCATTGTATCAATTATACAAGATTCCTGGTCCCGTATAAAGCTTTGTTGTTGTTAAGATATATTTACGCTGTTAAAGATAACTCGGCAGACCCTCTATGCTCCCTTTTTCTTGTTTCCAGCGCTTTTTGAATGCTTTTCCCAACATTTTCATAGTGTCTTTGTTCCCTGTCACCTCTTCATAAATCGGTATCATGTATAGATAAAGGAAGGGAAAGAGGCTTATGTCATTGGGTTTGGATAGATATGACTTGCTCACTTCAATTGGGTTATCTGAATCCAGATAAAGCCTACACCCCTCGTTGCATTTGCCGTGTTCCTTCAACCAGCAATCCTTGCATCTTTGCTTTTTGGCATTGAGTATGGATTGTCCATGCAAGGCAAGAATCTTGTCTCGCACTTTCACGTCTTCCGGATTTGTCAAGTCAAGATGAAGTTGTGTAAGGGCAGTATTGAGTTCATCCAAGGTCATGGTTCAATTATACATTGAACTGCTTTTTGATGAAGTCATATTCAATTGGAGCGCAATTCCAACGTTCAACGCAAGCGCATAGCCGATTTGGGTCTATTGTGTTGAAGTATTTACTGCCGTGTACATGCCCATAGATGTTGATAAGTCCATCTGGAATCACGTCCAATGGCTCGTGCGAGAACACAAACTTTCCATCCAACAGGAAAGGATGCTTGAATGTCCTGTTGAACCCAAGCTCCTTCCAATCGTAGTGTTGCTCTCTATCGTGGTTTCCCATCAAGAGCCATATTCGTCCATTTAGCCTTGACACGATGTCCTTGATTCTGTTCTTGTTGCCAAAGGAGAAGTCACCCAGATGGAGAACCAAGTCTCTCTTTGAGACTTTTTCGTTCCACCTCTGAATCATGGCTTCGTTCATTTCATCCCTGTCCTTGAATGGTCTGTTGGCAGCCTCGTAGATTAAAATCCGACGATGGCAGAAATGCGTGTCAGATACGATCCACAACTTTGCGTCAGATGGCTTGAGATATTCAGACTTGCCCAAGTTGTTCTCTGCGCAAGGGACGTATATTGAACGCATCCCTGTGTTGTTTGGCTCTCTGTTTGTTGCTTCGTCCATTATGGTGTAACCTTCTCAAACGTTGGCTTCTGACCGGCTTGGCAACTCGTAAGCTTGTTCTTGCCAATGTGTTGGTCGTATATCAATCCATCTTCGTGGCAGCGCAATGGCTGCTTGGCAACCCCAAGTCCTGCGCAAAGTTTGCACACGATGTCATCGGTGTTCTCGTCTCCATGAACTATGGTCAAGTCAACCTTGTCCATCAATTCAATCATCAACTTGCCCAAGGCTCTCGGGTCTATGTTGTCCATGCCATCCACCACAATCTCGAAATATGGCTTGCTTGGCTTGACAACTTCCTCCACTGGCTTCTCTGTTGCAACTGCCACCATGTTCTTGGGTGCTTCAACTATGGTTGGTGTTGGTGTGGGAGTTGTGTCTTCTTTCCAAACAGAAACGATGTGAAGTTCCTTATTCTTTGGCAAAGGTGGTGCTTGAATGACCTTCTCTGGCTCAACCTTGATTGCTTCTGCCGTGTTGGGGCAATCAACGCCATAGATGTAGTCGGGGGCGTTTGCGTACTTCTCTTCCAACATCGACTTGGTGTCGTAGGTGTCCTCTTCTTGCGTGTTGATTACCCTCATTCCATAGTTGTTCACGCCAGGAACAGGGACAACACCCTCCTTGAGCTTCAGCTCTTGCTTGAACACAGAGTAATCCACCTCGTGATGCCACCTGTGGAACTTCCACACGACCTTCGCCACGTCTGGGTGGAGCCGAGCAATCATTTCTGACTTCTCCTTCGTTCCATTGACGTATATTGAGGTCGTGTTTCCACCTTTAACCTTCATCGTAGTGGACTTTCCAAACAAAGCCCAGTTTGCAAGGACAGTACACCAACCATCCTTGAGTATTCGGAGCGAAAGGTCAGTGTCCTCGTTGAACCTCGCCCTCCACCTGTAGGGCTTCCCATCCTTGCCAACAATGTCGTTTCTGTTGAGGATGCAGGAGTAGATTCGTGTGTTCATCGTAAATGGGGCATGGTATGCATCCATCGTCACGAACATCTTGTAGTTCAGTCCAAACTGGCCAATGTTCTCGTATCTGTCCACGAAGTCCTCGCAAGCAGCAAGCAATGCGCCAGTACGGCACTTCACCTTCACGTTGTGCCAGAACCAATGGAATCCCTCTGTGGCGTTGTCATCCATAATCCAATGCCACTTCGCGCCACGCCTTACAGAATCGTCCCAAACGAAGTTTCTCGCTGGACCAGACCCCTTTGGAAACTCTGGACCAACATCGTCGCAAGTGTCGTACCTGTCCTTGTAGCTCATGTCAAGCTGAAGCAAGGTTGCGTATTGGTTCTCTACGTGTGCCTTGTAGTCGTTGTACTCAGAAGGTTCGCAAACCACGAAATGCTTGACCTCCATCTGCGTGAGGAAGCGTGAGGTGTAGCATTTCTCTGCCCTTCCCTTGGAGATTACGTAGATTGGATATCTATGCTCTGAACTTCCACCAACGACCCTCAATTGGGAATACCAACCTGGAATCAACTTTGGATACCAAACTGAAATCGTCTTCTCAGAAATGTTCTGGTCGAACAGCTTGTTGGCAAGCTCCAAGTCGCCCTCGTTGAACTTGAAATCAACTTGAGCATATGGGGGTGCAGAATCGTGGGATTCGTACATGGGCATCTGCCACCACTGGTCTTTCCACTTTGCATCCCTCGCAGAATCGTCCTTCTTGGCTTTCTTCTTTGCAGGTTTCTTCTCAACTTTCGTCTTGGAATTGACATCGTATTCCTTCGTCAAACAGGTAATGTCCGTCCCATTGCGCTTGTTGAAATCATCCAATGCCTCTTGGTTGGCGAATCTGCAAATAATCCTCGTATTCATGTCAGAAATCTCCTTGTTCCATGTATTATACCACAAACGATGTGACTCCGTTAAGGTTATTTACCGAAAGGCTTGTGAAATCGGAGACCCTCTCTGTGTCAAACGCCACGATATTCACTTTCCCCTTGAAGTCCTTTACGAAGTTTCTGCAAGTGGTATCTATGCGTTTCGCTTGCTCCAACGTGAGTTTGTTTCCAAACTTCTGATTTCTGGCGAAACTCGTCTCTGGTGAAATGTGAATCCAGATTATCCCAACATCCACTCCATTCTCCAACAACTTGTTCATCATTGGACGCGAGACGCAACGCATTCCCTCCAGAACTATGATCTTGTTCTTTGGCAGAAGGTTCATGACTTGTTGAGCGAAGTTTCCAACTTGCTTCCGTTCTACAGAATCAGTTCCATCGCGCCTCTTCTCGCCGGTGTCGTATCTTCCAATGAGAATGCAATCGTCAAACTCTGTATAGGACATCAAGTCCCGATTGAGTTCACCAGTTCTGCCACGGACAAATGTGTTTCTGACGAAAGATGACTTCCCAGAATGTGAGCCTCCTATTATGACAACGACCTTGCTCATTTAATCTCAATGCCATGTGGGGACAGCACAAATTCTACGATAGACCATTCGTCCTCTGGCTCAATCTTCCAACAGAACTTGAGGTGGAATTGGTTCTTCTCAACCACCTCTTGGGTGTTCACAGTGTCGTTGCATATCACATTCCATGCAGAAAGGAAGTCTGAATATTCGCTGATGAGGTTGTTCACCACCACATTGACCCTGTCCCATGTCTCAGAGTTGTTGGGTTCGTAGATGGCGCAACCCTCTATCGCCTGTGCGATTTCTTCATATACCTTTGGCTTTACAGCCGTCCAATTTTCCTTGTTCGTTGTCATTTCGTTATTCTCCATTTCCCTTGAACGTTTGCAATCCACCCAATGATTCCTGGCACACCTCGTTGAATCTCTTGATGTTGAATGGCTCTTTGAGCAACCTTATTTCTTCTATGGGTGAAGTGTCCTTGTTCCCCATTTCCTTGTCGTGACCATAGCAATTGTAGCCGCGTTCAACCACATTCTCGACCCTGACTATCCTCAACCAATCAGATGGATGCTTGCCAGATTCCTTGTCAGAGAACATATAAGCCTGAAGCTTGGACAACTCCATTCCATGAGTCAAATTGGACCAGGTCTGTCCCTTGTTTCTGCTTCTATGCACCTCCCAGTACGTCTTTGTCTTGTACATTCCATCCATCATCACTTGAACCTCATTTGACTTCCCTCCGAAGCCTTGTGTGCTGCTTCAAGTTCCCTTACGAATCTATTTACCGATTCGACATGATCTTCCCCGATTCAGCTTCCTTTCGCTTCTTCCCACTCCATTCCTCGACATCATGGATATCCAACTTATGCTTTGGCACGACAAGCACTTCCCCCTGATGCCAGTCAATTCCCATGCAGACGCTATTCACATCCACCACGCAACCATCAGGACATATCCATCCAGAGGGGGAGTTTACGCAGATTCCAACTTTCGCATCATCGTCCATCAATTCAAGTACATCTTTCAGTTCCTTCACTGTCATTTCATCCTCCTGCCTTCCTTTAGTGCGTCCTTGGCAAGTCCAACTGCTCTCCAAAAATAATGAACACCAATCTTCTCCTTGGTTGTTCCATGGTTGATGATGTTTGACCGCATTTCTGCGTCAAGCGCAATGATTCCATTCAAAGCTTTCTTATAGATATCGTTCATTTCTTCAACTCCCCTTTCTCGTCATATTCCTCAAACTTCTCCAATACGTCCATTGGAAACCAAATCTTCGTGTATCCTGTTGGATATATCACGCCAACCAACGTGGAGAATCCATTTTCGCTCACCCTGTTCACTGTCTCAATTTCAAGCAAGCAACTCTGATTTCCATCAATGACCTTTCTGTCCCAAATGATTCCACGCTTTCCTCGGCAATATGGATCAGGATGCTTGAACGAGACACGGGCATAGGTCTTGCCAGCACGAAACTCCCTGTTGAGCTTCTCTGCTTCCTCTGGAGTCAGTTGCATAGGAATGTAGTTGCAGTAGACAATGCCAGAGTTCCCCGGCCTTGACGTGCCAAATGTCCTTGTACCCAATAATCCTACGTCATCTTTCACAAGGAGTTGTCCGTTGTCCATCTTAAGCTTCATCCTTAGATTTCCCTTCCACAGCTTCCTTGATGACATTCTTGATAAGCATGAACCCCTCCCCAGGGGAAACGTCCTCTGGTGGAGCATCCCCGCACTTCATCGCTTCAAGCCATTTCTCGTGACACCATTTTGCCAGGTCGTCCAGCATTTTGTACACTTCGTCTATGTCCTTGGGGGCAATGCTCCAACCCATACGCCAAATGTCTTGCGCAGCCTTTTCCATCAGGGCTTCACAATCCTTGTTGAACAAGTCTCGCTTGTCCGACCTTGCGTCGTCCCATATCCTTTGCTTTGGCGTTTCAAAGTCAGTCATTGGTTGTCTCCTTTGCTTTCAATTATACTACGTCTGGTCTTGCGATACACGATTATCCATCCAATGTCGTCGAAGATGCATCCAACGCCCCACATCAGAATTGCGGTCTTGAGCGTTGGCATGGCAAGCATCGCAAGGGCGAAACCAACCATGGCGACAGCGTTCCTGGCAATCGACGCTGTGTTGTCGTACATTTCCCTCTCCCTGCCATTCCAAAGCTTGGATTGGAACATCATGATGCACTTGCCAATGAAGGTGGTGATTATGGAAGAGTAGAACAAAGTCAAGATTGCGAATATCCACACGTTGTAGTTCACGAACACGAGATAGCAAGCCAGAAGGAAACTCCCAATGGATTCTGCCAATGCAAACCAGGTGAAGAACCTCATTGCGAATTCCCTGGTTCTGTTCTTCCATATCGCGCCAATGACCAAGGCAGACATGCAGAACCACGCACCCTCGAACGAAATGTACTCTGCTGGGAGCTTGGATATGATTTCCTTGACTATTGGAGGATTGGAGTAGGTGTAAATCAAGCCAGATATGGCAGACGAAAACAGGAGAAACCCTTGGTTCTCCTGAACTTGGATGTTGAACACCCGCTTGAAGAATTGCCAGAATCTCGTCATTTGGTGAAGGTCTTGAGTGGAAACCAATTGCTGCCATCAAATCCCTTCTTGTTGTATCCATCTTTCACTGCCCAACCATACATTATCAAGTTGCAGTTTGATTTGTCTTCAAGGTTGTCGAAGATGGCTTTCGCCTCCGCATAGTCCTTGAACTTTGACGCCTGCGCCTTGTCGTCAACCCAGGATTCGTTCTCCCAGCACTGGCACTCGTCCTCTGTCCCAATGCAATCAACCTCGTTGAAGAACTCACTGAAGAACGTCACTTTGCCATTGTGGGGATCTTGGCGAACGATGAGGTATCTTCTGTCGATTTGCATTCCAACTACACATTTGTCAATCTTCTTTTCCATAGTCAGCATTCTCCCATGTTCTCCATTGTCCTTGTTGCCATTGTTGCCTTGCTCAAGGTCTCTGTGGATTCCTCGTACCACTGATCTATTGCTGGTTCCTCCACCTGGATGTTCTGAAGAATCTGATGGAAACGCCAATCTGGAAACCTTTCAACTGCTTTCCTCACCAATTCAACAATGGCACGGTTCGCTGCTTGTCTTGTCATCATTGCTCTATTTCCTCCCATTTTCCATTGACCTTCTTTCCACGCCAATAGATGATTTCACTCTCAGAGGATGGCAATTTGCTCCATTCTTGGTATCTCTTGTACGTGGAAGTCTTGCGATAGTCTCCATAGGCGTTCCAGAACTTTACGTTGAGATTTCCCCAGAACCCGATTGGAAACCGGCTTTTCGTCTTGCACAGAACCTCAACCCCATTGTTGGTGACGATATGCGCCCCATAGGAAGTCGTGTACATCCCATCATAGGGAACGGGATTGAACGATTCAGCAAGATCGTTCATCAAAATGCATCCCGAGAAGAATGAACATGCGATTAGGGCAATCACCATGAACTTCAAGTCTTTCATAGAGCCTCCTTTCAATTTGCAAGCCGTTCCTTTACGCCATCCCAATAGCCCTTGTGGAAGCTCAAGTATTCCTTTGAGCAACCATCCTTGATTGCGATTACACGTTCAACCGCGAGGCCGTGAACAGCGTCCTGGAGGTTGTTGAGAGCATAGCACATTGGCTTGGGAAGGTGGTGGTAGTCTCCCGCAACGATGGAATGGGTGAGGTTGAATGCCCATTCAATGACCTTCTTCTCGTTCTCAGTCAATCGTTCAACCTTTGGCAATTCAGATTTCATTTTGTTTCTCCCTTGTTGTTCAACACATCTATTATACGCCTCATATCCTCAATCGTAAAGCCGTATCTCCTGTCGGTTTTCACAATCTTGTCTTTGTCAATATATGGCTCTATGTCCACAATCTCGTCATCCACAACGCAATATGCGTCCACTTCTGGATGCTCGGCAAGCCATTGTTTGATCTCCATGCCCCTTCTGCCCTTTTTGTCGTAGCCAGTCTCGCCGGCAAATACTTCCTCCCTTGGACAGCGAAGTTTCTCTGAGAGAATGTCCCTCCAATTCCTGTCGGGTTGATATGGAGCGTAGTTTGTGTGGTGTCTCCAAGAGGATGATACCACAATCTTGCAATTGGTGTTGGCTATGATGAACCGAAGTCTGGCAACAAGTTCTGGGTTGAAGCCATAACGCCACTCGTCAAGGTCAATCCATTCGTGACTGTCAGATGGTGTTGGGTACATGCAATTCAGAACCCCATCTATGTCCAGGAATAGAACCTTCATGTCCATCATGCCACTTTCCTGTACACAGGCTTGTGTCCAGGCTTGAGCGAGACCATCTTGCTCTTGCCGAGATGGCGTTTGGGGATGTGCGACTCTCCCTTCTGAGTGGTGTAGAGCAGTTCGGTTCTGATGCCAAGTTCGCAGCAAATGTCGTTGATTGCCGTCTTTTCCTTTATCTTCCCATGCACCACGGTGATGTAGTTCTTCTTCTTCAGCTCCACAAGCATCTTGCGCATTTCCTTCATGTCGATGTTCGTGAGGGAGTCTATCACAATCTCTGTGTGGGGTTTCGTGGCGAAGTCCTCACCCATATACTCGTAGGAATACCGCTCGGAGTTCACGATGTACATGTTCTGATTCCGTCCATTGATCTTTCCATTGGATACATCGCCCTTCTTGCCATTCCTCGGTCCTTCCTTCCAAAGGATGGAGTTCGCAAAATGGTGGGCAAGGGATTCGTGGGCGGTTCTGATGAACACCTTGTATCCCTTGTTCACATACATCTTGCACAAAGCCTCCATGAACTTCGTGCCAAGTCCAAGCCCCTGGAAGTCAGGAAGTATGACCAGACGGTGAATTGCCTTGCCGAAGTTCAACGAGCCGTTGGGATATGGTCGGACCGCGCAGAATCCAACATATGCGTCATTCCACTTTAGAACCCAACATTCTGCGGCGATGAGAAGGTCGTGGCTCAGATAGTGATGCGGAGCAAATATTTTCCAGACCTCTCGCTTCCGCTCCGGCTCGTCAATTCGCTCGAAGGAGAGGTCGATGCTTTTCCCAGGCAGAACCCCCGAAGGTCATATATCTTTTCGGTGTTCAAGTCGATGAGGATGTCTGGCTTGAGCATTGGAATGATGTCGTAGTGGCAACCACAAAAGACCACATTCTTGAGCCCGTTCTTTCGGATGTACTTCTGAATGCTGTTGCTTGCGCTCATCGCACATTCCCTGTTGACCACGCTCGTGTATTCGTCAATCATGACCTTGGACTCAAGGTTTAGCGCAAGATCAGCTCGGAATCCCTCGCCTGTGGAGAGGACATTCCTTGGGCGGCACCACTTGGGGATTGAACTCAACCCAACAGCATTGAGTGTCGCCTTGCCCTTCTTGGGGTTCTCAGGGAAGTTGGAAATGATGGCCTTGGAATTGTCGTAGACCTTCTTGGGGAAGTGCCATCCTGCCTTCTCAAATGCCTTGAGGAATGTGGACTTTCCAGCTCCAGAAGGGCCGACAATCTGAATGATGTTCACATCCAGATTCAGAATCTCCTGTGGAATGACAAAGGGATATACCTTCGATTCCCCAGTGAACTCGTAGTCAAACGCCTTTTTGACAAGGTTGATTCCCTCGTCAATCGGCACTTTGCTCACCAATGGCACGTCACTTCGCTTCAATTTGCAAAGTACGGGCGCGTTCTCCCAACTTTCGCTCATTTCTTGTGTTTCTCCTTGTTTGTTGGCAAATCACCATCCATAGAAGCCATCGGGTGCTTCTTCAGTCCCAATGGTCAATGTCTCGTTCTTGAACATTCCGGTCTTCTTCCAGAAGTCGAGACGTGCCTTCGCGTCACGCTTTCGGGGATACCCCTCTCCTGCCCACGCAGAATGTGCGAACTCCCCATTAGGGTCGCTCGTCTCAATCACATACATGATGCTCTTCTTCGCCATTTTGCTTCCATTCGTCATACGATTTCCACGAACTTCTCAAGAATGTTCTCGTAGGTCTTCTTCGTCACCCAAAAGCCCTCGAAATCCACTCCATTGATTCCTCGCCCCTTGGCAATGGTAGTCTGAACGTGATACATCTCTGTCGGCGTCCCTGCCTTGTCATAGGACGAAGAGTTGTACTTGAACACCTGGTCTGTAATCGGCTTGTCTGACATGGAAACGATGGTTGTCGGGTCAATCAAGATGGATGATGGAACATCACCCTCGTTGAGCTTGAACCTATATTCACTGCCATCCCAAACCTGACGGTAGAACTCAATTCGTGTCAATTTCTTAATCATTGCTTCTCCTTGTCTTTCAACAACATCTATATTATCTCATATCTGCGTCTGAAAGTCAAGGGGGTTTCTAAAGAAACAACCTTGTTGTATCAAGGGGGTTTGGAAGAAAATCTGTCACTGTCCCAAACGCGCCATACGCGCTTTTGCCAAACGTTCAGCAGCAGCCTTGCGCTGCTCGTCTGTCATGTTGCGCGAACGGTTGGGGTTCTTGCCCAGACGATACTGCCAAAGAGGGCAGTCCTTCGCAGGGCATTCCTTGACCTCTCCACGGTCTCCACAACAACAATCCAGACATTTTGCCTTGATTGCCTTGATTGGCGTGATGTTCAGTTCTTCGCTCATTTCTATTGCCTTTCTTGTTGTATTATACCACTTTTAGGTCGTTATCGTAAATCACATCGTCCCTTCAACATTTCGTCAAGCTGATTCCAGACTTCCCATTCATACTTCCCAGATTTGACTTGGATTGACAAGAGTTTGTTCAGATTGTGCAATTTGTTTATGTGGAGAATCCCATATGTCCACAAACCACCTTGATTCTGAACCCGGATGATGGGGTTGTCTTTCCTCTCGGTATCCTCCACGCAGAACTCAGAATCCTCAAACACGAACTTGAAGGTGCGTTTGAAGGATGCTTCGCCGCTATATGCCTTGACTATCCCATAGAGATATGGGATATGTCCGACGTTCCCCAATAATACAAGTTCCTCCATTATACGTTTCCCCTACAAGTTTCATCCAAGGAATTCCACACCACATCTGGAGTTTCATCCTCTATATCAACATGATTGGGGTCGAATATCATCAAGAGGTCGTCCAAGTAGAACACTTCCTTCTTCACCGTCTTGATTTTCACGTCCTTGTAGATTGACTTCACATATTGGGTCTTCACGCCCGTTATGAACCGAGGAGGCAGACTCTCCCATTTTTCGTAACCTATGGGTGGAATGCTATATCTCAGCTTTTCTACTTGCATTGAGTGGAAGTTGTCATCAAGATCCAGGGGAATTTGACCCATTGGCAATACATCAATCCATCTGTTCAAGCAACTCCTCAATTTGTTTGACTTGGAATTGACGAACCAATATAGTTTGCAATAGTCGTCCATTGTTCCAAAGTGTAGATTGAGCTTTGACATGTCCTTGGCTTCCACAGCTTTTTCCATGCCATCGCAATAGAAATTCAGCTTCTGACCCAGTGTGTCGTCTGGTGCATCGTTGTATAGGGTTCCCGGCCATTCCCAATCTCTTGTGTATGGATTTTTCAACTTTTTGACGTACAACGACACAAGTTCCCTGCCAATCGTCTGCTCAACTTGACGAAATCCCACAATGCCATATCTCCAAGAGCCATCTTTCCTATATATCTTCGCCAACTTGCTGTATGAACCCTGTTCGATGTTAGGGTCTCCAACCACGAAGGAGCGGTTGTAGGTGCGTTCAACCAACGTCCCATTCACGTCAAACACAAACTTGTACTTCTTGTTCTCAGAAGTATGATAAAGGATGCTTTTGACAAGCTTGGACTCCATCTGCTCCTGAATGGAAAGCCGAGTGATGTACTTTATGTCGCTTTGGCTTCCCATCGTATTACACATTTCCTTTGCAGGTCTCGTCAAGTGAGTTCCAAACCTCGTTCTCAACCCACTCGTGGGTATCCCCATTCCATTTCCGGACGTTAAGCGCAAGCACGTCGGCCAACGGAATCACCTTGTACTGCTTGACGCTCTTGTAGTTGTTGCAGTAGATGGACTTGATGTAGGTGTAGCAAAAGACCTTCATTGCGTCCTTTTCAAGCATGTCAGAGAACGCGCCGAATTCCTCCTTGCAAACCTTGTCCTTCCATTCAGTTAGGACAGGATGCCACCAATCATGTCTATCGAACACAAGGTCAATGGGCATCTTGACCTTCTCCTTGCCAACGGAAACCTCTTTCCACCTTGCCTTGTTGGTCACGTACTCAGAGCAAAGGGTGTCCTGAACCTTCTGCCAATCTGCCAAGGAAACCGTATTGGTCTCTATGGACTTGTCGTCGTTCCGAATCCCATCCCGGATTCGCTCGTTGTACATGGGGATGAGTTCCAGAATCCAAGCAGGAATCCTGCTGTCCTTATCCACGTCAAAGATGTCCTCAATCTCCCCTGTCTCCTCATTCACAACGCCAACCTTTGCGAACAACGACTGAAGCTTGCAATTCTTCTGATAGATTCGCTCCTTGCGCTCCCACAACTTGAAGCCATATTCCCAAGAGCCATCTGACCAAATGAGCTTCACTGCGCAAAGAGTACGACCATCCGAGAATGCATCCACGAAATCGTCCTTTCGGCAGACAATCTCCTCAATCTCCATCGTCTTGATGTCTCCATTTGGCGTTGTGACGATCATCCGCATATCGTGGTCGTGTCCCTTGATGGGAGAATGCTCCTTGAATCTCTCAATCATGCTCTGAAACACGCCAAGGGTCTTGAATTCCTCCTCAGGAATAAGCTCAACCCTCTTGATGTACCTCGTTCCTCTCTTTGACTTCTTCACTAGTACAACTCCTCTCCAATCCGATTTTCGTCAAACCCACTCAACTTCCTTTTGCCATACTCAATGCAACGTAGAATATCCTCGTTGATGAGCTTCGTTCCCTTGAACGTGGAAACCAACAACCGAATCTCCTTTATGTTCATCTTGCTGGGGGAATATTCCTTTCCGGTCTCTATGAAATATCTCCCTTGCGCCTGATGGAACTGACCATAGTCCATCCGAATGATTTTCCTCTTCGCCAAGGCAGGGACGTGATAGGTCAATACAACGGAATAGATGTTCCTGTACCCCTTGTCGTGGAATTTCTTGATTCGGCAAGCAGAGTCGTCGTAATATACTATTCCCCTATGTGGTTCTACGACAACACTCTTGCCAATTGGCGCAATCTTGCTTTGATTCTTCTTTCGCATGACACCAATATTATCTCATATTCGCGTCAGAAAGTCAATAACCCCGTTTGGGATTTATGTCAGATTTATTTCTTACCAAAAGTGGTCAGATTTAGGAGATTTGGTCAATTATAGTTGGAATTCCGAAACCTTGGCGTCAGTGTTGGTGGAAAGCCAATCGGCAATCAAGTGCCTATGGCAAAAGTCCCCAATCTTCTCGTAGCAAAGCATTACGGCATTGTCTCCAAGTTTCTCCAACACATTGTGAGGATTCAATTTTGACAATACGGTTTCAAGGTATATGTTCTTGTACCATTCCATAGATTCCGGAGAACTTGGATTGTCCTTGAACTTGTCGTGCCATATTCTCCACCAGCATCTCTTTGGGGCAAGTTCTGGCATGAACCTTGCATTGGGTGTGTCATAGAAGAACTTTGGCGCATAGCCAGAAACGCACACCAGGTTGTTCAATCCACACTCTTGGAGTTTCTTTACTCTTGCGAAATAGGATGTGTAGATGGTCATGCCAGCATTTCCTTGAGCAGATTGGAGCAGAGTTTCTTGTCGCAATTTGATGGCAGAGACTTCATCATCAATCCAAAGTCCTTCTTCGTCAGACTTCTGCCAAGCTCCTTCTTCTTGTTCGCAATTATTTCCTTGATGATGCCCTCAAGCATGTCGTCTGGTATCGTAGGTGGAATAAACAAGGACAGGTCAGCAAGTTCATCCTTCGCTTTCTCCTCCAAGTCGGGTCTGTTGGCTGCCTTTGCCGAGGCTATGGTGTCCTCCAATTGCTTCACTGCCCTCTTTACGCAACCTATGACAACATCCTCAGTGATTTCCTTGCCCTCGTTCACAGTCTTGTTCTTGATGTCAGAAACGACCATGCGAAGGGTGTCCCTCGTGGATGCGTTTCCTGACTTCATCGCGTTCTTGATTGTCTCTTGGATTCTCTCGTATGTCTCGCTTGCCATTGTTGAATTCCTTTCTCTTCATCTGATGATTGGCATATTTGGTGATGGTTCCGAAAGAGGTTTGGTTTCTTTTGGATATTTCCTCGCCAGTTCTTTTGCTGTGAGCATTTCGTCGGCGTTGTGATATCCCTCTGATGCGTACATTATCTTGCAAAGGTTTGACAGCAACTCATCTGATGGATAGCCACCTGGACAGTCACCCTCGCATTGGGCTGCAGAATGCAATTCCCTGTCAATCTTGCGCAACGTCCAAGCCATATCCAACGCCTTGTCTCGCAGGCTTTCGTAGTTCAATGTTTCTTCAGAAGTCATATGATACATTATACCACTTTTGGCTTCAAGTGTTTAACCTTAATCTCGAATATCCTTGGTCTGGTGTTCTTGTCTGGGAATTCTGAATGGAATGACAATCTGGCGTCGTCGAACTTCTCAACGTCATATTCCCGACAGTCTTCTTCATTGAAATCTGTCATAAAGTAGAATTCAACATGTTCCATTTCTTTTCAGAAGCAACAACGATACTCCAATCAAGAACAAAAGCGAAGATGAAGGTTCGGGGACAAAAGGTGGATTATATGTGTAGAAATCAGTTGGAGTCCATTGCCCATCAGCTGGCGGCCAAACACCACCTTCCCATATGTAATGTTCTCTTAAATAATTTATTGTTGCTGTATTGGATTCAGCTATTGTCTCATCCCATATAAACAGATCCAATGCTTCGCTATATGATAAACTTCCAAGTTGTATTTGAAACAGTGCTTCCGAAAACATTTCTGAACTTATATTTACTGGTGATTGCGATGCCCAGTTTCCAGTGCTTATACCCCTTCCATCACCTGATTCATCAAAAGAGGAATAATCCCAATATTGACCATTGTTATAAATCGGAAGGACGGTGCTTGTTCCATCATTGAATGTCACCTTTACCCTAGCACCAACGTCATAACCACTATAACCATCTTCTTCCCACGCATAAGGCTCAATAAACGAAACCAAACTCATACCATCAACGGTCGCCGTTTCATTTACTAGCCACCACAACATATCCCCCCATCCAGTGAATGGGAGTAGCATCAATAGCAGTCCATATGTCAGTTTCTTCAACATCTCTTCTTTCTACAAAAGCATATTTACATAATTGTACACCAAACGGCAAACAAAAATTATATGGACTGATAATCTCCAGCCCAAAGCTACATTCAATTCAATGTTATGTCAAAGGCTCTGCAAACGATATGGCTGTGGCTCAACCCAATCTGGATTTACCTTGCTCCCTCTCTTCGTTGGGATCTTATCCTTTGCAGGAACACGAAGCACCCCAATGTCAGATTGCATGTTGTCGGTGGTGGTTCTGTCCACCCGATATACCGAGTTGGTGGATAGCGTCTGAAGTTCCGACATCATCCCCTCCACCCCAGAAGAGGCGTTTGGCATAATGTGATTCACTGCATTTCTGCGCTTCACATCCAAAACCACAAGAACATCGTCCTTCATGTCGATTGGAACAGCATCCATAGCCACCATCTCAACAAACCTCTTGACATCTGGATTGGAGAACTCAACCAAGTCCAAAATGGTGTCCGACATCCTGGAAATCAATCTCGCCCGTGGATTTGGAAACAGTGATATGGATTTCACCACATCCCTTGCGAACAACGCCTGCTTGGCAGAATTCAATTTCCCCATCTCGGATTTCAATGTTTCACTTGAACCAAATGCGCATCTCGTCACTCGGTCGTTCCAATCATATGTTGGAGGTTCCGCAGACAACGAAACCACAAGCATAGCCATAGATATCACAGCCAGTATTTTCATCTTGTTTCCTTTCAAAAGAAATTGAACCACAAACGCAAAGAACCGTAAAGTTGGCATCACTTGTCAAATGCCCCGTAGAGCTTGAACTTCTTTGAGATAAGATGGGCTTGTTCGTCAGGAAGTGGCTTGAACCACGCCCCAACTGTGCATGTACCATCTGGATTCTCTGGCGTCAGATCGGTAAGGCACTTGTCGTTGATGTAGCCCCAATCAACCCCCTCAACAAGCCCAAGTTCCTGCACCACTGGCTCAATCTTCGTCTTCAACTGATTGAGATTCTTGCATTCGCATATTGTCTTCGTGAAGATGTCGTTGATGTAGCCATTCCATATGTCCTTTGGGATTTCAACAGTAATGCTCACCGACTTCTTTGGAAATTGTGTCTTTACCTTGAAATATTTTTCCCCAGCCTTGAATGCTTCCTCTGCTTTCTTGCAGACTTCCGGATGCTTGTAGACAGCATACTGACCTGGACGCCACGGATCTTCTGCCATCAAGGTGTCAAACTCGTTGTCAACGCAAGGAAACGACTTCAGCATGTTGGTGAAGTATGCTTCTGCACAGTGTCCAATCATGGCAGCAAGCTTCCCTGGCTTCAGATTCAGGTCTTTCCTGATTATGAACACTCTTCTCATTTCACAATTCCTCGTTCGTAACGTCCGTGTATTGTCCTCTTGCGCAAGCCAAGTCCATCATCAGAACATCATGCGCCATCTTCTCGGCTTCTTCGTTTGGATCTTCAACTTTCCTATTTCCCAACATAACGTCCATGGGCGTGGAGACATGAAATCCAATCAATCCCCTGTTCGCCTTTTTCCACTCAATCACCTTGTCCAAAGCATCTACGCAACTCCTTGATTCAGATATCGCCGACTCAATGGCCTTCACCAACTCTAAATCCACTTTACCTTCCATCATATTCTCTCCTTCACAAATCCTCGAATTGCTCTATGGGTTCTGAACCACCGATTTCAAGCATCCTTCTCACGTATTGCCTATATTCCTCTAAATCAAGTTGACGAATGAACTTCTCGCAACTGGGGTATTTCCTCAATTGACGTTCATATTCATAACGTCTCTCAAAGTATTTCATCTTGGCAGCTTCTGCTGGGTTCTCGCGCTCCCATTCATCTTCCAATCTGCTGCCAAACAATCCCCACCAGAACAAGCCAAACATATCACATTCCCTCCAATTCCTCAGGAGTGACTTCCATCAACTGTCCCCTTGCAGATTCAAGCAATATCGCCAAGGTGTCTTTGGCAATCTTGTTGGCTTCATTCCATGGGTCTTCAACTTTCCTTTGACCACACATGACATCAAGAGGTGTGCCAATATGTATGCCAATCAAGTTCCTGTTCTTCTTCTGCCATTTAATAACCTTGTCCAATGCCTCGCAATAGTCAACGGACTCTGATATTGCGTTCTCTATGAAGGTCGCAAGTTCCTCGTCAATTTCGTTCATTGTTGTTTCTCCATTTCGTCAAGATTCATTGGCGACATTGAATTGATGCGTCCATAGCATCCCCATCTTGGACTGCCGCAACTTGGGTTCTCCACGACTATGCGAGATATTCCCGAGTTCTTGTTCTCCAATATGCCCTTGATGCAATCCAATGCGGAATGGATGTTGTCAGTCTCATAGGTGTTCGATGGGAAACCCTCAATGCCAGTTGGCTCAAAGCAATGTATGCGTATCTTGTTGTTGTCCATGATAAGAATTATACGAGAAGATCACAAGTCGTCCTTGCCAATGCAGAGGTTGTCGTCAAATGCGCATTTACCCTCGATGAAATCCTGATATTGCTTGTGGATGAAATATATCTTCTTCTCAGGATGTTGTTCGACAACCAATCGCATCTTCTCTCTATCTGAATCTGGATATCCACCCTTTACTTCAACATAGATGTCTCTGTCGGGGATATATAGGTCAGGAATATAGTTATGCCAATAGTCCTTGAAATACTTGATTGGAGCAGCTTTCACCCACAATATGCCGAGCGCGTTCAATCTCAATGCCACATTCTCCTCCCAATGCCCACGCACAGAGAATTCCTTGCCCTCCAAGTTCTTTACCTTGTACCACTTTACCTTCACATGTTCTTTATTGAGATACTGGTTCATGACTTGTTCGGCACGTTTGGCAGAGATTTTTTGGCGGGTTTCAAGGGTGTGTCTATGCTGTACTGCGGACTTTGATATCTCTCCATTCTTGTACCTTTCAGAATATGTTCTTCCACCTTTTTTATATGCTTCATCATGCTGACTTTTTAGCGGATGTTTATCGCAATGTGCAAGATGACCACCTAATTTTCCTGGACTTGATAACAATTCCTCACAATACGGACATCTCCACAAAGTTTCTCCATTTATTATGACTTTTTTGGCATGTTCGGCATTGTGTTCATCTTCAATATGTTTCTTTAATTCTTTTCTTGTCAATAGAACTTTACCGCACACTTTACAGGTCCAAGTGCCATACGGCGATTGCTTTGCAACTTTTCCTTCGGCTCTCAATTTGTCGAGATGTGCCTTTACCTTTGGGCTGTTGTGTTCAATCTCTTTGTTTATAGAACCAACATATGCTTCTTTACATTCCTTGGAGCAGAATCTTCCTGATCCATATGTGTGGTCATGTGGTTCTCCACAATTTTCACAAGGCTTGTCTTTGTTTGCAAGGCGTTTCTATGCCATTGCTTTACGATAGCGTTCTTTATTCATATTATTTTTACCTTTTTGTTGTTGAAGTCATTCGCGTGACTCCAAATGTATTTACTAATAATTATACAAGAAATCTACACTAGGCGCGAACCTAGTGTAGATATAACTGTGGCTGATCCATCCCCTTCACCACGAGGAACCCGGCGGGTTAGGGCCGCCTGTGCTTTTAGGTATTACACCATGGATCAATTGAAACTGTCTCGTTTCTCATCACATTCAATTATACGAAATCTCGGCATCAAGAGTCGCCCAAATCGACAGCATCACTGTCTTGCATCATCACTGGTTGTGTCGCGTTTCCTCCTGGTGCATTCTCAATCGCCAACACGCTGCCAACGGGTATCTTGTTGACTTCCTCTATGTACTCTTGGAGATTTCCATGCAAGCCAATTGCAGTCTCCTTGATTTCACTAAACGTCTTCTCTGAAATCTTGTCTCCTCTTATGAGTGCAAGCTTCAGTTCGCGCTCTTCCCTTGGCAAGTTTGCAATCTTGTTCTCGGCCTCTTGCTTGAGGTTCTTCACTTCGTCGCCCAATGACTTCAACTCCTTGTCCGTAACAGATCCTGGGTCGTTTATCATCTTCTCCAATATGGCTTCGTAGTTCTGCTCCTGCTTTCTGATGGCTTCCATAGCCTTTATCTTTGCGTTGGCGATAGCCAATGCTTCCTTGCGCTTTGCCTCCTCCTTGAGCTTCTTCTCGCGTTCTTCCTTTTCCTTCGCTTCTTTCTCTGCCTTGCGCTTGGCTTCCTCTGCCTCTTGCTTCCTCTTTTCCTCCTCAATCTCAGTCATCGTCTTCGGAGGTGGTTCAAGCACCTTGGTCTGAACGTCGCCAGCCTTCTTGACAATCTTGTTCCCTGAGGATTGCGCATCAAGTCTGGCTTGCTTCTCCTTCTCCAACCTGTCCCAGAATTGCTTTAGTTGCTTGAGGTAGGTGTAGTCCCCTGAGAATCTGGCCTCGAACTCGGCCTTCTGCATCAGCTTCTTGAGGTCGTTGATGGAACTTTCGAGTTGGACGTCAGACATGCTTCCAATCTTCCCCCAAATGCCCTGCCAAGACTTCAGAATCTTGTCCTTGCCCTTGGCGTCAGGGATACCCATCTGCTCCCTGTAGGAATCAAGCTTCCACTTCTGCCAGAAATGTGCGTTGGAATAGTCTATGACCTTTATCTTCATGTTGGGGAATCGGAGATGCTTGTACATGAAGGCGAAGATTCCCTTTTGGGACATCAAGGTGTTGAGCTTGACGACACCCTTCAGCAATTTGGCGTTGGTGTCTTCGGTCTTGTATGTGATTTCGTCAGAAAGAAGTTTCTCAACTATGTTCCATTGTGGGAGTACCTTGTACTTGAGGTATTCGAGGAACACCTGAGCGAAGCCAGCTTGGGTTGGCTCGTCACCCATCACTTGCTTCCAATCATAGCCAGATATGCTGGCCATGTTGAAGAACCAGCTCATCAAGTCGTGGATTCTGTTCGCCTTTTCAACCTTTGTTCCCTTTGGCAATATCCCTTTTCCAATAAGGAAGTCAATCAATGGGATTGCTGCCCCGACAGTTCCCATTATCTGACCATTGGCAAACAAGTCCAACGCGCCAGAATCAAGCCAGAAGTCACGGACGTCTCCATATGTGACTCCTGCCGCCTTTGTTCCCCTCCATTCAGCAATCGTGGCGAGAGCTTGCGCTTTTCTCTTCTGTCTATTGGCAAACCTCTTTGTGCGTTCCCACCAACCAAGGTTCTTGCCGTCAGAGAGTTCTCCATTTACGTCATCTTTAGCCTTGTCGTAGTCGAGGATTCTCTTTGTGTTCTGAATCCCCTTCTTTGCAGCTTGGAATCCCTTTACAGTAAGGAACGCGGCGCCAACTGCTGCTGCCCCCACGACTCCACCAACGGCTACACCTGCAAATGCTGCCGTCTTCCATTTCTATCCTGGGCTTAAGTCATCCCATTTCTCGGAAAGCCAACCCTGAGATTGCCCCTTCGCAGTCTCCAAGTTGTTGTCCTTGCCTTGAATCTTACCGGCTCGGAGCTTCTTTAGGAACCTTACAAATCTGTCCTTGAACAGAACATCCTCTTCCTTTTCATATCCACCAATCTTGTGGCTCACCAAAGCGCTGTTCCATTCTGTCCAATATTTTGCCAATTCCTTCGTGTCTATGGCAAGAGGCTTTCCTGACCATATTGAATACCCATCCCATCCCTTTAGATATCTGTTGTATATTTCACGTATTGCTTTCGCCCTTGCCAATTCATAGAGAATTGGATGCACAGAAATCTTTGCCCCATCTTGCATCCATGTGAATGGCATGAATCCTATGGAATCGGCTTCGGCGTCTGCTGGCTTGCCGAAATACACGTCTGCTGTCTTGTGCAACGCCTCAAAAGGCTTCAATGGGATGATGGAGCGCAAATCAGATGCCATCACCCTATATCCCCTGTTCCATCCTGTATTTGGATCGTACAATGGACCTTTTACGTTCTTGAAGCGTTGGGACTTCGACAACTGAAGGATATATGAATCCAATGTCCTTATCTGAGGGACAATGGCGTCTGCCAAATTCTGTCTGATCTTTTCAGCCTTCTTGTGCATCGCCTCAATCAGCTATGGAGATGCATTCCCCTGCATTCGGGCAATTTGGATGTATTTAAGTTCGTCTGTGAACTTTTGGGAGGCGTTGTGAATCGTAACAAGAAGGTCGCCAGAATTTTTGGACTTGAGCCTCTTTTCGACATCTTCCTCTGCTGCATCCTTGCTCTTGTCCATCTTGTCCTTTTGCATTTTCTCAGCATTGGCGAAGTTCTTGTTTGTGTGGACAGGGACATGGCGCATTATGGCACCCTTCGTGGGCATCTTGCCTCCAGCTCTGCTTGACGTCTGAAGTCCCTCTATTGCGTTCAATTGACCCTTGAATGGCTTTACTCCCTTGGCATTGGAGAGCAACATCCCCTTGAATTGGGCAACCTTGCTCTTTCCACTGGCCATTTGGTCCGCAGCCATGTTCTATGCTTGCTTTTCTACTGATGCCCTCTTGCCAGACCACAACGCCATCACCTGGTTCATTATGAACGTGAATATCGCAGGGACGAACTTGGATATGAATATCAAGGTGGAGCCAGCACCAGGGAGAAACAGATTGAGGATGAATCCAATCGCAGCAACAATCGCGCCAGCCGCCTTCTTCGTGTGTCCTATGATGATTGAGGCAAATATTCGTATCAGATTGTATTTGGTCGTTATCAAGTCCTTGAAGATGCCCTTCTTGCCAAAGAGCTTATTCTTCATGTCGCCAAAGAAGAACTTTAACCTGTCCCAATAGTTGGGAAGTCCAACTGTTATGAAGTTCCATATGCCAAGGCCAATGGCTTTCAACGTGTCCCATCCAGGGATTGGAATTCCGAATATGGAGAACTTAGAACCATCAGATTTTGGCATGTAGGTGGCGCACCATTTTCTGAGAGCCAATCTGGCGAGGGTGATGAGAATGAGACCACCTATGATGGTGAATGCAATTGGGGCGATTCCACCCATGAGCAATCCAAGAAGTCCTGGTCCCTTTGGCTTCTTCTTGAGATCCTTTATGCCTTTCTTGGTTGCATCCAAGTCCTTGGATATGGTGGCTTCAGAATTGTCAATCTTCTTCATCTGCTTTTGCAGACCACCCTGAATCTTCGTGAAGTTCATCGTGAAGCCATTCTTGAACTTCTTGTTGTTCAATTGTTGTTGAACATTCTGATGCACCTTTCCAAGCGCATTGAGGACTCCATTTTTGGTAATCTTGCTTCCACCCTCGCCATCTTCAGAAGATGGTTGTGGAGCTGGAAGTTGAGCTTTCTATGGACTTACATGTGGTACACCAGGTAGATGTAAATATCCGCAAATTGGGCAAGGATGTTCCCCATTTTTGGACGGCTTCACATTGAGTTTCGTGTCTTTGGGCTTCTGTGGTGGTTGAAGCTTTGTCTCACCGGCCTTCTTCGCTTCCTCTCCTGCCTTGGAAACCTTCGGAACCAATGGACTCAATTCATCCTTCGGTGGTTGTTCCTCCTTTGGATTCTTCTTTGCGTCAAGATTATCTGTGTCCTTTAGGGTTATCCTCTCCTGATCTTGCTACTTCATCTTCTGAGCAAGGTCTTGTTGAAGCTTGGACTTGTCAAATCCAACTTCGGGATTGGATATTTTAGTGTCTGCCTTCTATGTAAGGGCGTCAGATTTGTCTGTGTCTTTGTTGTACGCTTCCTCAACCTTCGCCATTGGGCGAATCAATGGTGCGGGGATTGGGGTCTTTATCTTTCCATCAAGGATGTTCTTGGCGTATATCGTTCGGAGATATTTTTCCTTTTCCTTTGGATCTTGTATCTCCTGAAGTGCCTTTGCTTGCTCTGGGGTTATGTTTGGGATAGGAACCTTTGGCGCACCTTCCATTGCAAGAACTTTTCTCCCAAGCTCGTTCTTGGAGGTGTCTATCGCAGAGGTTCCTTGTCCAGAAGCCTTTGGTTGTTGGGCTTCCTTCCAAGACTTCTCCTTCGCCTTGAGTTCCTCAACTGCCTTCAACTGCCCCTTTACGCCAGCAACGAGCTTGTCCCAATTGATTTTTCTCTGCTCCTTTGCCGCGTCAGTTAGGTTCTTGTCCTCCATCAAGGTTTGGGCGAGAATGTTCTTGCTTGCATTGCCAGTTGCTTGGTTGAACTTCTCCATCAACTTGGAAAGTTCATTGAGGTGTTCGTCCTTCCATTTCGTCTCGTCTTCTGCAACTTGCCCAAGTGTCTCTGATATCTCAGTTGTTTGCTGCGAAGATTCTGCCTTCAGATTGTCCAAGTCCTCTTGCTGTCCAGCCAAGGACTTCGCATACTCCAACCTGCGTCTCTCGTATTCCCTGGAGAGATTCAACTTGACTTGCAATATTGAAGTTTGCAATTCGTCTATGAAGTCAAGCACAACCTGCATTGGGTCGCAGGTCTCTGGGTCGAGGGTCTTTGTGACAACCTTCTTGGTTGTTTCTGAGACCAATGCCTCATCCACCTTGTCTGGCTCTATTCCCTCTTGCTTGCTCTTGATTACCTCAATGAGCTTGTCAACGGCATCCGTATCTTGGACGATTTCAAGAAAGTCGTCGTTCAAGGAACGATATACTGTACGCAACAAGGTCTCTGAATTAGCACCTTGCTTCAACAACGCCCCATTTGTGAATGCGTCGAAGAGCTTGGTCATGTTGGCATAGATTTCCTCCATGTTCTTTGTCTTGGATACGTTCTCTACGCTTCCGACAAAGGACTTGAAGTTCTCTGTGGCCGAATTAAAGACCTTTTGGTTGTCTATTGTGCTTGATTGTGCCATTATGTCACATTTCCATCGTTATCGGTATTTACCATTTTTGTGATTGGTTTGCAACTGACATATAGCATAACGGTGGTCAATTGCTTGGCCACCGTGTGTTCCTTTTTGTTCTGCTTTATGTTATGGAAGTGTAGTTGCTCCTGGATGCATGGAATCAAGAGATACCCAATTCTCCCCGAAATTGTCGTCGTCAGAATCCTCGTATGGCTCGTCAGCCCTTGGGTCAAGTGATATTGTCTTGAATGTGCTTGGATCGTAGTGTAACCTGTTGCAAATTGCCTCGATTCTGTTCTGACCAAGTTCCTCGTGTTGGAACCTCTGCGCCTCATCTATGTTGTCTGTGAGGACAAGCTCCTTTCCATCCATCGTGGAGACGTAGCCGTGCATGTCGAGGTCGTCGTCATCCATGCGTATCACGATTTCCTCGGAAATGTCAGCTTCTTCATCGCTTTCGTTCTTAACCTTGTCGTTGTTGAGAGTGGCATCCAAAGCTCCATCAAGTTCCTTGTCATCCTTGAGATTGTCAATGGCTTTTTGATCTACACCCTTGTCAAGTAGAATGTCCTGCTTTTGCTCTGGCGTCAGAGAATCCTTTGAGATTTCAATGGTATTTTCGTCATCTTCCTTCACTATGTCGGTCTTGTCGTCCTTTACGAGCTTGTTGTTGGCGTTTAGCTCTATATTGACAACGCCCTTTTCCATCAATTCCTTGTCAAGGTTCTCGTTAATCTGAATCAGTTTATCATAATACTTTCCCATGTCATAACCTCTGTTGGTTTGGTTCTATTTACAATCATTTCAGCGAAATGGTCTCATTGCGTCGGCCACCACCTTGAACAATTTGTTTCTTGTATCTGAATCCTGAAAGTCCATCAATCCTCTTGCCATCTTGTAGAACTCCCTATCGGTCATCATTTGGAGCAAGAAGTCAGTGGCATCCACGTTGTGCAAGGTGCAGTCAAGTTCAAACGACTCGAACACCCCATCTGCTGTCTTCATCCATTCATCCACCATCAAAGTGGAAAGGTCTTTCTTCTCCAATTTCTCGAAGTTCTCGTTCCAATTCTTCTCAATTTTCTCTTGACTGAACAACTTGTATGTTCCACCAGTAGGGGATAGTTTGTCCAGTTCTTGGCAGAGTTGATTCCAAGCCATCATCTTCACCCTGTTGGTGTATATCCCCTTCTCGTCAGCAAGTATGTGCTTTATGAGCAATTGGGGTGGGTTCAATTCATGTCCAGGTTTCCAGGTTCCGCGCAAGTTGAAGCCCATCTTGTTGAACTTTGACAGGAACTCAAAGTATTTGGAGAGGTTTCCAACAAGCACGATATGCTCTGCCTCTGACAATTCTTGGAAGAACTTTGGGTGCAAGAACTCCGGCAAGAACAAGGAATAGCTGAAGTCAATCTTGCTCTTGTCCTTTGTCTCTAGAAACTCTTGAATCTTGTTCAGAAGCATTTGCCTTGGGAGCAGTCCTCTTTGGAGTACTGTCAAGTCTGCGTCCTTCATGTTGTTTCCAAGCATGGTCAATGGATTGTGAAGGGGATCTCCACCAAGAAAGCCAGTTTCAAGCAAGAACCTCTTGTAGTCGATGATAAGTTCCTTGTTGCTTGAAGATTCCATCTGATAGTTGAAGTACATTCTGGTGATTCTTGGCATTCCTGGGATGCAAGCGAACAATCTGTGCCTGAATGGAATGCTGAACTTGTCCAATACGTCAAGCTTGAACATCCAATATGAACAAAGGGACATTCTCACTGCGTCAAAGAGAATGTTGTCGTCAGCGAGAGAACAGTTCAATTCGACCACAGCAGGTGTGGTCGCTGGAGACATAATCAAGTCATCCAAGTTCAAGGGACATTGAATGTAGTCCTTTGGATTTGGTGGAGCAATGTTCTTCTTCTTTCCTGGCATCATATGAAGTATACAACTTGCGCCAAAAATGGTAAATACAGTTGATGGATACTGAAATGACAACAAGAGGCGAGACTGGAGCGCAAATTGGCGGCCAGATGGGCGCACAAGCTGGTGGTTCTGCTGGCGCTGCGATTGGTTCTGCCTATGGCGGCCCCATTGGAGGAATGATTGGCCAGTACATTGGCGAGAAAGTGGGAGAACAAGTTGGCTCTGCTGTTGGAGACTATGCTGAAGATACTGCCACTGACATGGCGAAGGACATGTTGAACAGCGAAGAACCACAGAAGAAGAAAGGTGGTGGATGTGGCGGTGGAGCTGGAAAAGGCGACTCAAGTTCTGACAGTGCAGAATATCCATCTGGGGGAGATCCAGAGAAAGACTTGGGCGACGTTGGCATGGACGATGTTGATGATTCTGTCAACAGGATGTGCAAGAAGGTCTTTACAGTATATAGGGCAATTCCAAAATTCGCCTCCTGCCCAACTGCATATCGAGACAACGTTTCCGATCAATTCACGCCACAAGACGACTTGCTTACGATGGAGAAGACCGTAAGGGACTTCTTGAAGCTTGAAGGGAAGATATACGATCCTCAAACAACCAATCCAAGGTTCTTCGCCCCAGAGGGATGGGTGCAACACTACGAGAAGGACAAGAACGTGGTGCTTGCTGCCCTTGACCAATACAAGGCGAACATCCTCAGGATGGAACACCTCTACACATTGGTGGACAAGAACTCATACGACAAGTTGAAGTCCATTCCAAACCAAGATTGCAAGGAGAAGTTTCAGACCAACATAATGTGGACGTCCAGAAGCTTGAAGGATTGGGCGAACAATTGGTTCATCAATCGGATTCCATATTCTTTCACCAAACTCTACTTTCAGGACTATTGGGTTCCTGGTCTCACAGGACAAATGGTGGAATGGATGAAGCTCGGTACGTATGTTGAGTATGGTGGCGTAAGGGCAATCTCAAACGAAACTTCCATAAGGTTGGTGGATAGGCTTGAAGCTGTGATTGACAGGTTGATGAACAAGGCAGCAGTGGAGCAAACGATTTCCCAATACGTCAATATCAAGGAGCAAATAGAGGCTACGGCAAAGCAGAAGGAGGAAAAGATTTTCACCTCCAGGATAATAGACTCCCAGATGGGCAAGAAATTGGGGGTGACAGATACAGGAGTGGAGAACCAAAAGATTGAGGGTACGACATACATTGCTCCAAAGGAGGATTAGGTGGAGCAATTCAATCTGATATGCAAATTGAGTTGCGTCAAGAACCTCTTCAAGACGTTTCGGGAGAAGTCCCTTGAAGCAATGAAGGGATGCAGATGCGTTGCTCCTTCTGGTCCTGGTCCATTTCCCCTCATTTGGTGCAACATAGATGTTCTCGCGGCAAAGGTATATTGTGCTCTGGGCGTGTTGAACGAACTCATAGAAGACAAGAAAACCGACCATGAGAATCTTGGATGGCATTGCTCAGTGACACACGCCCCATTGTGTCCGAAGCAACTCAAAATGCACATAACAGCATTCAAGTGCGTGATACGTTAGGGTGTCATAGACGTTATGGTAAATCAAGCGTTGTTGCCAAAGAAAGGCAAGAACATCTTGGATTCCATGTTCAACCAACTTTGGGAATATGGAGAGAAGGGACCGACGATTGAGCTTCCAAGTTGGTGTCAAATGGCGATTGACAGTGTCAATGCCTTTGAGGATTCCTTGTTGGATGCTTGGACTGAGGTATATGACTGCTGGGAGCGCGAATTCTTGACCAGACTTTGGTGGATACAAGTTGAACACCATGGTGGGGGAACAGATGGAATCATAAATTGCAAGAACAATTGGTTGAGGTTGCAAGAAGTTCCGGTTACCACAGAACATGACCATACGCACGTAATACCAAGTCAAACCATTATGGATCCTGGCCCAATCGTCATTGAAACTGAAGCACCAACAGAATAGGTTGTGATAAACCAATATGTTGAGTCAGAGACAGCGGCAAGTACAGGATACGATTCTTACAACTTCGACACTTGTGCATTGAAGGGGCATTTCGTTTGTCCCGGACATCTTACCAAATTGCTCAAGCCATTATGCGTCTGCTACAAGGTGCATAACATAGAGTATTTGGCTTGCAACTACCGTGCATTTGTGAAGGAACTTTGTCAGTGGATGGTTGCTGCGATAGAAGCGGTTGGAATCAAGCAAGCTGCAATCTCTGCGGTCATGGCTGACCCAACTCTCAATGGAAATTGTGGCAACGCTGGATGCCAAGGGCCGCTTGGGAAGATAAACGAGCTGAGGGAGAAGAACCACAAGCTTCTTGAAAAGGTTGAACACGCCTACGGCATATATTATGATGTCAATAACATGAAGAACAAGAAGGAATACGATGAAGAGATAGCCTTGCACGAACTCCAGCCAAACAAGTATTCCAACGAGGACATGCTGAACATGTCGTCAAGTCTCCAATCCGAATCCAACGAGTCTGGGCTTGACGCCGATCTTTGCCAAGGTGGTATAGACATCCCCGAGTTGAAGCCGTGGAACCACCTCAGCTTGTCGGAGAACAAGGTGAAGCCAGAATGCTTGCCATCCAAGTGCGCCTGCAACAAGTTTGACAAGCTCATCAAGAGCATTGCCAATTTCGAGACTTGGTTCTCCAAATGATTTGGCTCAGGAAATGATTGATTGTTCCATGTGGAACAATCAGCCAAATGTGGTGCTGAACACCCTCAACACCTCGCAGTTGAAGTGAATCTTCTCGTGGATGTTGATTGCGTTGTTGGCAACGTAGTCCTCAAGATTGCGCTCCAACATCAAGTTGAAGTACATGTTGAGCCAATACGCAACAGCCTGGGAACGGGAACGTCCTGCCCAACAATGAATCTTGATGGTGGCGTTGTGGTCTTTCTTCCAAATGTCCATCACCCAGTTCATTATGTCAGACGCAATTTCCTTGGTGAAGAATATGGGCTGACGCTTCCCATCACCAAACTTTGCCTTGATTATGGGATGCTCCATATCGTGATAGAAACGATATGGGTCTATGTCGTCAAAGTGGACAACCTTGGCGTTGATGTTGTTCCTCGCAATGCGCCTGTCAAGGGCAGCGTGCTTCTCATCTGTGTCATCGTGACCAGTATAGGAGTCCCGAATGGACAGAAGGTTGCACCCAGGACACTTCTCTGCGACCTTCAACACCTTGTTCAAGCTGTATACTTCAATCTTCATGTTTGTTATTTACTACTTCTTCTATTTCAGATATGGGAATGTCGTCCTTGTATATGAAGCTCCTGCCATATTCTCGTTTGGATACATGCCCATCATATTCAATCTTCGACTTGTTGAGGTTCTTTGTCTTTACCTTTAGAACAATATCCCCTTTCCAAACCAAGCCATTTGTAAGTTCAATGCTGTCAGCGAGAAACACGCCCCAATCTGACACTTCGTTTCCCATCACATCAAACTTCAACCTCTTGAACCTCCAATGAGATGCTGGTGTTCCTGAATGTCGAATCTTGCCATCATACTTGATTTGAGTATAGGCTTTCATCGTGGTTCTGTGATAGAGATATTCAGGAACATCAAACATACCCATATTATAGTGCATCAAGGTCGGAAAGTCAATGACCCTTTCACAGCAGTTCCTTCAATTCCTTTGGGGACATGAACTCCTTTACAACGTCAGGGAGAACCCTTGCGAAGTTCCTGAAGTCGTAGAGATGGTTTGTGGCAGCATAGAGCAGAACCTTTCTGGGGTTTATCCTGGGGTTCATCAATTGGATGTCAAACCCAGGATCCACCATCGTTGGGTTCTTTGCGAACCAACTATCGACAAGCCGTTTCTCTTCTGTGTAATGGATGACGACGAATTGATCAGAGTATTCGTCCTCCAACTTTGCAAGTTCTTCCTTTCCACGGCCGTTCCAAGCAATCACGTATTTCGTCTTTGGACGTTTGACCTTCCCCTCCCAACCAACGATGATTCTGCTGTCGGAGTTCTCCACCTCAGGATAGTTGAATCCATTTGACTTTACTATCTCAGCAAGTATCTCGCTTCCATCCGAATCGTCTGTTGATGGATATGACGCCTTTGGTGTCCAGTTAGCATTCAAGATCCATTCGTCAGCCAATTGTGGGTTCTCTGGCAAGGAATCGTGCATGTACAGAATGTTGCTTCCATCAACCTTGCTTGACAATGACCTTGCGAAGTCAATTGTATAGGGAAATCCATTTCTCGCCCCACAGTTGCAGATTCCAATTGACCGATATTCCTTCGCAAGTTTCAACCCAGCGTAGAAGCCCATCAAGCGCAAGGAACTGTACTCTGCATTGTGGTGATATTCAACAATGACGTTCCTCTTGGAGAAGAACATCTTGTTGAATTCATCCCAATCCACCGGGAATCCAACGTTGGGGTCGGAATCAGGAGGCATGCAATCCAGTTGCTTGCGCTTGTACTGAATCAACTTCTTGAGGTCGAACTTCTTGCCACTCATTTCACGAGTTTCCTGAGGTAACTTGCCATTGGAGAATTGCGAATCTTCTCGAACGCACTTGCCTGAAGTTGGGAGATGCGAACTTTGCTGAGGTGAAGTTCAACAGAGATGTCGGTCTGGGTCTTTCCCTTGAGAACGCCCTTCACTACCAGTATCTCCTTCTTGTTGAGAATCTTTGGAAGTTTCTTCATCATAGCCCCTACAGCATTCACCATATCCCGTTCCAACATGAGCTCGTCCTCGTTCTTGAAGTTACGACCCATGATGTAGTTCGTGTCCAAGCTGCTCTTGGAGATTACGGTTGCGATGGTGTCGTTGTCCTCTTCGCCCCCAATGGGCGCGTCTATGGAGATTACGCTCATGTTCATCTGAAACTTGTGGTTGAGGGCAGAAATCTCCTCAGCAACAGTACCACTCTTGGCGTATGCGTTCTGATGCTGCATGATTGCCCAGCGGATTGGATTGGTAATCCAAGTGGAAATCTTGCCCTTCCTCTTGGGGTCGTATTTCTTCAACGCCTCCACCATTCCAATCACTGCCTTCTGAAACACGTCCTCGTTCTTGTTGAACGCCATCTTGTTGACGAGCTTGAACACCAAGCCCAGGTTGTGCTTCAAGGCTTCGTTGACAAACTTGTCCTTCATTGCGTTGCTGCGCCACTTCCCGGTCTTGGTGGTGCAGGATTTCACGAATTCAGCTTCCTCTTGCGCCGTCCAAGTTGGATTGGACTTCGCAATCTCAGAATACACATCTATTACGCTTTTCACCATTTCTTGTATTTCTCCGTTCATGTTTGAGTGTCAAGATTGCAGCAGACTACCCACGCATCCCTTACCTTCTCCATGGCTGCGCAAGCGACTACTTCTCCTTTGACTTCGCCAATAGTATATCATATCTCAGGAGCGTTTGTCAATACCCCTTTGGTATTCCTATCAACGTTGTTGATACTCAATAGACCTTTGACAAGAAAAAGACCACATTTGCATGTGGTCTTCTGATTTCAGATTGGAATGTCCATTCATCAATTTTCTTCACTCTCGTCCGTTTCTTCGTCGCTTAACCCTGCATATTCCTTGTCCACTTCATCGTAATAGTCATCGTCTTCCAAGTCATCCCAATCATCCCAATTCTCGTCATCCAAATCGTCATATTGACAAGATGAACCGTTCAGTCAATAGGGGATGTGGATATCCACGCTATTGACCTCATCCTTCACGTCAAATACGTCTAGATCATCGCCAATAACGTCCCCATGGTTGTCAATGATTCTGACCTTTGCGGTATCCCGAAACTTCTCGTCACCACATTCTTGAAGCCGTTGTACCAATTCGTTGATTGTCATTGTTCTGTTCCTTCGTTTAAGCTTTCCTTCTTCCCTATTATACCAGAAGTGGAATCTGGCGTAAAGTCCTTCTGCGCTTCCTCAACCCTTTTCTTGGCGACATCAAAGTATTTCTGCTCCAACTCAATGCCAATGCCCCTTCTCCCCTCCAATACTGCTGCCACCATCGTAGTCCCAGAACCCATGGTTGCGTCAAGTACTGTCTCCCCTTCGTTGGTGTATGTGCGTATGAGCCATCGGCAAAGATCCACGCTCTTCTCGGTTGGGTGGTTTCCAGTGCAATGCGGTCTTGGAAAGCTCAATATGGACTTCGGGAACTTCTTGCCATCGACGCCAGCCACATGTGCCGTCGGCCATCTCTCCAGAGACCCATAGCATCTGTTCGTCTTCTTGTGCTTGCCCATCCCCTGCATGTGGTTTGGCTCTCGCCCATTCAAGTCCTCAAGCTGTGGATTGTATGTCGGAAGCGAACGGTAGAACACGCAGATGTCCTCATGATATCGCAATGGCATTCTCTTCGCGTTCAGGAATCCAGACGCCCTGCACTTGTCCCATATCAGATTGTACCTCCAATATTTGGGTTGCGACATCATCAACTGGGCAGTGAACATCCCCTGTGCGAACAACACAACCGCACCATTTGGCTTCAACACCCTCCAGAATTGCTCCCACAACGGCTCCATTGGCAGCTGGCAATCCCAGCCCCCAGCCTCGCTTGCCTTGTTCGTCACGCCATAGGGCAAGTCAGTTATGATGCAATCCACAGAGCCATCAGGTATCGTTGGCAATGCCTTCAAGCAATCGTTGTGTATGAGGTTGATGTTAGCCATTTTCGAGCCTCTTCTTCGCCAACTCAAAATAAGTCTTCTCCTTCTCTATGCCAATGAACTTGCGCCCTGTCTTTTGGCAAGCAATTCCTGTCGTTCCACTTCCCATGAATGGGTCGAGAACAACATCGTCTTGATATGAATAGAGTTGGATAAGTCTATATGGAAGTTCCATGGGGAACGGAGCTGGGTGTCCAATCTTCTTCGTCTCTGGCTTCATTTGCCAAACTGAATCAGTGAACTTCACGAACTCCTCCTTGGTGATCGTGGAAACGCCCTTCGTCAGACGCTTCTCTGTCTTGCCGAACACCAATATATACTCGTGTTGCGTGGGTATTGATGGAGCAGAAGCACTCATGTACGATCCCCAAGCGGCTCGGTTGGATGTCGTTTGCTTGTCCCAGATTATGGTGGACAGTGGAATGAACCCAATCTCCTGAGCCATTCCAATGAAGTGGGCGTGTGTTGGTATCTTCCCGTTCTTGCCGTCCCCAATGTTGATGCAAAGACGTCCATCTGCCCTCAGGACGTGCATGCATGCCTTGAACACTCGCTTCATCCACGCAAGGTATTCGTGGTATTCAAGGTTGTCGTCATAGTTCTCGTAGCCATCCTTCTTGAACTTGTTGTTTCCGAGATTGACGTTGTAGGGAGGAGAAGTGATTATCAGATTCACCGGAATAGCTCCCATCGCTTTCATTGCCTTGACGCAATCTTCATTGAACAATGCCATATGATGTTCCATCTTCTTCCAATCTCCCTTTCGCAATGTCGTAATACTTCTGGTCCCGTTCAATTCCAATGAAGTTTCTGTTGGTTTCCTTGCAAGCAACACCACAAGAGCCAGTTCCCATGAACGGGTCGAGAACCAAGTCTCCCTCGTTGCTTGAATTTCTGATGTAGAACTTCAACAAGTCCACAGGTTTCTCGCAAGGGTGGGTCTTGTTTCCAATTATATTGTTGAATTGATGGACAGTCTTGCTTCCACCAATGTCGTTTATCCACTTCGCCTTGCCCTTCCTCAAGAACAATACATACTCGCAATTCTTCATGTAGTATTGGGATGGAGTGCAATTGTTCTTCTCCCACACCAAGAGGTTGTGGAGTTGGAATCCAGATTTGTCGGCTTCAACCATCATGTCCTTTAAGTTCAAGGCGTTGGTGAAGATGTAGGCATGTGTGTCTGGCTTCAGAACCTTGAACACCAATGGCATCCAGTCGCTGATTTCAATGTCGTTCTGATGCTTGAACAGATTTCGATTTCCAGATAGCATTCCCTTTGGTCTGTTGCCAGAATCTCCACCAGATATGGTCTTGTAGGGTGGGTCAGTGACAACTAAATCCACGTATCCCTCTGGCATCTTCGTGAGAAGTTCCAATGAGTTTCCATTCAACAACTCAATTCTTGGCATCAGAACTCCTTTCTCACTATGACTATGTACAATTCATCTTCTTTAATATACCAGTTGTTCAACTCATAGTCGAACAACTCGCATTTGTCGAACAGAAAGCCAATGGCGAAATCCTTGTCAGCACAAGTTCCATATTCCCTTTCCATTTTGGCATTGAATGCGTCTATCCTGATGGGCTGGCCATAATGACCATGCGTTGGGAAAGACAAGATGGTTTCCATAAGTTCAATCATCAGAACTCCTTTTCAATCTCGTCAAGGTCTGCAAGCCACATGTCCTCAATATATGGAGATATGAATTCCATTTTCATCACGGCCATTTATCTCCACTGAATCAGATGCAAAAAATCCACGTTCCTCATGATTTTCATTTACAATGTCATTCAAGTCTATTGTTTCAACCTTTTCAATCGGTTTCAGCTTTGACCTTAACTTTTCTGTCAATGCATAGACAATCAAATCATTTGATTTTCGTAAATCAGTAAGTTTAAGTCGTGTGGAGTTAAGACTATTTGTCTGTAGAACAACAATGTGTTCATATTCCATCTCTTTCAATTTGGTCAGGATTTCAGAAAGATCGGCCTTTAAGATCTTGATTATCATTGGAACACCAAGCTCGGTTTTGTCTATCTGAAGGAGCATTTCTTTGCCATATGCATCTTTTACTGTCGGTGAGTCAACACTTGTTTCAGAATCACCTTCAAATGTCTTTGTTATTCTGAATCCATATTGTGTGAAGTCTTTTGCGCGTTTCATAAACCAATCTCCATGTGGGTCATAATTTTCCTTGAATAGATGTTCAGGGTGTTCTATACATTCTTGGACATGTATCATTTCATGGATAATAGATTCAATCCATTCATGTAGTGTAAGCATAGTTGAGGAATTCAACTCAATTCCGTCAACGTCAACAATTTCATCGCCATAAATGGTTATATTTGTCTTCCCAATATGGTGTTTCTTTGGAGATTTCTCCATTGTAAATGTCAAATTTTTCGGCAGGGAATTTTCAAAGAACCTCTCGTTTAATTTCAGATATGCAACTTCAAGAAATTTCTCGGTAGGTGTATATTTCTTTTCGGATAAATCTCCATCAATGACCTTCATTACTATAGCATCATCTTCTGGGGTGTATTCTTCAGATACTATTCGTTTCCACTTCATGTTCAAAACTCCTTTTCAATCTCGTCGAGATCTGCAAGCCACATGTCCTCTATGCTTTCCTTCTGGGTGGTCTTGATAAGTTCCTTAAGGTTCTTGATTTTCTCGGTCAATTCTGCCATCTTCTCCTTTGTGATTGAGGACATTGGCATGTTCAAGAGGTAGTTGTAGGAACCATCCTTCTGGATAATCTTGTCGGTCTTCTCCAACTGCTTGACGATATCTTCCTTCTTCTTGTTCTTGATGTGGATGGTTTCGTCAATAACGCCCTTGCACCAGACATATTTGGACATGTCAAGCTGGATTTCCTCAAGGTATTTCTTCAAGAGGTAGTCCTTGCGCTTCTGATAGAAGTCAAGGCGAATCTTGATGAACGCATCCAGAATCTCCTTGATGTTGTTGAACTCCTTGATTCGGTTGTTCTCGTCGATGCAATTCAACTGCTCGTTCAATGGCTTTGCCAGATTGAAAGCCTTTACCAAAGAATCCATGTCCTTGTGGGAGTCGAAGAACACGCGCTTGACCTTGATTGTGAACTCAAACTTGTCAGCCTTTGGATCAGACAAGTCGTCATAGTCCTCAATGTTTCCCTTCTCCACCAGACCATCCAAGAACTTGACATAGGAGGCGTATGTGGTGGTGATTGGGATTTCAGTGATGTGCAGGGTGTTGGAATTGACCTTCTCAATCACACCATAGTTCAGAATCTTCGTGGTCGTCTTTCCATCTGCGTCCTTCTCCTTGACGAGCTTTGTCTCGCCCAAGAAGCCCTTGAACCAAGGCAATGCGTTCTCAATGTGCGGAACCTTGTCGGTCTTGTTGAGGATGGCGCGAATGTACTTGAGAATCTCCTTTGGGTTTCTCGGATATATCTTCTGGGAATAGCCAGTTGAGATGCCATCAGAGCCATTGAGGAACAACGTCGGGAATACTGGCACGTAGTATGCTGGCTCAATTTCGTTGCCCTCGAACATCTGCCCCTTGCAAAGTGGTCTGTCCTTGTCGTAGAGCTTGCTCACCAAAGGAGAGATTGAGACGAAGGTGTATCTTGAAGCAGCAGGATCTGGCGAATACCTCGTGCCAAAGTTGCCGTGTCCGACAATCAATGGGTAGTTGTTTCCACCAACGAAAGATTGAGCCAACGTGCAAATTGCGCCATCCAAGTTGGTCTCGCCGTGGAGATACATGGACTTCAAGGAGACCGTAGCAGACATTTGGCTGGTCTTTGTCCTTGTGTTGGGGTTTCCAAAGTTCTCCAACATCGTCCAAATGATCTTGCGGTGCGCGTTCTTGAACCCATCAATGTAGGACGAGCATTTGCGGATGAGGTCGTAGGAGGCGTATGAAGGAACCTCCTCCTTGTAGAAATCTGTTATGTTCTTCTCGTTCATTTTGCCAATCTCCTTATACCATGTCGATGTCGAAGGTGTAGTCCGAAATCAACTTCTTGCGCTCGTCAGATTTGTCTCCATTGAGCCAGTTGTCTATGTACGCCTGACCTTCCTCGTCCAACTTGAACGTCTGAATGAACTGCTCAACTCCACCATTCTCCTTGAAGAGCTTGATGAACATTTCCTTCGGAAACGAACCCAATCCCTTGTAGTACTGAATCGCATACTTGGACATGTCGTTGCTTGACTCGAACTCCTTGAACTCAGAAAGGTCGAAGAACATCTTGTGAACCTTCGTCATTCCCTTGTCCTTGAACACGATTGCAAGAGGTGTCCTCAATCTACAAACCATTCCCTTGTCGAACATCCACGGCGCGAACTTCATGAACCAACCGAGGTAGATGGATGAAATGTGGATTCCATCGGCATCTGCATCGGACGTAATCACGAACTTCTTGAAGTTTAGGTTCTGCTCCTTTGGGTTGGTGATGTCCAACCCCAATATCGTGATGATGTCGCTGAACTCTTGGTTCTTCAACAACTGAGCCGAAGTCGCGTCATAGGCGTTTATGCCAACTCCACGGGACGCATAGTAGCCAAATCCTTCACGCCCTACTGCTGCAGACACGCCACCACGCGCAGACAATCCCTCGCACACCATCAAGTAGTTGTTGCTCCCGATTGGGCGAATGTACTTGTCCACAGAAATCTTCACCTTGGACTTGCCAGCTTGCTTTAGAGCAACCCTTTCCTTGACCTCCTCCTTGAGCTTGAATGTCTCAACGATTGGGTCGAGGATGTATTCGTTCTTGAGGATGTTCTTCGCCAACTTCTCCCAATCAACAGACTCGCCAAAGTATTTGGTTATCTCGGATGGAAGGTTTGTCAATGTCTCCTTGGTTTGGGAGTCGAACTTGAGGTTGGGAAAGTCCCGAAGGAACACAACCATGGACAACTTGTTCTTGACGTCAGCAGGCTTGATGTTTTTGAACTTCTTGACCAGCTTCTCCCTCACTGGCGTGACGAGCTTATCAACGATGTAGTCGATGTGGTTTCCACCTCTGTTCAAAGCCAAGCCATCAACATAGGTGAAGAAGTTGAATTCGTCTGTCTCGTTTGGATAGACCCCAATGAACCCACGGTCGAACACCTGGAAGGTTATGTGCTCAGAGAAGAGATTGAGGAAGGTCTTGTCATTGACATTCACCTGCTTGCCGTTGAGCGAGAACTTGATTCCAGGGAAGGTGATGCCAAGGCAAATCAACCTCTGACGCATCAACTCCACATATACTGGGTCAATCTTCTCCATCCCAAACCTCTTGAAGTCTGGAACGAACTTGATTCTGACCCCACGCTCCTTGGATTCAGAAACTTCGGTTTCAACTGTCTCCAAGTTGTTCTTCGCAACCACCTTGCAAAGTTTCTTGCCATCGTCAGAGATGCCAACGAACTTCTTGGAGAAGATTGAGGTGCATTTGGAGCCGAGACCATGGGAACCGACCGTAGTCTTGTCGTCACTGTCCTTGAAGTTGGAGCCAGAGAACAGGCGCGTCCATGCAATCTCGGGCAAATAGGTCTCGGAAATCTTCTTCTTCTCCTCGTCCGACATTCTGGAGTCAGTGATGTCCTTTATGTCCTTGCGAATCACTGGGATGCCAGGGCCGTTGTCCTCAATGTACACCCACCCCTCGTCAATGACAACCTTCACCTTGCCCTTCGCCCCTTGATACTTCACGAGCGAGTCCACGGAGTTGTCGAGGATTTCGTCGATAATCTTTCTGAAAGCAGGGATGTAGGAAACTTCCTTGTATTCCACGCCCTCCTTGTCAATCATGAACAGCTTTTGCGTCAGAGGCTGCATGCTTCCGAGCCACATACCACTGCGCTTTAGGATTTGCTGAACCCCACTAATAGCCTCAAAGTCTTCTACTTGTTTGTTTGTCTTCATGTTGTATCACATTATACTTGATTTTGCGTATGTTGAATTATTTACGCGATTCAGATGTCAAAAGACACATTCAACAACCCTGTTCAACGTCCCATTCTCGTTCACACCCATCAAATCCTCAAGCTGATGTTGCCTTGTTCCAATCTCTTTCCCATCCAAAATGTCCTGCCCAACTCCCTCAATCTGAAGATACACCTCCCCATCAAGCCATGACTCATCGCAGTCAATGGTCAGAAGAGCCTCAATGACCTTGTTCACGAAGTTGTCCCAAGTGCCAAACTTCTCCTTCACCTCGTCCCACTGCGATTCATGCTCCCCAAACTGGTCTTGCAAAGCAAGCTCCACCTCTGGACGGATGTCCTTTGGCGTTGTGAATACAGTGTCCTCAGTTGTTTGGTTGAGTATTTCGTAGATCGTCATTTTCTGTTCCCTTCTTCGTATATTATACCACTTTTAGTTGTATGCGTTCAACATGTCTTCCATCAAGTCGGCGTCAATATTGGTCTGCCCATCGTCAGATTCCGTGATGAATATGCGTCCATCCTTGTCAACGAACATTACCTTGTGGGTAAGAGAGACATCGAACATGAACTCCAGAAATTCCTCCTTGTCCCTCTCGTTGTAGTCTGTGAATCCCACTATCTTGACATAATGTGGATGACCATTCTTGAACTTGATATCATATACCCTGAGGACAGACTTCTGCCAATTCCATTGGGACATTATGCTCATCATGACTACTGTTGGCATTCCGTTGTTGATTTCCAAGTAATGGATATCTGACTGAGTGATGGTGTTCCAGGATATGTCATTCAGACTCAACATTGTTCAATTTCCTTATTATCGCTTCCACCACATCTGCATCTATGTTGGTCGTGTTGTGTGCTGTCTTCGCCAACGCTATCTCGTTGAAGCCAATTATGTTCGTGTCAATCCATAGGATGGCGTATGAGAGGGATATGTCCATCAATTCAGAAATCAGTTTGTCCAAGTCGTTTGGCATGAAATACACAACCTCTTGCTTGCAGAATCTTCCATCCACATAACGTATGTTCTTCAGCCTCAGAATCTTGCCTTGCTTGCCAGTGGAGCGCAATCTGGATATTTGGTTCAATATCTCGTCCTTCTGGATGAAAGACGCATGTTGAACCCTATTGCATTCAGAATTTGTCAAGCTGAACATTATCGTTCCACCATTGTTTACGCTTGTCTCGTCAAATATCATGTGGCTTCCTTGCTTCGTTGGCTTCTTCCACAACCTTAACCAACGCGGAAATAACCTCTTCGTCTATGTTGGTCGTGTTGTCTCCGGATTTCTCCAAGTATATGCCAGTGAGGGTGTCAGTTGAGACATATCTTATGGTATATCCCTCTATGGACGCCTGAAAGAGGTATCCAACCAAGGCATCCAAGTCCTTGAAGTTGTACATATCAAAGGAAATCTGGTCGCGGAACACAGTGTCATTCCTTTTCCAAGGAACATCCTCATCCCAGAAAATCTTGTTTACCTTGATGTTGAACGAATCGAAGTCCCATTTCTCTATCATGGTGGACAACACCATGTCCTTGGTAAACCACTTCTGGTCTTTTACCCAAGATAGACCGCCGTGGAGAAGCATAACCTTCTCCCCCTCGTACATTTCCCTGTCAAGATATTTGTGCATCAGTCTATCTTCCCCACTATGGCTTCTATGGTTTCGGCGCCTATTGAAGTTCCCTCGGTGGTCTCCTCCACATACAAGTTGAATGGTTCGGAAAGTCCAACGATTCTGTGGTAGTGCGCGATGTCGAACATGTCTCCAATGAACTCGTCCCTTTGGATTGTCAACGAATAGTCCCTTGAAATCAACTTCACCTTGCCAAGAGTATCCCTCACGACCTTGTATACCCGAATCCAAATGGCGTTTCCCCCAGAAAACAGCCAGCGAACGTCCTCGTCTGTAATTGGATGGCGTTTCGCCCGGTTGAGGACGATTAGATTCAGATTATCAGCTGGGTATGGTCTATCTGTTGGCTTGAACATCATTTGCCACCTCCAAGTTTATAGAGGGAGTTTCGCATTATCTTCCTCTGCTCTTCCTCCACCAACCTTTCCTCTTCCTCAATGGAGGCAATTCTGATGATTTCTTGGATTCTGCCCATAACCTCGTCGTCTATGTTGAGCTCAGATGGGTCTGAAGTGCGGGCAAGCCACAACGAGCCAGAATACAACGCCACGATTCCATGAAGGTCAGCGAGATTCGCCAATTCAGTGGATATGGTTTCCTCGCCATTTGGCAACACGAACATCTTGCTGCGCTTGTGTGTTGGCTTTCCTGCAAAGTCGCCTAAGAGAACATGGATTGTGACAAGTCCCCTCATTGGCTTCCACTCGTATTTCAACCTGTCCATTATCCATTTCTTCGACAGGAACTCGCAACCACCAAGAAGCTCCCTCTCATGGTCGTCCAACTGAAAGACATATGGATCGGTGCAATCCTTCCAAGAGATTTCAATGGCAGGAGCAATCAACAATCTCCTATTGGAGATTTGCACGTTTGGTTGCGCTACATTCATTTCCCAGATCCTTCCAATCCAAGCTTATTGGCTATTCTGTCAACAGTTGTTGCGTCTATGTTCAATTCCATTGGATCCCTGACCTTCCGAACCCATATCTGGCTTCCACTCATCCTGATGATGCCATGAAGGTCGGACAAGTTGGCAAGTTCAACTATGAAGTCGTCCTTCTTGTCAGGAATGGGAAACTCCTGCTTCGTCTTCCACGTCGGCTCCATGTTCTCGTATTCCCACACAACAATGCCAACCATTCCCCTCTTGTTGGGTCTCCATCCCTTGAGCAATTTCTTGAGTCTGTTCTTGGAGAGGAAGCAACAACCACGTAGCCTACGTGCTTCGTCGTCCCAAACCCTGTCCCTAACCTTTCCTCCACCCATAACGTCAATTCCATTTGGGTCCATGAGTGTTGGAAAGACCCTTCTCACCATTGGTATCAACACATTCGGCGTGTAATAGTTAGTCATAATCATCTCCGAAACGCATTGGTGAACTCTTCCAGAACATCAGCGTCGATGTTGGTTCCCCCATTCTCCGATGCTCCAACATAGACCTTGAACACATAATCGTCTTGCTTGAGCAAGATTATGGTGTTGCCCAAGGAGAGATTCGCCAAATCTTGGATTAGCGCGTCTCCATCCTTTGGAAGGACATAGATATTTTGCTGCTTTGTCCACTCTAAATAGTGCTTGTCCATGTTCCTTACGTGCCAAAGGACAAGTCCGCAATTGTTGAGATTCCATTTCTTGAGGATATTGACAATGAGCTGACTCTCGTTTACTGGACCCCAGCCCCAGTTGCGTATGTTTCCAACCTCCTGAAAGGTGAGTGGAAATTCATTGTCTTCAAGGTCATGGCATGGGCTTTGTTTCATTGTGCGAACCCCCGTTAAATTGTGTTTCTTGTCTTCGTTGCGACTATTGCTTCCATCACTTCGGCGTCGATGTTGCTTGTATGGTCTTCTGATTCAACAAGTGCGACTTCAACTCCCATTCCCGGTATGTTGATTCCCACTATGGTATGCGTCAAGGACAACTCCGAAAGGTCAGAAACAATCCTGTCCATCTTGTTGGGCATGATATACAACTGTTCTTGGCAGAACCAATCAATGCCATTCTGAAACAAGTAGAATACCTTCACTACGCTACTGCACCTTTGCTTCTTGGCATTCAACTTCTTGAGCAATTCATCCCTCTTCATGGGCAAATGCGCACTTCCAATCCAACGCCACATTGGATTGTCACGTTCAACCAAATAATATAGTTCATTGTCCATGAAGACCATTTTACTTGTTCCACTCCTCCCAAGCGATATAGTCGTCCTCGGACTTGGCGTTGTCCTCGAACGTTCCCCACTTCAAGACGCAACCGGCGAGACCAGAGGCAATCCAAATGGGATAGCACCAATACTGATATGCGTCCCTAATGGACTCTGCGGAGAAATCAATGCCCATTCTCTTATCTTCTGGCTTGATGTCTTTGTTGTTGTCAAGTTCCACGATATGACGGGCGTTGAAGATTGCCACTTCCCTGGGAGTAGGGGGTCGGATTTGATGCTCAGAGAACTGCTCATCCCAAATGTTGAGAAGGTAGTTAAGATAGTTGTTGTCGTCAATGAAATGCCCGTTGAGCCAACGAAGATACTGATAGGCGTCCGGATTGTTTAGCGGAAGGCGAAGATTGTGCAAGTCCTTGTCCTTCATATAGTGCAGAAACTCCATGTAGTCAACGCTCTTGATGGCGTTGAACTCCTTGTCATCCTTCGGACGCCATTTGATTTCAGGTAATTCCATATCAACCTCGCTTTCCTTGGCTTCAACACATATATTATCTCATATTCCGAACAGAATGTCAATAGACCTTTGGTCTATTCCTGCTATTCTTCAATACCCCCTTGGCATTCAATCAAACTTGTTTGATTTCAATATCTCCTTATGCGGATAGTTCAAGCCCACACGCTTCCCAATGCGCCAATGTTTGGTACTTTCTCTTGTCCTTCAACTCCATCAACCGATTGTAGGTGGAATCGAGGATGTCAAAGGTTATGTTGGTCTGCCCATCATTTGAGGGAACCAGATGCCATTCAAGGAAGAAGTTCCCGTTGATTTTGGCTATTGAGTGTGTAAGAGACCACTTCATCATTTCTGCATAGAACAAGTCCTTGTCTTCATTTTTGCGAAGGTCAAGCTTTATTTCCTGCCGTTTGCATCCATTGTCGCAAATGTTTATTACTATGTAGCAATTCTCAACCTTGAGTTTCTGTATTTCTGAGGACAACTGCCCCTCAGATGGAATCTCTGATGGAAGGTCTACCTTGAGGTAACTTCCCTTGTATTTGTTGTAGAATGGCTTTCTCATATCCTAACATTGAACTTCTTGAGAATTGATTCAATGAGCTTTCCATCCACGTTCGTGTTTCCGATGGATTCCCGTATGACTATAAGGAGATTTCTCTTTCCACATGGGTCGTTGTCCTTGGTTATTCCAATGATTTCGTGGGTCAAGGAAAGGTCGAACATGAACTTGACGAACGATTCAACCTCCTCCGGTATTCCAAAGAATTTACGATAGCAGGTTTCCTTATCAACCGGATTGAAGATGTGTATGAACAAAGATTCCAATTTTATTGCATCCAGAAGCGGAAATAAGGCGTCAGTGGTCAATGATGGCTTGTTCAACCACGTTTCGCGCTCTTTCAATGTTATTGGATTGAAATACATTTCTCGATCTATGATCATTTTTCATACCTTTGCGACAGTGCATCAATCAAAGTCGGCGTTATGTTGGTGCATCCATTCTTGGATTCAACCAAGGTGATTACGTCAGCATAGATGTTCTCCCCCAAGTTGTCTGAGTAGATGTTCCTTCCTATGCAGTAGTCTATGATGGTGTTGTTCAAGGACATGTCGAACAAATGTCCTATAAGCTGTTCTGCTCCACTTGGAACAGTGAACGTCCATGCAGTTCCCCATCCATCGTTGGTCAATCTCCTGACGATTACGGTCTTGATGAACTGTTTGGTGTTGTGCTTGATGTAGTTCACCACCCAAGTTGAATCATAGGGTTGCCAAGTTCTGACCATCTTGTTCTGATAGAATTGTTGTCTGAATCTCTTTCCCTCAATCACCCTTCCACCACCATTCCATTCAATTCCTCGTTCAATGTCTTGATTGGCCGCTTGACAACCTCAAAGATAAGCTCCACGATTTCGTCAGTGATGTTCGTTGTGCCATCCTCAGATTCCACCACATAGATGGTTGCTGATCTTGGATTCACCCCAAGAATCCTATGGTTCAAGGACAAGTCGAACATGTCAGAGACAATCCTGTTTATGTTCATCGGCAACTCGTATGCCCTGGTGTTGAACAGGTATTTTGGGGGAACCCAGTTCATATGGGATGTTTCCGGATCCAGTTGCTTCACCTTCGACACGCAAACAACCCCACAGAACCACTCTTGGATTGGCTTGATGTCCAATATGTCATTCTTGAGTTGGGCTTCGTCATAATCCACGAAGAACTTTGCCACAGACGAGAATTCCCCGGAATCTCCTGGCTTCCAATAGCCCCGGGTATCCATCATCATCTTTGTTGAACTTGACATCTTGGCTTCCTTTTGTTCAATTGCTTGGCAATCTTCTTATGAATGTCCATCATCGCCTCCATCACTTCATTGTCTATGTTGGTGCTTCCATCCTTGGACTCCTCCACCACCATCTCCAGGTATTGGGCATCCACCGCAATCAACTTGTGGGTCAGGGAAAGCGAGAACAAGTCAGAGCAAAGCTCGTCCAATCCATGACCTGACGTCATGTCGTAGCTTCCCAACATGCGAACATTGAGATATTTTGATTGTCGAACCTCGTAGATGTTGATGGAGAACATGAAGTCCTCAACCACTTTCCTTCTCTTCGTGTCGTTGTATGACTTCTTCCAAGTGAGTTTCCTTCCCTCCTTCACAAGGTCGCTCATTCCCTTGCTGGCGTCACTCCAATCGTTGTTGTCTTTGATTAGCATTTCTCACAACCTCCAATCTGGGCTCAACTTCTCCAGCTCGTTCCAATCAAATGGAAGGTTGAAGAACTCAAGCAATTCTGTGTTCTCCTTCATTCCATTGAAGATTTTTGGTGCATGGATGTATATGTAGATGAACAAGTCCATGACATCGAATTGAGTCTCAATCATATTCATCTCAAACACAATTTCCTCGAAAGTCCGAAGATCCTTGAAGAGCCTTTCACCAAACACAGATGGAATGCGCTCGAACTGATCAGACCACAGTTTCTCCAATGCTAGTGTGTTCGTGGAATTCAATTGAAGGACATTGACAACCCAATTGAATGTGTTAGTTTCACCAGAGACGAGAAGTTGCTTGAGCAATGTGTTCACGGCGTGGGCAAGGTAGGGAACCGAGCTTCTTGCTGACCATCCAGTTACGCCAAAGATGTCTCCAATGGATGACAATATGACATATTGCGTCCTGGTGGAGAAGCCAAGGAAATTGCCAGCCATCAGCATTGACCTGGCGAGATAGGACTCCCGAAGGAACATCTTGACATCCCCCTTGTCTGCCGAGATTGCCTCCACGAGCTTGTTGAAGTCAACGTCTCCTGACGCTACTTTGTCGTCTTCAATGAACCGACCCTTGTACCCATCGCTTCTGAACCTGATGAGGTTGGCGTTTCCGCGAAAATTGTCCCTCAGTTCCTTCATGATCTCTGGATAGATGTCCTCTTCCACCAGGAAATGTGCGAGGGATTCTTCTGCGAAGCACATGTCCAATGGATGAAGAGATTCCACATGTCTTGCGAGAAAGTCATTGACCCTGTATGGATGGGCAGCAAGGTCATATAGGTCGTACACGAACGCACTGTGCTTGTAGATGTCCTCAATCTGACTTTCGTGGCTCTTAAGGAACGCCACAACCACCTTGAAGTCGGTTCCATCCATAAACATCTCGTCCAGAACCCTTGACAAGGACACTTCTGTCGATATGGAATGATCGTAGTTCATGTGCCTATTTCTCCTTTGCTCAACAACACCAATATTATATCATAAACTGGCTTCTGATGTCAATACCCCTTTGTAGGTATTCATGCCAACTTGCTTGGCAATCAATACCCCTTTGGAACTTCACGAAATGGCTTGGAAGTGGTATAATTGGGAATAAAGGAGAATAGGAATGATTGACTTTGAGGAAGATATATTGGAGAACTCTGGAACTGGGGAATTCGCGCCAACAAGGGATGAGGGACTTTGGGTCACTAAATACCGACCAAGGACATTGGAGCATTTTTGCCTTGACCCAAAGTTGAAGGCTCTATTTCAGAAGCAAATTGACGCAAATGACGTTCAGAACGTGTGTTTGGTTGGGGGTCCAGGAATTGGAAAGACAACTCTGGCCCTGATTCTGGCCAATTCAAGCAAGGATTCTGACATATTGTTCGTGAGTTGCGCATCTGGCGAGGGCAAGGTGGAGTCAATCCAGTCAAAGATTATCCCATTCTGCCAAAGCGCATCGAGTGGTCGCAAGTTCGTGATATTGGACGAATTGGATTCAGCGTCAGCAACGCAAGCCAACTCCTTCCAAAAGGCTTTGAGGAACGTAGTGGAGGCATTCCCAGATTGCAGGTTCATTGCCACTGCAAACTATCAAACCAACATCATCGGGCCACTTTGCCCTTCAAGGCTTCCTCCCAAGATGTTGAGTTTCTCGGTGTCAGAGATGATTTCCAATCTTCTCTATATCCTTGGCGAAGAGAACATTGAGATTGTAAGCGAGGCGACAAAGACAAAGCAGTTCCTAGGTAGCCTCATCAAGTCCTACTACCCAGACATGCGTTCGGTTGTGGGTCAATTGCAAGCAGCTTGCGTTGGTGGGACATTGGATGTGGAGAACATCACCATCAACAACAAGGAGGCAATCAAGAACGCATTGGCTCAATTCCTCTCGCTCGTAAAAGGAGCGGGAACGCCACTTGAAATGCGCAAGGCGTACAACAACGAGATTCTGGCGTTTGGAAACAATGGCAATCTTTCCAAGCTTTACTCACCACTTGGTCTCGCCGAGGAAATCTTGAACTACTTGATTGAAAATTACAACATAGATCCAGAGGACTTGATGGTACTCGTGGAGTACATCTACAAGATTGAGCATTCTGTGGATGGCGAGACCCAGTTCTTTGGGTTCTTGCTCAAGGTAAAGACAATCGACTTCAACAAAGGAGCATGAGATGACGTTCGAGGAATACTACAATTATTGCAGAAGCAACAAGATTGACATTACAAAGTGGAAACTAAACACTCTCCATCAGAAGTTGATGGACAACAACCAACCACTTACTGAATCTGAAGTATGCGCCAAGTTGTTTCTTGAAAAGGTTGGGTATGTCACTTGGCTATGGGACAATCCACCACAACCAATTGACGACAAGGCAAAGAAATGAAGTTAGGTTTGGGGCTTTGCACAAGGCAGACAATTGGACATTCGTTGGCATGGCAGATGGAAGCACGAAGACGAAACTGTGTGAGGAATACACATCTTCTATGCTATGATGTGTAAATACATGCATTGAAAGCAACTATGGAAAATAATTCACCAATAGATTCAGGACTTCCAAGAAACCCAACAGAGTTCAAGGGGGCAATAACAAGGTTGAGATATTTTGGGGATTGCAGGAACACAGTTGATGTAGATGGCATGTGGGATGCAACCCAAATGGCAGGTGTTGTTGGTCAGTCAAGCATAGTTCCATTCAAGTCAATAGTCTGTGAGTTCATGGATGGAGACAGAAAGGTTCCTGCGAAAGTCAGAAAATGGATGGCAAAGAACCAGAACTCCCTTGAAGATACCTCCAAGATAGTGTTTGGGCTTAACGAACATCAAGGTATATTCTTCGCGTACATAACTGACTTTGACATTCATTTCTTCTTTGACGCAAAGTTCGAGAACTGGAAGGAAATCCCAAAGCCGAAATCTGTATAATTGAATGTGTGAATAGCACGATAATTGCCTAAAAGAGAAACATCAAAGAACCGTAGGTGCTGGGTGGCATCTACGGTTTCTTCATCTTGTCATGTGATGTGGATGTCAGGAATCCATCGTGCAGTATGTCTCGCCATCTGATATGTTTGCGGCGAATATCCACAATGCCTTTTCGGCCAATTCCCTTGCATCCATCTCAGCAAGCTCCTCCTCGTCCCATGCTCCATATTCCCTCAACCACCTTCTGGCACGTTCCACTGGGAAGTTCTGGTCGAACTTAAGTTCATCCACCCAAACAGACACATCGTCGTCAACCCGTCCTGGATGCGAACATGCCTTTACGCACTCGTCTGGAAGTGGTGACTTGTCTGGATCTATGCCAAACTCGTCTATTGCCCAATCAGGTGGAGTCAATTCCCCAATTTCGTTGAACCAACCGGATTCCCCATCTGAAAGGTAAGAAGAACCTTCATTCACGGCAGAGGAGTTCCTAATTTCATGATCAACTATGTCGATTGTGTCCAATGTGTCGCCGCGAAGAGACTCCACCCACGAGAACAAGTCACTGTCCTCCCCAAGTGCAGTCCTGACGTCATCTGACACATCCTATAGTCTTTGACCAATCTCGTCTAGTCTTCTCCTTGTTCTCTGAAGCAGAAACCTCTTCGCGTTGCCATTTATGCTTGGTGTGCCGGCGTCCCTGGATTCAGAAATATACTCATCATCGGTATCATCCGACCTCTCAGCAAGAATGCCCTTGATGTCGTCAATGGTGTCGCCAAGATCCATTGAATGTGAGTCGAGTCTTGCGAAAAGGAAGGTCTCGCCACGTGCATCACGTATTGTGTTCGCAGCATCGTCCAGCAGCTGCTTTGCCTTGATGGTCGCTTCCAACGCCTGCTTAATCAACATATCGTCATTGGAACTTCTTTCCTTGATTGTTCTTCTTTTCATCTCGTATCTCCTATTCTAAACTATAGATATATTTACTCAAATCTTCTACCCATATCTCCTCAGGAAGTCCTCCCTTGCAGCCTTTTGCATCTCCATCATCTTCTGCTGTTGCTCGTCTTGCGCCACCGGTGACTTCATTTGCGTTTCCATCCCGTTCTTGTCAAGCAACACGAAATGCGTATATGCGCAAGTGAAGGAATGTTGGATTTCATCTGCTTCAGAATAGGACAATTGAAGGTCAGAGAATGCCTTTATCCAACAGTTCTTGAACCTGAATCCAACTATGGGCTTCTTGTAGGGCGAGAGCAATGTAACATCTATGTCGCAGGCGTTTATCAAACCATTTGCCTCTACGTTTCCAGTATCAAGTGCATTCACACCCTTGTTTACAGGAGCGTTGTTCATGCACCAATTGTAAAGCGCACGGTAGTCTGTCCAATCCGCACTCACGAAGTAGTTGAATGTGATTTCCTTGCTGCCAGGAGACATTGTATATGTCGGCCTTTCAATCTCAATGGAACGATACATAACCTTGTCAGTACCCATTTCAATTGAAGGAATCGTGAATGTTGATAGACGGAGATTGACATTTTGAAAATCTGGCCCGAGGCACAAATAAATCGGAATATCTGCCACCCATTTGTTTTTGGCAGCAAAAGCATTTTGATTAGAAATCCCGTCATTTGCATTGACATTGATTCCAGGATACACCAACTACTATTTCCTGTTCAAGTTCCTAGTTTGGTTTGGATGTTGAAAGTGATTGACATTATTGGGTATAGACATGCTTGAATACCTCCTTTAGGTTATTGATGTCTTTTCCACGAAGTATAGTGACATTGTTGGCAAGCATGCATTGATGCTTCGCTTCAAACTTTGCACATTCTCTGGCATATCGTTCATCGGACCATTTTTTGTTTCGATATGGATTGAACATGACTTCATGTCCCGATTCATCCACCTTGAAGAATTGATCTCCCTTGACTTCATATATCTTTCCATTTATAAGAAAGTCGGGTTGATATATCCATTTCCTTTCACAACATTCATATGTGAAAGATATATTTGGTTGATATTCACACGCTATATTGATGTTCTTGCAATAGTCATATACCTTAATTTCCCATTTGGAATCAAACCACATCCCATCATGCCAATATCTTTTCCTTCTTCGCACATGACAGACATGAGTTTGTTGGTATAATATGCCTCCGTGGTTTCGTCTATTAGTTTCTTGGCATTTATTCACCAATTCTTTCTTTTCTTGTTCGGACTTTTGCTCCCATTTCAATTTCCTGGCTTCAATGGCTTCTGGTCTGTTTCCTGGATCGGATGTTCCATATGTTTGCTGGAAAGCACATCGTATCTTTTCATTAGTCTCTTTTGATGCAAACCCTATTCCATTGTATCTGTCCATCTGCGTTTCCATTGCCCTGTTAAGTATATCTTTTGATTGCATTGGATTCTTGACACCAATCTTCTCCAAGCAAGTTCTTTCCCTGGATTCGACTGTTTGTCTAATCTCTTCCTCGGTTTTCTTGCTCCAAGTTTCATTTAACATGTCCTTGAATTCTGGTCGTTGAGTTGGATAATCCACATTCCATTTTCTTCTGCAGGTTGCTTTTCGCTTGGCCTTCCCTTCTTTTGTCTGGCATGCCAATTTTCCGCCATGATTCATCCTATCGTGCTTTTGTGTCAGTTCTATATTGTTGTAATTTTCGTTTCCATACTTCTCTTTCAAGGTAGCCTTGGACTTTCTTGTTCGTTCGTCAATTTCCTCTTTAGTCTTGTTCCTCCAAATCTGACGAAGATGTTCTTTAGCCTCTGGCAATTGACCCCAACAATTCACGCCATGCGCTTTCTTGAAATTGTCTCGCATTGTCTTTTTTGTCTCTTCTGACTTCATTGCGCAAGAGTTGCAACAATAATCGCAATAACCCCTCGGGACGGAATCTATGTTCTTCCATTCAAGCGGTTTATTGCATTCTGGATTCTTGCATCTTGGAAAGTCTGTCAAGTCGTGGACAATCCAATACAGCTTTGTTCTGAAGGTATAGAATGGGTCAGAAAGATGTGTAGAGGTCTTCCACTCCACGAAGTCCTTGAGGTACGATTTCTTCTTGAAGATCATGCCATAGGACTTATACTTGGAGCATATGTCCTTCACTTCTGTGGTATATTTCTCCACCTCTTCTGGCGTATATTCTTCCATATATTCAATTATACCTTGTGTATTTCACCTGTTGCCTTGGTATTTTTATCGTCCTCAACAAAGAACAAGCTCCCCTCAAACGCCTGGCGTCTTTCTTCAGCTTCCTCAGAACCATCTACGCCTTGTCCCATGGACTTGCGCAAACGGTCATATTCCTCTGGAGTTACTGAATAGAATCTAACTGGAATTGCCATTGTCTCTCATCTTCGTTTCGTTTATGGTATTTACCATTCTCGCTATGCAAAGGTAAATATTATCCAACAACCAATACACAACACATAACATGAGCTACAACCCAAGGAAAGACGACGTATATCGTCGGCTTCAGAATCTTCTTCAGTCAATTAAAATGGACAGTTTCAGCTTGACCAGCGACGATTAGTATTTTCTGGAGATGAAACTTGACGAATTCAAGAAACTGCTTGACGAGAAATACGACAACAAATCAAATTGATTTACTACTACAAGTGAAATCAAACGGACTACCTCACATAGAAGAGGTAGCCGTTGTTCCTTTGACACATTAATAATGTATCAATCTTGCTCATATTGGTATTTGACTTTAATGAGCTTGAGACCCTTTGCAACGATTCTGTTGTTGGCAATCTCGCTTTGAGTGAGTTCAACTGGCTTCCATACCTTGTTCCTGATTTCAATTGACAAGGCATCGGAAATTTCTTCGGAATCTCCCTCCAACGCATCTTCAGTGAATGAACCAACTCCACCAGTATGGCTGATGAAGAAAGAATATCCATCTGGGTCGAGAACGGTATATCTCTCGGTATAGGGGAATGCCCCGCCATAGTCGAACACGCGCCATCCATCTGATTCAGAATCAATGGACTCGTCATATTCCTCGCCCGCATCTTCATCTTCTTCGTCTTGGTCGTAGATGCTTTGATATCCAGAATTCACTGCGTCAGCCAAGTCAGGAGCATTGAGTTCAATGTCAATGATTCCAGCATAGTATCCGGAGGTCTTGACATCAATATGGTCTGCCACAATCTTCTCCCTTGGAAGATCTATATGCATCCATCCATATCCATAGCTGAATGTGATGTCAAGTTCCTGATTCTCAACCTCATTCCTCAAATCTTGCTCGGACTCCTCGTCGTCTTCCCATTGCTTGGAATAGACCACGGTCGCCACACCACCATCAATCTGGGCTGTTGGCGTATCGCCAAACTCATGGGCTTGCCAGAAGAAGTCGTTCTCATAATCCTCTGCACCAATCTCGTATTCACTAGGAAGGATTTCAACTTTGCATTCGTAATAGCCATAGTATTTGTCCGGAACGAGCTTCTTGCTCAATATCTTCCCGAACTTCAAGCCCTTGATTGTCACGGTATAGCCAGCGCCAGCTCCTTCCTTCACAAGTTTCTTGGATTCTTCCATGTTGGAGTTGTCCAAATGTACTGTCTCTCCCACATCCAATTCCTTCAACTGCTTGGTTGGAATATCCTTGAGACCATATGTTTGAAGGAATGCATGAATATGCGTCAAAGTAGTTGTAGAGAGGTAGTCGTTGAGAAGCGAGAAGTCTTGTCCGTTTCCACCTTCACATCTTTCAATTCTGGCAACCGGAGTGTCGTATGAAAGGAGCGTGAAACCATCTCCATCGTCCTCTACATACGCCTTGCGTCCAAATGAGGCGCGTCCATTTGTGGGTTCAAGTTCGCGTCTCATTCCCTCGTTATACCTCATTCCGAGTCCATCGTCTTCCACCAAACCTTCGTCTGTCCAAAGCAACCAATCCTTGACTCGCTTCTTGTCCCTTTCGCTGGCTTCGCTTGGATAGACATCATCAACACTATATCCAAAGTAGTCCTCAATCATTCCAGAGAGGTTCATTTCCCCATCACCTTCGTAGATATATGAAGGAACTTTGATGTATACACTCGTTGGCAAGCCTTCCGGTGGCTCATCACCTTCTACATCCCAAGCAACGGAAACACGAAGGAAGGTATATTCCTCGTCGTTTGCGATTCTGTCATTGAGTTTAGATTCTTTAATTTTTTTCATGATTTTGCTCTCTTTTTTGCAGTTGTTGCGATCAAGGACGAGTTCACCAATCCTTATCAGTTTGCCAAGATATGAATTCAATCCAGCAAGGGAAGTGCGTTTTCCAATTCCAATCGCGGTTTTCAGGTCTTCGTCTGCGCCAGGTATCCCATCATAGGAGTCCAGAATGTCCTTTGCCAGTATGTCCAAAATATTGGCGTTCTATGTGTTCCCGCCAAATTGCATCTGATATTCGTACCATTTGCGAACATTCTCTATCGTCTAGTCGTTCAGTTGCATGCCTTCAAGTGGCATGTCTCGCAAGCTCTCGTTGAATCTTGATATTGTCTTCATGATGTTATTATTTACAATAAACACCATCAAAACATCGCTGAGGCCTTTACGCCAATGACAGTTACATATATCTCAGACTTCGCGTTCTGAGACATGACATTGAGATTGAGGTGCATGAGGTTCAGCTTTGATATGACAATCTCAATGTCCTTTGCCTTGGAGGTTGCCACAAAGCTTCGGCAGGTGGTTGCCAATGAGTCCAAGATGGTCTTGTTGCAAAGGAACACGAAGTTCAGGGCAGTGCTGTTGATTGGGCAGATGTCCTTGTAGTTCTCTGCTGCGAACGTAATCTTGCCAAACTCCACACTCACCTTGTTTCCAATGTTGGACTTGACGAGCTTTTGGTTGTCAGAGATTGTGGCATAGAGGGTGTTTGTCAATGGGTCTTTGATTACGTCATCTTCAATCTTGGCTTGCTCTGGCGTCTGAACCTTGATGGAGCTTTCTGTGGTCTCTGACAAGGTGGACATGAGATCGTTGATTTCACTGAACTTGTTGGCATTGACCGTGGCAGTCATCAAGAAGTTTGAGTTCAAGTCCTCAAGGTTGGCCGTTTGATGGACGACATTGCCATATTTTGATGGAACCAGAACCTTCTCGATGTTTCCAAGTTGGCTTTCCATTATGGCGTTCGTGGATAGCTGGAACTTGATGTTGTATTTGGGCGAGGCGATTCGGATATAGCTTGCTTTGTCGCAAACCATCAACTTCACCTTACCTGAACTGAACAACGTGCTGTCCTTGATGTCGTAGTATTTGCCAATGTTCTTCAACACCACTATGAGCTTCTTCACGTTTGGGATGAACAACGTGATGTTGTCAGGACAGCCTTCTTGCTCTTCCTCAATGTGTATTGATGATGTGAACAAGTCAGACTTGCCAGTAGCCCACTTGTTGAACATCGTGGTTTCCTTCAACCCAATCGTGGCTTGGCAACATGAAGCTGCCAAAGTCGTGTCAAATGTCGTCAATGCGCCGAGCAGTTGCTCGAAATCCTCTACCTTCAACTTGAATTCTGCCATTGTCTATACGCCTTTCCAATCAGTATGAAGCAACCAACCAAAGCCTGTCTTCGGTGTCCATCGTCTCCTTTACGACTTTCCGTATGTTCTCCTGGTAGTGCTTCACGTCGATAAAATCAACAAATGGATCATTCACCTTCAAGTCCTTCAGACAATCGCCCAAGATTCTATATCCAATCTTCTGGGAGAAGTAGCCAATCCATTTCGCAATTCCAAACTCCAACACCTTGCCATTCCATTTTTCCCCCATTACCCAAACCCTATATGGATCAATCTCCCTGATGAAGTCCCCGCATGGCTTGAGTGGCCGATTGTCCCTTCTGCACTCCTTGAACAAGTCATAGAGATTCCAAGAGCAAGAGTCGAATATGGTTGTTCCAGGGAGCTTGTCGCAGTCGAAATTCAGGTGCGTGTTTCCATCTTCGTGGCCAGAGATTGAATCCACAATCCACCTCAAATAGACATTGAAGTCTGAATCGCGCATCCGGACGAGGCACTTCACGAGATCTTCTGACCCCGATACATTCTTGAGAATGTCATCCTTTGTCAGGGTTTGGCACTTGTCCTTGAGTTCCTTCCATTTCTCTGCCCTCTTCTCCTTCTCGTCCCCCAAATACCAGCAAAATCCACTTTCTATGGCTTCTCTCAATGCGTAGATTTCCTCAAGGTCTATGCTTTTGGGTGTGCGAACCACTGACATGTCAAGTCCCATTCTCGTCTCTCCTAATTTGTTGTCTATTCAATTATACACCATCTTGGTTGTTGAATTAAGCGTTTACTTCCATTCGTGGGAATGGTATAATTGAGAAGAACTGCAAGAGGATTTCACAGACGACCTATGGCGAATTACAATGGCAAATCAAATGACGTGTTCAAGGAAGAATTGTCGAGCAAGACCCTTGAACTTATGTTGTTTCGGGAAATGATTGTCAATCAAGAGTTTCTTGGGAGACTTTCAGATGTGGTGGATTTCAGATGGTTTCGCACCCCACACATACGCTTGATGGCAGAGTTTGCAGTTGGATACTTCAGAAAATATGGTGGATTGGTCTCAAGGGACTTGATTGAGTCCATGATTCAGAGAAGGAACGAGAATCAAGTCATTGAAGCGAACAAGATTGACCTCAATGTTGCATTATACGACTTCAACAAGGCGAAGGAGCTTGACCTTGGCTCAATGGAGAAGTCAGCACAAATCTCCAAGATTCAGGAGTACGTGAAGCAAGAAGCAATGAGGAATGCCCTTCTGGATTCAGCAACAAGCCTTGAAAGCAAGGACACAGATGGGTTGATTGAGAATACCCTCAAGAAGTTCGACGACATTCAGAGGATTCTGTTCGAGGAAATAGATTTTGGCGTGGAGATGTCAGCAGAGGAAGTTGATGCATCGCTTGAAGACCACATCGACTTTCTCACAAATCCCTCAGCGAGAATTCCCACTCTTTGGGGATGCCTTGATGATGTCACCCACGGTGGATTTTTCAAGGATGGAAAGTTCTTGGGGGTGTTCATGGCTCAGGCTGGCCTTGGAAAGTCCAACATCTTGGCGAATTTGGGCTACAACTTCTTGAAGCAGAACCTCAAGGTGGCAGTGATCTCGATGGAGATGAGCCAGAATGTGTATCTTCGCAGATTCGACTCGCTCATATCCAAGATTGACATCGACGAATTGGGGTTGTCCAGCATGGTTGGGCAGTTGAAGGAGAAGGTTGAGAGGTTCTACAAGTTCGACTATCCGGGTGCAAGGCTCAACATCAAGGAGTTTCCACCCAACAGCAAGTCGGCGAAGAACTTGGAGCAGTATGTGGAGGAATTGGTGGTGGCGAAGGGATGGAAGCCAGACGTCCTCATCATAGACTACCTCAACCTGCTCAAGCCAAATGGTGGTTCGTCAAAGGGTGATGCCTCACTATATGAAGATGGCAAGATTGTGTCAGAGCAACTTCGCGCATTGTCATATCATCTTGAGATTCCAGTTCTCACAGCAGTTCAGTGCAACTCCAGTGGCTTCAACACAGCAGACATTGGAATGCAGAACATCGCTGAATCCAGGGGCATTGCCCATACTGCCGACTTCATCGCTGGTCTATATCAAACCGAAGACGAGCAAGTTCAAGGCGTGTTCCACATGAAGATATTGAAGTCCCGTCTTGGCGAGAGCAAGAACTTGAAGTTTGAGTTCGACAAGCACACGATGGAGTTCAGAGACATCAATGACGTTGTGGATACCAATGAAGCGAAGGAAATTGTCGCAAGTTCCACAAACTCAAACCTCATCAAGAAGTCACTTGGATTGCCAAAGTGTCAAGTTGATGACATTGAAGCAGACATATTGTTCAAGAACGACTTGGGGATGCCGTGAAGACATTGTTGGCGATGTCATTTTCCAACAATTCAAGTATAAAAATTGGAAACAGCAAGTCTTCTGCAGGTCGGAACCAATATAGTGGACTGGACCCAGTTTATCCCATCGGTCGAATAGAGAGTTGGGTTGTTTGCGTCCCTGTATTGATGTACATTCGCGGCCTATGAACTTGAATTGATTACTGAACGAAGAGCTAACACAAACATGCTTCCAGTAAATATAAGATGTGCTCCAGAAGTCTGGACAGTAACCGTTGGCTACTGTGATGAATATTGCGTTTCTTTATCAAATGTCACTGTTGGCAGTTTCTTGACTTGTCTCCATCCAGAAAGTAGGTTTCCATTTGCTGTTTTTGTATAGATATAGTCCTATGCGACAAGAACATAAACGCCATTGCCTTCCACTATACGCACCCTGTAATGATAATCCCATTCAATTGGTATTGAGTTCCCATTGGTGTCAGTTGGGTATTGGTCATATACCCATGAAATGCCATCTGAACCGAGTGTTCCAATGCAAAAGCAAACGGTGTGGTAGTGCATAGAATCTATCGAAGCACCGGCACATACTATTTGGTTGTTTATTATTGTGCAACTGTTGTAATCGAAATTGGTAGCAGATAGACGATTAAGTGCGTTAGTGAAAGTCTATCCCCCATCAATGGAGAAGTCCAATTTCCCTCCACCACATGTATGCATGACCAAAAACACGTCTTTCATCTCGTTTGATACGGTTATGCGTCCGTAGCAACAATCTTCAAACACATCAGTAGTCATGTAGACATCTGTCCCAGCAGTGTTAAGTTTAGACCGTGTCCAATTTATTCCATCGGTGGAATACCATGGACCCACGTAGTCTCCTGCTGTTTCCCCTGGATAAACTGGATCGCACACAACTATGTATCTTGGTGAGTTTTCGTACAGTCCACCACAGCAAAATACCATTTTCTACATTTTTGTATTGCCATCTATCCAATTTATTCCATCGGTGGAATATTGGGGTCTTGCGCTGGTTCCAGTAGTATACACAGTACGTATGAACTTTCCTTCGGGTCCAGACCAGCACACGCTTGATACTGGCAATATGCTTGCATCTTCACTATCTCTCCAATTGAAGTTTGTTTCAGTTGCGTCGCCAACATATTGGGTTGCTCCCATCGTGCTGCTATCATATCCATTTATTCCTGTAGATAGACCGAATGCTCCAACAACAGTACTATACTATCTCCATATGGCATATAATGTCGTGTCTCTTGGAAAACCGGCTTCTACATAATCGCCATCTTGGTATTGCACATTGATGGCGTTTTTATCTGTATTCCAACCCATGAAGTCGAATCCTGGACGAACAAATGTATTTGCGTTCAGTTTTGTCTTCAAGTTTCTCAGTGTTCTTTGTGTTTGCTTCGCCATGTTGATATTTGTCCTTATGCTATCTTTATATCCAATTTAAGTATTTTCATAGTTACAACATCAAACTGGCTCTGTGTCAAGTTGTAGCCAGTTGGTCCTTTGTAGTACAACCGGATCACATTGTCTCCAGTGGTTTTACTTACCAATTTGCTGTTCAATCCTGTCGCCCCCAAAGCCTTGAATTCTTTGTATTGGGGAAAAGACGATGGATACTAAAGCTATACCACATAGTTTGTATTTGGGCAAAACCTGATGCCAAACTAACTATATGTGTTACTATCTGCGTCATTGTTTATAACAATCCAATTGTTAGAAGTTTGGGTAATTCCAAACATTCCACTGCTAACACCACTACTAATTGCTGTGAAGTAATTTCCACCTGTATTCAGGTTGTCGTTGATGAACTATGTTATTTGTTGTGGCGTTTGGTTTTCAATCGTAACAATCCCAGATTCCATTGTATTTGCATACACAAGTGGTACGATACGCAAGGTATAGGAATATGACGTAGTTGTAGGATTTATTTTTATGACAGATCCAGATCCACAATAAAACCCTACATCCGAAAATCGTGCCGGTACCGAAACAGAATCCACAATACAAGGTACACTAGTGGAGTCACCACCATTAATATTTGTGCGATAATACCACACAAAGCAATCACACGGAATGGTAACCGATTGTTGCGAAAGTATTGAACCTACCGTAATCGTAGATCCCCAATCCGGGATATTTCCATTGTATATGTTCCCGCTTGTATTTCCTAAGTTAGATATTCCTATTTTGGATCTCAGACTTGCAATGGATACCTTCTTCGACCTATTTGTTCTTTCGCTTGTGTCTACGATGTATAGGATGTCATCGTCGGCGATGTCATTTTCCTGCAACTCGGTCATTTCACTTACTTTTATGTTTGACATTATTTGTTTCCCCCTATTATTCGACGATTATGTTATCGTTATTTTCTGCTATTATTGGAATGTCGTCCTCTGTGACAAGAAACTCATCCCCATCGTTTGAGTCGAATGTCAATGTCACAGGATCTTCAATCCACTTTGCATACAACGTTTTGTCTTCTGCAAAATCGCAGATGTGTGCGTTTTCTCCAGACGATGTGTAGTATTGCACTCCTCCTCCATTTGGGTAAGAGTAGTATCCACCAAAGATGTATCCTGTCCTCGTTGGTGGGGTTATGGTTGGCATTGCCTCACCATAGGTTGCTGTCACGCCTGATGTTCCACCAGTCCCGTTTTGCCTATTGAATGTCACTGTACATTGAATGGCTTGCCATGTAGGAGTCATTGTAATGTCACCGAATGTATTGGCAGGAATGTACAATTTTTCGGGGTCAGTGCTGATCACATAAGGACTTGTACCACTATACCCAGAAAATGTCCAACCAGATATTCTATATCCTGTTCTTTCAGGCAATGTAATTGATATGTTGCTTTGCAAACTTGAAGATTTGTAGTAGTGGTTTGGTGTAGTGAAGCCAGAAGAACCACCATTTGGATTGACAGTTATTGTATATCCATTGCGCCACCAAGCATATAATGTATGGTTATTCGGTGTAGTTACCGTGGTACTTGAATCCACCAATGTCCCAGATGAAGTGTCAGACTGGGCTTCTGTATACCACCCACTAAACAAGGTATACTATACATTGGTTGTTGGTGTTGGCAATTCTCCATATGGAGAACCATATGTAACCAACTTGGATGTGGGGGATACCGAACCATGTCCTGGATTGAAGGTCACGGTATATTTGGGAGATTCCCAAACAGCATATAAATCAACTGTCGCTCCATCTGTTGAAGTAAGATTCTTCACACTTTGTCCATTGTTGTATTCTTTGTTTCCATCTCTGCTCTTTGCCCAACCTTGAAACGTGCTGCCTGTTTTGGAGAAACCATTTGGACTCAAGCTCTATTCAATGCCATATGTGAAGTTCTATGGATCCATAGTCCCGGTTCCACCATTCGGGTTGAATCTCACCGAATAGGTGTTTGGTTTCCATTGTGCTGCAATTGTTACCTATCCATCATTCAATTCTGTCAAGTTATTGAAACTCACTGCACCACTTGGACTTCCATTTGCGCATAGCATTGACGAAGATGTTATGATATTATTGCACGATGATATGGATGTTCCATATTTTGCGGTAGTTGTATTCAATCCACTTTCCACACACCAACCCTTGAACTGGTATCCTGTTCTGACCAAGGCGTCAACAAGAAATGCGTTGTCAAATGTTGCAGATATGTCAGAGAGAGTCCCACCATATCCATTGCTTATATGCACAAAATATGTGTTCGCCTCCCAATTTGCGATTATCTCCATATCCTCTTCTGGGGCAATATCAGAGGAAACAACTTTCCTTTCCAACGTCTCATCATCAGTATACCAACCAGAGAATTGATATCCTTGTCTCACAGGAATTGGGAAATCTCCAGATGGGGTGTTTCTTTCGTAACTAAACGCCTGCCCTGTCCAACAACTCCTTGTCTATGGAACATCATCCTCAAAGTAGCCCAAGTTCGTATTGAAGGTAAGTGTCATCTTTCCATCCTTCCAATGGGCATAAAGCGTGTGGTTGCTTGGAGTTGTCACTATTGTGCTTGACTTTACTTCAGAACCTCCTCCCTCACGTGTGAACCATCCAATAAAGGCATAATCGTCGTGAGTTGGCGTTGGCAATGTTCCATATTCCTGTCCATATGTCACTGACTTTGTTTGATGCTCAACATTCCCCTCTGTTGGGTCAAATGTCACGACGTAATTGTTGGCAGTCCAATGGGCATACAATGTTGTTGGTGCTGATGGTTGATATTCCTGTCCAGAACCATCTATCTCGATTCCATCATTGTTCGGGGAAGTCCACCATTTGGTGAATGTATATCCTGTCCTGTTGGCGTTTGGCAAATATATATTGCCCCAATTTCCCCATTTGGCATACAATGTTATGCTGGTTTCTGTTGTCAAGTTCTTGACATTCTATTGGTTGTTGTAGATCTTGTCCCCGGCGGCGCTCGTCGCCCAACCCAAGAATTCCCTATATGAAGTCAAACTGGATTCTGTTGGATATCCACCGTTTCCGTTGAAGCTTACCACCAAAGAGTTAGAGAACTCGTTCTATCTCAACTTCTGATATACATCGTATGTGAATGTCTGATCTTCCATCGTACCAGTTCCACCGTTGGCATTGAACTTCACGATGTATATTCTGATATCCCAATTCGCCACATAGGACTTGTTTCCTGTTGAACCTGTTGGAATGGATACTTCGGTTTGTGGCGTATTGCCATTGCTTCCTGTCCATCCAACGAATTGACGGCCAACATATTCTGGCGTAAGCAAGTCATACTTGTTTGACTCTATATTATAACTTGCTCTTGGTGTTTGACCAGAACTCCAACTTCCACCATTGAGGTTGTATGATATGGTATAGTTGGTCAAGTTCCAATGTGCGTAACATTCAAAGCTATGCTCCACTGTCAAGTCACTTGTTATTTGTTCTCCATCTTCTGACCACCAATGGTCTTGGCTATATCCTGTTCGGTTTGCTATTGGAAGCGTACCAACTTTAGAGCCATATTCCCTCTCTGAGGTAAATGTCTCGCATCCAGGATAGTTTGGATTCCAAGTGATTGTGTATGTATCGGCTATCCACTGCTCATACAAGTTCAAGTCGTTATATACCTTCTTTGTTGCAAATACTTGATCACCATCTGTCCTTGCAGTAAACCATCCCTTGAATGTATATCCCTATCTTGTTGGGTTTGGTGGAAGTTCCCCAAGTCTTGCACCCTGTCGTATTTTTGGGTGGCGTCCAGATTCACCATCCCATATTATGTATGGGGCCGTTTCGTTTTCTTTATAGAATCTAATGATATATTCAGGAACTTCTGGCTTGTTCCAATGGGCATAATATGTTACGTTGTCGTTTATTACCTTCCACGATTCGTCAATCTTGCTTCCCTGATTTGGTCTATGGTCTGTATACCATCCATCAAATCCAGTAACCATTTCTGGAAGTTCATCCGGAATTGGAAGAAAGCCAATCTCATCTCCATGATTGTATGTCCTCTTGAAAATCGTGTCTGAACCCCCAAGACCACAATTTGTGGATGCGCAGTTGTATTTTGCAGTATGTTCATTGACATTGAATGTCACTGTATGCTTGATTGTCTGCCATTGTGCGGTATAGTAGGAATTTCCCTACACAATGTCGTTTCTTACATCAGTGTGGTTCTTTATGCTTCCATCCGGACATTTCCATCCAATTAATTCATATCCTGTTCTCTCTGGTTTCACGGGAGGAAATGGATATTCACCAATAGTTTCGCCAATAGTCTTTTCACCCGCCCAGTTTCCATATGGGTCATGTCCAGCTGGCTTGAACATACCTCCATTTCCCAAGAAGTACACTTTGCACTTGTTGTCCTTCGGCTCACCTGTTATCTCGCGTTCTGCGTCAGTAAGTTCAGTGCACTCCCAAATATATACCTTCATGTAGGGGGGCAAGTTGTCGTGGGGCAACGTGATTTCATTTTCCTTTTTGCTTGGATATTCAAGAGGGCTTATTTGATAGTTCCTGTTTGTGTTCTCGATTTTAACAGAGTTTCTTGTGTCACTGCTTGCCAAGGCTGTATTGACGATTTTCGCGTCGCCTCCCTTGTTCTTTGCCATCCACTCCTGCTCTCGTGTCGTTATTTGACTTTCGTTTGATGGTAGAGTTTCTGAATGGGAATGGATAGGTATGTTGGATTCCCTCAATTCCACATATTCCTCGCCAAGCTTCTTACCTGGGATGTCTATAGTAATATCATATTCCTTTACATGTGATTCATCCCATGCTCCTGGACTATGATGTTGTATGAATACATAAACAACATTATTATATCTTACCAAGTCCCCAATCTAATATTCGTTTGATGTGTTAAATATGGATATTGTTGAAATGTCCATATTGACTCCCCTCAAGAAGTTCTCTATTCTGCGCCAAGATTTTCCACCATAGTTTGCTATGACCTTTTGCTCTGTGTCGTCGGTGTATGATATTATGATTCGTCCAATGTAGTTCAATGGTGGAACTGACTTGCAAAGTTGTTCAGCAATTTCAATCTTCTCTTCTATGGCATCCAAACGCTTGGAAGCTTGGTTGTACCATTGCATGAATTCAGATACTGGCATGAGAAGACCATCAAGAAGCTTCATCAACAATTCATTCATCGAGCCATCTTTGGTGGAAAGTTCCTTGTTGGTCTTGTCTGAGAATATGTCAAGGAGCATTTGCAGTCCCTGACGCCACAGTTGGATTTGTTGCTTTCCATCATAGGCTATTCTCAATATGCAGTCATGTGGAGTAAGATTCTCTTCAATGTAGTCCGGAAGCTCGCACACCATTGCTGAATCGTATCTGGATTCTGCTGCGCTATTTTGCCTTTTTCCGTCTTCGGCTTGTCCATCTCGGATTTCGGCGATTCGCTTGACGATTTCTTCGTATGTTTCAGTAGATTCAGTAAATCCTCTTATGGTTGGTTGATTTGCATCCCAATATCTGACGTATATGTTCAAGGAAGGTGGGACATTGTTGTGTTCTTTCTTTGGATTTCTCCAATCCAATATGTTCTGTCCCCAAAGTGGATATGTCAATGCTTCATTTGTGGCGTGTTCCAAAGGGGTTGCCTTGCCTCCAATAGATGGTCCGTATTTTGTACCCTATGCCACCAACTCCTTGCTTCCAATCGTGAAGTCTCCAATCAATTGTCCACCACCAAACTTGTCAGAAAGAGGACCAGTGAGGGTTTCCGCCATTGTGTCCGGGTGTTTATGCTGCAATGGGAGACTGCCAATTGAAACGTCGTCTAAACCACCAATTGTGGCTTTGTTGGAATCCGTGGTCTTACACCATATTTGACCAAGTGAATAGGACATATTTCTGTAAATCGGGCCAAATATGCTATCGTCAGAAGGATTCAATTTCCAAGTAAGTTTCCTTGTGTTGTTGGATTGAAGTTCAACTGCTCCAGCATAATCCAGAACACCCTTGCGCCTCAATCCCAATATGATGTCGTCTAAGCCATCTTCAAGATTCTTCAATTTCTCATCAAAGCCATTCATGAACGTTCTGGCTTCACTGCTCCTGACATAGTTCTTGAACTTCTTAGCTATATCAGTTTCATCAACCCCTGATGGACTTATCTTTGGTGGGTTCTGACTATAATCCAACAATTCACCAAATATGGACTCTTTCAACTTCGTGAACAAATCACTCTATTTCAGAGCCATATATCCTCTGGTTGATGTTGATGTTGGGAAGAACAAGAAGCAATCGTTGTCATTGTCTGACAACGTGAGTTCATGCACCGAAATTGGATTGATTCTGAGGTACTCTCTGACGTCAATGTTCATGGTAAATGATATTTACCATTTATCGGCGGGTTCGTTCGTAGCATATCTTCTTGCGCTTGCTCTTCGGTAATGGCTTCTTAAGCGTTGAATTCTTCATATTGAAGAGCGTGGCATAGATGTCCTCCGTGGATTCTCCAATAAATGTGGAATAGTCAATCAACATGGACATCATTTCCACTGGGCAAGCTTCAAACGCCTCGACATCATTCGCCAGTTTGGATGCCTCCTTGGACAAGGACTTGAGTTTGGAACGCATTTCCTTGAAGTGCCAATAGAGGTCGTCACTGTGCTTCTTGAACTTGCCGAATTTAATCTTGAACTTGTTTATGGATTCTGTTTTCTTCATGTTGTATTATACCTCATTGCCAGGACTTTGTGAATAGCACGCCCATCTTCTCTCTCTGTTTTCTCCATATGGCTACCACATCCACGATTTGGTCTATGATTTTCCAGGTTATGTTGGTAGTGCCATCCTTGCTTTCGGTGAATGCAAACAGAACGCTTCTTGTCCATGGCTGCTTCACCTCCACATATTCCATGGTATATGCCAACGACCACTTGGCGAGGGTTTCTATGAGTTGTTCCTTGTTGATTTGCCGAACATTCAGTGTATCGCCAATTTTCCCATTGGACAGGTATATGGAATTGACATCCTCAGTTTGCACTCGTAGGAGGACTTGCCCAATCGCCTCCACAACGTCACTGTCGTCGTGTATCCAAATTACCCGTTCCATATTGGGAATTAGATGTTGCGGTAGTCGGGCTTGTAGACCATCTTCTCGCCCCATTCCACGAAGTCCTTGGGCGCGTCAGGAGTGAGGACGAAGAGGGTCGGATAGGGCGGTGGGTAGGTGGGCATGGAAATGTACCCATCTGTGAAGGTAATGCAACAATTGAAGTCGTCGCCCAACTCGCGCAGCTTCTTGAAGGCTGGCCGGAAGTCGGATCCACCACCACCCTTCGCGTTGAACTTGTCGAACTCCATCGGCGTCTCGGCGTCATAGTTCTTGACGTCCTGAACCTCCGCATCACACTGAACGAGCGTGATTTCGTACTTGCCAAAGGACTCAACGAGAGCCTTGAACTCAGCCAAGAACTTGGGCAAGTCCTGGAGGTATGAACCAGACGTGTCAAGGACGAGAGCTGCCTTGATTTTCATGTCGGTCTTCCCAGGGAGATAGTGACCACGCGCAAGAGCGTGACGGGAGCAACGAGACCAGGAGTGTTCGCCACCAAGGGTCTTCGTCACGAACTGGGAAAGTGCTTCCTTCCAATTGATTTCGGGCTTGAGCATTTCCTTCACCAGGTTGTCGATGCCAGCCGGAAGGTGTCCCTGCTTGCGTTCGATGCTCTGAGCCACGGCAGTGACCATTTCCTTTATCTTGTTCTCAGCCTCACGGGCGTCACCCATCTTGGGGTTGAAGTCCGGGTCGTTTCCACGCTTGCCAAACTTGCCATCCTGCTCCTGAGCGTTTCCATTTCCATCACCCTCATATATGTGCTTGTCGAACTGATTTCCATACTGACACTTGTTGTTGCCATTGTTCTGACCCTTGCCATTCTGATTGCCCTTCTGCTTGCCACCATTGGAGTTGGAAGAGGAAGAAGAAGAGGACGAATCACCCTGACCATCCTGGGAGTCGCTATCCTGGTCACCTTCGCCACCACCTTGGCTCTGCTGACCCTTGCCACCACCCTGATTCTTCTGATTTTGCTGATTCTTCTGTTTCTGCTTCTGCATCTGCTTCATCAAATAGGCGTAGATGTCCTCGGCGTTCTTTCCTGCCACGATGGGATCAGGGAAACAAGCATCCTTGAGAACTTCAAGACCCTCGTTCTGAAGCATGTGGTTGATTTCCATGTCAGTAGCCACGTTCCAAAGCATCTGGTCACGAGCCTGGCGCCGGATGAAGTGAAGGAAGATGTTGTGCCAAACCTCGTGGGCAAGGACGAACTCTCTCTGACCCTTCGTGAGGTTGGAGTAGAACTCGCAATCAAAGTAAATCTTCGACCCATCGGTGGCTGCAGTCAAGCAGTTCTTGTCATAGGTGGGGATGATGGAGAATCGCAGAAGCATCTCGCCAATGAAGGGGTGCTTTTCCAGCAGGTTCCAACGGGCAACTTCAAGACCCTTGGCAACCTTCGTCTTCACTTCCTTGATATCAACTTCTGTCATGTTTCTGACTCCTATTGGCGAATTCATGGGCATCGCCTATTCTCCCTTGAAACACCTATATTATACCACATTCAGCTTCCGAAAGTCAATACCCCTTTAGACTTAATTTTTCATCCCCAAGGTGGTATAATTCCTTGAACGAAAATGACGAGGAAATGCAATGAAAATACGCATATTTTCAGATATCCACGTGGATATAAACCAAAAGTTCCCTTTTTCCTTCAAGGAAGGGGAAAAAGACACTTTTACGCTTATAGCCGGTGACGTTTCCGGCAATGTCAAGCTCACCGCAAAGTGGATTCAGCAGAACATCCACAATGGCATGTTCATAGTCGGCAACCACGATCCATCCTACAACGATCTTGGATGGACGATTGGGAAGCAAAAGAAGTATTTGGCTCAGAAGTTCCCTGTGGATGCACCAGTGACTTTCCTCGACGAATCGGTTGGCGTGATGGCGAAGGAAATTCCTGGAACGAATGTCATAGTCGTGGCGTCAACCCTCTACACCGACTACAAGTATGTTTCTGAATGGTCTCAACGTTGCTTTGACGATGGCAACAGGAGACGTGAAGAGCATGGCGAGAAGAAGCTCACCATTGAGGAAATGAACATGAGCGCCGCAGGTCGGGGTCTCAACGACTTTCGATGGGGTCACGTTGAAGATGAGTTTGACGATAGGGGATTGAAGCAGAGGCTTGTGAGACCCGACGACTACAAGAAGTGGTTTGATATCACCTTCAAGAAGATGACAGAAATCGTCGAATCCAACCAGAACAAGGACATAATCGTGATGACCCACCACTGCCCAACGCCAAAGTGCATATCAGAACGATATGTCAAGGATCATATGAACGCATCCTATGTCTCTGACTTGGAGAGGTTCATACTGAACCATACTAACATCAAGGTGTGGTGCTGTGGTCATGTCCATTCTCAGTTCATGGACAAGATTGGAGAGAACAACCAGTGGATAGTTTGCAACCCCAGGGGATACGAGAGGGAGATGGAGTCAGGAACTTGGAACCCCAACACCTTCATAGACACCGACACATGGGAATTGACCATCGAGCCATATGAGAATCAGAAGTTGGTGGAAGCAAGGAAGAAGTTCCACGACGACTTCATGAAATATGCTCCACTGTTCTTCTAATATGCGGAACATCCCCAGACTTTCAAGCAACGCGCTCCCAATCATCGTAAAGAGGTTGGGGAAAAAGGCGGCACAATCGAAGTCGAAGTACAGGATATCCGCAATGGGCTTCGACAAGCGGGGAGAGTTCATAGCTCAGGCATTCAATGGACTTCCACAAGATGGTGTCATTGGACCAGGGTCGGGAAGACACGCCGAATCCATATTGATGGCGAAATATGGAGACTTGCTCAAGACCATCGTGATTTCAAGGATTGGTCATAGTGGCGAGTGGAGACCAATAAAGCCATGTCAGAATTGCAAGAAGATGGCTGACAAACTGGGCGTGAAGTTGATTACCATAGATCAGTGCAAGGGAGAAGACGATGATTAAGAAGAGTTGCGTACACTACCGTTGGAATGGAGACTATTCCCAGGACTTGTGCATGAGGAATGGCGAACACGCAATCACCGACTTCAACTGCAAGGATTGTCAGGACTTCATCACCCACAACAGGGGACTTAAACCATGCCCATTCTGCGGTGGAAAAGCGTATTTGGACAAGACCTACGAATTGAAGGATGAATGGGAGGTCTTCTGCCAGAAGTGCTTCGTCTCCATGAAGAAGCGTGGAATCAAGAAAGTTGTTGACGCTTGGAATTCTCGCAAGTCTCTTTGATTATGTCCTCGCAGGACTGATATGGATTTGCGAATGGAGAGAACTCCCCATAGTGGATTCCTGCCTTGAATCTCCACCATTGATACCCCTCCTCGTATGTGTCGAAGGTCTCGTTGACAAAGCATGTCCTATTCTTGCTCATGTATTGAAACTCACCTGACCTCAATCCTTCCTCCGCTTCTGCCATTGTTGGATATGACTTGGAGAATGTGAACTTCCACTTGCCATTCTTGAGTTGATGTCCATGCTTCTTCATCGAGTTCCACCCATTCTGAATTGAGGAACATGTGCGTAGATTCTGGATTCTGTTGTCAAGTCTATTCCTGTTCTTGTGGTCAATCACCTCGCCCCAATCTGGTATCATATCATTCAAGTATGCAACGACTTGATGCAATGGAACGCCAAAGCAAGAGACATAACCATTCTTGTTCTCACGCCAACCAGACCAAGGCAATTGAAGCCAAGTCGCGCCATCCAATATGAATTCGTTTGATTCTCCATTGGAACTGCATTGATAATTCAACGGTTTTACGACCGCAATGCCATTTACGATATGGAACTTGTTCTCAATCCCAGGTTCCTTTATTTGTTGATAATGATTGCCAAATCTACGGATGAAGTTGTATGTCATATGGCAATTATATTGAATTGTCACTTGTATCTTCCAATCACTTGAACCCTAAACAGATTCTCCCATGGAACTCCTATATTGAACTTCTGCATTGAGTTGAAGTATGTATGTATGGGAAGAACTATGGTGAATCCAGATGCTCTTTTGTTCATCAGCATTGGTCTGGAAACCACGGTGTCGTAGGTTGGTTCTGCTCGGCTTTCAAGGTCAAACTTGTCGTATCCAAACACGAAATCACCAGAGCCATAGGTGTCGAAGAACACGCAATATTCGTCGTTTGCAAATGCCTCTGGGAACACAATCTCCCTGAAGAACACGTTTGTCCCATATCGCAAGTTGTTGAAGTTCTGGCCAGACTTCAACGCCACAGAGAACATATCGTCCTCAATGTACTTCTTGGAGAATATGGTATCGTCAGACTCGTCCCATATTGGGGACTTTTGGTAGAAGTACCTCTTGTCCTTTATCTTGATTTCTTGGTTTGCCCTCATGTCGAAACCATATCTGATGTTGTACTCCATTATGCCATTGGTGCTTTTGGTCTTTCTCCCATTCCAACTGACCTCGTTTATCTTCTCTGTGGAATTGACCAACGAATACTTTCCAACTTGCCAAGGCGTTTGCAAGTTGGAATAGTCTTTCTTGACCAAGTTGTTCGCTATGTTCTCAGAGCCAATGAGACCATGTTCGTTTCCAACGTGTTCCTCTATGAGATTCTTGAACACTTCAAGCACGACAGAACGCATCTCGTTGAGGTTCTGAAGCAAATAGGACAATGGATTCAACAACTGCCACTTGGACTTCGTGAATACAGGTATGTGGTCAACGATGTCGTAGTTCGGAATGTTGGTGTTGTTGTTGGCCAGGGAAACCAATATGAACACGAATTCACGCTTCCCTTGCTCCACAGAGGTCTGTTTGCTCTCTTCCTTGAAATAGACGACCACATCACCTTCACTATATGAAATGTTTGGATCCCAGAGGGTCAATGACAGGGTTTGCCCAGCAGCAAGCTCCTCCATCTCTGAGGTCAGTTGGGACATCTCGTTTAGAATCCTCTTCACCCCATATGTGGTCAAAGGCTCATTGGGCGAGAGAAACCTTACCTTCCCAAGTTTCTCCTTCAATTTCTCTATCTGATTGGTTGTAGTCATCAATGGTTATTTACCATCTTTGGCGACTTATCCAACTCGTAGTCAATCAAATGACGAACATCATCTTCGTATTCTGTCTGGAACGAACCAAACGAGATTTCCTCGTTCTTGAATATGCAGTAGAAGCACTGACCATAGTCGTCAAAAAAGATTGGTACGCATTGTCCGCGATATACTATGGTTTCAACGTACTCCAAACGCTCGAACTTCATCAAACTCTGGCCAACTTCCTCGAAAAGCTCAGAGAACTCTTGGTAGTTCTTGTACAAGTCCTCGCAATCAGTCCATTCGTTTCTGTCTTTGGAATATTGAGCATCGTGGGGATAGTCCATGCCAGAGAGGTCATAGGTTATTCTATAATACCCTTTCTTGAGCTTCTTGCCCTTCACTGTCATTGGCTTCTCCACCCAATAGATTACGTAGTAGGTGGTCTTCTGTTCCTCTTGAATAGATTTCTTGTTCTTGGATGCCATGATAATCTCCTTATATGGAAATTATACTACAACCTCAGTATGGCGTATAGTCGTCTGTCCCCATTGGATTCTGCGCTTGCAATTCTTCTTCTGTTGGAGATATGGTGTCATCCACGTCCAACCACGGTCGGGTCTCTATGGGCTTGTAGGGCATGCCATATTGATTCACATAGTTCTGAGATTGCAACGTCTGCGTCATGTGGTCTGGCGTGACCTCAACCTCTTGGTCGTACAACCTATGCTTCTAAGCAACGAAAGTCAAGCCATCGCCAGCTTCAGGGACATAGCCAAATGGCTCGTTTGGATTCGTCCTTGGAACAAGCATCCCCGTATCAGGATCTCGTTCATAATCCAGAATCCAGTCTATTTGCTCGTATTCAGGATAGGGGATTTTGCCATCATCCAACTTGCCAAGGTAGTTATCTATGGTCATTTCCTTCACTGCACCCAAATCCTAATCACCAGCACCAAGATGCCCAGCTTGGTTTCTCTTGACATCATCTGAATCTGGCTCCAAATATGGCACTGCATGGATTTCAGCAGAGATCTTCGTGATTGGTGCAACATATGGATTGATGGCAGTGAGAGGTTCTTGCTTCGTTCCACCAAATATGTGCGTCTTGTAGGTGAAAGAAAGCTCAGCAGTATGGATTTCGTCAGCATCCTTGGAAATCTCTGGCTCTGAAGATATGGATATGTCCGGGGACATCACCACCTATGATGTGTATTTCACGTTCGTGTATTTGGGATGTCTCGATGATACATATACATCAGTGTTGAAGAATGGCAATATCTGCCCCAACATCATGTCTATGTCAGACAACCAACGAGACACCAAGCACACCTTGAACTATAGGTCTATTGGAGTTGGCGTGTAAAGGTCATAGTTTATCCTTCCCTCAATCTCCTGGTTCTTGATTTCGTTGTGCAGGTTCGTTATTCTTGAAGTCGCTATTGAAATGCCAGTCCTCTACACGGTAATCATTGGAAGCTGAAGCGCCTGCTGCTTCTCCAAGTTCTTGAATATGCGTGACCGATCACTGATAACTACCGGCACATCAATCGTAACCCTCGTCTTGTTCTCCTAATCCTATGAACGAGTTATCCTGAAGTTACGAAACAAGGATGCGAACAAGATGTTCGCTACCCGAAGTTCACTATTCCAATTTCTAATTTGCATATTGTTATTTACCATTATCGGTTTTCAATTCAATTTTGGTAAATATGAGATGACATCACAATCAAAGAAGGTGATATGACATGAATCGAAATCTCAAAGTAAAGCACTTGATCACAGAATCTGACATGCACGACTACGACCTCATCAAGGAATCCACGAACGATGGTTCTACTTTGTTGAAGTTGGCGGGTCCATTTGCAGTTTGCGAGACCTTGAACAACAACAATAGAATGTACCACTTGGAGGAAATGGTGGAAGAATGCAAGAAGTATCAAGAGGTGATTGATGCTCATCGGGCGTTGAGCGAACTTGAACACCCAGACGACATCAACATCAATCCTGACAGGGTTTGTGCCAGAATTACGAAGTTCTATCAAGATCCACATGACGAAAAGACTTTCTTGGGCGAAGCCATCATCATGCAGGGAGACCCCAAGGCTGGCATCCCTGGCACTCCTTGTGGCATAATCGTAGGCTCTATGCTTCAATATGGCACGAAGATGGGATTCTCAACAAGAGGTCTTGGCAATCCAGAGGAAGATGAGGATGGAAACACCTATGTTGGCGATTATCAGCTCATCTGTATTGACCTCGTGACCGATCCGTCAATTGGTCGGTTTTGCGATGCCAAGCAGGAATCCAAGGCTGTGAATGGCATATTGGAGTCAATTGAATATTTGGTGGATTCCAATCAGTTGGTCGTCGAATCCCGTGTGGTTGATAAGTTCAAGAAGGACTTGAAGGTGTTGCCAAACGACAGCGCAGAGAGGTTCATGAAGTTGAAGGGTGCTGTTGACAAGTTTCTTCGTGGAATATGATTTATGTAGAACAATCTGCAAACAAAATGAGGTAAAGCAAAATGGCAATATACATAAACAAACTTAATGGCGGAAACATCACGATTGGATCTAGTGGTGGATCTGCTCCAACAGGACATCCAGAAACCAGATTCACACTTCAAGATGGAACTGTTGAAACATACAACATAACAGGTACGCTTAATAAGCAATGGTTTATTGACAATGGGTATTTTGATGAAGATGCAGGCATGTGGCTAAAGTCCATAACCCAAGTTGACATCGGAAATACCATAACGAGCATCGATAATGAGACGTTCAATGGCTGCAGCGGGCTTATGTTGTTCATTGTTAGTGATGACAACACCAATTATAAGTCTGTCAACGGGTTATTGTTGTCTAAGGATGGCAAGACGCTTATTGCGGGCGTAAATGGCGATGTGACGATCCCATCCGGCGTGACGACCATTGGAGATTATGCGTTCTACGACTATAGTGGGCTTACGAGCGTGGAGATTCCCAACGGCGTTACGAACATCGGGAATGGGGTGTTCTCCGCATGCTATAGTCTTATGAGCGTGACGATCCCTGACAGCGTGACGAGCATCGGCAATTATGCGTTCTCTGGCTGCAGCGGGCTGACAAGCGTGACGATACCCGACAGCGTGACGAGCATCAGGTATGGGGCGTTCGAGGATTGTGGAAGTCTTACGACCATCACCGTCATGGGCAAGACTACAGCAGATGCTCAGACCTTGCTTGCTAATGCTGCGGTTCCAGCAGGCTGCACGATAGTTGGCGAACTTGGCTGACGTGGCAATAATCAATGCCGAAGAAGAGACCACCAAGATGAACTGGTGGTCTCTTTCTTTATGCAACCATCTTGACAACGACAATGCCCAAGCAAATCAACCAAGCAATCTCTACACCTCATAGGGTTGTTGCGAACATGAGCGTCTGAACAAATTGCTTGACGCTTTTCAGAAATACCATTAGAAGTCCCTCCAAACCGACTTGTGCATAACAATGTCGTTGCCATAGGTCTTGTACAACCATTTCTCCACTTGCCAACTATCACAGAACAATGTATGCTCTGGCCAAATATCCCTCCAGAAGAAGAGGCAAACCCTCATTTGGGGTCTAACATAAATCGGTCGTGCCCAACCTGCGTGGTGTTTGCTGCATCCTGTGGCAAGCCTAAAGTGCTTTCTCATTGTGTTTCCCTCAATGAAGGTTTCTATGTTCGTTTAGAACGTCGCCATATGGCTTTTCCCATTTCTCTGTCGGGTTCCAAAGCTCCATATATTCGCCAATTTGCTCCAAGAAGGTCTTGGCATAAACCTCTGACGCAGTAAGTGGAATTCCCATTTGACTCTTGTCGCAAAGGGTCAATATGTCCCAATCGCACATATTGAAGGAGAACCCCTTGGTGTTGCCAAGCAGCTTTATGTGCAGTTTCTCTATCCAGCTCATGTGATAATTAAGTCTTTGCTTTTTAAGTAGGGTGTTGGGTCAAGCAACCTCTTGTCCCTCTCGCCATCAAGTTTCCAACCATCCAGGTGGCAAGTCTCTGTTCGGAGTTCAAGATGGAGCATCGCAACTGAGTGGTTCCTGATGTCGGGTCTATACTTCTCTGGACGAAGAACAGGCGTAACTCTTCCAATCAATCCACCCGCTCTTACCTTGTCTCCAACCTTGATGTTTCGAGGCTCTTGAAGTTCCCCATATGTGACAACCCCCGACTTGCCATCGACCTTGACGCACCAAGTCTCGTTCCACCAATCGCAATCTGCCTTCTTGCCAGTGAATTCGTATATGGCAGTGACAACGCCATCTTCAACTGCGAACACGTCAGCGCAATCGTGGGTGTAGATGTCCACTCCCTCGTGGATGTCGAACTTGCGTATTGCGCCAAACGCGCCAGGCTCGTAGAACCTTGGAATGTAGTCCCTGAACTTCTCCCTGCACTTTCCACGGACAAACTCGTTGAGCATGTCGTCGCAAATGAACTTTCCGAACATGCCCTTCGCTATCTCTGCTGGTTCATTGTATGTTGGCTTTCCAAGCAAGTCCTCCTGCTTGATTGGCTGATGCCAGACGTGGCCTTCAATGATGTTCTTGATTGTGCCTATGTCAGCAAGGCCACCAATGCCAATTCCTCCACAAGCCAGGTTCTTCACGGTTGGCTCTATGAACCTGACGAAGTCGAGGGAGTCAAGATATGTCCTGTTCCTTTGATATATCGGCCCCTGATACATCATTGAGTTCATTGACTCGCAAATGTAGAGCTTCTTTCCACACCCCATCCATGCGGCAAGGACGCTTGAAACGAAATCGTCGGCAATCCCATTCGCCATCTTGCCGATGATGTTGTAGTCTGCTGGGCAAACAACGCAAACGTCTGCCCATCGGACAAGGTCTATATGCTGTACTGGATGTCCAGATTTGTCATGCCAATCTGCTATCTCATGATAGAGCGTGTAATAAGAAGAGAAATGGTCAGTATAGAAGGATTGGCAGAACGAAACATTGGTGTCATCTGTGGTAGATAGACTGCCTTTGCTGTACATCATCAACTCTCCAGCAGCCTTGGTCATGTAGTGCTTGACTTCATGTCCATCTTCCTTGAGATGATGCGCCAGCTTGTGGGAGAGGTAGGCAGAGACAGATCCAGTTGAAAGAAGAAGTATGTTCATGCATTATGTTCCTTGAAGCACTCATCCACGACATTCTTCGCAAGTGGATACACAAGGAAGGGATGTTTATCCGGCTTCTTGTACTTCCTTGGATTTGCATCATGTTTGGAGATGACAAGAAGTTGGTGGTCGTCGTTCTTGATGTCCCGAAGATCGTTTCCTATGACGAGATCGACATTGGATTCCGAAATCTGCTTCCTCATCGCGTCAAGCAGTTCGTCCTCTGTGGAATCGACAAGCAACTTGAATCCGCATATTGTTGCGATTGGGGCGAGCTTCCTCATGATGGGCAGAACCTTGGGGAGCTTGACGAGCTTGATGCACATATCGTCCTCCCTCGACCGGTACTTGCCATTGTAGTAGTTGGCAACGCCATAGTCAGATACTGCAGCTGCCACCACGATGATGTCATAAGTCTCTTTCTTGAGAAGTTCCTCTATGCCAGACTTGTAGTCGTCGAAGGTGGAGTAGCTGATGATGTCTATCGGCCGGTATCCATCTTCATATGTCTCGTCGTTCAAGGACTGAGCTGTTGGAAGTTTGCCATTCTTTGCTGTGAAGAACGTGATTTTCTCTATGGGATTTCCGTGTTCATTTCCTGTGCGAAATGCCTCAAGCCCCTCGTCGAAGAATGCATCAGCTATCCGTGAGCCGAATGTCCCTCGGCTCATGTTCGTAATGCTGCGTACACGGTCGATAGGGACTTTCGTTCCCCCAGATGTTATGAGTATCTTCATGGCGAATTTCTCCTTCACTTCGCAAGGTTGCGCGTGGATTCAAGTATGGGCAAGCCACCCTCGGTCGGGATGTAGATGATGGTCTTGTCGTTGAGGTCGTTCTGCTGACGAACCCAAAGATACCTGATGTAGGTCTCTGTGAGCTTTCCATTCTCAATCTCAATCGCGGCAGCGGCACCCTTTGCGCGTTCAACCTCGGCCTGAGCATTGAGCTTCTCTGCCTCCAGATTGGCTTTCGCTTCCTCAATCTTGATTTGGCGGTTCTGCTCGGCGCGAACGAACTCAGCACGTCCCTCCAACTCAGAAGTCCAAACCTTGTACTTCGGGAGGGCAAACATAAGCACAACAACCACCAGTACGATTGTCGCAACTATGCCAAATATGATTCCAATTTCGCTTGTACCTCTCCGGCTCTTGTATTCTTCGTAGTCCATTTGATTATCACTCCTTTGATGTCATATTATACATCATTTGATGGCATTTGTAAACTGCTCCACCATTCCCCTGAAGCAACTGCCACACAGGTGGTGGTGCGTCATGCCTATGTTGAACATATACTCAGAGTCGTTCTTTCCGCATATCTCGCAAAGACCCTCCACAGCATTTGGATTGTGTTCAACATTGATGCCCTTCAGGTATCTTGATTCAACCTTTGGCTGCTCCATTGGAAAGTCCCATATCTTCATGGTGTTCTCCTTTCTATAGTCCCATTGGGGTTCCAGACAACAACAGAAGAAAGGGAGTTTGATGTCATGTTTAACCTTACTTGATACACCTCAATATCTTTCGACTGATTCTCTGGTTGCTGCAAATACTTGGTTATGGCATCCTCTGCCTCCGCTTTAGTCTTGTGATCGCCAAGAAAGCTCAAGCACCACCAACCATCCTTCCCAGGGTCGTAGGCGTAAACTCTATAAACAGACTCACAAATATCCGGACTGCCATCAATGTACCCCATGTGGCTTGTTCTCCTTTGTTGTTCTCAATGTGTGAGAAGATACCATATCCCGAACCCAATTCCAACCAGCAAAATGATGCAGAACGCCGAACATACAACTATGGCTTCTTCTATCTCGTCCTCGGTAATAGGGTCAGATTCGCCCTTTGGGTCTTTCTTGTACTCCGCTATTCCGTGGAGGAACCATTCATCCCCCGGCTTACATGTGGCATCGTGTGCAATAGCTGCTGCCAGTAATCCATTCATTGCGTCTTCTCCTTCTCCAGTTTTTCAAGGCTCTCAATTGCGTGTTTGACTATTGCCTTGAACTTGTAGTCAAAGACATAGAGGTTTGTTCTGTCCAGCAAGTTCTCAAGCCAAAGGCAATCGTACCTGTCTATGTGGTATCTCCTGGCAATCTCATAGTGCATGTCGTGGAGATCCTTGTCCTTTGACTTCCAATAGGCAGGATCTCGTGACACATCCTTTGGCATCCACCTTCTGTCGACGCCGCATACATCAACAAATGTAGCAAGCCTGGTTTCAAGGTATTCCTCGACCAGTTGCTCTCGCGTATAGTCCTTGTAGATGTCCATATACATTGTCTCAACTCAAATACACTGCGCCCGAAGTTCCTCGGGGAGATATTTCTATTATCTCATATTTCGGTCAGAAAGTCAATACCCCTTTGGAGGAATTCTGCTTCAGTCTCTTGCCCAATCTTCACGGGTGAATGGCTTGACCTGGATTGAATACCCATCTTCAAGCTTCTCCCTGACGAACTCCAATGTCGGGTCAATCCCAGTCCAAGGTATGGCGTTTGGGGGATTTCCTGGCTTGTTGTACAACACCATAAACTTTACGTATTTCCCATCCATTTCTCCCCCGTTCCTTTCAATTTGGATGCTTGTAGTCGATTCCAACATAGACCAAACCATCGTCAGAACCATCGTTGTAGTGTTGCACCCAAAATGGGCGTTCCTCGCAATCGTATTCGTCATGTCCATTTGGCTTTGACCCACACACCTTCGCGTCAATAGGCATCTTCCTCAATGCTGCCATCAACTCAGATACGGTTGTGACGTTCTCGCTGCCCTTAAGGTCGATTTCCTTCCCATCAAGCAGTTTGTCGCTTTCATCGTAACCCATTTGACCACAAGTGAAGTAGCAGGCGCGTTCGCCATCCAAGGGACAATTTGCGCAACTTGACAACTTGCTGTGACCGTATTTGGCGCATTGGTTGTCGAAACGTTGGCTTTGCTCGTCAGCAGAACCAACATCGCAATTTCTCAATGGGTAATCAAGAACGGAATTGCAAATGGACATGATTTGGTCGAACTTCGCATCCATTGGATTGCAAAGTTCCTTGATTTGACGTATCGCTTCAATTGGATTCTTCGTCATATGGCATTCCCTTCGTTCTCAATTGCCCTCTGAGTTTCCTCACCTCGTCACAAAGCAACGGAACCACGTAGTCCCAAGCCAATCTGGATATGTCTCCAGTGGAAGCAAGCTCTGTCTTGGAACGTTCCTTGAACAAGTCAAGATCCTTGTCAGTTATTGGCATTTTCGCATCTCTCCCAGTTGTCACATACATAAATCGGATATGCGTTCATGCTCCATCCACGGTTTTCATATGGACTTTCATGCAATCCATCCCTATCATTGCTCTTCTGAAGCAGAGGATGAAAGCAGTCCGTTTCTCCATCAAAACCGATTCCATTGCCCCATTTGCAATTGCCGCAGCATTTTTCGCATCTTCGGTAGCCATATCTGGTCTTGAATTCGTTTGCATTCATTTGTCATCCTCGTCCAATTGACTCAACCAAGCAGTTGCAATGGCGCGTTCAATGTCGTTGTAGCAATCCTTGCAAATGATGAACTTGCCATCGTCCTCCTTCATCCGACCCATCAATATGGCAAGTTGGGTGGCATCCAAGCCAGTTGGATGTACCTTCTTGCAAATCTCACATTGGCAAATCATCTTGACGTGTCCTCCGGCGTACCCCAAATTGGTGCTTCAACATTGCATTTCTTGTCGAACCTCATTGGACAAGGAATTACACCCCAAGCTCCGAATATGCGATTGCACTTCTCGCATTTTCCGCAGAACTCCTTCACTGAATACCCATCCTTGCTGAACTTCAACTTGAACCAACAAAGAACATCCCTCCAATGCCACATTCGTATCTTCATGGTTCCTTCACCTTGTACTTGAACTCTTGTCGGTTTGGCTCACAGAGAACCTTCTCCAATTTGATGACATCGACTTCCTCTATCTTGCGAACCTCTCTGCTCAACAAGCCAACATAGTAGTGGTTTCCCTTGGTGTCCTTGACAACATACGCAAACACACCATAATCGTCAGTGCAAGCCGCAACAATTTCTGTATTCTTGGGTATGGAATACATTGGTGTATTGGCAGCAAGATGTCCAATTAGTTCATTGTTGGTAGTGGTATTCTTTGGAGGGATATTCTTTGGCTGGAAATTGAGGATGATGCCGAGGAATATGCCAAAGCCAAGTGCTACCATAAGAACAACATAGAGCAACCACTTGATGCAATTCCACATGTCAGTAGTGTCTATCATATCCTATTGCCCTTTCGGTCAAGAAGTTCCCGTGCGGAAGTTAGCCAAGATTCAATGTCCTTCACGAACTTGTCGTCTTGATAGCCCTCCTTGCTCTTCATTACTTCAAGAAGCAGAGCCATCGCAGGTTGCGCCTTGAACACCAATTCAATTGCCTTTGGTTTCTTCGCCATAGTCGTTTCCTTTCATGTACAAATCACCTGCAAGCCGATGGAACTCCAAGGGCGTCAGATGCGTCAATTTCTATCTTCTCCAGCATGTACTTCTTCACGATGGTTTGTTCGCTCCACCCCAATATGTTTCTGACATATCCCAATATCCTCTCCAACGCCTTGTTCTGAAATCGGGTGTTCCATTTCTGAACTGCCATTTCCACCGGATTCATTTCGTCTATTGCCTTTACAGATGCACCACATTTGCAACATTCTACGGTTGCCATGCATCTCAAGCCACCATGGAGAATCCGAGCTTCCCCACCACAGAACGGACATGGTTCAATCTCAATCATCGTTTCCTTCCTTTCTGTCAAATTGAAACAACACTTGGATTCCATCATAGTCGTCAAGTCCAGTTCCATGGTTGTCCCACCATTCCTCAACTTTCTTGAGCATTTCCTTCTTGGTCAAGCGATCTTCCAAATGTCCTTGGATGAAGGAAGCCTCGCCTCCACGCTTGAATGTGGTTATTGAAACAAGCCGTTTGTTAGATGATTTCCCAAACATCACTTTTCCTCCATGTGATCAGCGACATATTTGTACATTTCGTGCATAACCTCTTGAATCTCTGCTTCTGCGTTGGACAACTTGCGCCTTGATTCATCTGAAAGCAATTCATCCGCACCCAATCTGTATATGTGTTGGATTCCATCTGCCACATTTATCAAGTTTGCATATCCACCACACATCTTTCTCTCTTCATATGTCATGCCAAATCCCCTTACTGATTCTCGTCCACCAACTTCTTGAGTCGATTCATCTTCCTCAAAAGGCTTTCAGAAACCAGGTCGATGTTCCCATTGTTGATGTTGATGATATAGTCGAAGGTAAGGCAAGCAGCCACAAATGGCGCAAGTTGCTTGTCGACCTCCGGACGTTCACTGACAGATTCCAGATGATCAAGAAACGTCTCCACGATGTAATCTTCACGCTGATCTTTGGTCATATCTCCCTCCATCCTTCAAGTCCTTGAGTCGTTGAAACTCGTTTGTTATCGTGGATGCGCATTTGGCGAGAGTCTGTTCAAACGTCTCGGCATACGGATCCATTGGAATTGGAAGGTTGTCAGTGATGTGCCTGGTCTCTGATGGTTCGAGACCATAGAGAGCTGCAAGCTCCTTGTGCAGATACACTCGGTCTTCGTCGTCCCTTCCCTGAATTACGGCGTAGCAATACTCCACTGCCTTGTCGTAGAGGGAGCAATGGCCAGAGGGAGACCAGGAAATTCCCTCTGAATTGTAGAATGTGTCACAATCTTCCATCACTCACTCCTCTTCTTCCACGCATCAACCCTCTGAATCTCCGATATGAGGGTATTCTCAAGATGTTCAATGCAATCTTCGCAAAGTTCCCAGGTCTTTGGAAGTTGCTTGTAATCACGCCATGTCCTCAATTCCCTCTGGCACTCGAACAATCGGCCCTTGGCAAGCTCCTTGCCACAGCAATCGCAAACGTGTATTGTCTTTGTCATTTCATGACCTCTTTCAAGTCCACTGAACCAACCATCTTGGATTCAATCACGCCAATCCACTTCTTCATCAATTCGTTGTAGGCTTTCTCAGCCTCTTCCTTGGTCTCGAAGAACCCAGTCCAACACCAACTGCAAGTTATCTTGTCTATGTAGCCACGCAATTCTAAATGTTGGTCGAATGGATCTGGTTCCGAAGATTTCACGAATATGCCCTCTTTGTCAGCTTCGGCCATTACAATCTTCACCTTCTTGAAGATGACCTTGTGATTCTCTGGCTCCCAAGGATTGAACTTGAATGCACAGACCCACATTTCGTCGAGAACTGGTGCGTATAGTTCCTTGATGGTTAGATTCTTCTGCTTCTTGAATATGTTGAATAGTTTCATTTCCCTTCCTTTCTCCATTCCTCGTACTTGTTCTTGTTTCTGTTCCAATCGTGCTTGCAATTGGAGTTGAAGATTGCGTTTCTCGCCATCTGAAGTGGCTTGTTCATCTTGCACCACATCTGGTCGAATGCCTCGGCGTTCTTCTCGGTCTTTTTCTTCATGAACTTGAAGAAAGCCTTGTCGAAGTCGTCCATCACCATGGACATTGCAGACTTGGCAGAATTCCAATCGTGCGAAGTCCCATGCGCCGGAGTCTTTCTGTTGAGAATGTCATAGGCATAGACAACCGACTCGCGCAGCTCCATTGAATCGTTGTAGAACGCATCCAGTGGAGACGTGTGCTTTATCTTCGCCTTGTAGTAATCCCACATTGTCATTCGCCGTCCTCCTTGCCATCTCCTGACTTGTTGAATGAATTGTCCTTTACGTCCTGAAGCATGAATCTGATTGTGGATTCCCGTTCATCAATCGCAGACGAGCAATATCCCCTATCCTCATGGCAGGCTTTCTTCGCTTCCTCAACCGTATTATACACGTCGCAATTTCGGCTGCCAATATTGCTCCGAAGCATCTCAATGGTGTCGCAAAGAAGTTTCGCAGTGTCGTGGGTCGCTCCCCTCCAAGTGTCAGACTTCTGAAAGTCTCTCCCAATTTTGAGAATGTCATCCACACTCATCGTGTTAACGTCAAATGAGGCTTCCTTTGTTGCGTTTCTCTCGTTGGAAAGCTTGCCCTCGTATTCCTTGATCTTCGCCTTGTATGCCTCGTCCCGCTTCTCGCACTCGTTCAAGTGATTGCGATACAATCTGATGAAAGTCTCAACGTAATTCTGCTCCTTTGAGAACGCCCACCAACCAACGCCAGCGAGACACCAGCCAATTCCAGATATGAACCCACCATCAGCGAATTCCAACACTGCTACCACGAAATAGCCAAATGTGGAAATCCAGTTCCCAATTGTCCCCCATATGGACTTCTTGGTTTCCTTGTTCTCGTCAGTTTCCATATTATTTTCCTTGTTTGCCATGTCATATTATACCACATCGAGGTTAGCCTGTTCAAGACGGTTCTCAGCAATCTTGAAGTATTCTGGTTCCTTCTCAATCCCCAAGAATCTCCTCCCAATCTCAATCGCTGCCACGCCAGTAGTCCCACTTCCCATGAATGGATCAAGCACCAACGCGCCCTTTGGAGCGACAAGCTTCACAAGATACTTCATCAACTCAATGGGTTTGACTGTTGGATGTATGTTCTCCCGACCCTTCTCCTTCTTGCTTGCCTTTGGACAATAGAAGAAACGTGCGGCAGAGCCAATGGACGTGTCAGAGCCGGCAGAGGTGTAGTCCGTAGGCTCTCCATTGTTGTTGAATGGGCGCGCCCCATTTGTCCGATTCCAGGTTCCACCCTTCACATTGTCAGGGAACACTTCAAGAACCTCGTCAGAGCCATCGTGGATGAGGTTTGCTGGGAAACGTCCCCTGTTCTCCATCCAAGTCCCCAAGTCCTTGTGACCACTGTCGTATATCATCTCTTTCTTTGGTGAATGTATCACCACTGGCTTGTCAGATTCCACCCTGCACTCGTCTATGTTCAGACCACCAACACCCCACTTCAGAACATTGTCGGCTATTGTCCCCTCCACTGGCTTCCTCGCAAGGACAATAGGCTCGAACGCTGGCTTGAGGCAAGTACCCCAACCACTCCACTTCTTGGCTTCCTCAGTAATCGGAATCAAGTCCTCTCTTGGACATGTGCAAGGGTTGGCCGAGAAGAATGGCTTTCCGCACTTCGGACATCTGTTCTTCATTCCAAAGTCAATCGTTCCCTCATGGTCTCCAACAGCAGCCCTTACTGCCCTTTGCGCACCCAACTTCTTGTCAATTGCCTTTGAGATGTCCATAGACTTCGGCATGCCCGAGCTGTAAATCCACCCAAGGCATTCTCGACATTCCCACCCAGCATCCTCTATGGCGCAAGTCAAACGATGATATGTCCGAGTTCCACCAAACGCCAGAAGATGCGCACCTGGTTTCGCAATTCGAAGCATCTCCTTGAACAATGGGGTCATGTCGGCTTGAAACGCCTGATTGTCAGTCATTCCCTCCTTCTTGAAGGTGTCAAACCCCTTGCTCATGAACGAAATGCCATAAGGGGGATCTGTAACGATTGCATCAATCGAATTGTCTGACATGCGCTTCATCACGTCAAGACAATCAGCATTCACTGCCCCATAGAGCTTTCCACCACTCTTACACATCTCTGTTCTTCTCGTCTTTCTTCTTATCAGTTCCAATTGCCCTTCTAATGACATACCCTATTGTGGATAGAGCCATTCCAAACATCCCAAACAAAATGCCAATCAATACGACAGCACCACCGACCAGAAGCAGAAGGAGAACAGAAGGCCATAAGAACGCCAACATCCCAATAGGAATGTATAAATCAAACACGACATTCAAGTCCAACTCGTTCCACTTGATGTCTTTCCCAAACCACATTCCAACCAAGATTGGGAACAGAACCACACCCACCCAATAGATTATCCAAAGCATCGTTTCCATATCAGTTGTTCTCCCCTTTCTTTGTCATTCTGCGCTCATACCACCAATCAGAAATCTGATTGCACCAATCCTCGCCCTTGTACATCAAGAACTGAATAGGCTTGAATACAAGAACAAACAATACTCCAATCACAAGACCGGCCACAATTGCGCAAGCCAGAAGAACTGGCCAGAACAATATCATGATCAAGAACACCAAAATGTCAAAGTTGTCGAACCTGGCTCTCTTTGGATGCATATACGCTCCCAACCCAATAGTTGCAATCAATACTCCAATCAAGTACAATGCAATTGCTGCTTCAATAGGCATGATGATTCCCCCTCTCTTGATAATTATATATTGTCATCTTGCTTACCAACATGTCTCAATGCCCCTTCCTCTTCCTGTCATGCTCGTCCCTGGATTCATAGGTCTTCTGCTTCAAGACATTTACGCAATAGTCGTTCTCAGTCAATATCGCAGCAACCTTCCTTGAAAGTTCCCTCACCTTCTCCTCAGCATAGGCAAACACCCTGATGTCGGGCATTCGATCCTCTGGCCACTTTCCGGTCATCCAGGGGTAATTAGGGTCGTCCATGTCTGGGTTCTGCTCCTTCGTGGGCTTTGGAAGCTTCTTGAACAAGTCGTTGCGCTTCTTCAACTCCACTTGCATGTAGATTGCAAGTTTGCACCAATCGTGATCGGTGTCATGCGCCGGTCTCTCAGACCTAATCCTGTCCAAGAGCCACTTGTACCACTTCGTGGTCTTCTTCCACCGATCGTATTCAGACCCATAGGGAATGAATGGATATGATTTTCTAAACTGGTCAATGGTCATTTCACAATCTCCTTCATCCCTTTATTTTTCTTTCCGTATTTGCGATTTTCCCCAAAATCTCGTTCGTCTCAATTTCTGTGACCGTAGCGAACCCATTGAGCAACATCATAGTTCCACCAAGGATGCAATAGAGGGCAATACTGTTCTTGCCATGACCCTTGGCGACCCCAGCAATGAAGCAGAATATTCCAAACGTCAAGATTGATGCGAACTTTATGAAACCCTTCATGTCATCAAAATCCTTTCTTGTGCATAATCCAAAGCCAACCACCAGCAACTATGGCAGAGAACAATAGACATATTCCAAGGCAAATTGCGACATCTTTGCCATCTGGGGCTTGATTCTGCCTACAAGCGAGATCTTCGTTGTCATCCATCAATATTGTATTGTAGATGTTCCCAGGAACTGCCATATATGCCGGACTTGTTAAGATATTGTTGTTCACAATTTCTCCTTGTTCAATATTCGACCCTATTATATCACATCAGTGTCCGAAAGTCAATATCCCTTCGTCAATCTTCTGGAGACAACACGAATTGGGCAAAGCATTGAAGTATGTTCCCACACTTCCAACTGTCAGAATCCAGAAGCCCGATTATCTCGCCCCTTCTCCTAATGCATCCCATTGGACATCCTTGTTCGCAATAGTTGCAATGTTCCACAAACGCCTTGACCAATTCCGAGGAACTGTTGACAACATCGCATTTCCGTTTGGACTTCCTCGCCACATTACCCCCTTCTGCCAAGAATTCGCTTGTACTCGGCGATGTCATTGTCCAAGTGTTTGTTGTACCTGTCCACAATGTCATAGTACATATTCTTCCAACTCTCCTTCTCCCTCCACAACTTGCAACAAGCGGAAAGAAGCGTCTTCATGTCATTTTCAAGTGGTCTGCCATCCTTCATCTTGTCCACAACGCGAAGCATGAACGTCTCCAACTTCCCACGGTCTATGTTGCCGGAGGTTGAATCCAATACGTTCTCAATCATCACCTTCAGGATGTCGTCGAAGTTGTCGTCAATCATTGTCTTTCTTCTCCATTTCAATCTTGCATTTCCAATATTCGGTGGCATAGTCAAGCAAGTTCCCACGACACCTTTGGCACAAATCCACCAAGGATTCAATGCTTGTCGCGCCAGAGACATCAAGCCTGCCTGCTGTCTCTGCCATGACGTGTATGGCTTCTTCAGCCTTCTTCAAGAGGTCATTTTCATTCATAGGAATATCCTTTGCCATATTATACCACTTTTCCTTGAAATGGTAAAGTTCAATCAGAATCCAGATTGTATCATCTGCCGAAGACGACAAAAAGATGGTTCTTTTGTAACCAAAGAAACCATCAAAGAAGGATCGGGGTTTTCTCGCCAAGGACAATCCCACATCGCACACCGATGGGAACATCTTTTAAGGCGAAGGACGCTGTGCTGCGCGTATATCGTCTATGCCAACCCCCATACCCGCATAGACACAACCCACCGCCTGTCAATCCATTGCAATAGATGTTCCGGAAACACCAAGTTGGTGGATATGGCTGCGCATTGGGAAGATGATTGGGACCTATTGAACAAGCCAATCAGGATATAGAAGGAAACTGGAGCCTCCACCCCGGGTCGAACGGGGACGAGCTGATTACAAATCAGCCATTCTACCATTACAATTATAGAGGCAACTTGAAACTGGTGGACCGCCGGGGAGTTCAACCCCGCTATCTGCCGTGCAAAGGCAGTGTAATAAGCGATATACGAGCAGCCCATTGTAAATCCTATTGTCAATTATACGAAATCATTTAAGCAGAAGTGAATCATTCAAAATTATTTTTCCATCTACAAAGTCTTTATATTGTTTCTCACCAATAAAGTAGATTCTTATTCCTGGATTATTTTCCAAGACAAGACTCATCTTTTCCTTGTCTTTGTCTGAATAATAACCCTTTACTTCAATATACTCGTTTGTATCAGGTAAGTAGAAATCTGGATTATAGGTCTTGCGTATTCCATCCTTAATGTATTTCAATGATTTGTTTCTGATCCAATTTATGTCGGTTGAAGTTAATTTGTTGGCAACATTCTCCTCCCAGTGACCCCGTACAGTATATTCAACCCCATCTAAGTTCTTCACTTTATACCAACCAACATCTTTGAATCCCCCTTTACACGAATCAAGATATTTAGAACGAATTTCAGAAAGTTTCTCTCGTGTTTCTTTGGTGTGAGTATGATGTAAAATTCTTTTTTGTGAGATTTTATTTTTCTCTGCTATTTGTCTTATTTTTATTGATGTCTCGCTGGTCAATCCCTTGTTCCATGCCATTCCCTTCTTAAATCCATGTTTCTCTTTTCTATGGATTTGCATTTCTTTTCTTGTACAGAAAATACTTCCACAAATTGTACACTTCCAAGTGTGTTGTTGTCTATTCACATTAAAATTGCACACATGATGTTTGACTTGTTTGCCAATGAATACATGCCTACAATGATTGGAGCAGAATCTTCCGCTCCCATATGTCCCATCATGGGGATTTCCACAATTCTCACATTTCATAATTTTACCTTTAGTTTAATGTCGTTGTTCGCTCAACGACATCTTTATTTACAATTATACGAAAAGTTGTCCTCGAATCTGTTGGAGCGAACCATGAGTCCGAGGGCAAAATTGGTTGGGGAGGCGGGGCTCGAACCCGCGATTGATGTAATCTCAAGAACCAACTACGTTTCTACGGCTTATAAGACCGCGTCGCTACTCCCCATTGAAATTAAAAGTTGAAGCCCAAGAAATGGGTCAAATACATCGGTTTTCTTCCGAAGTGAAATCCCCATCTTCGCCGTTTAGACATTTCTGATTTATAACTCTTGGACTTCTGGGAGTTATACCCGGCGCGTTCAATCACTCCGCCACCATACCACAGGCTGCGATAGGGAGGGATTCAAACCCCCGGTCGAAGATTCGCCTTTCAGCAAAAGATAACACCCAACAGCAACCGGTTTGCGGTGGGTATTCTTCGACACCGAACACTGTTATCTCCCATTTAACTTGAAACCTGGAGCATCAGATGGAACTCGAATCCACAACCTCGTCCATGGCAAGGACGCGCTCTGACCAATTGAGCTACTGACGCAAGATTGCCGTGCGATTTCACTGCCGACCGATGTGCCCGAAGCATCTATCATTCGCCCGATCAAGCTTCAACACGGCAAAAGTGGATCGAATGATGGGTGCTGCTCCCACTTAATCCAACCTGGCAGATTGGTGTACTGCTGATGTACCACATTCGCATTAAATTGGTGCGATGTGCCGGTGACGCTCCGGCCCGTTCAGCTTGGAAGGCTGACATCCTGCTAACATAAATGAACATCGCAAAAATCCTTAAACCATGACGAAAGGGAAGCATTGAAACTGGTTGTCCCGCCAGGATGTGCGCCTGGTCTAAGGGTATCAAAAACCCCTGTGCGGACTGATACACCACAGGACATACATTGAAATTGGGCAGGGTTTGCTTTTCCGGGGTCACCTGCGTTCTCCCCAACCGAAGACCCACGAGGGGCTTTTGATGTTTCTCGTTCGGCATCCACCTGGGGGATGGCGATACACGCAGTAGGCTACGCTGCTCCCTGGGTCTGCTGTTCCCCCAGCTCAGCCCAACACGTTCTTGGGACTTCACCAACGGTCGATTCGTCTACGTCCTGTTGGCTTGCATATGGCGTTGTTCGTGATATCCCACAATATTGAACTCAAGCAACACGTCGGGATTCGGACCACGGTCTCCCCCCATACGAGAGGTATTCTGCCTTTTTGAACTATTCGTGTCTAATCCTCATGTGACGAACAACACCTAAAGAGGGAGTGTTTGCAGAGCAAGACTTCACCGGTAGCCACCATCTTGCTTTTCGACTGCTGGGGTTTCTATCATTCACTCTTCCAGAATGCATCGAAACTAGGAACTTGCGCGTTAACCTACACACATCACATCCCCTGAACACACAACCCATATTGAAATTCTTGAAGCGGAGTTTGCTTGTGGATGCGTCTATAGCCACAGAGCCACCATGTTTACGGACCAGGAAAGAAGCTTTCTGACCCCTGAATCCTATTTGTCCATTCATGACTGAACAACCCTCAGACGCTTATTATGTCTTCTCCGCACAATCTATCTGAGGGAAATTGGTGTCCCAGACTTGAGTCGAACAAGCCACCTGATTCTTAGGAGGAATCCGCTCTTCCTGATGAGCTACTGGGACATTGAAATGCAGGAAGGAAGAAGAACGTAGTGGACTCGAACCACCTCAGCCGTCGCATTCTCAATCAAGAGTGGGAACACCCATCCCAGATGTACGTTCTTGCTTCTCTCTCAAATGGCGGGGTATCCGGGTGCTGCCCCCGGGACGCAAGTTAGACAGACTAACGTGATACTGTTTCACCAATACCCCCTTGAAATAGCAAGGTCTCATTTTTCAACCACTCGCCACCCATCCTACTCGGATTTTGAGATGTCTCCTGTACGGGGAGCCACGTATACTTTCGCTCGCCACTACTCGCGCACCGCCCATATTGGCGGCCTCTACTGTCCTTTCAGCCTTAGCCTTGTCCGTTGTATGAGACCCATATGTGAATCTGTTGCGTTCACGTGTTCTACGCAACTTCTGGCATGCCGAGGGGATGATCCACAATCCCCAAATCAAATCCATTCACTTGTCAAAGAACAACCTTTGTCTAATGCGCAAGCATTATTCAAAGAGCAATGTCTTTCCGGATGTTCTTGGACACATCCATCAAAGAGCAATAGCCATCAAAATTGGCATAGATAATTATACAATACATCACGACCCAAGTAAAGGGAATTTTCAACAAAAATGGTCTTCACGGAAGGAATCGAACCTTCGACCTCCACTATGTCAAAGTGGCACTCTTAACCTACTGAGCTACGCGAAGTTTGGTGGATGAGGAGAGAATCGGACTCCCAGCACATACCATGTGAAGGTATTGCTCTACCATTGAGCTACTCATCCATATTGAAATTGGGTTGTCTTGCTGGTTCTGCCCCAGCGATTTCCCCGTCCACAGCGGGGCGTCTTCACTACTCGACCAAAGACAACATCTAAATTCGGAGTGTGATAGATTTGCACTATCGGATGCTTTCACATCACAGATTTCCAATCTGACCCAATAACTACTCTGGCAACACTCCATAAATTCGGAGTTGGGTGGATTTGAACCACCACAGGGACTTTGACATCCCCTACTAACGGTTTAGCAAACCGTGGCCTTACCTGGTTAGGCTTACAACTCCATAAAAGTGGAAGAGGGTATCCGATTCGGACGGATGGACGCTATTAACGCCACAGAGGTTCAAGCTCTGCTCAATAGACCACTCTGACAACCCTCCATTGAAATCTACGGATGGAGCTGGACTTGCACCAACATGTGGCTTTCACCACCCTTGCTTTCGAGGCAAGACCTTTACTATTTAGGAGAATCCATCCATCTTGAAATTGAAAAGGAATATGGCGTTCCTGTTTCGCAAGGTTATGAGCCTTGAATACGACATGGACTCAGATGACTACTCGCTGTGGCTGGTCACATCTTCCGGAAGTTTTGCGGACTTGACTTTTTTAGTCCCGCCAGTTGGAGCATTGCTTTCGCACCACTTGTTGCTGTATCGCACAAGCATATTTCGTCATTCAGGCTTGCCATCAAGCCTTGGCTTTTCTGCTACCCCCAGGGAGAGAAATGCCAACAAAGAGACATCGTTGAAATTGAACCAGAGACCAGAATTATTCGGCATGAACTTGCTTGGCATCGTCACACCAAGTATGTAGGTTCATACGTCAACCTTTAACGACTGCAAGAGTTGGACGTACACGAGGTTGCTATCCATTGGTACGTGTGGTCTTCTTCGGCGCTTATCTCTGTTCAGACCATCTTCATGCGAGTCTTATGACTGGAATGCGAATCCAATCAAAATGATGGAAGCAGTGGGATTCGGGCCCACATTGGGGATTTCACCCATCCGCTTACCGAAGATTCCTTTCCTGTTCGGTTTCATGCTCCCATAAATGGTCGGAGTGGAGGGATTTGAACCCCCGAGGCTTTCGCATCTGCTCCCAAAGCAGACCCGGTACCAGGCTACGGTCTACACTCCGATGTAAATTGTAAATGAACCATCCGACTGGGAGTTGCCCCACCTTGCGTCTAAACAAACGCTGCGCAAGCAACCATCGCAGGACATCCCACGAATTTTCACCATATCCCATTTATCTGCATCCACCTGCAACGGATGTACCCCTCCACTTTTATTGTGTGAATCATTGGGATCCGCCAAGGCAGATCGTTATCTAGGACTTTCCATTGCTCATGGGTAGCCTTTCTTTCGGGTATGCACCTTCGTTTATACGAAGCATCTCCTCTTCTCGGAGAAACCTTCGCAATCAGCATGAGTTTTGCTACTCTACTCACCACTATAGTGCGCCCATTCACTCATTAAGGGGCTTGGTTTAACTTACTTTCCATTGTGGTGTAAGGCTGCCGTTGAAGCATTAAGCATACTGGGTTTCACTCCCCATCTGGTTCATAAAGTCGATTGTCAAAGAGCAATCTTTGTCTATGCGAACTTGTCGCACATCAAAGATCTACGTTCAAATGAACGTATTCAATTATACGCGCAATTGAACGTATTGTAAAGTTGGCATCCCTGCACGGTAACGCTCCGTGGTCTGGTGGATGAAAACCACCCGATCTTACTTTTAATCTACAGGGACATTGAAAGAGCAATGGTTGTTTGATTTGCAAACACACATTGAAATGGCAGCTCTGCACGGTATCGCGCCGTGTTCTCCTGCGTGAGAGGCAGGCGATCTGCTTCTAATCTACAGAGCCATTGAAATTGAAATCCAATTAAACGACATCGCTCTTTATTTGATGTGGCAATCACTGCCACATGGCAGTTTATTTTGTTTCGGACAGAGCCTTGCCAACCTCTTAACCATCATTGGGAACGATGGATGGAGTCGAACCATCATGTTTGATTGCATAACCAAACGTCTTGAAAATTGCTTGGCAATATTCAACCAATGTTCCAAGGGGGAATCGGACCCGTTGTTGCCTATCGTCATACTTCTCACCAGAGTAAGAACATCAATCATGGAATTGCCTTAACCATCTTGCAAGTTGGATAAATGAACAAGTCATTTGGAGAGCGAGGTGGGAATCGAACCCACATTATCGCGGTTTTGCAGACCGCGCCCAGTGCCAATATCGAGAACTCGCCCAAATTGACAAGCGACACCCGGTCTGGTTTGACGGGGCAGAGCTGCGCAGATTGCACCCCTCCAGCATCTCGCCGTGCGCAATGGCGCGTTCTGATTGAACTACGTATGTGTCGCAAATTATCTATTAAATTATACGGCCTTTTCTCCAACCATTTGGAATTGGATTTGTTTTTAGAATGACTTTGTTCTCACCAGTTAAATCATTACAAATCCACATCTTTCCAAATTGATTGTTGTTTCTACCTTGTTTCTTTTCTGACATTTTTCTACGAGATTCGTTTGAATGATGCTTACCATACATGGGGTTTAATTCGCCCGTTTTAGGATGACTTTTGGCGTATTGTTTATTTGCCATTGAATTCTTTTTACGCCATTCTTCATATTTCTCAGGATTATTTTCTTTCAACCGTTTAGCCCACCCTTTTGATGGATATTCACCCGTTTCTTCAAAAATCCTTTTACATGTTTCAGAAAGTGGCTTAAAATTTCCACTATGATTTAATCCAGTTGTGTTCAAATAATCCCAACCACCTTGACCACCAAGTTTGATGTTATAGACATCATTACGATTCAAAAAATCTTCATTTACGAGTTCAGCTTCCTTTGCGTTCATTTCCTCTTGTGAAGAACACTCAAATAGAATCTCTCGCTTGAAATTCTGTTCGCCATACTTCTCTATGGCGCGTTGGATTAGAATGCCCGAACCCAAATATCCATCATCCAGGTTGTCCGTTTCATGTTTGCCAATGTAGATTTTACCATTGACCAGATTAGTGGTCTTGTAAACCAAATAATGTTTCTTCTTCATGTTCTTTTACCTTTAGATTTACGAGGTTGTTTGCTCCAACCTCATTACTGTTTACAATTATACTCAGATTAAGTCCCCACATCCCTGTTGGGAGCAAACCATGAAGGAGGGGGACAAATTCACGGTCTGGTGGAGTCGAACCACCCTCTTCGGATTTGGAGTCCGAGGCACTCTCCATGAAGACCAAGACCGTATTGAAATGGCACTCCCACTCAGATTCCAACTGAGAATACAGAGTTCGTAGCCCTGGAGTTTATGCGATTAGCTTATGGGAGCATTCAAGAAATGGCTGGGGATGATGGTATTGCGCCACCTCTAAAAGGTTCAGAGCCTTCTGTACCACTTTTATACGAATCCCCAATTGTTAAAAGAGCTGAGCGTTTTTGCCGATGTTTGGTTATCTATTCATTGATATCCATACATTGGGGAGTGGAGGATGTACACCATCAAAGCTCGTGTACCGACCCATGAAACACACAAACCACCTGGTCTTATGGTGATTCCAGGAACCAATCAATCCCACAATATCTGAATAAGTGGAGTCAAATCGTAAATTGAAATTGGCGGCAACGTCCGATTCTCACGGCACAAACAGCTCCCTGCTGCCATGCTCATATGGTTTCCCTATCTAGAGTCAAGAAACCACGTCCCTTGTTTCGGAGCAAGGCGAATTCAATTCCTTTGACTCCTTCGTGGATTACATCATATTGCCAAAATTGGTGGAAGTGTCGCACAAGGGGACACGTACCATAAATGGTGGACACGTCCGGTAACGCTCCGGAGTCTCCTCAATGCCATTGAGGTGTTCTACTATTGAACTAGCGGCCCATTGGTGGAGTCGTCGAGAATCGAACTCGGATCTCTTGAATGCGAATCAAGCGTTCTACCACTGAACTAACGCCCCATTGTGAAATCTTGGCGTGAGAGGGAGTCGAACCCTCGTCTCGTTCATTGCCATTGAAATGTCCCGGCCGTAGAACCAATGACATTGAGTTGTTCTGCCGTTGAACTATCACCCCATCTTGAAATTGGTTGGAACAACCCTACCTTCAGTATCATGAACTTTGACCCGTTTCAATCAAGAAACTGTCGGTCCAATAGGCTTGCGTTCCCAAACAGGAAATCTTCACGTCGTCATTCCAAAATTATGGTGGAAGAGGATGGGATCGAACCATCACCTTTGGATTTTCAGTCCATAGTACACACCAAGTATACGACCCTTCCATTATGAAATTGGTGGCTGTCTTGTGGTTATCTACTCCACTGTCTCCCCAACGGGCGATGCATCAACCCATAACGTCAGGGAACCCGTTTTACGCACGGGACAAGACCAATTACTTGCGTATCAAGCCATTGAAACTGGTTGTGAGGGTTGGAATTGCACCAACGTTGTTTCTAATGTGGCGGGTTTACAGCCCGCTGCGTTCGCTACTACGCTAACCCCACAATAAAATCTTGGTTGGAGAGGTGGGACTCGAACCCACGACAGAATTACCATGCGGGTGTATCAGACCCGTGCGTTACACCAACTTCGCCACTCTCCAATTGAAATCTCGAAATCGTTTGGTGTCGGATGGTGGAGTCGAACCACCTTATAACGCCGTATGAAAGCGCACCATGACCGTTCTGGCAACCCGACATTTGGAGCTGGAAATTGCACTCGCAGCAATGTTATCCGTCTTACGAGGACGGCGCCTGACTTCTCAGCCATTCCAGCATACTTGAAAGGTTGCTTGCATTCACATGAGTGGTTGTTGGTTTGTTCTCCAACGAGGAATCGGGAACTCATGAAGAAAGAACCATACCGAAGAACATCTTCGTGCAATGCAAGGCTTGAAATTCATCGTGAAATCTTGGAGCTGACGGAAGAACTCGCATCTTCGTGTTCCGTCATACCAAGACGGCACCTAACTTCTCAGTCACATCAGCATTGAATCGTTGGTAGGGATGATGGGATTCGGACCCATACTGTACACGCCCTGAACGTGTCGCCTGCTGCCAAATTGGGCTACATCCCCATTTGTCGAAGTTGGTCGCCAAGGAGGGACTTGAACCCTCACGTACTTTCGTACAATAGATTTTGAGTCTATCGCGGCTGCCATTACACCACTTGGCGCTGGTCCTGGTGGAGGGAGTCGAACCCACACTACACGGAGTTTGAAACCGCCGGCTCTGCCAATTGGTCTACACCAGGATTCTTGAAATTGGTGCGGGTGAGAGGACTTGAACCTCCACGGTACTATGATTTCCCAACAGCCCCTCAAGCTGTCGCGTACTGCCAAATTTCGCCACACCCGCATTTGAAGTCGCCGGACTAACTGCTCTATAAACAAGGTTCGCAATGTCCTTGCTGGTGAAGAGACTAACACCACGTCACCACGCAATGCGTTCATCCAGTAAAAATGGTACTTCCACTCGGAACTGCCCCGAGATATAGCCGGTAAGAGCGGCTGGTCTTCTAGTTGACTTATGGAAGCATTGAAGATGGTACTCCGCGCGGGAGTCAAACCCGCAACCCAGGGTTTAAGAGACCCTTGCGCTATCATTGCGCCAGCGGAGCATTGAAATTATTCATCTATGAACTCTTTGGCAATCCGAATATACTTCTTTGGATTGTGGAATACATCTTTCCACTTGAGTCTCAACAATTGCCATCCTTCATCCTTTAAGAGTTCATTCTTTCTCAAATCCCTTTCTATTTGCTCTGGGAATATTTCGTGCTGCTTGCCATCAATCTCAATGCACTTCTTCTTGTGTTCCCAGGCAAAGTCCAACGAGAACCTATGAAACGGTCTTTCACGCACATAGTTCTTGTCAGCAAATTCGTTCTCAATCACTTGCATGAACCACTTCTCGGGCCATGAAGGTTCATTGTTCCATCTGCACTCGCCAATGTTGTGCGCACGGCCTTCTGCGTGAGCTTTCTTCATTGACTCAGAAATCTTCTTTCGCATTTCATCCGGGAGATGCTTTCCTTCCCAATGGAACTTTACCAATCCTTCTGAAATTCGTTGTTTAAGCGTTTCAACACCTTTGGCAATTCTTGGGTCTATGTCTTTCGTCAAACCCTTATTCCAACATCGTTTCGATTTGTGTGCTTCATGTTTGTGCTTATACATTAAGCTACGAGACTTAAATTCTTCGCCACATTGGTCGCATATCCAAGGTGTGCCTTTCTGGTGTTTTCGTTCGCAAGAGTGAGCATATGCTCCTCTACATTCCTTGGAGCAGAATCTTCCGCTTCCATACGAGCCATCATGCTCGTTTCCACATACTTCGCATTTCATAATTTTTGCCTTTAGTTTAGAGACGTTATTTACGGTAACGTCATCTCTATTTACAATTATACGAAAATTTGTCCCAGACCTATGTTGGCCGTAAACCATGATGGAATGGGACATTAAGTGGCTGATGAGGAGGGACTCGAACCCCCAGTTGCTTTCGCCACGGATTACCTGCTACATTGGTTTCCCATTGTAGTCTGGACTATCTCATCATCCCATTTCTGGGAGCGTCCTCTATAGTCTCTACGCATTTACGCATTTCTGCGATTTAGTTCTGTGATTAGCATGTTGCATACGCAATTTAGCCTCTCCAGAGTTAGGGACGTGTTTCAATCAAGGTTGCCCTTGAAAGCTGCCATATAGGACAGTCCGCTGCCTTACCATTCGGCTCACTCATCATCAAATCGTTCTAAATTGACGTGTTGGGAAGGATTCGGACCTTCATAGGGCATTATGCTAACGAATGTTTCCATGCTTGGAAACCACCTCTCTAATGTCCAATCGGCGGCCTTTGCCGATGCATAGCCCGTTCTATGCTGCTTCAACACACGAAACTTGTTTCAGCACTATTGAAATTCGCTGGGATGTGTTGGAATCGAACCAACCTAGTCACCCCTTATCATAGGGCCGCCACACCAGTAGCTTACATCCTTTATAGCATGTCTATTGTGCTTCGCCGCACGACCTTACACCCACGTCTGGGCATTTTGCGCAAAATTGAAAAGGTCTTTCTCAAAGGCAATCTATCATATTCTCGGCGCCAACTGGTCAATTACTCCAAATGGCGTTGTTCCTCAATATGAGGTGTGGGGTTTCTTTCCACGGTTGTTCCAAACCAATCGCAGGCTACTTGTGGGTTTTCTGCCCAATCCGTGCTTCTTACACCATAGAGCAATTCGCCTTGCCTTTGATTCAATTGTGTTCCCCTTGGTCAACCACTCGCTGCCCATCGTCTCGCTAAAGATCTGACGCCGAAGCCTTGTCCGTTGCAGGGGAAATCTTGAAATTGTAGAAGTGGCTGGGCCCGAGGGTCATACCTATCATAAGAGAGTTGCATCCGGATCCACATTGCTCTCCCATATTTCAGCTGGGTCTCTCAGTCATGCCACATTGAAATTGAACAAGGCACTATTTGGATGACAAGTATCCAAAAGATTCCCAGCTCCGAACCGGGCGTTTCAATAACTAAGGCATAGATTGTCCAACTTGTCATAATGGTCATCTACACCCATAGCGGAGGCGTTTATCTCCTCAATCTTGTCGTGCCGTCAACTACCTAACCACCAAAAGATGGGCTAAGTTTTCCGTGAGTTACCTCCGACGATTGGCTCGTTGACAGAGCCTGCCAATCAGATTGGGTTTCAGCAATTAGAAAACCAACGAGATTGGGTGTATGAAATTGGTAGCGGGAATTGGAGTCGAACCAACCATCACCGGGGTATGAACCCAGTATGCAACCGCTGCACCGTCCCGCAATCTTGAAAATGGTGTTGCTGAGGGAGTGCGCTACGCTCCAATGTTGGGTATTCCTTCACACTTGGCAAATTCTCCACCCCATCGGGCCCTATGAAATGGCGTCTTCCAAGATTCACTGTGAAGTTTAGTTGTATTTCCCAACTCCCTCATGCAAGAGGGTATGTTGCTTTCCATCACTCGCAACGAAATTGAATAGCCATTCGCTTTAGACCCAAGGTTCCCTAATGGGTTTCCTCCAAGGGCTGACTCGCGTATGATGTTCCTTCCTCAGGAACAGTCTTTACTACATCGTCATTCAATTGTCAAAGATCCTATTGTCGCTTTCACAAACAACACCCATAGTATATCACATCTCGGTGTTCTTGTAAAGGGGGTTTCCAAACTTTTTCAGTTTGGTCACGGTGACGAGACTCGAACTCGCATCCCACGGTTTAAAAGACCGTTGCAGAAACCTATTTTGCTACACCGTGTTGTTGAAATCCACTTGAACCGTCAGCTCTAGACCTATGGCTAATGACTTCCCCATAGGAAGACTCGCTCTGACTTCATGCAGTCTTTACTTCTGTATCCCACGATTGATTGTTTCTTTTTTTGTGAAACCATCAATCGGTCCTAATATTCAATTGTCAAAGATCCATGTCCTTTTGCCCCTGGACTTGGGGGTGTCTCAACTTCTTTTTCGTTTCAACACTGCATATAATATCACATTTCGTTCCGCTTGTAAAGGGGGTTTCCTATAAAATTTTTGGGATGACCTTTTTCTTTTTAGGCCATCCCATCTTCCTCATTTCTTGAAGGATACTCGCTTTACTTGCTTCCCTTCACCCTTGGTCGATGGTAGACCCACATTCAGATGCTTTCTCATTCGCCAAATTGCGCTTCATGCTGCCACAATACTGAAGTCGAATGCTATCGGTGGCAACGGGCAATACGCCATTGGCTATCTGAGACATAAATCTCAGATTTGCATGGCTTACTGCGCCAAATTGCTGTCTACCTAACTTCATCATCTGTTGTTGTATCTCCCAGTTTCCTTGGGTTGTTCATTTCTTATTTACGCAGAAGTTCTGCGAAACTACAATCAATTATACCAGATTTCTGCAGAAAGTTAAGTCGTATAATTGAATCATAACGGAAAGACCCCATTATGCGAAACAAGACACTTCAGGACAACACCATAGTTCTTGGTTCTTGCCAGGATGTTGCACCATTGATAAGTGGCGTTGATGTCGTATTGACATCCCCCTTCTACAACACTTCAACCAAATCCAAGATTGTGCCAAGGGAGAAACTTGGCAATGCGAACCAGCGCGGAAGATACGACACCATAGTTGATACCTACACACGGGAGGGATATTGCGATTTCATGGTTGATTTGTTCAACAAGATGCACGATGGATTGCAGGATAACGCAGTTGTCCTGTTCAACATTTCATATTCAACTGGCAATCCCGATGGCTATATGTTCGCGTTGTCTGACATAATTCGGAGGACAGAATACACCTTGGTCGATCAAATAGCGTGGAAGAAGCCAGTTTGCATACCTGACATATCAACCCCAAATCGGTTGAGCAGAATAGTTGAGCCTATATACGTGTTCTGCAAGAAGGGGTTTGAGAAGACGCACTATTGCAACAAGCCAGAGATTTCGCAAGGGGCAGCTTCACATCGTTGCTACAAGCCAATGTACAACTTCGTGGAGGCAATGTGTGGAAACAAGGAGAAGGACGAGAAGAAATGTCCCTACAATGCAGCGACATATTCCATAGAGCTTTGCGTCAAGTTGTTGAGGATGTATGCGCCAAAGAACGCCTTGGTGTATGACCCATTCATGGGAAGTGGAACGACAGCAGTCGCTTGCAAGAGAATGGGATTGCGTTGGTTGGGTTCTGAGATTTCTGAGAACCAAGTGAAGTGGGCTGAGGATAGATTGAAGAACGCAATATCCCCGTCAATTGTTGAGGGGAAGTTCGATGATTGAGTTTGCGTTGGTCAGGACAAGGCTTCCATCGACATCCCTGAACAGCTTGACAATGTTGATCAAGTCCTCAAGCTTGATTGAAACTGCATTGGTTGGGGCTATTGAATGAAGTCCCCCAAGTTGGAAACACACTGTCTTGTTCGTGTTGATTTCAGCAGACATTGATTCTATCGTGGTGCTGAATCCCCATTTTCTGTACTTTACCTTGTAGCCTTGATCAACGATTACATATTCAACTGGATTGGTCTTGCTTGATTCAGAGTATATTGGAAGGGCGAGATTCGGACGCTTGTCCACCGTGACCGTGGCAAAGCATCCAGCAAGAAGGAGAGCGCATAGTATCAATGGGATTCTATTCATCGTTTGACCTTGGCCATGTTCCTAACATTGGCCGTGTTCCCTACATCAGACGCCACATCAAATGTCACCATCTTGATTTCCTGAGTTCCAAATATCTCTGACATGAAGTCCTCGAACCTCTCTTTCACATCATGGTTGCCACCAATTGATGTATAGTACTGAAACTCCTCCTTGAGTCGCTTGTACTGCTTTTGCGTTATCTTCTTGGTTGCCTCGTGGAAGTCTATTGTCTTGATGATGTCGTCTCTCAGAAGCCAAATCGTCCCCTCCTTCGCTTGCTTCATCATTTCCTTGTGAGTCTTATCAGATTTCTCCACAAGTTCCTTGTATTCCCTACCAGACTTTTCATGTGCTACTTGCTCTTGCTTGTTGAAATTTTCCAACTTTTCGGAGAATCTCGTGGAAATCTTGTCGAAGCCCCAAAGCATGGATACAATGATTACCACATCAAAGAGGAGAGACCATCCCATCCCAAGCAACGTAGATGTCATTCTGGACATTTCCCTTTGGTTTCCACAATTCTGATTGTATGTTGCCCCACTTCCAAGATTCACAGTAGTGCCTTGTTGATTGAAGGAATCATCAACCTTGGAATTGTCCTCCAAGTTTGCGCTCAGATGTGGATTCGTGATAGGTATTTCCATTTGGCATCACCTCGTAGTTCAAGATTGGGTTATGTTTGGCTATGAACGTTACATGTTGTATCTATGTGTTGATTCTATTTATGTCAATCTATATTTACATATAAGATGTCAGAAATTAAAGCCATATTGCATTTTTGGGGAGATTCAGTTTGTTAATTTGGGGGACGTTTGGTTGAATCTCATTGACAAGGGCAATAAATGCCCATCTTGGCCGTAGATTGGTTCAAGGCTCTTCACTTGATTTGGCTTGAACACGATGTATGAGGTTGGATCGTGTTCAACGTCAGCCTCATAGTCGTTTCTATATATTATGCCATCGTAACGGCTCTCCAAGCAACTCTTATGCAAGATTTCCTCATACTATGGCTTCAATTGAACCCATTGTGGAGAATCAATGCACCTATGCCAATCAAGTGCGGTTTTCTTGTCAATTCCAACGGATTTCAGAAGCCTCCAAGCATCCTACGCAACAGACCTTTGCTCGTAGAGATACATAGATTGTTGAGATTGATAAGGGATTCCGAGCAACTTCAGGGCTGCCTTCTGTACGATGCTTCCAACATCCCAAGAATCAAGGTCATTGTTCAACATTATGGGATTGTGGAGCGAAATTGCAACGTGAATGAGCTTTCCATTTGGAAAATCGTGGCGTTCTGCTTCGTAATATGTGTCGTAGATTCTGTTCTATGCCACTTCCTTGTCCTTTGCGAAATGGAAGCCAATGTCGCCCTTGATGAACTCGTCGAAATCAACATATGTCCCGTGCCAAGCTTCAAGATTGTAGCCCTTGGACTATGCGACTTGAAACGCAAGATGGCTGCCTTGCTCCAGGCAACCACCTTGAATCAGTTGTTCATATTCTTGGTCGATGTTCATCTGTACGCTTCTTGAACGAGTCTATAGTTTGCTTCGTCCCGCTTGGATTGCATTGCCAAGTCAGAAATATCCACAAGCAAGCAAGTGGATGAGTTGTCTTTCATGAAGCCATTTACGATGCAATACATCCTCAACGCGAACAGAAGTTCCTTTGAGTAGACGCAATCGCAAAGCCCAATGTAGTATTTCGCACGGTTGAGATACTCTGTCTTCTTCTCCATGTGCCATTTCGTCAGCCACTTGATGATGGACGCAAGGCAGAAATCCACCTTGAATGCACGTATCAGGTCTATTGGCTGAATGACCAACTTTGCATATGACTCGCCCATTATGCCCAATCCTCATTTGAATTAACTATCGTTAGATCCCAAATCACTAATTTTGTCGATTCTTTTGATGCCTGTATTCCAATTTTCACATTGAGAAGCCCATCTTTGGACAATGATGGAATCACCTTGGTCGAATATACGATTTCCTCTTGTTCAATTGGATACAAAATAGCCTCTATTCCATGTTTGATTTCGCTCAAATCTTTTTGAGTTAAATTATCTTCCCAAAGCCATTTTCTGATATAACCTTTTATGGCATATTGCAATCCTGGTTTGAGTTCTTCCAATGTTGGAGATGCATTCACCTTGATGCTCTCAACATTTTCTGCTTTTGACGACATTGGGATTGCAGATGCTGCAACGCCAGAAACCAACGCCCCCATGAAGTCTCTTCTTGATGTTGTGTTCATTGTTGTTTTCCTTTAACCAAGTCAATCATATCATCACAGTCTCACGTAGAACCTTGATGTTGTCTTTGCCCTGCCACATTCCTCCATATATCCATTCAAGTTCAATGTCATAGACACCTTTTTGGTTTCCATGTGGCTTCACATCCAATTTCTTGCCAACACCGTCAATGAACTGCTCGTTGGAAATTGGGTTATATGATTTCTTGATTGCGCTGCAACATGCCTTTTCATTCCAACTTGGATCAAATTCCAAACCTTTTAGATCTTCAATCCATTTGTGGAAATTGCCAGTTACCATTCCATCAATGTCGTCATATGTTTTGCTGCTCCAATCTTTTGCAAAATCATGCAACTCAGATATGCAAGTCATTCCTATTCTCATATATTTGGTTTCTGAGTCCGCAGTTCTCCTTGTTCCACATATGACACCAATCATCCCTGGCGTGGGAATCACCACCAAGAACCGTAGACTATGCAACTTTCCACCATCAACATAGCACTTTGTGTCCTCGTATAGATCATTCTCAAGATGCCAAGCGTCGTTCATGCAAAATCCCCATTTGTAGGCATCTTCTGCATTAATCACGCCATTGTTCCTTTTCAGATGATAGTAGCCTTGGGTCGCTTTGTGAATGTGCTTTTTAAGATGTGTCAGCACCAATTCATAGATGGTTCTCTCAACATTGTCATCACATGGCACAATGTCAGATAGGCATGGTACTGCAACAAGCGATGCAAGTCCAGATATGAAGTTTCTTCTTGATGTGGTGTTCATTTCAATAACCCTCATTTCTTCACATATTTACCAATGTAGTCCGACCACAGGGAAATCGCACGTTCCTCAAGCGAGATGATGGCTTTTGCGTTCCTGAACTTGTCCAAGGAGTTTATCATCTTCGTGACGACATCTACTGCATACAAATCAGCAATGCGTCCAATTTCCACATTGATGTTGTCAGAAGCAAATGCCGCTGGCTTTTCAAGCGGTGAATTGCCTTGTGGCATGTCCTTTTCACCACCATTATCCATCTTCAACGCTGCTTCATTTTCGTTTGGTTCCAGTTCTGCCTTATGAAGCAATTCAATTTCTTCAGGAGTCATGAGGTTGGACATCATGTGATCCCAGAACTTGCATTGTTCTTCCACCGAATCAAACTTGATTGTCTGCTTGCTTTGGGTGAAATAGGAGTTTCCATGCTCGATGCGCATTTTTGATGGCGATTTTGTGTTGGGGAAGTCGCTATTCACAAACACATGGAAGCCTCTGCATTTGGACAATTGGATTGATTTGCTGTCGTCCATCCAACTTTCAAGATCATAGCGATTGATGCCAAACGCATGCAATGAATCAGACATTTGGTCAGAGTCATCGACAAACCATTTGCATGCATCCATTTGCTTGAGAATCTTCTCTGAACGGTTCTTATCTACCTCAATCTCGTCAGCCTCCCCATTTTCGGGATTAAGCGCATTTACTATTAGTTTCATTGTTGTTCATCCTTTCGTCAAATCAATCCAATGTCCATTCTTCGTTGTCCCGAAGATCCTTGACAACGACCTTCCCATCATCGTTTATCCTCGTGGAATACAAGTCGGTAAGCTTGGAGAAACCTTCATATGGATCAATGCCGTTTTCGAGGAACTTGAGGAATTGGTCTTCAAATTCACTGAAGTGCTTGGCTGATGTGGAATCCTCCTTGCCCTGATCGTCGTCCCTCTTCTGCAGCATGAACTTGACGCATCGCCACTCTCCTTCAGCCATGTCAGATGTGCGCCACTTTAGATGTAGGGACATGTCGTACATTGGTCTCATGTCTGTTGCCTCAACCTTGATGGACTGGAATATGCCATGATTTTCCAGTGGATGTAAAAGGTTCAATATGCGCTTCGGTTCAGTAAGTACATCGCAGTTGGATTCATTGAGAATTCCAGTGACGGCAAGTATCATGATCGTCTCGACGTCGGATAGATTTTTCTGACCATCTTGTATCTTGAATAGCGTGTCTGTCATCAGTCCATGTCCTCTCCAACGAGCTTGTCGAGGTTCTTGGCTGGCTTCTGTTCCTCAACTTCCCGCTCTTCATGCTCTTCCGGTTCTTCAACTGGCTCTGCGTCATCTGGAGCCGCGTCAAGTGGGGCTGGCTCGTTGCTTGGCGTCAGAATCAATTCAGTGACAACTGCAAGCATCTCCTGGTTCTTGGAGTTCTCGTGATGCTTGTCGCACTGCTTCTCAACGATATCTGTGGCTTTCTCAGCATCTCCATTCATCGACAATTCATCGGTTTTCGCCTGAAGTTCTGCAAGCGCACCAAACTGCGCTTTTTTGATGCCCTTGGGGTTGCTCTCAGAATACTTCATGTTGTCTGGAATGTTCTCGAAGATGACATCCTCAATCTCCGCGTTCTTCTCGAACATTTCGTTCTGAACGTCTGCCGAGCGTGTGATGTACCCGGTGATGGTCTTCTGGTCGTCCTCGTTGTTCGCAAGGTCAAGATTCGTGATGGGCTTTGTGAAACGAAGCTCAATGCCAGCAGTTTCAAGCGCCCGACGAACCTCTGGGATTAGCCTTGATGCATAGAGGTTGGTGATGATGTCAAGTGCATATGTGTCTGCCTTTGGTGGCGTGTTCTCCTTTGGCTTTCCACCCTTCTTGAGGTACTCGAAATCTGAACTCTTCTTGAACATCTTGCCAAAGAAGGACTTGAGCGCACCCTCAATCTTCTTCTCGCGTTTCTTCTTGTCCTCAACGTCTGCAAACCCATTGAACAAGCCAAGCCTCTCTGCTGTGGTCTTGAACTCGTCTGCCACGTTGTCGTACATAAACTCCGAGAAGTCAAGATCGGAA